ATCACTCTCTTTTCACTAAGGCAGGGAAACCTACGGTTTCCCCCGCGCCCCCTTCCCTAAAATAATAAACATTTTGTTAATGGTATAATTAAAATCTTTTCTTTTTCTTTTGGCTTCGTTTGTAAAAAACTATATAAAAAAATATTATTATACTAAATAATAGATGTTTTTCATTATTCTAATTGCGTCATTATTAAAGAGTTCTATAGGGTTCTCTAACCAATTTAAGACGTTACCCACAGGTATTCGAATACTATCTAATAAAATCGTTATGCATTCCGATTCTGATTTAGCTGCTGCTTTGAAGAATAAAAACGCTCTTCAGAACGTTCCCTACAACAAACTTCTTGATAGAATACAGAACAAAGAAATATCTCGAATATATTTTTCGAACAAATACAGTGAAGTAATATCCGAGAACAAATTCGAAACAGATGAGATATACAATGATTATGTTATTACCAACATTATACCTCAAGTTACCAATGATTTAATCGATATTTCCGTTAAAAATAAGGTCGAGCCGGTATTTAAAATTAAAATGGAAGAGCCTTCCCAAGTGCAACTAGTTCTCTACGAGTCCTATCAATTTATTAATAACATAGTTTTCCCATTAATCCTAATTTCCATTCTTTTTTCAGTAACCCGAAGTTTCCTATCAATGACTAGAGGAAATGGTGATAATAATGCCAATCCAGGCAACTTTTTTGGACAAAATACACCAGGTTCTCTCGATATCGATTTAGAAAGAGATAAGGAAATAATGTTAAAGGCCAACATTACATTAAAAAGTTTTGCGGGAAGTCCTGAAATATTCGAAGAATGTACCGAGATAGTATCCTATTTAAAAAACGGAACTATTTATGAAAAAGCAGGCGCACAGATTCCTCGCGGAATTCTATTGGAGGGCCCACCTGGAACAGGGAAAACGCTGTTGGCGAAAGCAATAGCAAGTGATACTGATGCAAATTTTATATCAATAACTGCCAGCGAATTTGTAGAGGTTTTCGTAGGAGTAGGAGCCTCAAAAGTGCGTAGTTTATTTAAGACAGCACGCAAGAACAAACCCTGTATTATTTTCATTGACGAATTTGATTCCATTGGTCGTCAACGCGGAGCCGGTCCCAATATGGCGAATGACGAGAGAGAACAGACATTGAACCAACTGTTGGCAGAAATGGATGGTTTTGCCGACAACGACGGGATATTAATCATAGGCGCAACGAATCGCAAGGATATTTTAGATCCTGCTCTTTTACGTCCAGGAAGATTTGACAGAATTATAAAAGTTCCATTGCCTGATAAGAATTCGCGACGTGATATATTGGGGGTCCATTCAAAAAACAAAAACCTATCTAAAAACGTAAATCTGGATTTCGTAGCCGATCTAACATCTGGGTTCTCGGGAGCACAGTTAAAGAATTTATTAAACGAGGCAGCAATATACACTGCTAGGCGTGGTGAAACGATCATTCAGAATCAAGATATACTAGATTCATTGGAAAAATTGTTGGTTGGACTCATCCGCAAAGTAGATACCCGAAGTACAGAATCCAAACGCAGGGTGGCTATCCACGAGATTGGACACGCATTCTTATGTTCTCTTTACGATGAATATTTTGAACTAAAAAAGGTTACAATCCAAAGTACGTATAACGGAGCGGGTGGGTACACTTTATTTAATGAACGACAAAACATTACCGAAAGTGGATTATATACTAGAGATTTATACAAAAAACAGTTGGTAATTGCTATGGGTGGAAAAGCAGCTGAGAATTTATATTATGGAAATGATTATATCTCTGTAGGAGCTATTCAGGATTTAAAACAGGCGAACGAACTAGCGGGGCGTATGATTGGCAATTATGGAATGGGTGAAATATTAGAACCATTTTATAACAAAGATAATGATCCGATGTTGGTAAGATCAGGAGGTAGTTACTCAGAAAAAACCAAGGAGATCATTGATAGTGAGTCATTGGGCATTGTAAATGACGCATTAAATACTGCAAAGAAACTTCTATTACAGAACCGAGATAAACTAGACGTTCTAGTCGACAAATTGATGGAAAAAACGACTCTTTATAAGGACGATTTCGATGAAGACTGTGGTTGTAGTGTGTAGATCCAAATCCATATCTTTCATAATATAATAATTATAATATTATGAAGGTTCTTATGAAATCGCGCAGTAAACGATTATTTTTTTACAATATTTTCCAGGAGTTTCAGAGATATATCTGGTAAGATCGGATGCGATTCCCAAAAATAGCGACAAAATGCCCATTTAAATTCGTAATGGGTCGGGTATAGACGTGAGAATTCGGTTTTCATCCGAGACTCTATGTGTTTTGGTAATAAATATAAATTCGAATAAGGCAATACATAACACAATTGCACAATAGGTGATACAGCATTTCCGTCTGGTTGGATCAATATGTCACCATCGTTCGGAAGATACTTACAAAGGTCGATGAACAATGGCGGATAATGATAATTGTACTTCCATTTCCAATTTGGACAATCTGAGTTGTAGTAGGTGTACACCCATTCCAATCCTTCGAAATAGTTACGGCAAATTTCACCGGTATTTTCATTGCAATATTCCATATGAAAAAGAACATCGTAGTATCTATCTTTCCAAAAGGGTTCTTCGGGACAGATATATTTTTCTTCCGCTCGATAAATAATGGGAGCATTTAATAGAACATTCTCTTTCTCTTCCGCAGTTTTCTCTAGAAAGGTGAATTTATCAAACTTCTTTCGAACATTGTACTCATTCAGTAGGAACTGTTTCTCGTTCCTAGCTATTTCTTTAATAAAAATACCTACGTTTTTCCACTGTATTTTTCCAGTAGTGGGCAAAATAAAATATCTATCTTTGTAGTTACCAATAAATGCGCGATAAATATCTAACAAAGCAGTTATTCCATGGGTGCGAATGTTCATAGAAGGGAAGTGTGGCAGGAAATCGTTTCCAAGAAAAAAACAAATAAATACATAATCATTGATCCGATTATTGTCGGAAAATTTACAATTCATTTCGCACAAAATAGATACGGACAGTTGTCGAATATCTATAAAATGAGGTTCATTTGGCGCGGATTCCAAAGGGATCAAATGTTTAAAGAAATCCGGTGTTTCACGAAAAACGTAGATATTTTTCGAATATTTCAAATGGAAAATGGACAACATAATCAAATCCGCATCTAGTCCGTAAATAGAAATGTTGTCGGTATTGTTTGCATTATTTCGGATATGGCTGTACATTTTATGCTCTCCTTCCCCTGGTTCATTCGAACCCGATACCAGAATATGTTTCACCTTCATTTTTTTCGCCATTTGTGCATTTGAAAACGTATTTTCTACCGTCGTAGACAAACGGTTCATAAACTCGGTTCCGGGAGTAATCGATGACGTATTCCACGAGCTTTTTTTTGGAATCTCGTCAAAGGTATTCTTTGATAGAAACCACGATTTGTAGCGACGAGTGCGTTGTTGTTCCATTTTAGCAAAGGGAGCAACTCCATCAAATGCAATGAATAACGTATCAGAAGGTCGAATAAAATCGACGTAAGCTATTATCTTATGAATGACTGAATCAATGATTTCTCCCTCAAAATCGTGAGGGATATCGCGTTCTCCAGCGTTGATAGCCCTTTCTATCGTGTGAACCGAGTCGTAGATAATAGAATTGCAATCCATATATAAATGCCGAAATTTCACATTGTCGTCGCAAGCGAAATGGCGCAAGCTGCGTATAATATTAGAATAGTTCTTAATAATATACGAAAAATAGCTTGGTATTCCCATTATAAGCACAGGTAGTTGGATATATTGATAACACGAATTATTTTTATATTATTTCGCGTAAAATACTTTATAGATGAGTATTGTGGGCGAATACACAATATATATATAATTTATTATGAAATGGTGATAAAAATAGGTAAAACCCCCAGTATTAAAAATCTATTAAAGAATAATGATTGTGTCCATCTAGAAAATGTTATAAACGAAAAAATAACGAATATGCAGGACATAATCAGAAATACAATATTATCTATTAAATCTAGTAAAAATCAATATATATTTAGTAATAACGATTCGATATTGTCTATTTCCCTATTGTCTGAATTGTACGAAAGTATAGTAACCATTAAAACCGAATTTTGTCAGAACAAAAATGATCCGCGAAAAATCATAGATAGCCTCCAAAAAATAAACGACAAATTGATGATGATTATTTGCGGGTTCGGGACAAGATATATGAAAGACTTGCTCTACATAAATTTTTACTACGATTATAATAATATAAAAATCGACAATCCATTGATAAACGCCAAATTTGATTTGATAAAAAATCACGTGCGGCCGATTGGTTGTAAAATTATAAATTGGAAACCAAACAAATTAATAATCAATAATCCCGACGTACTGTGCATCAACAAGATAACCGAAGAGATAATATCGATTGAAGACTCCAATTCCTTTGAATGCTTTGAAATAGACAAGTCGATCCAATCGTTTCATCAAAAAACATTTGGAATTTGCGTGGTTATCCACAACGAATTATTAAAGAAAACAATCGTAATAAATGGAATAACCGACGATCTGCCTATAGAATGTTTCACCAACGATTACATAACTTATAGGAAGAACGAGATTCTATCAATGGTTGAAAACTATGATCCGTTAGAGAAAGAAATAATACTAAGGATACTGGATTCGTTTACACTGAAGGACTATCTAATATTTGGAAACGAAGACTTGAACAAAAAAATGATTTGCGTCATTACTGAAATAAACATAATAAAGAGAACCAAATTAGACAATACCATCAAACGTTTTCTGGACCTAGACGCTTATTTACAAAGAAGTTTGTTGATCAATCTGTTGATATACAACAACGACGACGAGATACAATATTTATGCTATATTCTGTACGATTTATTATATACGAGCAATTCGAATGATAATAGCGAGAGCAACCAACGATACATATTTGAAAGTTTGCCTATAAAATTCAAGAAAAGTTTCAAGGACGTAGTTCAATATACCGCGAAATACACGAATGATATGATGCAAAAATATGATATACATAAGATAACACTCGAGCAGCAAATATATCTAATGAAAGCCGATGATATCGTGAAGGAGAAGGCGATTATTAAATTAAAAGAGATAAAATCAAGGTCGGATGAAACCGGATTAAAAGCAAAACAGTATTTGGAAGGCCTTCTGAAAATCCCTTTTTATTTCTACAGAGAAGAACCTATATTGAAAAGAATAAGGGAAATAAATAAAAATTATATACGATTATCCGGAATAATAGGACATTTATTCAATGCAGAATTTCAAGAACAGTTCGTAGAACGGCAGAAAAAAGAAAAATATTCATTGATTGAAATATCCAATAATTTGAACAGAATAGACACATACATAAACGAGAACGTTCTCAACTATATTAAGAATATTATAACCTCTCAATCCAACAAACAGGTTTTAAACATAATCAATCACATAAATACCATAAAAAAATCGAAGAAGGAAAAGCGAATCGTAATCATAAATAAGAATAAATTCGAGTATGTTTCCAATATTATGGACTATTTAAATGAAAATAAGGAAAATAAGACGGTGGTTTCCGATATTTTCGACACAATCCATACTGACAATGATATACCACATTCCCTACATAAGTTCCGAAATGACGTATCGCAAATAAAATCAAATGTTTCTCAAATAGAATCCACTCTTAAGGCCATAGAAAATACATTGGACGATTCCATTTATAGTCATAAACACGCAAAAAACCAGATAATAAAGATCATTGCACAGTGGATTAACGGAGAACAAACCGGTTATTGTTTTGGGTTTGAAGGGTGCCCAGGAATTGGAAAGACATCTTTGGCCAAGAAAGGATTGGCAAACTGTTTAAAAGACGAGGAAGGAAATTCGCGCCCATTTTCTTTTATTGCGTTGGGTGGATCAAGCAATGGATCTTTGCTAGAGGGACACGGATATACTTATATGAATTCTACGTGGGGACGGATAGTCGACATTTTGATGGAAACTAAATGTATGAATCCGATTATTTATATTGACGAACTGGACAAAGTCAGCAAAACAGAGAACGGGAAGGAGATTATTGGAATTTTCACCCATTTGATTGATCAAACTCAAAATGATAAATTCCAGGACAAATATTTCTCAGGCATTGACATTGATCTATCCAAGGCGCTTTTCATTTTCTCATATAATGACCCTGATCAAATAGATCGAGTATTGTTGGACCGCATCCACCGAATCAAATTCGATAATTTATCGCTCAATGATAAATTGGTGATTTCGCAAAAATATTTAATCCCGGAAATAAATAAAAAGATGGGGTTCGAGAACATTGTGGATATTTCGGATGAAATGATCGAGTATATTATTATGAACTATACGATGGAGCCAGGAGTAAGGAAACTAAAAGAGGTTCTCTTCGATTTGTTCGGAGAAATCAATTTATCTATACTAAAACCAAATGTATCGGGAATTTTCGATATCCCCATCGTAATTACCAAAGAAAACATCGAGAACAAATACCTGGTTAAGTACAATAAGATAATTGAGAAGAGCATACATCCTAAGCCGGAAATTGGAATAATAAATGGATTATGGGCGAACTCAATGGGTAATGGCGGAATTATACAAATACAGACCCTATTCTTCCCATCATCCACATTTTTGGAGCTAAAACTGACAGGTCTACAAGGGGATGTAATGAAGGAGAGTATGAATGTTGCGAAGAGCTTGGCCTGGAGTTTAACCGATTCGAACATAAAAAAAGAGTGGATCAAAACGTTTGACGAAACCAAAGACCAAGGACTACATATTCACTGTCCAGAAGGCAGCATTTCTAAAGACGGTCCCTCCGCTGGCGCAGCAATAACTGTGGCAATATATAGTTTATTGAATAAAATTCCGATTAAGAATGATATAGCACTTACTGGTGAAATAAATCTAAGTGGAGAAATCACTGCAATAGGGGGATTAGATAACAAAATAACGGGTGGGATTCGTTCTGGAATAACTACCTTTTTATACCCTAAGATGAACAATAACCAGTTCAACGAATGGAAAAGAAAGGACAATAACGACGTTCTTTACGAGAATATCCGATTCATCGAAGTTTCCAATATTTATGATGTATTTAAGCACGTTTTTAACAACAACGCGGTTCTCTAATTCTGTTATTCGAATTGGAATAACAGAATCAAAATTAATATTTCGAATACAACAAATGATGAGCAAAATTCCTATGCTAATATTATACAACAGATTTAGTAGAATGGACTTAAATGTTATATCCTTTTCCTATTTGTTTTTACGTTTAGCGCCATTTATTCTTGTTTGTTTTTTCACATTAACCTCCATATTTAACCAAGATTTTAAAGGGCTAGTTTACCTAGGAGGCCTTCTTTTTTCGTGTTTTATTACGATAATGTTCGGTAGTCTAACTGGAGAATTCATTGAAACGATTAACGCAAATGATCGACCTGAAATCTGCAATATGGTTACTCTTGGACAAGGCGGGGATATTTCGAAATTACCTCTGGGTCAATCAACGATAGGGTTTACATTTGGATACTTATTATACACCATTGTAAAGGAAAATTTTGTTCAACAAAACATTGCAACACTCGTTTTCTTTCCAGTGTTGTTGCTATTCGATATGGTTTGGAACGCGAGCAATTCTTGTTATAATATAGCGCAACTAGTGATATCTTTGATTATTGGTGGTCTCTCAGGAGTATTGTGGTCATATATAATTAGTCTGTCAGGGAATCCTCAATTGCAATATTTTGTAGGAGTTGATAACGCCGAGGTTTGCAATGCACCGACGAAGAGTACATTTAAATGTAGAGTGTATCAAAATGGAAAACTGTTGGCTGGGAACATAGATCCTGCGAAAAAATAGCGAGTTTAAACGTCGAAGCATTGGATGTTATTATTAAACCAAGTCTTTAATAAATCAGCTTGTCTCTGCCGTTGCATATCATTCGCTATCATATGAAAACTCTTATTCTTATATTGAAATACTTCAATAAAGTTCCTGATAATATTCAAAGTATTCGCACTAGAATATTTTGTTTCCAATTCATCCAATAAAAACAATGGTAGCTGCTTCCGATAGTTGACGTCATTGTGAAAAATAAAAAGAAAACGTTTTAAATCATCTTTATTACGGATCGAATGGTAGTTTAACCGTTGCAAATACTCGGTAGCGTGCTGAGCGCAAGTCGGGCACGGTAGATTTCTACAAACTGCCTTGATAAGATCTAATAACTCAATCTTTATGTTTTGAAACTCATCATCCTTTATTTTATGCGCGAGTGTATGAAATAAAAACCACACTGCTGGCCCCCATCTAGCTCGACTATTCAATGAAGCTGGAACTTCATTCGGAACATTTGGATTGGCCAAAACCGTGGGTTCTGGTATTGCGGTGTATATTTTTTTCTTATAGAATGACAAATTATTGACCGAAATATTATAATTTACTTGTTTCATTCTATTGTCTTTATAAACATTACTGAATTGCATATTCATAGTATTTTGTATATATTCAGAAAGTATAAAAAATAAAATATAAAAATATATAGGTAAGGTATATAATGGAAACTAAAGAACAGCTGGTAAAAACGATCCGTGAATGGGTAAAAATAGACAATGATATTCGCAAATTGCAAAAGGAGCAAAATATCCGAAAAAAAGAAAAAAAGATATTATCTGCGAGTCTCATCGAAACAATGAAGAATAACGAAATTGACTCCTTTGATATCAATGACGGTCAAATTTATTATTCTAAAAAGAATGTTAAGAAACCGATAACCAAAAAAATCTTGTTAGAATTATTACATAAATACTACGATGGAGATGCTATAAAAGCAAACAATTTAAATGATTATATTTTAAACAATCGCGAAGAGACTGTGAATGAGACAATTGTCCGAAAAATAGACCATAAATAACTGCTAAATTAGACCAAGATCTGGTATAGTTACCGAACCATTGTTCCTCAAGCACTTTGCGATAACTTCCGGGTTTTTCTTTCCTTCTAAAATATCTTCGGTATTGTAAACATTGTCTTCGTTGTCGATATAGTATACAATTCCGAATATCTCTTCTGCGACTACCTCGATCTTCTTGTCGGAAAACTCTACTCCATCGCTGTTTAAATTAACATATCCGTGAGGCGTACCTTTTACGTGGGTCCCGCAAAATTCACATTCGTCCTTTCTTCGTCGTGTACATTGTTCTCCATTCGCCCGCTTCGCATTGCATCGATTACTAATTGGTATCGAGTTTTTGATCCGTTTGCGCTTAATTAAATCGTCTTTTGTCAATACCAAACGTTGATAATCGTAAATATATTCCAACAAATCATTTACCTTAGATTTATCCTCCAAATTCACTTCGTTGATTTTGTTTCGAATGCTGTCCTTAAATGACGTAACATAGACCTCCAACTTCTTATTAATGCGTTTTTCCATATCTCGAATTGTTTCTATAAAAAAAAATGAATAATATTTATTTCAATTTTTTAAATATTATTTGCATTTATCCCAATTGAATCATATTATTAGATTCTCTAAAACATTTCGTAGATTTTTTTAAAGATACGCACAGATTCGCTACAAACCGTACGCAAATGCTGTGATACCATTCGCTTATCTGTATTTTCAAAATAAGCGAGTCTGACAATACTTTCTTCGTTATGGGGATGAAACTTTTTAAACCCGCAAAAAGAGAGGATTTTTTCTTCGGTAAAATACTTTTGGTTTAAAATGTATTCTATAATTTTCCCCATAGTGTAATCTTCGTTGACCAACACGATATCGAAACAATTGTCCATCGTCGTCTCGCTTCGAATGATGGACACCGTGTCGGAATCAATATCTAAAATCAATTGCGTAAATTTATCATAAATGATTCCGCACGCCTTCTTGACGATTTCTTTGTTGTCATAAACCCCGATCGTTTCTATGACGAAATCAAAACTATCTTCTACAAAATACCGCTGGGAATCCAAGATATCGAAATTTCTCTTTTGAAATTCAATATCCTCTTTCGAAACTTCTTCTGATTTCAACTTATCTTCAAAATCGGTCCAAACACTAGCCGCTTTCTCCTTGTCTGGACTATTTCCGTAAGCACACTTAGAAACGACGCTGAAAACCCCGCCCCCATTTTTGCAGCTATGTATGGAGAATTCGGCCGTCAATTTGATCTGTTCGCCTTGAATCGTATCCGAGATTTTGGGTCGTAAACGAACGAAATCGATGTATTGGTTGGTGATCTTGCAGGGTGGGAAAATTCGGCGGGTTTCGTCTTTTGTCAAATAATTCGAGGTAGACTTGTTCTTAATTCGGAAGTGTTCTGTGGTTACCACAATCATATTGTCGGTTTCATTCTTCATATCTAATTCCAATATGTACTTATCTGGCAATAGATTTAGATCTTTCTCGTGCACTGGTATGCAGCTTAAACGATGTTTTAATATCTCATTATGTAATCTGGTGGTATTGATTTCAATGGTGCATTGATTACTTACATTATGTTCCGTATAAAAGCATACGGTGGGAATTTCCGATAAAATGGTTCGTCTCAATGCATTTGCTAAACTAACATTCATATTTTCCATAGTGAACATATAAACATCTCCCACATCCGAAACAGATTTTAACGTAGGATTCATTGATAAAATATATACTTATTACGTTTATATATATTTTATATTTTATAATTCAATTTTACATCCCGTTCGTATATTTATGGGATGGGTGGTGATTGGGTTGTGGGCGGGGGCGAGGGTAAGGTTGATGATGATGAGGTTGATGATGAGGTTGATGATGAGGGTGGGGGTGAGGACGGTTGTAAATATACAATTCTCTAGAAATTTCCCTACAATCCTCTCCGGGAAATCTGTCAAAGTCTACGCTTTGCTCTGATATTTCCTTGATATCACGATGAATAATCGGCTGCTCTACTGGTGGACGAATAACCGGATACTCTGGCATCGGACGTATAGGATGGTTGAACGAAATATCATCCAATATTGATCGATAATCGTCGTCATTATCTAATAAATCATAATAAGGGTACGGATATGGAAGTCCATAAAGGTAAGGGTATGGGTATGGAGATAAACAACAACGACTTGCGTCACAGGTTGTTTTCATAATACCATTTACAGACGTAGAATGGGTTACCTTCACAGGTTGGGTTTTAAAAACATCTCCATTTGTTATGCCTCGATCCAACTTTTCAGCTATTATTCTACTATTTCCAGTGGTTATTTTATTAGGTTGATCCTGAGATTCTGTGTTGTCTCTTAATGAATATGGATCAAACGGATAAGGGGGGTATGGATACGGGCCAGGATACGGGCCAGGGTACGGATAAGGGTACGGATAGGGGTACGGGCCAGGATACGGATGAAAATGGTGGTGCCAAAAGGGAAATCCCCGACTCATATCGTGTATTTCTTTATCCGAATCTTCATCCTGTTGTTTGAAATTCCCGATATGTTCGTCTGTTTGACGCATTGTATTCTGCAAAGTATTCGTTGACAAATCCAGTTCAACTGTCGGACTAAATGCCCCCGACGAATCCGAGCATATATAGGTTAGTATATCGTTGCTAGAATCGTAAACGACTATCTTGATGTTCGGCAAATAACTCCCGGAAATGTCGTAAATGGAATAAAAGAATTTATTCGTATAATCAATGTTTTTCTTATAGTTCTCGCACATTTTCGAAAGCTCGACATTTCGCTCATTCAAATAAAAATTATCGTGGGTCAAATATTCAATATAAGTGGTTCGTGGTTGTTTGTATCTCTGCATACCTTATATTATTAAGTACTATAAATATTTCCTAAAATAATTATATTCGCTCGACAAATAGAGCCATATAAATTACAATATTAAATAAAAATTCACAACTGTAACTTATATGGCAATTTTTATCCATTTTTCCCCTTTGAAATCTTCCGTCACTTTCCCCCAATGTTTGTATTCTGGATGCATAACAATGTGTTTCTTGATGGAGAATTTGCGGCCACATCCTGATCCAAATCGCCCCCAAAATGAATTGTTCCTTGCCATCTCTGTGTTGACCACTTTGGCATCTGTGCATCCAAACGGCATAAATGGGGGTCGTTTGCAATGTTCTATGCTACTTTCCAAATGTTTGCAAATGGAACGAGAACCCGGAATATCCTTTTCCAAATAGGAGTCATAATGATCTGCCATTACTTTCTTAGCTATTTCTATATTTATTTTTCCATAATATTTCCGGTTCAATAGTTCATTCAATCGGTGATTACGAGAACCTACCGACGTCGAAATATTGTCGTGATCAATGTCGTGCGTTTCCTTCTTTCTTAAATTATCATTCATTGCGCTATTCATACCGTAGAAAACCCCATTCTTGGTTTTCTGAACACTATGACTTTTTAATCCGATTTCAAACAGCATAATTTCATTGGTTCGAATGTCACCGAACTGCCAAGAGCAGGCGTAGTCACCTGCATTATTTTTCAACATAATCTTGACATAATCGTCCAACGTCTCACCATATTGCATAGCCTCACGTATTCTGCAGAAAAACGGCACCCCAAATTTGGGAACATAGTCTATTCCCGAAATCGTGGTTTCATTTCCGACAATTCCGGTAGAACAGATGAACCAATCTGTCACACTCGCCACTAATCCTGCGCAAGTCTGCATCAAAAAGGGATGGCCATCTTCCGGATCAACTTGCATAATAATATTACATAATTGCCCGGATGGGAAATTTGTATGCGTATTATGAGCCATAACAATGTCCCCTTTTTCGGTAGCATTTCCAGTCGCAATGAATGCAGAGCAATGGTCGTAATGACCCTTTTTAAAATCATAACTCAATGACATATGGGAATTCCACGCAATTAAATAATCAGTGGATATGTTTAGCCCAGCCCGTCGGGCGCCTGCAGAGATTCCCTGCAATTCTTGATAATATTCCGGGAAATGTTTTATTACCTGAGGTTTTATCAATTTATTCGACTTTTTTAAATATGTTGAAAACGAAATATGGATAAATTCATTGATTAAAAAGGGTAGGATCTTCATCATTCGATGCAATTCTTTCTTTAATAAAAACCCGTGCGCAAACCCACGATCGTAGGGTTTTCCGTAGATCTTAATCATTTTCCATCCGGCTTCTTCCCCTAATATTTTACCGTTTATCTTGTCTTTTGTATATACTTTCATCGTTCGATTGTGGTTGTTCCGGCGTTTGTGAGTTAGCATCCCAATCAGTTGTTATAATATAATTATATTTTATCATATTTATATTATCAAGTAAAGGTTAATACATTATCCAATGGTAAAGGGAAGAGAAAACGGGGATATTGATATCACCCAATGCCGCAACCTTATTTACCTTGAACGGATTGTCAAATTCGACCAAAAAAATAGACGATATTAAAATGAAAAGTATGATAAATGGGAATAGTACCAAAAACCACGCAAATCCAGTAAAACCGGACTTGCAAACAATGTTTAAGAGCCAGGTCCAAAAAATAACGTAGACAATCTTAATAATAAATATCAATGTGGTGCTAGAAACATCGCACGTATAACTTCCTAAACAATAAACCGATTCACTCCCCATATTTTGAAACCACATAACTACCAGTGCAAGCGCGGATATTGCCAAATACAACAATGCGGGTGTACATAAATTATTTAATCCTATTGCCATTTATATATAATATAAAATATAATATTCGATTAAGCCAACGGCGTACGATGGCTATTATAAGTTGTAAATGAAGGTTGACTGATTACCGAATTACTAGCTACGGGAGTTCCTGATACGATATTGCTTCCGACAGACGCACCGTCAAAATTACCAAAAGACATCAGTGAATTGCTCATCAATGGGTTTCCGCCGCGAATTTTTCTGCTTTTTTTACCCCCCGACATATTCGGCATAGTCCTACTTGATGTAATTGCACCTGGATCTAAAGGATCATTGTTATGATTATTTACGTCATAGTAATATTGATTTGACGAATTTTGAAACGGTTGGAAGCTTGGACTACCTCCCTTTATTTTCTTTCTGCGAGAAGACCGACGATTTTTACGAATAAAAAAAGGGGTTTTCTTGCCACCACAGTTTTTTTTATTGCGCCTCTTCGACCGATTTTTTGCGGTTTTGTTCATATATATATATTATTGGATACAAATTATTCAATATCAACATGAGTGATCATATGTCTCCTGCAACACGGATTCGTTAATCCTAAATGATCCAACGCTTCTGCTTCCGGTGTTTTTTCGACATTGTCCTTGGTTAGATATATTACTTTATCAACATCCAAACCCCTTGACAACTTAATTTTACGAACTTCATCTAAATACGAGCGGTATTTGTTTCCCAAAACTTTACTGCAAGTAAAACATCTAACTGGAATGATCATTGTTGTATATTATATAATAGTATGTAAATAAAATATTCAATTTTATTCCGAACTCCCTATTTTGCAATGAAAAACAAAATGTATTAATAATGTAACTTAACAATGAACAATAAACTTTATATTATATTCCTAGCAATCGTCCTTATTATTTCTTTAGTAGCAAGTTTTGCATTATCAAATCCTTTGCGAGAAGGGATGATTGATCTAGATAGTCAATACTTGAACGTGCAACCACAGTCGCAAGACTCTGATGGGAAATACTTTGTTCCATCAGGATATTATGAGGTTCAATCAAGTACGAGTAATACGGATATTGGTAAAGGCCCGCCCATTATGGCGCGTATACCACCCGGATATATCGTAACCCCTGATAGAGCCGGAATTTTACTCGATCCGTCATTGTCCACTAATTCAGAAAGTATTTTCGATATTAAACCAGATAAGAATAACAATTATAACGTTCCGACTGGCTATTATAAAATAGGTAATACGAAGATGGCCATTATACCCTACGGATTCAAAACGAATAGTTCAGGAACGGGAATTACATTGAATCCACTCGTCAACGTTATCAATGCACCCATCTCTAAAAACTCACCTACCTCCAATTTAACAGACGCATCCGCGAACTCACTCTTAAAATATAACAGTAACAATTATAATTTGAAATATCACGACGATATCAGTTTAAACGATCAATTAGGTCAAATACACCCCAATCCAACTTATTATCAACCAGGAGCATTTAAATACGGTGGATCTACCTATGTTCCAACATACGAAGACAGTGTGTATTTAAGTAAAACCACGCTTCTACCTACCGTTTCCACCTACAAAACGGAGTCGTCTAAACGTAGTGATTTATGTAGTGAACTCAAATTTCAACCGAACAAACTAGAAAACGCTTGTAACAATATGGACAAGAATTCTTGCAAGAATTGCAAGTGTTGCGTATTGTTAGGCGGTTCTAAATGCGTTTCAGGAAACGAATTGGGTCCAACGATGAAGTACAATTACAGCAACTATTTAGTTCAGAATCGCGATTACTATTATTACAATGGTCGATGCTACGGTAACTGCCCTCTTTACGAAACGGGTAACAGTTTATAACCTTTTGTCGTCTTTTTTTTGGCAATCTTTCTCACCGTTTCCGGCGAATGTTCACGCTCTTCTTTGTGTAAACGGTCGTGACATTCTTCACAAATAGATACAAGATTCGCCTTATGATTTTTATGAACTGAACCAATAAACCCATCACCATCTGCGTCTTTCTGCGGACTCAAATGATGAACCTCCTTCCCCATTTTCTCGTTACATATTTCACATAAACCTCTTATTTTCTTCGAATTATATACGGTTGTTTGATTAGAAAGTTCTCCTCTGCCCTCAGGATAATATTTGTTCCTAATTTCGTACGCCAAATCTAAAAAATCTTCTTCCAAGTAGAGGGACTTGCATACCTCCAATCCGTACGTTCGTGGACCCGACCCCTCCTTTAATTTTCGATCATATACCAAGAAATCATTTTCTCGGTCGTAACTGACAGCTAGATGTTTCATAGATATCTCCGGTCGATCCTTGATTTCGCTGTAATTGATTATCTCGTGAAAATGCGTTGCGAAGATGAACGACGCGCGTTTTTCACATAATTTCATTAATCCGGCTACAAAGATACTCAGAGCGGACTCTGTCTCTGTGCCCGAACACAATTCGTCTCCTAAAATCAAGCTGTTGTTATCCGACATTTTCATTATGATGCGCAATTCAGACATTTCCACAGCAAAGGTGGAAAGCCCCTTAAATATATTGTCGTTTCCCAAAATTCGCGAATAAATGGCGGTATAAGGTTGGTAGACGAATCGAGAACACGGAACATACATACCGGCTTGTGCCATTATTACCGAAATCCCCAATGCCCGAATCAGACTGGTTTTACCTACGGCGTTTGTACCATAGAGCAATATACCATTCTCACCATCTTTGCCGATGGAAATGTCATTGGCCACGTATGTTTCATTTTGCTGTATATGTTCAATTAAACAATGCCGCAATTCGTACGCCGAAACATACGCGTTTTTATACGTATAATCAATCTCCGGTTGACAATATTTGTAGGTCTTGGCCAGATAGGTCTTGCATTGCAATACGTCTACCTTACCTATGTATTTCACCAAGTTATCTAGATCGACAAACCAAGTAGTTTCCAATTCAGAGAGAACCTTCATATATGTCTCCGAAATCATTTGGTTCATTTGATCCTTATGATGCAACATTTTTTTGCATATCGAATGCAATACCGGATGATCGATTTCCATATTTGTGGCAGATGAACCCGCCTTGGAGATCTTGAAATCTTTCCATTTAAGAATGCTCGATTCTACCTCCATAACACCGTCGGGATTTTTATCTAAGATACCTTTTAAGATTAGAGAACGCTTGGCCGTTATCTGCAAACTACCTCCCGATTTGTCGGTTTCGTGGACGCGGATAAACTCGGTGTCCATTGCATTCTCTTGTTTCTGGATCATTTTATTCAGATTCTCCTTAATTTTATGGAAAGTTCTCGTACTCATCTCGTACTCAGCAATAGTTTTGTCCAAAAGGATCGAAACGCCTCGTTGAATGATGTTGTCTTCAAAATTGGTCATTGATTGTGTTTTCTTGCAAACATCGATGACAAAAGTATTTCCTAGGAAATCCAAGATATCCCGGCAAACATTTTTGACATAGAAGAGAGAACCTGGACAAAAATCATTACATAAATACTCCGAAATATCCTCCGAATTTTCGAACGTTTGGTCTATTTGCGAAACCATTTCAATTGTCCTGAATAAATGAGCAATGGAGGACGGATACACCTTTTTTAATACAATCTGCCGACTGACTTTTTCTATATCACGCATTTGTGTCAAGCAGTTTCGAATGTTCTCTACCAACTCGTACATTTCCGGTTCCAACAAACGCGCAATCATTTTGTACTCCTTTTCTAGCCACACCTTATTTGATGTAGGATTCGTTACCTGATACTGCAACTTTCGCTTACCAATAGCACTACAACATTTATTCACAAAACTTGCTACCGAAGAATATTTCCCCATTTTCGACTTGTGTGAGTCATCGATGATGTTCAGTTGCATCAATGTATGGTTCGCCAAAATAAGACGATCCGACGTATTATTGAACATAGGAAGAGCGATTTTACGAACCAAATCGGAGTTATGTTCTCGGATGAAATTCAACAAAAAACAGTACGATTGGGTCGCCATTGTATTATTATGAAACTCGCTGCAAGAATCGTACGTATCATCATTGTAAAAAGTGGACAATATCTGTTTGATGTACTTTTGGTTTCCGCAGTTCGTTATCCGATCGTCTACTTCATCGTTTGTATTATAATAATGAATGCTTGGACTGCATATACCTGAATATTGAACTACCTTACTAACATCTCTTTCAACCATCGGACTTAATAACAATATTTCGCTCGGTTGAAATACCGAAACCGCACGTTCCAATTCGTCAAACGTGGTATTGCTCAATAAATATGGGCATTGATATTCAAATATATGCGATTTCCCCGTAAAAATATTTACTACAGAAATACCACAAACCATTGTTTCCTTCGTCTTAGAAACCTGGGAGGTCAATAACGGCTTCGCCAAATGTATCCAAATGCACATAATGTTGTTGGTTATCTGGGGGGAACTATCCGTGTCACACGATACGAACGTCCCTGGTGAAAAGGTTTTGTAGAGAACGCGATTGAACGATTTCCCATCCTTGGCCTTTTCCTGGAGATAAACGACTACTGTATACCCTCCATCAATTATTTTAGGTAAATACTTGTCTAATAGGTACACCATAAACCCTGCCATTACAACGAGCCCCTTTTCTCCAAACCCGTTTTTTTTTTCCGCAATATTGAACTGACACAATTCGGTAAATTCCTGTATTTCACTGTCAATGATCTTACCCTGGGGAGTTTTTATTCCGTATACTTCCAAAAATGATCCTACTTGCAATAATACAATCGTACGTTTACCGTACTTTTGCTGGTTCTCTCTGGTCAGTTTAAAATATTCTCCATAGATAGTATCCTCACTTGCATTTACCTTTGCCATTATTAATATAAGAGAACCCAGTGGGTGGTTATTATTATAATTGAAATATATCTATATGTTTTTAAAAACATATAAATATTGGATACCAATCTTTGGTAATGAAAATAATAACGTCTGTCGTAAACAATCCAACATTCATTGAAATCCAACACCATACTCTGAAAAAACATATGAAAGACGATTACGAATTTATTGTTTTCAATGACGCCAAACCTTTCCCCGATTTTACAAATTATAACGACCCCACAATCTGCAACAAAATCCGTGATACGTGTGAAAAATGCAAGATACAATGTATTACCATTCCCAATTTACACCATAAATTTATGGACTGTCCTGTGGTCCGGTGCGCAGACGCAATGAATTTTATGTTCAATTATATGAAAGAGAACCCCGACGAATATTTGATTATTGATAGTGATATGTTTCTCATTGACGATCTTACCATAGATAGATATCGAAATTACGATTGCGCAATTGTTCTGCAACATAGAACACACGTTAATAACATAAATTATATATGGAACGGGTTACTCTATTTTAATTTACATAAAATGGACCACTTAGACGATATTTGCTGGGACAAAATATTAAACGCTGATGTGGGTGGTATGACTCACCGATGGCTGAATAACAAATGTGCTAATCTGCCGGAAGTACGAGACATCCGATATTCCGAAGAAAACGTATTCAACCGGGATGGTATCTATTTCATCAAACATTTGTGGTCTCTTACTTGGAACGAAATAGAGATGCCGTACAAGTTGCTGAATACTCCTTTAGAAAAATTTATGGAGGAAGATCCTCGTAACAAGAATGGGAATTATTATTGCGAAATCTATGACAATACATTTCTTCACTACAGAGCCGGTGGAGACTGGGAACGAAAGGGAGGGAATTTCCACAACAGTCTCACAGAAAAGTTAAAAAAGGTTCTAATGACATAAATAGAATATAACAAATATTATATTTATTTGCAATGGAACCGACAAACGAAGGCGATTTGAAGTTGCTCGAAATAGAAAAGGATTCCAAAGAAAAATTCCGGAAAATATTTGGAATCATTTATGAACAATCCATTTGGGGCGATAACTCGATTGACAATTACAGGGGCGGCAGCGGGAATGGTTCTGATCTCAGTTACAACTTGACCACCTATGTACCCTTTTTAAACTCTTTTATAAAGGGTCACGGTATCACAACGGTAGCAGATCTAGGTTGCGGTGATTTTCTCTGTGGTCCCTACATCTATGACGACTTGAACATAGAGTACACTGGCTACGACACCTACTCAAAAGTAATCGAACACAACCAATCAGACAAGTATCGATTCGTCCATCTAGACATTTTTAACGAATGGTCTCAAATAAAACCGGCGGATGTCTGTATATTAAAAGATGTATTACAACATTGGAGAACCGCTGATATTTACACGTTTTTAGATGCCATTGCTTTGAGTAAAAAGTTCAAATACATTCTTATATGTAATTGTTGCGATCAGGAGGCCAATAACGTGGATCTTTATGTTACAGGAGGATTCCGCAAGTTATCAGCCGATTTTTTTCCACTGGCTCGCTACGACCCCATAATCCTTTACAAGTATCATACGAAGGAGGTTTCTCTAATTATTTGTCATTGAAAAAATTATACATCAGGTTCTCTGGATTGTGGTTGTACACCTCACCGCACATCATTATTGTGCTCTCGTACATTTTTCTCAATACGTCATTCGGGGTGATGGACCCCACCTTGATTAAACCCCGTTTCACTAAAAAACGTTTTACTTCCTCTATCGGAGTTTGCTTTATTATTTGAGATTTGGTAGATATATTGGTGCGGATTGTTTTATTAGAAACCAATACGGAGACTTTAGGAGCTGTCTTGGATCGACCTACTTTGTAGGTTCTCCTTAACGTCTTTTTTCGCTTCATTTTCTTAGGACGTGAGTTGTGTTTTAGTTGCTGCAACTTTATAGCAGTTTCTTTCATTTCATTAACGCGTTTCATACTTTCGTTCAATTTCCTTTCCATTATTTTTTGCTGATCCTCACTAGACCCACCTCCCACTGTCCTATTCGGTGTTATATTTTCTTCGTTGGATGGATATTGTTTTCTAGTTTGGTTCATCATTGTTCGATAAGTAGGTAATGTCCCTCCCTTTAAACAACCGTAACTTGGTGCAAGAAATAGTGGCTTTGGACTATGATGGTTGTTACTCGCAATTGGCGAAGGGTTTGCTACTTCGTTTATTATATTTTTCAGGGGTTCAATGGAAGGTTGAAATAAAAGGGATTGGACGATGGGACTGTGGGTTCTCAACGTTGTGTTATTTGTTTGCTTTTTCTTATCAGAAAGTGTTTGTAAATAGATCTGAGCTTCTTTAAAATCCTTATTGAAATTTCCCGAATCGTCCGAAATGGCCTTGTCGATCGACTTTTTCTCGTCAAATAGTTTCTTATAACGTTCTTCCTGATGACTCCGTATCATTTTTAATATCGATTTTTTCTTTAGGGTCTCGTTTTTTTTCCTCTCGGATGGCGTCTTCACCTTAATTCCGCTTTTTGGCTCAGTATCGCGCTTTTTTCTCGTCTTATTACTAATTTTAAATAAATTCATATCGACATTTATTTTTTTTTCACTCATACCTTTGATGTAAATAAACTATATTATATATTTACATCAAGATTCTTATATTCCTCCGCTATGCTTCTGAATTCACTTGGTAATCTGGCGAAGGTTTTAGATATAAATGCTATTCAAAAAACTAGGTTGTTCCTTTTTGTTTGTATGAACCAGCAGCGATTTGTAACCATTGTCCATATCTTCTAAAGAAAGTTTTTTTCGTAAATCCTTCTGTTTTCCGTAAATACGAATACCGTGCGCTATTTTGGTGTAGGTGACCAGCGCCTCCATATCCCTACCCATCCCAATAAATCTATCCTTCTTTTCTTTGAACCACTGCTCTTTGACATTGCAATCATCTTCAAATTCCCATCCTTGTTGTTTGACCATATCTACAAATATTTGCATTAATTCTGAAGCATTGTACGAATCCATTTTGAACCTCCATATAAATCTAGATTCTAGTCCGCTATTTTTTGAAAAGAAACATTTATGCAATTCCCCTTCATAACCAGCAACGATTACCATTAAATCGTCTTTATAGTCACTTAGTGCTTCGCATAATGTATCTAAACATTCCTTCGAATACATATCGTCTTGATCTTCGTTTGCCAAAGAGTAGGCCTCGTCTATGAATAACACACCACCCAAACACTCTTCTATCACCTTTTTTGTTTTTATAGCAGTCTGGCCTAGATATCCGGCGATTAAATCGTTGCGCGTAACTTTGCGAAATACATTGTTCTTTAATATACCTAATTTCGAATACATCTTCCCTATAATTTTGGCAATCTTCGTTTTACCTGTCCCTGGTGGACCCATAATTACAGTATGTTTAAAATCTCCAATATCTTTCGAAATATCCCTGGTATGCAAATCTTGAATAAAATAGACCAATTGCTCAAAAACGCATTTCTTGATATTTTCGGTACCAATCATATTCTCTAACTCGATCAATTCCGTTTTAATATTATTCAGTGAACACAAGTCAATGTTGTACTCGATATCATTACTAACCTTATTCTCATTAATAATATCAATAAAATCTTTAATGGTTCGAGGGGTAGTTAGGGTTACGAATTGTTTCGAAACAGACTCGTTAGACTGTTTTTCGCATTCTATAAAGTCTTCTGGCCTTGCTTCGCAAACATCAACGGATGCAGCTGGTGGCCCTTCCACAAAGCAGGAGGGGTCCCTGTAGAATGGTCCATTCTCCGGAAATCCTCCATTATAATAATAACCGTTATATTGATAATTATAATTGTAATTCCATAGGGGATCATTTCCTACGCTTTGCTCCGGAAATCCTCCATTCCCGTAATAATTCATCCAATTATCCATAGTTCTGCGGTAAACCTCCGCACTATTGCACCAGGAGCTAACTAGAGACTTTTGTACTTCAATTGCCTTCTGTTTTCTCTTATTGACCCGTTTGTAAAAATATTTCGCACTTGGTGTATGTGTCATCTAGTAACTACGTATTGAATCATATTTATCTCCTTTTTATAATTACTTTCGGACGGAAATGTCATTTTAAAAAAGGAATTAAAAAATTGATTATTTAATTCAATTAGGTTTGCAATTATATAAACTACAATTGCATTATGATGAACTACGAAATGAAGTCCGCTGATTATTCGTCGAATAACCAAGAGAGATTTGAGGCAGTAGAAAAAGGTAAACCGCGAATGGAAGAAGTTCAGAAGCCAGTAACTGCTCCCAGAAAAAGAAAGATGGTGATTAAACCCGCAGAGAACGCCGTAACCGCCGAAATTAAAAAAATGATCGAAATTGAGGAAACTGTTCAAAAAAAAATAGAGGAAATCATCAAAAACACGGATCCAGATGAAAAGATATTGCTAGACCATATCGGTAATTACAACGATGAACCTTATAGCATCATCGAATCCTATTTCGGCGGGCAACATCTCGAACGTCTCGTGCGACACCAGATCGAATCGTACAATCATTTTGTGAATTACCAGATACAACGAACCATACAAATGTTCAATCCGGTCACCATCCATTCCGACAATGATTATGTTCCCGAAAAAGACAAGTATTTCCTAGAAATTCTGATTTCCTTCTCCAATTTCAAACTGTACCCTCCCCAAATCCACGAAAACAACGGCGCTACCAAGATGATGCTCCCCCAAGAGGCCAAATTGCGTAACTTCACTTACGCCTCGACGATGAATGTCGATATCAATATCCAATACGTTATTCGCAATACGGAAAATATGGAAAATCCCCGAATCATCGAGAAAACATTGCCTAAGATCAATATTGGAAAACTCCCCATTATGCTAAAATCGTCTATTTGTGTTCTGATGCAGAACAAACATATCGGGCACGAGCATACAGGAGAATGTTCAATGGATTGTGGTGGATATTTCATCATCAAGGGTTCCGAGAAAACCGTTCTCGGCCAAGAACGCGCTGCTGAAAACCGGGTTTACTGCTTCGACGGAAAAAATACGACAAAATGGAACTGGTTTGCCGAGATCAAATCTGTCCCCGATTTTAAATGCATCTCCCCTAAGCAGATTGAGATGATGATTGCCAGTAAGAACAATGGTTTTGGAAATGGCATCTTTATTACTATCCCCCGCATCAAAAACCCGATCGAGCTCTACGTTCTCTTCCGAGCATTGGGTGTGTTGAGTGACAAGGAGATTACCAAGTACATCTTGCTCGACATTGAAGACGAAAACCAATCCGAGATTTTGCAATTTGTCCAGGCGTCTATTATTGATGCGAACAAGTATATGACACAGGAAGATGCGCTTCGCCACGTGACCGCGTCAGTAGCCTATACCCCCATCAACCTTGACAAAGAAACCGGCGCGAAGAAAAAGCGAGAATTTACGATCGAAGTGTTGGAAAATGATCTATTTCCCCATTGCAAAACCCTGCAACAAAAGTTATATTTAATTGGTTATATGGCCAAAAAGTTGATCCAGACGAGTTTGGGATGGCTTCCTCCCGATGACCGAGATTCGTATACGAACAAACGCATTGAACTTACAGGAACACTTCTGAACAATTTGTTTCGTAACTATTTCAATAAGTTGGTCAAGGAAATGCAGAAGCAAATTGTCCGTGAAATCAACAATGGTTCTTGGCGATCTACCGAAGATTACGAGAACATCATCAATATGACCAATATTTACAAGATTATGAAGTCTACTACGATTGAAAATGGGATCAATCGTGCACTCTCTACTGGCGATTTTAGTATCAAGCAATCGAATAGCAGTAAAGTCGGAGTTGCCCAAGTGTTAAATCGACTTACGTATGTTTCCAGTCTAAGTCATCTGCGTAGAATTAATACTCCTCTGGAAAAGAGCGGAGAATTGATCGCTCCGCGCAAATTGCATAATACAACCTGGGGTTTCTTATGCTGCGCGGAGTCACCTGAAGGCCAATCGATTGGTATCGTGAAGAACATTAGTTACCTATGTCACGTCACTATTCCAACCAATAGTGCTTCATTGTACGAATACGTCGCGCCTCATATTTTATCAGTAAACGATACCCCCTCCGAAATTTTGAATAAAAGTGTGAAGGTATTTGTCAATGGATGTTGGCTAGGAGTCTCGGACAAACCCCTGGAATTGTACAATGATATGAAAGATAAAAAGCATCGTGGAATTATCAACATTTATACCTCTATCATATTCGATATAAAGATGTTCGAAATTAGAATCTGCAATGACGGTGGTCGTCTTACCCGACCAGTTCTACGCGTCAAAGATAACAAGGCTCTCATTACCAAAGAAATTATTCAGAGTCTAACGAAAAATGAACTCTCCTGGAATGATCTATTGACCAACTGTCGATTAGAAGAATCGGTTATCGAATATATCGATCCTGACGAGCAAAACTTGGCAATGATTGCAATGAAATGCAAAGATGCATATTTACATCAACAACAGGGTCATCATTATCGATTCACTCATTGTGAAATCCACCCCAGTACCATTTTCGGCGTGGTGGCTTCTTGTATCCCATTTCCGGACCACAATCAAGCCCCCAGAAACACTTATCAATCCGCTATGGCCAAGCAAGCAATGGGAATCTATGCGACCAATTACGATCAACGTATGGACAAGACTGCGTACATCCTGAACTACCCGACTCGCCCCCTTGTCGAAACCCGTATTATGAATATTATTCATCTCAACCGAATTCCGTCGGGTTGCCAGATTCACGTAGCAATTATGTCACATACTGGCTATAACCAGGAAGACAGTGTTCTTATCAACAAGGGGTCGATTGACCGAGGATTGTTTTTGGCTACTATTTATCATACCGAAAAAGACGAAGATAAAAATATTATTCGCGACGAGATCATCCGATGCAAACCTGATCCGACCAAGACCAAAGGGATCAAATTCGGGAATTACGACAAGTTGAACAGTCAGGGGTTTATTCCTGAGAACAGCTTGGTAGAAAATCGGGACGTGATTATCGCCAAAACCATTCCGATCAAGGAAAACCGCAATGACCCGACCAAGACGGTGAAATATGAAGATCAAAGCAAGACCTTCCGCACCACTGAAGAAACCTACATCGATAAGAATTATACGGGACGAAATGGCGACGGATATAATTTCGCCAAAGTGCGGGTGCGAACATTGAGAAAACCCGTATTAGGTGACAAGTTTTCGAGTCGCCACGGTCAAAAAGGTACCATCGGTAATATCATTCCTGAGTGCGATATGCCGTTTACTAAAAATGGATTACGACCTGATATTATTATCAATCCCCACGCGATTCCTTCCCGTATGACGATTGGACAATTAAAAGAAACATTGCTCGGTAAAGTATTGTTAGAATTAGGTATGTTTGGCGATGGGACGAGTTTTGGTAATCTAGACGTGAAAACCATTTCCAAAGAATTGCAGAAGCTCGGGTACGAAAGTTACGGAAACGAACTTATGTACAATGGTCTGACAGGAGAACAATTGGAAACCAACATTTATATTGGCCCGGTCTTTTACCAAAGATTAAAACATATGGTGAACGACAAACAGCATAGTCGATCGATCGGTCCGATGGTGAACTTGACTAGACAGCCAGCGGAAGGCCGAAGCCGAGATGGTGGGTTCCGCATTGGAGAAATGGAGCGTGATGTTATGTTGGCCCACGGGATATCCAGGTTCTGCAAAGAACGCTTGTTCGATGTATCCGATAAATACTCGGTATATATCTGTAAAAAATGTGGTATGGTTGCTTCCTACAACGATGGTAACAAGAGTAAAATGTATGCGAATTCCGACTTCTCAATCCATCTGTGTAAAACGTGTGACAATAAAACCGACTTTGCTTTGGTAAATATGCCTTATTCGTATAAACTTCTTTCGCAAGAATTACAGACGATCAATGTGGTTCCTCGCATTCTTACCGAATAAATGTAGGAATCCTCTTCGATGGTGTTTCAAGAGATTTCTGAAGTGTAATGGATGAATATGTAAAATTTATATATAGGTGTACAATATATAAATTTAAGCGTATGTTTTTTGATTCTTGGCTGCGATTTCTGTCTCCGCAACAACTGATCGATATGCCCACCTTTAAAAAATTCTTAATGGATAACAATATTGTTGCTACTACTGCGGGTGTATTAATTGCGTATTCGGCGTGGGATTTCATTCAGTCTCTTGTTGGTGACTTAATACTACCCGGATTCTATTTTTTATTTATCGGACGATTTATTTCGAATAAATTTGTATCGACCGTGTTCGAACCTGTAAATCGACTGAACCTTTCACGATTCTTCACTAGACTCATTTCATTTGTCGCAGTCATCACAATGACATTTCTATTTATACAACATATTATCAAGAATTGGTTAACAGATAGCGCGACTCCAATTGCGCAAGGGAATGTGTTTATTCAAAGCAGCTTTGCGTCAAATGCATTTGATTCCAAAGGGGATGCTCAATATAGCAGTTTTACCATTAATCCGATTTAGACTTTATTGGTCATTATAATCAAGTTTTTTTACCGAACCCGTGCCAATTGGATACAGTCGGTTTTATAGTGATTACGGGAGACTGTCTCGTTGCAGTTTTATTTAAATTATAATTGCCGTGTTTGTCATCGAGACGAGGTTCTGTCAATAAATAGTTGAAATAATTCAGTCCCTTTTCTTTGATAATTGCAGATTCCTTGGACATTGTTTTCTGTTCTGGGAATGTGATGCCGGTGGAGGTATTCACATTGATTGACGGGGGTTGATCATTCAATTTCATTGATACACTACCATCTGATGCTAAGTAGGGATTAAAATAGATATCGATGTTGAAACGATTCCTCAAATTATCTACGTCGAATAGTAGATTGTTCTCATAAAATACAGTGACTTCCTGATAATATATTTTTCTGTAATAATTATGCAAATTGTCTAAATTGGTGTGAAAATTATTTACCAAACGATACATCGTCCCGGAATTTCCTAAAAAGAAATTATCAATGCCTATTAGATCTAAAGAATTTTCAGTTAGAAACACGTTTTTCTCCAGTTTTTTATGTAAATTTCGATTTATCAGGTTAATCAACACATTGATGTCCTTATACGAATTCGAATTATCGAACAGATCAAATCTAGTATTTATTATTAACGTTTCTCCATCTTCAATAGCCCTTATTATTTCTACTATTTTATTTATTCCATACCACATACGCTTCCACGCGAGTTTCGGAAGCCGGGTCGAGTAAATTTTTCCGGTTACGTCTCCCAATAAAACAATGTTACTATCATCGTCGATTACGATGCGTTGAATGCTATCAATCAACCCCGAAAAATAAGTTTCGATGTCTAATACCGTAACATTATTGGTATTTTCGTTCACTTCTCGCCAACTTAAATTGGAAGAATATACGTTCCACGTATGAATATACAATTTCACGTTGTAATTGTTACTTAGTTTACTGACAAAATTAAACAATTTATTGTCTTCGAACGAACCTCTTATGTGACCTCGCAACAACAAGATAACCGTCGACTTTTCCATAATATAATAATAGTATTACGCTACTATTATATGATATCTTTATTCGTAAAGTTCTCTAATATTCCTTAATAAATATATACGATCCTTAACTTTCTCTACATCAATCGGAATGCGATAATGATCAGGATTTCGACAAATAGCATCTAGACGTTTCATATCATCGTCGATGTTCCCCGACAATTTTATGGTATTATCTTCAAAGTAATGATCGATGTTTTTACACCCCATATAGATGGGGGTCGTGTTGCATAGCAAGGGGTTCATAATCTTCTCGGAAAAATAATGGTTTACCGAAAGGTTCTCTATGCAAACGTGGAATTTGTATGTTTCGTACGGTTCCAATTCTTTGAATTCACCCTTGACTCGGTCATCCCCCATAAACGAATAAAACCGGCACCCCCTACCGTAAATATCTATGGGTAAATTCGATTCCAATATTCTATTCACTATTTTATGACGATATTCGTGTCCAATTTCGCTCGTTTTATCGCTAATCATTATTGACATTGCGCGGGTCTTCACAGGTTCTCTTGGTAATGGTGGATTGTACCACATATGCGAATACCTTTCTACGAAGGGTTCTCCAAGACCATCCGCATCTCCAATAAAATACTTGCCAATGTTTTTCTTCGCATATTCGATAAATTGGTTTGATAGATTCAAAAACTTGGGCGGTTCGAATGCGAATCCTATGACATTTTCTTTCGGGACCGTTGGTGCAATCGTTGGCATCGCGGTATTCAAAATAATCACGTGACTATAATCGTCGTCATTGGTTATATAGATATCGTTTTCTGGTCCGTAATTCTTCATCAATTGTGCTTCACACAATCGTTCGTAGATGTCCTTGCAATTCTCGGAAGGACAGAAACTCGAAAATATGCGGATTCGGTATTTTTTGGATTGGAACATCCTATGAGTATTTTCTGGGTAATATTTTTATGTGATTTATTATATTAATTATAATACCTATGGATATAGACGAATCTAAAATACAATCTAACAGCGCAATCAACGATATTCGACCAAGTTCTCAATTCAGAGGAGTCAGCTTTTCCAAATACAAGAAAACCGATGTTCGAAAGCAGCTTATCGACAACATAAAAAATGGAAAATTGGAACCTTCTGCTTATTGGTGCGCCGAGCTAGTTTGCGCTGGTCACTATATGGAAATTTGGGAAATTATACTGCATTATACCGGCAAACATATACATTTAGGAAATCCGAAAATGATCATTTATCTGCAAATGAGATTCGAAATCTTTAAAAATATTATGTCAAGGGGGCACTACACGTCGGAATTGGAATTAAGAAACGATCACACGATTCGAAAACTGTTTGCCGAGATTATTAGCGCACTGGCATTGTCTAATCGAAAACACAGTTTTGAACCAATCAAGATCAATCGCGAGGAGGAATTTGATATGACCCAAATGACGGAACGATTGAAAGCTACATCACCCCGTTACGCCGACGGAATTCTTAAAAAAGAGGATCCGAAAGAATTGTTTATTGCGGTCAATGAATTCGCTTACCACCTGTCCAACGATTCTCATTCCACCATTGATGCCTGTTATTGGATCGAATGGACAATCGAATTCGATGCGATTTGTAAAAAAAGAAAGCAAGTTTGCGGGTGCGAACCGAGAAAATACATTCCGGTAGAGAAACGGTTTCAAAAGGACATTATATGGATTCTTTGGGATGTTCTGACGAATTATGTTGAAAGGCTGGATAACGGTTTTATCACCAAATTATTCGACGCGCTATTGAGCATATTCTGCATTAAATATACTACTGCATCTTGCAAAAAACGGCGGTTTCTCCTTTATTTTGCAGTGGCATTGTTAACCGAAACCGTCCCCAACGACGTTGAATTGATGCCAAACAAACCAATGATACAGAACATTGTTGGTAAGATTGATGAGGTCTACCGGCAAATTAAAAAGAACGAAGAGAGTCCGAATACCGACTACCTTTTCGCAGGCATAAAAGACAATTCGGCGTTCGAAACGTCTCTTAAGAAAATGGATTTGATGAATTCGATGGATTTTGTTACACCTTCGCGCATTTAAAATGCGCGTGGTAACGTTGCATTTGCCACTTGATACGCCTACTTTAGTAGGCAAAGGCGAAAAACAAATTTCTAACCATATTTCAAATGTGTCAGCTTTTCTTGTCAGTTCGCCGTAAACATACCCCCAAACTTCTACAGAAATTTTTGAAAAAAAGCGAGACAGAGAACCTGAAAGACGGATACGGTATTTCCTGGATTTCGGGAGGATTGTGGAGAACTCACAAAAAACCGATTGCGGCATTCGCTGATTCTAAGATCCCGGACGTTGATAGCGATATTGTTCTCGCCCATCTTCGCTACATCGACAAGGCAAAGATGGAACTCTCTGAAGTGCGAGAAGAAATCTCCGTGAAAAACACTCACCCCTTTACTTACGGCAATTGGGTCTTTGCTCACCACGGCGATATTTTTTACAAAGATCGGGAAGAGTTATGGCGGTACCACGTATCTCGTAGAGAACCTAGGTTTCAAAAGGCCATTGCTAGATTGTACCAACATATCTCTCCCAAACATCAGAAATTGATCAAGGGGGATACCGATAGCGAGATCCTGTTTCATTTATTTTTATCTATCTTAGAGAACCTGGATCCGACGGAAAAAACGGATGAAAAGGACGCTATGATGCATAGTTTTACGAAAATGTTGGATATATTACAGAAAAATAACATCGAAAATAGTTCCAATTTTATTCTTGCAAAAGGCGATTGCATTTTGGTCGCTAGCACTCATTCGAATCATTCAGGGTTGCCACTGAAACGAGTAGGAATGTTTATGGATGACACCGACGGATTATTGGTATGCAGTTCTAAAATGACTCCGAGTTCTAAAAAGATCAAAAGCAATTCTATGTTCATCGTTTAGAACAATGAACCGAACGATCCCCCCAAAACTCCATTGGCAGCCATCGGACCGGACATTAATCCGTACCCACCATCATTCGATGCGCCTTTCGATCCCATCATATGATCATAAAAACCACCGTCTCCAACCGTTTGTTTCGTAGTGGAAACTGTTGGAGGAAACATACCTTGTTGGACATTGCTATTATCTAAATAATCGGCTTGGCTAGGACTATGTTGGCTTCCCTGACCTTTGTTCACACGAACCCCATTTTTCACCTTTTCCTTTTTTCCGCCGTCAGGACCATTCCATAATTCGTTGATTCGGTCAACCATTATGTTGACTTTTATTCCGAGCTTTGTCTGGATACTTAGAACAATGATCAAAAAGGCTAAAATAACGTTGGTGAGTGCCAAACTCTCGTATTTGAAACCACTGTAGGTAGGAATATATGTAATGATGCGATGAACAATAATAATACCGCAAAACATTACTATCAATTGAATGAATATTTCTGCTAAAACCTCTAATGAACTCTTCTCAGGATCCGCTTCAGGAATGAATCGCTGAATCAATTTGTTCAACATAACTATCGGGATAACTCCGATCAAACTATATTGGACCACGTTCAGCACCTCAGCCTTACCTTCTTCGGTCGTACTAAAAACGTGAGATAAGAAGGACTTCTTATTTAATTCGCGGGTTTCGTGTAATATTTCCATTATGTAATACGTATATAAACACTTATAGAAAAAATATAAAAACATTTGGGTATTATTATTGAACGATGGAAAACCCCGAAAAACAATACCTACAACTTATTCGGGACATTTTGAAGAAGGGATCGGTGGAAAAAGGGCGAAACGGCAATACCCTGTCTATCTTTGGATACTCAATGCGCTTTTCACTAAAAGACGGAACTCTGCCTCTTCTAACAACGAAACGCGTGGCTTGGAAAACCTGCTTCAATGAACTAATGTGGTTTGTTCGTGGTGCAACTAATAACCAAGAGTTGATCGACAAAGGTGTGCATATATGGGATGCAAATGCTAGCCGCGAATTCTTGGACAGTCGCGGACTTACCTCAAATTACGTGAACGACTTGGGTCCAGTATACGGACACCAATGGCGTCATTTTAACGCCCCCTATTCTGACTGCTTCGCGAATTACAAGGACACAGGTGTCGACCAGCTCCAGCAAATCATTGATCAACTGCGTACGCCAGAGGGAAGAACGAGTCGTCGACTTATTATGAGTGCGTGGAATCCGTGCCAGTTGGACCAGATGGCCCTACCACCCTGTCACGTAATGGTGCAATTCCACGTGAGAGAACAGAAGTATCTGTCGTGTTCCCTCTATCAACGCAGTGGAGACGTTGGTCTAGGTGTACCCTTTAACATTGCATCTTATTCGTTTTTGACCCATATTTTAGCCAAACATTGCGACTTGATCGCCGAAGATTTCGTGTATTTTTTAGGGAATGCCCATATTTACGAATCCCACGTCGGTCCGTTAAGGGAACAGCTCTTGAGAGAACCGTTGCCTCTACCCAAAATATCGTTGCGTTCGAAACACGACGCGATCGAAGACTATGTTACGGATGACATTGAATGGATCGCCCCCTATCAATACCACGAAGCACTAAAAATGGATATGGTCGCCTAAAAATATTGGCATATAGTATATAAAAGATGAACGCCTGGGCCAAACTCGTCAGCAAGATTTATAAGGAGAAGAGTCGCACGAACAAGAACTACAAATTGAAGAACGCGATGAAGGATGCCAAGAAAGTCTACAAGAAGAACAAGACGATGAAGAATAAATCGATGAAGAAGCGAGGATAATTGATATGCGTTCTGAAGTATTTAGAGAAAACGTTTTATAATATTATATTTAGACGGTTTATCGATGAGTAAATCCAACGCCTCCGCAAAGAGCCGCAGAGCATTCATTAGCCCCCCAGTCCAACCTAATCCTTCCATCGGCGCATCTAGAGTGCAAAGCGCGCCAGTGCAACCCCAGCCATCGTCCACCACTGGTCTAACCCTTCAACAGGTCATCTCCGTACTCGACAAGCGCATTGTTAATTTAGAGGCATTTGTCAACGAATCCAAGGACGATTCTGGTCGCAGAGTGGCATTCGAAGACGACTCTTCTTCTTCCAGTATTCCTACGAATTTGGCCGAGATCATTGGCGAATTCAATTCTCGGTTCGAACTGTTTGCTGAAGAGATCAACAATATGAAGGACATCGTACTGAAACTGCAGACGTACACAATGGATGTGAACAAGACATTGATGGAAGAGAGGATCAACATTCTCTCGGATTTAGGGACTATTACCCCCGAAACTAACTTTACGCAGTTGGATCAGACCGGTGACGTAGAAGATCAGGTATTGGTCACCCCCGAACCCTCAATGGATGCTGTGACTACGCCGGGTCAAGATACCATTGATAAGAGTGTAGAGAACCTCGTGGGTCAAAATTATAGACGTCAACGCACTAGGGCATAATTTGCGAATATAATAAAAGTCTTAAAAAAATATAAAATTATAGATTATATTTTTTATTATTAATGTCGGGTCTTCCTGAAGATAATATAATTGTAGGCAAAGTCAAAGATCTTCACAATGATTATTACTCAAATTCCCAAAAAAGCATCCTATTTAAAAACCAGCAGAAATTCAATTGCGCCAGTGTTGTTTGTCAAAATATCCCTATCCAAGATTTAATCTCCCAAACTGTTTTCTTTATACCGGACACGAACCACGTTTATGTTGATTACACTATTTTTAAATTATTTGCTAACCCCGATAATTTTAAAATTATTATTGATAATATCATATCAATGCTACATGACCGCATCATTTCCTACCACAATTTTCAGCTTCATATCAATCTAAATTCATTTACGATATCCGCCCTAGAACGTTACCGAACATTGATCAAATATTTCTGCGATAAATGTCTGGCGTCGGACACGAAATATTCGAAATTGATGGAGAAGTTGTTCATCTATCACCCCCCAAAAAGTTTCGACGCCATTGTTAAAACCCTTAAACCGTTTATAGACCCCCACGTTTACAATAAGTTCACTCTATGTGGCGAAACAGATAGTGTCGAACAAGTAAAGTACTTTAATACTTTTCGTTCGTAAGAAAATTGATTTAAAAATAGCGTTTATAGTTTATTATAACTACTACTGTAATTATAATGAACATCAGCATCAAGAACCCCATTAAAGCGGAGACATTCTCCCAGATATTTCAACATATCAAGGTATTTACGGATAATATCATCATTATGTTTGAAAAGGATCGCGTTTATTTCCAGTCGATGGATTCTGCGCGGGTTTCTATTTTAGAACTCCATCTACCGGCGTCTTGGTTTGACAAGTACGAACACAACAAGCCGGGGACGATTCCGATTGGTATCAATGCCCCCATTCTCTTCAAAATATTAAACACTCGCGAAAAGGTGCAGGAAATGGAAATTATGTATGATACGGAGGATGAGAACAAAATGTTTCTCCATTTTGCGTCGGAAGATAAATCCGTCTTCGATAAGCGGTTCGAATTGCCCCTGGTTGATCTGGATACGGAATATATGAGCATTCCCGATATGGAATGCAACGCGGAATTCTCGCTTTCTTCCACCAGTTTCGCCAATATCATCAATCAATTGAAATTGTTCGGAGATACGATCGAGATTATTTGCAGCGAAGACAAGATCGAGATGCGTTCCTTGAGCGAAGGATCGGGGAAAATGTCGGTTGATATCCAGATCGACGAACTGTCCGAATATTCCATCGACGAAGGCGAAACTATCCATCTATCCTTCAGTTTGAACATTCTTCATAATATCTGTTTGTATCACAAGATTGCCAAGGAAATTCGCATCAAACTGATTAAAAACTCGCCGATGCAAATCGTCTACTATCTAGGTGATTCATCGGACGAAACGAATAAGTTCGTATTTTATTTGGCGCCTAAGATCAATGATGATGACGAATAATCAAGGGAGGAACGATCAGGTATTCCGAAGCGTAAAGAATGGAGCGGAGGAATATCCTGTGGTGTAACTGTTGATATAATTGTATCTCGTATCATTATTACCCCTATACCTAATAAAACACCGAATGCTGCACCTGCAATTAACTGCAAAAATGTATGATTATGATATGTCCAGCGTTCGTACACCATTAGCGCTGCCAATACCAATCCAATCTGTATCCAATATATGCTATCTTTTACCGTTAAATACAAATATGTTAGCGAGAAAAATACGTTTTGACTATGACCTGATGGCATACCATATACCGTTTCTGCGCGGCTAAAATGTTCTGAATATAAAAATTTTTTCGGCGCGGATGGTCTGGGTTGCTTCACGTAATTTTTTAACAAGGTATTTAGATAGCCACTAAATAAGAAGAAAACCACATAGAACAAGACATCTATTGCGTTTTTTTGCAGGACATATATGACGACGAGTGCCAGTATGATTTCACTGAAATAGCCGATCCCGAACAGGAAGTCGGTGCCCTTCCTTATTTGTTTGTTGATTACTTCATCCATTCTTACTCTATCTTGACATTTTACACGCGATGAATAATAAAAAAATTGATATAGAATTAATTCGTTATTATTATAACAATAACGTATTATGTCACTTGAAAACACGATAAGACCGTTTCAAGAATCGGAGGAAGGAATTCCTACATTCGTACCGATTCCGATGACGGTTACACCAGAAAATGTACAACTTACTATAGAATCAACTGGCATGGCTAAAAAACGGACAAGAAAAACGAAAGTGGAACCTCCGTCTTGCCAAATTTGCGCCGAAACGTACAATCGATCCTACCGTCGTAAAATCGTCTGCGAATATTGCCCACTAGAAGCCTGTTTGGAATGCTGTAAACGTTACTTGTTACAAGAAAATGAACCGAAATGTATGAGCAACGAATGCAACCGACAATGGACCCCGGAGTTTGTTTCAAAACATTTGTCCAAGAAATTTGTCAACGAAGACCTGAAACTGCACTGTGAAAAAGTCCTCTTTGACAAACAACGGGCCCTGATGCCCGCTACCCAACCCCTCGTCGAACATATATTAAAGCGCGAGGAATTTCAACGTGAAATTAATGCCGCAGCGGAAGTAGTTCATCAAGCCCGAATTAAAATGCATAAAATCCAAAGTGATTATTATCGTTTTGCGAATTCCGCTCCAGGAACCAAGGAGCGAACAGCGTTTATTCGGGCGTGTCCGAGCTCAGAATGCCGCGGATTCTTGAGCAGCCAGTGGAAATGCGGTCTATGCAACCTATGGTCTTGCCCAACCTGTCACGAAATTAAGGGGCTGGATCGCGAGTGTGAACATACGTGCAATCCCGATAGTGTCGCTACCGCCAATTTATTGAACTCAGATACGAAACCGTGCCCTAAGTGTGGCGAAGGCATTTTCAAAATCGATGGGTGTTTTGCCGCTGATACTCCTATATTATTGTGGGACGGATCTACAAAAATGTCGCAAAATATTCAAATTGGCGATGTGTTAGTCGGAGATGATGGAAAACAACGTACGGTTTTGCGCCTTATGACAGGTGAAGATGAACTATACGAGGTCCAACAGAATAAGGCAATAAATTATACGGTTAATAGCAAACATACATTATTGTTAAAATACAGCGGAAATAAATCTATTTATTGGAATGATAAATCAAAATGTTGGATATTAAAATGGTTTGATAAAGACGAAAAAAAACCAAAATCTAAACAATTTAAAATTACCGAAAAATACAATAAAGAAGAAACAAAAAAAATAGTTGATGAATTTAAAAACGATTTGTATGAAGATGATACTATTGAACTGGTTGTGGATGATTATTTAAAATTAGAAAAATCAATAAAACGTAATTTGGTGGGATACAGGAATAAAGGAATAAATTATCATTCACAACAAGTAAATTTAGATCCATATATATTGGGATTATGGATTGGTGATGGAACTCATTCTCATCCGGTTATTGCTTCAAATGATAAAGAAATAGTTGACTATATGATTGGTTGGTGTAATAAAAACAATTCTGAACTAGTTAAAGAAGGTAAATATAAATATAGATTTCGTAGAAAGGGTTATAGTTACGGATGTGAATGTTTAAATACAAACGAGACTTCTATTATTAGTGAAGAATCATTTCCCAAAATTAAAGATCGCACAAATCCTTTCACAGATCTACTTAAAAAATATAATTTGATTAAGAATAAGCATATTCCACAAGAATACTTAATGAATGATAGATCTGTTCGATTACAGTTATTAGCTGGTATTATTGATACGGATGGTTGCGTTTCTAAAGAACAAAAAGGAAAACGGGTTACTATTATTCAAACTAACGTCAACCTTAGTGAACAAATTATATTCTTAGCCAGATCGTTAGGATTCAATGTTAATTATCAAATTAGAGAACGAAAAAACTGTGTTATATTTAATTGTGAAGCCAAAGATTACAAAGATCAATACGTTATCAATATTTCGGGTGAAAAACTTTATGAAATACCAACAATACTTCCTAGAAAAAAATGTATTGGATCCACTCCTAATAGAAATCATAATTATACAAGTATTAATGTAAAAAATGTTGGTAAGGGTACATATTACGGTTGGGAGGTCGATTGTAACAATCGATTCATATTAAAAGATTTTACGTCACTCCAAAATTGCAGCCAGATGTGGTGCACGCAATGCCATACAGCATTCTGTTGGAGAACCGGTAGAATCGAAACCACGGTCCATAATCCTCATTATTACGAATGGATGCGGCGGAATGGTACGCTCGCAAGGAATCCGGCCGATGTCGTTTGTGGTAACGAACTCAACCATACCGTAGCAACAACGATCAATGGGCTAATAACTATGAAAATGTTGGGTGATAAACCCAATTCTGCGAATATAAAATTGCTCGGTAAAAACGTGGGTGAAAAATGCCGGCGCGTTGTTCATTTCCGCTACGTTTCGGTCCCTCATTACCAATACAACGGTGAGGGCGTTATCCAAGAATTACGTATTCAATATATGCGCCAACACATTAGCGAAGAACGGTTTAAGATGTTGTTGCAGAAGGAGCACAAGAAAAGTAATAAATATCGCGAAATTCTAGAGGTGGTTCAGCTGCTCATCGCGACGATTACCGACATCATTCATCGGTTTATCCTAGAACTCAACGATGCGGAATGGACGTATAATTTAGATAGAATGAATGAGATCGACGAAATCATTGCATATGGCGACGAATGCTTCTTAAAAATAAGTCGGACGTACAGTTCGACACCCCTCACCTTTTATAAATTATAGACTAGACGGATGCGTAATTTACACAGTGTAACAAGATAACAATATATATATGAATTTTTACATACATATATTACTATTTATACTTATTCTTTTTTTTTACATACACATCGTCCATCAATACAAGCGCAGTGAAGATTTAGAAATATATGAAATGGATTATTCTTCCAATTCGCAGTTGCAAGAGGTATGTGAAATCAAGCAACCCATTTTGTTCGAGTACAAATCCGTAGCCCCCAAATTTTATGAAACGGTCACCTACGACGATTTATTGGCGGATCAATACGCAAACGCCGAGATCAAAGTCAAGGAATCCGCCGATTACTGGGAGTCTGATTCCTCTGTCGATTACGTGGTTCTCCCTTATGCGAGCGCATCGAACCTGATGAAGACCGATTCGAAATCCGCCTATTTTTCCGAGAACAACGAGGATTTCTTGGACGAAACCGGACTGGTCAATCTATGGAAAGAGAACGACGAATTTCTGAAACCCGGTATGGTAGTACAGTCAAAATACGATATAATGCTGGGTAGCCGGGGTGCCTGTTTGCCCCTGCGGTACCATACCCATTATCGCCATTATTTATCGGTCAATTCGGGTAAGGTTCGCGTCAAAATGACTCCGTGGAAGAGTACGAAATATTTGTATCAAAATCGGGATTTCGAAACTTACGAATTCCGGAGCCCGGTCAATGTATGGAAATCCCCGCATAAATTCCGGAGCGAAATGGACAAAATCAAATTCTTGGAATTTGATGTGGTCGAAGGATCGGTTCTATCTATACCGCCTTATTGGTGGTACAGCATCCAGTATGACAGTGGCGTCGATACCTTGATATGCGGAATTACCTACAATTCATTGATGAATGTGGTGTCGAATGTACCTTATTTCGCAAAATATTATATTCAACAGAGCAACATTCAGAAGCGGGTTACGAAGGTTCTCAAAATGGAGGAACCGGTGGACCCCGAATCCGATGTAGTTGAAGAATCAAATCTTAAAACTGTGTAAACAGTTTAAACAATTGTGTCGATATATGTCTACAAATATGCCATTCATTACATTTATTTACAAAATCGGTAAAAATAATAAGACCTATTATGGTAAATACGTTTGTGATCGCATAAGTGATGATCACGAAGGCTTGGATCGCGAAATTGAACAATGGTTGATGTATGGCATCAATGAATACAGAATAGTAAACAAACTCCCACCGATAAAACGGAAGAATGTTCTCATTGGCGTTTTATCATTTTCGGCTAACGAATGGATACCTACTTATTCGAGCAAAAAGGAAATAAAATGTTTTGATTTTTATTGTGAGCAATATAAGGATGAGAATAATACATACATCAATGGAAAGTTGTTGTAGGTTCTCTTTATTACGGTAAAATTAATTCGTTTTTCTTATCTAAGATGATCTCCTTCAATACGTTTCGTATGATCTTTTCGTCCATACGTTTCTGCTCATCATCGTATTCGGATCCCAGAGAACTTAGATAGATCTTCATATAATCATCGTTATCCTGCGTATTGGACCGTAGGTAGTCCGGATGATCTTCGCGCCATACGTGTATCATTTTCAGATTCTTTCGAACTACCTGGTTCAATGCCTGCTTCATCAATTTCTTTTCGGTGGTTTCCTTTTCCCACCGGTCTTGGTCTTTTATGTATACGGTTTCTCTCTTAATGTCGGTGCAATGAAACGGTCGCCTCGTCACGTCCAGGTCTTTCAGACCTTGTAAGAAAATGCGCGTTATCCCCTGCACAAATCCCAGTCGCCCGGTTTCCTCCAGATCATTCACCGTCAGCTGCAACGAGTCCATAAAATCGTCTATATTCAGGGCGTCTTTGCAAGTCTCGTTTAAGAAGACGCTTAGGTTGAATTGGTTGTTGTTGGTTGTATTGTTGATATTCTGAGTGTTATTTACTATGATTGGCTGCTTGGATAGCTCCAAAATTTGCTTTTGCAATTCGGTATTTTGCTCGATTAACTTCAACATCATTTCATTCGTATTTATTATTGAAGGCAACTCTTCTCTCTCTATTTGTACTGTATTTTCGATTTTAAAATCACATTTCTTCCTATGCTTACATAAACTACATAAATGTATGTACTCTTTTCCACATTTGCATCTGTGTTTTTTACTGCTATTATCATTTAATAAATTACTGTTCAACCTTATGTGTTTTTTAGTTATTATATGTTTCATCCAATCACATTTCTGAGAACATCGGTAACTACAACTCGAACATATCATCTCCTTGTATGAAAAAGACTTTTTATTTTCTGTAGTTTGCCAATCGAATATAGGTAAAGGGTTATCATTCGACATTATTACTTTTTCCTCGTACTATGGTAATAATATATTATCATATTTTTTTATATATTTTTTTTAAGATAAAATTAAGAGTTAACTTTGCCGAATATTTGCCTAAATGGCAAATAAAAAATCTTTGTCCACTTTTTATTTAATCATTTTACGTTAAATGTTTAAAATGTTATGCAGCCATTTTTTTTTGGAAAAAACAGGTTTTACTGCATTATGCTTTAAATGAGGTTTTTGTAAATTTCTCATCCAGAAAAGTAAAAATGGACAAAAATAAATGTCCATTTTCAAAATCCGTGGGACTTTCTCTAACACGTTTTTTATTGATTATTATTTAGAGTAAAAGTATGTAAAAAGGTAGGGAGTATTGTTATAGTAAGATGAAACGATTGGCGTGGTATTACGCAGGGCTGTTTTCCGGTCTAGTCCTGGGAAGTTTAATAAGAAAACGTTACGACGATGCTGGGTGGGAAGCAGTGAAAGACGCGATTGAAAAGAACCATCAGGAACGCAGACGTGGACAAAATTGAATAATATTTTTGTTTTAACCATAAATATTATACATCAACACCAACAATGTCAGAAGAATATTTTGCAAACCAAAGTACGATTGAAAAGCTGAAGGAGGAATCCAAATATTGGAGGAAATTGGCGAATAGCAAGGAACATCATTCCATCAATTTAACGGCGGAGATCGAAATTTTACATCGCAACCTTGGCATCGCCAAGGCAGAAAACGAAGAATTTAGTCGGGTAAATATGAGAATCTGGGACCAGACTAAATTATGGATCAAAGAAGATTCCGAAATCATCAGCAAGCAGGCGGCCCAGATCCGATTTTTGGTAGAGAAAGTGAAAAAACTGGAAAAGAAATAGGGGGAACAAGCAGCCATTTTTGTGAATTTTTGTAATTTAATCATTTTTATTTTTTTATTTTGATCGATTTGGTCACGAGCGGACATCCGTACATCTCGCAAAACTCTTTCAGTGTGATCTGAGGAACACTCTTATCACCGATAATGGACTGTTTTATGGCAAGAGATTGCTCGTCAGTTTCCAAGTTCCACCGATCGTAAAACGCCTCCTCGGCGGTCTCATTATCAAATTCGACCGCCTTTTTTTCGGTATTAATGCGCCCGTCGAAATCGTCCAACCGTTCCTGCCAAATGGGGGACAATCCTGCATAGTAAATCCAGTTTTGATGCCACTTGGTCTCCAAGTCTCGGAAATCCCCCATAAACAATTGATTGATGTTGATCCGAATGTTGTATCTGCAAACTAAGGATAAATATTTATAAGGTTGACTGATCGGCCGATTCGTCTTATATTCGTAAATGTCGCGTTCGCACATACGAATGATGAACATTTTTCTCTTCGGTTTCTCGATATGAACACAATTCACTTTAAAGTAATTTTTCACGAAATTGTCCATTCGGTAGTCACAACGGCTTAGCGTAGCAATGATCGATCCGATCAGCCAATATTGGAGGGTGTTCTTATACCATACGGCTCGCGTATCCTCCATAAATTTTATGAGGGTAGGGTTGTCAAATCGGTAGATCTCGTTGTACAATTGGAAGACGAAATCGTACATCTCATCCTCGAATCCGGAGAAATAGAGTTCGTAAGCCCAGTACAGTGATTCGTCGTATTGATGGTCGAGCAATGCCAACATCAACGACTGTTTTACATATATTTTTGGGTATAAATAACGGGTCAACACCAGCTCATCTGGTATATACTCGCACTCCTGCGAATTCGAATCGTCCTTGGGTTCCATATAAAGTATTGGTGTATAAACTAAATAAACCGGAATAAATTAATTTCAATTTTCTTTTGGTAAAGACTATATGACATTGTCAATGGATGAATCATATGATTATCAAGACCAATCAACCGTAATCGACGAATGGTTCTCATTATCGCACTTGTAATTAACAACAATTTTACTGTCTACATATTTCTCTTTTAACTTTAATACAATTCCATCTAATACAATGGATTTCTCTTTGTAATAGGTTTGGGTCCATTTTTTTCCTCCATTTTTGTTGATCGTGTTGATCGCAGTATCAAATGATACGAATTGGAACGCGATTCTTTTTTCCTTTTCTTCTTCTAGAGACACTTGATACATATTTTGCAAATCTTCTCGGGTAACCGGCATTTTACGGATATATATGATATTCGGTCTATATTATTTATAATATTTATATAAAGGTTGCGTATGTTATAATAGTAACGCAACAGTATGGTTTTTTCTACAATTATGTCGAGAACGTTAAGTCATATGGGTAAATACAACATCAATCCATTGAAGAAATTTACAAAGGAGGAGGCTATGGAATGTTTTGTCCTTTTTCCTGCTTCGATCGGTGGAATAATGGGTGCTTGTCGTGGCGCGTACGAAGGCTACGATTATGCCAAGGAAAGTCATTTTGCAGCGAATATAACAGTGGCAACATTAGGGGTCTTTTACGGTTATGGGTTAGGGGCCATTTTTGGAGCAGTATGGCCCATTTCTGTACCCATTTTAGTGAGCAGACAGATTTACGGATTACCCGTCAAATCAGAAACCGCTTGAGGATACAAACAATCATTGACGGAACCACCAAAAACAATGTTGGGAGGTAGAGAACCAAAATCGACACAATGCGCCACATCATCCGCTAAATAAAGGGTGAAAATACGGTCAGCGTTCGAATGTTGGCATTGTTGGGTCCAGCGGTCCAATTTCAGGATGGAATTCAGGGAAACCGCGCGCCCTCTCATACCGCAATGCTGGGGCGGACGTTTGCTCCTAGGCTTTCCTTCCGAATGTTTGATCCGCCATTCGCAGGACAAAGCGTTCTTGTGGTCGGGGAACCCAGTCAACAAACAGTAGATTTCCCAGCCGCCCTTTTCTTCGCGATGGGTATAGCGTGCCCCACCACTGATTTCCTGGTTATGCTGACGAAGGCGGCGGATCGGGTTGTTGGTCGAGCCATTGTAAGTTAAGTGCGCGTATTTGGGATTTCGATTGCGCAGAATATAACAATACCATTTTTCCTGGACGATAATGTTCTCCATTATAGAGAACATTATAGATTTATTTTGTTATTTTGCCTTATCGCGCCATTCTTCTCTGACAATCGACACAACGGTATTCGTTGCTGGCTAAAAAACCTTCATTGGGTCCTTTTTTTTTATTATAAGTAAGGTTCCACTCGGCGTTCGAAATATAGCGAAGGACAGCTGGTACATCGACCTCACCCCATAACAACTTCTGGGTATGAGGTTCACCCCCCTTAAAAAGGTATCCAGCCGATCCTTCTTCCTCCGAATACGCAAAAACCATTGCTCTAAGTTCGTTATATAAGATGCAATTCACGTAGTAAATGTGAAAACAAAAGGTAATCGGATGGTAGTCATTATCACATCCGTATGGAGTGTATACGTACCGATCTTCGGGCGGTTTGCTCTTGCGTTTCACCTGAATATGGCGACTTTCACAAATATCGGTTTCTACCGAGACATCATAAATTGCAGTAAAATTCGAGTCTTCGTGTATATCCGCGCATAGTTTTTCCAATGGATCCATTGCATATATTGCGTAAAATACGTCTATATTTGTTTCAAAAAACAATAATATAAAGATCTCCTGATAGAGATATCCAATGGCGGATTATCCCGAATACGTGAGTTCTAAATCCGGTAACAGGGAAATATTGTCAAGATTTGAATATTTAAAAGCGCAATATGAAAGGGAATCGATGGGAAAAACCAACGAATCCAGTGCGGAAGAAGCAATGATCGAAGAGAACATAAAATCGAATGTGGAACGCTTCGCTCATATGGTCAAAACGAAGATAGAAGATTTGAAAGAAACCAACAACAAAATCATTCAATTGACCGAATACAAGCAGGCAATTATCGAAATTCTGATGGAAACGAACAAGACCCAAGACAAATATATGACGCTTTTCGAGAAAAATAAACTGTTGGGGGGCGAATTGCAGCTGGAACCACCTGCCCACCAAGATTTATTGCATCTATTATCAAGGGATTTGCGCGGAGATCAAATCGTCAACAATGCGATGGACTTGGAACGGTTAAAGAATTATTTGTTTATTACCAAGACAGACTATCAGAAGAGTATGTTTGATATCTGTGAGAGGATTGACGAGAAGATCATCGATGAAACTGCCAAATTGGCGTTGATCAATGATTGCATCGGGCTCTATAAGAGAACATTGGTTTCGTTCGAAACCGACAAGAAAATATTCAATAAATACAAGTGCACCATATGCTACGAGAAAGAGGTGAATATGATTATGATTCCTTGTGGACATACTTTTTGCAAGGATTGTAGTGAGAAGGCGACCAGGAAATGCTTTGCGTGCAAAGGAGAGGTTACGGGTCGAACCAATATCTATTTGTTGGGAAAAGACGAAGAGGATGAACCGATTGGCCCGATCGAAGAAAAGAACAAGACTCTCTTTGGTACAAATTATTTACCTGCGTGAATTAATTATATAAAACTATTGCCGTATGATATACATATGATGCAGTTATCCGAATCCCTTGAAAAAGTCCCCTTGGAAGTTCTACATAACATCCTCTCGTACGATGGGAGCATAAAGTATAGAAACGGAAAATGGATCGACCAACTGTCGAAAAAGGATAGGCGATACGATTTGTTACGATCAATCCCCCGACCCGTGCCTTATATCAACAATGATCTCTATTTTTGTTTCATCATATATTTCTCAAATAAGAAATACAAACTAAGTATCGCCAACTTTAACAACCACTACCATATCGATAATATTAACTATAATTTCTGGTTTACTAATTCATATAACCGGAGAAGTTCTCAAGGCTACAGAAGATATTAGCATCTCCGTATATTATATAAATATGAATTCATATAATATATTCTGGTTCTTTGTCGCTGCTTGTGCAGCAGCTGCTCCTATACCTCTTATCAAGATGTATACCAAGACCAATGAGATGTATTGGATTTGGTTATCCATTGTGTCTTACGCCACACTCATCTACGCGTATTCGATCATTTTATTAGATAGAAATATTACCATTGTGTATCCAATCTTGAAGGTTCTCTCGGTATTGATTGTGATTGGTGCAGGAATTGTTTTGTTTTATAATAAAATAAATCTCCGTTCCGCCGTCGGCATATTGTTAGGGATCTTATCGATTTATCTGCTTTCTAAGGAAATGAAATAGTAGGTTGTAAAACGAATTTAGGTCCGTCCTTCGAATAGGTTGGGTAGATCGTATACGAACTGTTATACTTGTCACCGTCCACATCTACTTGATAGATGGTACCGCATTCGTAGTTGTATTTCTCGCATATCTCGATCACATCGACATCGGCAGCGACACAGCATAAAAACGTGATACCTCCGCTACCGCCTTCATACTGCAGATATTTGGGGATATTTTTTCCATAATTAGCATAAACTGTATCGATTTGATTCGGATTGTCCATTTTGCACGTTACGGTAAAGCATTGAACAATCATTGTATAAAATAACCACCGCAAATATTCTATTATTTTTTACGAGATAGCCGTCGTTTCGTACGGCGACCCTTATTGCGTTTACCGCCTTTCTTTACCGGATTAATTATATCAAGTTGAGCAGTAGGATCATAAATATATTCCTTAAGTAATTTGGATAATTTATCAAAATCGATATCGAAACGCTCAATAAGTTCGGGGAAATCCGTGCAATTTCCCTTTTCTACTGTTTCTTTTATGTAGTCGCTCTTTATTTTGTTAGCATCTTTGGTAATTGTATATTTACTATTCCAAGTGACGACTGACCATCTGTCAATCACTTTATCGATAATACCTGTACTTACTAAACAGTCGTACAGAATAAGATAGTAACCGTCCATTGTTAAAGTTGTTTTAGTAACTTTTTCTCCTTTCCAATCTTTCTTATACGTAAGTATATCGTTTTCTCGAGACCGGACAATGAAGTTGTCAAAAGTGAGTTGGTTTTGCTTTTTTTCTACGGCTGTGTCAATTGCCACAAACCCTAAGTAACCAAGAAAATGATCCATTTAATTATAATTAGAAATATTCCTCCGCTCCATTCTTTACGCTTCAGAATAATCCTTTTACTTGGATCCCCTCCGATGGATGAACCGCTTGTAAAAGGTCTTGTAGGTGTTCTGCAATTTGTCGAAGCGCATATTGAATTTACCATCCTCAAAATGGGGGTGAATGTTCTCCACGATCACGCGATCCTGCAGCATCGTTTGGTACATCATCTCTCTGGAGATCCGGTCGCCCATTGGATTCTGCCAGAAATTGCGGTAGGTCTTGACGAAAAGTTTGCTCTTGTTCTCACTGATCGGTAGGGCGAACGTGACCACCGTACTCGTAAAATTGCCGAAAATGACGCGGGCAATGGTCGTATGTGGCAGAACAAACTCGTTCTCAATGATGAGGTCTTTTACTTTGAAGTAGCGGCGGGCCAACGAGTTCTCACCCGCCTCGTACGCGTAAGAGGTTTTGAAATGGTGGGGGCCCACAAGACGCGGGGGATGGATCTCGGTCGGTCCGGGTTTCTTCTTGTTACCGAACGTATGGACAAACCCGATGTGCATTACGTCGAGAGAGTTCTCGCTCAGGATGCGCGAATAGCATTCGAAATCCATATCTAGGAAGACGACCGATTCATTTCGACCCACTTCTTCCTCGACAAATATTTGTTCATTCATCGTAGAATTATGCGAAATCAAATCGGAAAAAGTATTCAGATAGATCCATCCGTGCTTTTCGACCACATCGTATTTGGCAACGTTGTAGGTGGGCGACGGTTGAAAACAGATCCCGGGAACTTTTTTCAGTTCTCCAGTGCAGTCGAACTCGTAGCCGTGATAAGGACATACAACCGATCCGTTTTCTATGGTCCCGCCAGCAAGTGATGCGCCCTTGTGGGGGCAAGCGTCGTCGAGAGCCGCATATTTTCCATCGGAATCGCGCCATACGACATAGTTCTTGTTCCAGATCGTGGCTTTTTGTGGCACATTGATCGGAAAATCTGACGGTGTACCAATGACGTACCATTGTAAGTCGTATTTGTCCTGTTCTGTGAGGTTTTGGTAGGTGAGTTTAGGATATTCAATGATGCTCTTTGTGCGTAATTGTACTTTGGAAGAGAACCTATTAAAAATATGGTGAAACTTGAGCGCCATACCTAATGTGGTAGGTAGGAGCAAGGTAAAAATAGACAACAATTTCATTTGAATATATAATAAAAAAGCTTTATTATATTTTTATATTATATATTTTGCAGGGAACCAAGGTTCCCCTGCGACCCCTCCTTAAGTAAAAAATAGTAGAATAATACCTACTAAATTGATAGTAATATGATTTTTAAACTAAATATAAAAAATCATATTATATTATATATTAATGGCTTCTCGAAAATCGGAACGGAAAGGTCGTAAAACCGGCGGAATCAGGAAATTGAGGCAAAGAAAGAACAAAACGGAACGAAAAGTGCGATCAGTTGACAACAAGAAGAAATCCCACATTGCGCGCATCTTTTTGGAAATGCTAAATACGGTCAAGTTGTATCACTGGAAGACGCGTTCTTATGCACAGCACAAAGCGACCGACGAATTGTACGAGAAGCTCAATGGTCACGTCGACACATTTATCGAAGTATTGTTAGGAAAGGACGAGAGCCGCATCAAGATGATCGAGAAACGATGCGAACTTTTGGATTTTAACGAGAGCAAGGATTTCAAAGACCGGATCTACGATTACCGGGAATTCTTGACGGATATGGGGAAGTACTTTGATAGCAAGCGGGACACCGATTTACTGAACATTCGTGACGAGATCTTGGGGGACATCAACCAATTCTTGTATTTGATGACGTTTCATTAATTACTGTTGTAATTTTTTATTCTTTATAGAAGAGAATAAAAAATTTATTAGATTAAGCATTGGTAATATTCATATATTGCTGAACCTGTTCTTGAGTTAGTGTTACATTCTTAAAAAATAAATATGTTGTATAATATCCGGACATTGATGGCCCCCCATTCGACCCCAATATATTATTCCCAAGATTTATGGTACCAGTCTTAGCATAAGTTAAAACTTGGGTGCCATTCAAGTATAATATGATCCCCCCTACTGAATCGTACGTAAATCCAACATGAGCCCAAGTATTTAAACTAGCTTGACCAGATGATGTCGCAGCAACTGCAGTATAAACAGTGGCACCATTGCCTATGCATAAAAATCCTGTACTGGTAAATCCCACAGTAAGAGTAAAATTTAAACCATGAAAGAATACCGATAAACCGCTAGTTATCCAATTCTTAGGATAAACCCAGCAAGTAAAAGAAAATTTACTTACAAGAGTTGTTGTTAACCACGTAAAATTAATACCACCATCACCTAATGCAGAATAAACATTTGTTGAATTAGGGCTGAATGCATAAAAAGCGCCTACTATACCTGCTCGAGTAAACGATGTAGTAACGTGTGCACTTGCAGTTGGAGCATTAACTAACGTATTACTACTACCATTACCTGCAACATTTTGATCATTATATGTAACCAATGAACTTGCTGTCAAATTATTATAAAATGGTGATCTACTGAACGCTACGTGACCATAAGAACCTGTAACTGTTGGTATAGATTTAGAAGTTGATGCTCCTGAAGTTCCAGCTGAATTCGTAGCAGTAACATAGATGGTATACGTCGTATCTAATGCTAATAACGTGCTAATAGTAATCGGAGAACTTGAACCAACTGTACTATAAGCACCACAGTAAGCAGTATAGGATGTTGCGCCAGTTGATCCTGTAAACCCGATTGAAAATGTGATTCCTGTAGATCCATTGGATACTGCGCTGTATAAATATACATTAGTAGGAGCTTCTGGAATTGTAACCAACGGTGTAAGCTGTTGAGCAGCAGTGCTTGTATTGGAACTCTGATAACCGAGAGCATTCACTGGAGCTGCTACAAATGTTACATTGGAACCTCCTGTAAATGTAGTATACACCTGACCTGCCGAGAGTGTTGCATAAGCGATAGTATTGCCGCTAGCAGGACTTGCGGAAGCCCCTCCTCCCGAATAAGTAACAACTGAACTGGTATATGTCCCTCCAACTGCTACGGTAACTCCAGTGGAAGTAACACCTGAGAACGTTGGAGTATTGACACTGGCCCATGTGCACGTTGCTAATGTGGCTTGACAGGGAGCTCCATTAACATAGTATCCGTCCCCGTTTACAACTGTTGCGGTATACGTATAGGAACCATTGACTGCGGGTAGCGTGTCTTTTCCTGAACTATTGTAAAGGACAGTTGCTGATGCACTCGTATACGTAGTGATAGTTCCACCCGCGATCGTAGTATTCTGTAGTCGAATGCTGGAATAACCACTGTTGGTCCAGGTAAAATAGACGGATGTGGTTGTCGAATTGGCTCCCGAATAGGTTAGTGATAAACTAGAAGGTGATGCCAATGTGTAAATCTGTCCGGGGGTAGCTGCATTCGGATTGGTTATTGCCGTGAAAACTGTTCCTGCACCATCATGATAATCATAAGGCTTAATAGTATACGTGTATTGGGTATTATTTGAAAGAGCGGTAGGATCTGTAAATGTTGTGACCCCTCTAATTATTTGACCTGCATAAGTAGCCCCTCTATAAATAAAACAATATTCGTAACTTCCAACAATGGAACCAATCGTTATCGATCCCAAAGCGGTCGGACTACTGAAAGATGCAGACGTAACAATTCCATCCGCCGGTATAGCTACCGAATTTGTAGTAAAATTGGTACCAGTGGCAGAATCCGGGTAATTCAATGAATTGACCGGGAAAACATTGAACGTATACGTAACCCCGTATATGACAAATAAATAAGCTTGGGAAATAGTATTAGCAACATTTATCAATGTGCCCGTTGTTGGAGCGCCACCAGCAATTGGACTGTACGTAACGTACGCCTTAGAGAATGTACCGGTACAGCCTAGAGTAGTGCCCATATAGGTTGTCGATGAGAATGTAGGGGAAGCGGCGCTTGCCCACGTGCACGTCGCTAACGTGGTTTGGCACAACGCGATTCCTGCGCCAATACCATCCCCGTTTACAACGGTTGCTGTATACGTATACTGGACATTGGTTGTTAATCCAGCGTCTTTTCCTGAACTATTGTAAAGGACCGTTCCAGAAGCACTCGTATATGTAGTGACAGTTCCACCGACGATCGTGGTATTCTGTAGTCGAATGCTTGAATATTCTAGATTGGTCCAAGTAAAATACACGGATGTGGTTGTCGAATTGGCACCGACGTACGTAAGAGCTAAACTTGCCGGTGATGCCAGTGTATAAATCTGACCAGGAGTTCCCGCGTTGTTCGGATTGGTTATCGCCGTGAATGGAGCCCCTTTGATCCCACCAATGTACGGTACAATGGTATACGTACATTGAGCGTTGTTAGCAATTCCGGTATCAGTGTAGGTTGTGGCGGTTTGAGAAGCGGATTCAGCGCCTCCATTTCGGGTAATGGTATACGAAGTAAAATTACCCACAATGGAACTAATGACGATTTGACCCAGGGTGGTCGGACTGCTAAAGACAGCAGTTCGAATAGTGGGAATTACCATTGCTAATGTTCCGTACATTGCATTACCATTTACACTTGTAAAGGCCATCTGCAATAGATATATATTAATTATAGTATATATTTATTAAGGGTGTAAATGGTATATTACATTATATCACCTCTCATAGTAATTCCTTTTGCGATTGACGCCGAATTACCACTGAATCCTGTTGATAAAATGATTCTATAATAGTAATAGTAATTAGGTGAGTCTATTAGTATAGTAAAGAATACATTATTAGCACTAGTATGTATTCTACCTACTTTAATCAAATTCCAAGTAATTCCATCGTTTGATCCAACAAATGTCCAAATTTGAGTGCTACTATTTGTGAGAATATCTATAGTAAATAATTTGAATAAATAAGGAAATTGTATCTGATACCATTCCCCTAAGTAAGTAGTTCCGCTAGCAATGGTTGATACAGTTCCATTGTATGCATAACTAGTTCCACTATAAGTAGCACCAGATAACCATGAAACATCACCAGGATTTGGCGTGATTGGATTGGTAATTGAAGTAGTAGTTAGACTATTTGCAATACTACTAGCAGTTATTACGTAAGTTCCATTTGTGTAACTAGTCGAATCAGATCCAGTTGTAACATCAAATGTAGTTGTTAGAACACCAGGACTATTAGTAGGTGTATAACCAGGAATAGGTATTGCTTGAAGAGAACTACTCGTCGGCGTGGACCGAATAGTTAATTTGTTAATAGAGACCTGACTACCATCACCAGGAGCAACGAATCCAAAATTATAGCCTAGTTCATTCATAGTGTATGAACCACTAACTATTGTTTTTAAAATGTTGTAAATATACAATGTAAGTGATCCTGTATCCGAGATTACAATTTTAACTGGTATAAAATTTGCTCCGTATATTGCCGTACTATTGTATATTTGAATTCCAGCTGAAATAGTAGTCCAACTGGTTGAACTTGTAAAGAACGTATTAGTTGCCGTGTTACTAGCACCGATTCTTACTACATTCCCTGCTCCGCTATCATTACAACCAAAAAAACATCGAGAATTCGCAGTATATGCCGAGTAAAACTCTATTGTCTTTCCAAGTAAGCTTTGACCAAGATTTAAATAGCCATAATTCGAACTATCAAAAAGAGCATAACCAACTCCATTAAGCGTTCCAGTTCTTCCTCCAAAGTTCTTAAAACCATTCAATGTGGCCAATGACCCGCTAAAAATATAGGGGTTACTCGGTATTGTAAATGATATAGGATCAGATGGCAATGAACTAGCAAATGTTGTGACAGTAGGATTTGCAACAATGGTTGCAGTATATGGCGTATTTGGTAGTAATCCAATAAAGGTAACACTTTTAAAACTAGTTTCACTTGTTACTACCTGACCAGTGTTCAACGTAGCAGTGTAATTCTTAATATTACCAGGTGATATCGTAAATGTTATAACTCCAAAGGTGTTTCCAGATGGATCACTAGAAAATGCTAAATTTGTTGGTGGCGAAGCTCGTGTATTTAAGGTTATTGCTGATGATAAAGATCCAGATCCAAAAATATTGCTTGCTTTAGCAGTTATTGAATAGCTAATTAACGTACTCAAACCCGTCACCGTTAAAGGTGAAGAGGTTCCTACTACGTTAGATACACCTCCTACGTAAATAGTATAATTTGTAGCATTGTAATCAATAGCGAAACTAATAACAGCACTTGTATCCGTGTAACTTGTTATTGTTAATCCCGAAACAGTATTAGGAATTGAACTTCCAGTAACATTTGTCATCGTGTTTGAATTCGCCGATGTTCCGAACGAATTCGTGGCTCTGGCTACGATTGAATATGAAGTATTTGGTTGTAAATTATATATGGTAATAGGTGAGGCAGTACCAGTTGCACTGTATCCTCCCACATTAGTAGTAAAAACAGTATAGGTGATACCAGTTCCAGATGAAGGTGTAAACGATAAAGTCATTGTAGTATTCGTTTTAGCTGAAAGCACCAAATTAAATGGTGCAGCGGGGGGCGTTGTAACATTTCCAACCGAAAAAGCGGTTCCAGCTGTAGTGTAATTCACAGGTACAATCGAATACGAATAAATACTAACTGATGATACCGTATTATCTACATATGTTGTTCCCATCAATCCGTAATAAGTGACAACCACATTTCCTGATGTGATATTGGTACGAATCAAATTGAACGATGTATATGTTCCCGTTAAATTGATGGTTACCGATGCACCAGTAACAGTTCCATAAGTTGCGGAAGTAATAACACCCCTAACCGTATTTCCAGCGTTTATGTTTCCTTGCAAAACAAGACCGCCGTAAGAGGCATAACCACTAGTTTGACCAACTAGCGCAATCATCCGAACATAAGAATAATACGGTACGGTAGTAGGTACAGTAGTAAATGGACCATTTCCACCTGGGCTTGGTTCTCCTCCATTATATATATTCGATGTTTGGGTGTATATCAACCCCCAATTGGTACCATCATTTGATCCGACCAGGGCAACTCTTCCGTATGAGCTAGCAAGTGTGTAATAACTAAAACGGGTTATGCTTATAGAATGAGGTAACTGAATTTGACACCACTCTCCTAAATAAGTAGTTCCGTTAACAATCGTGGATGTAGTTCCGGTATATGGTTTGCAATTATTTACGGTTGCTCCAGTGTATACACTCGCAGAATACCAACCTTTCGATCCTGAAACTGGATTAAACAAATTTGTGCACTGATATAAATTACTTGCAGCAAGCAAAGAAGTAGTGGAAACCGTATAGGATCCATTGGTATACAACGTGGTACCTGATCCATTCGTAACACTAAATGCATAGGTAGTAGCTCCTAGCGAATTACCAATGAGATAATTCGGTACAGGAGTACTGACAGCACTAAGATAATTCGTACCTGGAAAAGTGGGTTCGACCGGCGCGGGTGGAGGCGCATTCGCACTGCCTGTATGACTCGGATTAAATACCGCAGCACCTTTGGAAAAATTACCACTAGTAAGGTAAACGTTTGTTTGGTTAAGTACCAGAAACCCATTAATGGAGGTTATACCTTTCCTTACTGCAATGCTGGCCCCTTTTTGGGTATAAAGAGCCATAAAAAATAGCGTATATATATTAATAATGACAATTTTACTTTCAAGAATAAAATCCTAGATCATCCCCAAGAGTCCCGGCAAATTACGTATATGCGAAGGAAATCGCCCCCGGATCTCGCGATGTCTTAGCGAACCCATCGTCATACGTTTTCGCCATATTTCTTTCCTTTCTTGGTATATGCGTTTCCAGGTCCGCTGCACAATACGCAGCCAGAATGTTTTCAATATTACATTATAGAGTCCGTTCGGTAAAATATCGAGCTGCATAATTTCAAAGCGGGATTGCGTAGTACGAATGACGCTATAAAGCCACAAGTAGTGGATAACATCATTGAACTTGTGTCGATAAAAGGTGGCGGGGGAAATGGAACTCGACATTATTAAATAGGGATCTTCCAAGGAAGAAGGTGGTCGGCAACACGTTCCGATGTAATATTGTTTGTCGGTTTTGTCTTCGTAAAAATGGAAGGATTCTTCGTGGCATATTTGTTCGCAAATGTCAATGTCTTGTGTATCTAGAGAATAATCGTCATATTCGTCGTCGTCCCCAACGATCGAACTTATTTCCATTACAATGGTGGACGAGTCAATCGATTCGTCACACGATAATTCGTCGTCATCCGAATCTCGCAATTCGGATATGTAAAGGCTATTGTTGTTCTGCGACATTTCTATTGTGCATTCGTTGGTTATAAAAAATGGATACTCTTAATAAAAATATCAATTTTTTGCGATTAGATAAGATTATAAAGTTTGGTTAATTCTTCAGTAGACAATACCCTCGTATAATATCGAAATTCGTCGACATATCCGTTGGAATATCCATCAACTGACCAATTACTATAGCCAATGTAATTATTGGTTCGTGAGATGGGTCTCGGATAACCAGCATCCGCATTTGTATATTTTAAGACATTGTCGATATACATATTCCACGTACCTTTGTAATTCGTAGTATCCGTACAGGACATTGTCCACGCAAAGAAATGCCACGTAGAATCCGCGTATCCGGTTGTAGCGCCACCTGGTTGAGTAGCTATACTGGATCCATTATATACCCCTATTCCGTTTCCAGGTGCAAATAAGATATTATCACTAGAAGATCCGTTGCCGAAATCAAACAAACGGGTCCAACTTCCCGAAGTAAAGTAAAACCAACAAGTGATTGTAATACCTGTAGTTGTGCTCGTGAACGTATCAATATTGATATACTGACTAGATGATGAAACCAATTGGAGAGAACTTCCACCTACCTTAAATGTATTGGCTCCTGACGAAAACGTGGGAGAACCGTAAGCGGTAGCGTCATATACTGCGGTCCCTGTAGCATAATTGGCTACTCGACTACTTGCATTAATATCTCCGATATTAAATCTATAATAGAATAACAATCCATCGGGATTGCTGAGTTCACTATTTATTATTCCTTTATAAATAGCCAATATTTGATTAGATGTTAATACCGTATTGTACATTCGCATATCGTCCAAATATCCGGTAAAGTAGAATGAACCAGAACCAGTATAAAATCCGAATTGAATGGGATTCGTATCCCCAGAAAACACGGTTGTTCCTCCAGCATTCGCGGTGCTACTCCCATTAATATACATATACGTACTAGTTCCATCACAAGTAATCGCATAGAACGTCCAAGCTGCGGTTTGATCAACCGTTGATGCATAAGTAGTGCCTGACAAATTATACCCGGCATTCCACTTTAATTTTGTACCTCCATCAAACCATACAGGATAATTAGCACTACTAAAAACGTTACCTGATCCAGATGCTGATGGACTCGAAGAATAGACCCAAAACGTTTTTGTAGAAATTGTAGGCGTATTTACCGAAATACTCAAATAGTTGGATCCAGACAATTGAAATACGTATCCTCGAGTGCTTGCCGGATCAGTAACAACAGTAACAGAACCTGTATTGGTAATGGGGTTACTTGCGTAAGAATCGGTAGAAGGAACCGTCGTACTGAATGCTTTAATTCTAAACAAAAGACGTAGGGTAGATGCGTAATTGATAATAACGATTCCTGACCCGCCATTGCCACCTATGGATTGAGGTCCCCCCATATTTCCAGCACCGCCTCCACCCCCACCAGTATTTGGAACACCTGTAATGGAGATAGGCGCAACAAGTCCACCTACTCCTGCACCTCCCCCACCAGTTCCTCCGCTCGATTGAGGAGAATCAAGATAAGTTCCACCGCCACCTCCGCCACCAAACGATACAATCCCACTTGTTGATGCAGTATTAGTGATGGACGTAAAACACGGGATATAATAGTTATCACCAAAAGAAGACACCAATGTAATTCCATTGCCACCTTTGGCGGAAGAGACGCCTGCTGCAACAGTATACGAACCTCCTACCTCACTAGCGCCACCTCCGCCAGAACCGTAAGAATATCCGTTTACACCCGCGCCTCCGGCATAACCCTGTCCGGCTGTTCCGAGTCCTCCAGCGTTGGATGCATAGGTGGATACGGCCGACCCGCCACCACCACTGCCACCTTGCAACAATGCATTGGTATTTCTTGCACCACCCCCACCACCCCCACCTATAGCAGTGAGTGTATTGAATGTCGTGTTTCCACCATTTGCGCCATTACCAATCCCCGATGCACCGTCACCCCCTTGGCCAATGGTGATAGAATAACTGGTGTTTGACACTGGGTAATTAAGATAATAAATGACTCCTCCTGCACCACCACCACCTCCTGTATCACCTCCCCCTCCACCGCCTCCACCAACAACAAGCACATTTACTTTTGTAATACCGCTAGTAATTGTGAATGTACCACTACTCGTAAATGTTCTCGTAGCGTAACCACCGTTCTCTACAAGGGTTCCTCCAGATGCAATGGCCAAAACTGTTGTATTAGGTCTCACTATATTAGATACAGTGGACGATGGTGATGTCCCGGATGAATTTGTTATTGTCATCGTAAACGTATAATCGGTTCCACTTACGAATGTCCCGGTAACATCTACGGAAGCGGATTGTCCCGAAAATGTCGGCGCAGTCGCCGTATATGTCAAACTGAGGGATGGAGAACTTGTGATGGCAATCGCCGTAATATTCGAAGTCGTGCCTGTAATGGTAAAAGGAACATTTACTTTTGTACTACTGGTAATGGTAACTGTATTGATGGTTGGGGCAATAGGTGGTGTTATATAGGAGGAACTTGTAACCGTACTTGTTCCCGTAGCATTGGTGGTAGTTAGGGTAAACGTATAGCTCGTATTGCTAGTTAGACTAGTAACCGATATTGGACTCGCACCCGAACCTGTTCCACCAGTCGGTGTAGTAGTTACTGTATAGGATGCCGCTCCCCCGGTCGGTGCAGTATATGCGACTGATGCACCGGTAGTTGTTACTGTTATGGTACCGAATGTTGCTGCACTCGGCTTCGTCAAATAGGAAGTACTGGTTCCGGGCAAGCTCGATCCCGCGGTATTGGTAGCGGTTACGGAGAAAGTATAACTGGTGTTCCCAGTTAACCCAGAAATGGACATTGGGTTCGCAGTAACCGCCGTATCCGAAGTTGCGGGGGTCGTACTTATCTTATATGAAACGGCTCCACCAACCGGTGCGGTATAACCGATCGACGCACCCGAATTCGTCAGATTCGTTACAGTAATAGAAGTTGGATTCGTAGGATACGATAAATAGGTTGATGGGGTGGTGTATGTACTCGTCCCTGTAGCGTTGGTTGCAGTAATGACATACTGGTACGATGTATTTCCGGTTAGACCAGTAACGGATATTGGGCTTGCCCCGCTACCTGTTCCACCAGCCGATATAGTAGTGACTGTATAGGATGCTGCTCCCCCTGTAGGCGCGGTATATGTGACTGATGCACCAGAAGTCGAATTGGACACTGCCGTAATGGTGATAGAACCCGGTTTCGTCAAATAAGATCCGGACGTGGCACTCTTACTCAGTGTCAATCGAAACGCGGTAAGAGTAAAAGTATAACTTGTATTTCCAGTCAATCCTGTAACGCTGATAGAGGTTGCTGTACTTGAACCAGTTCCGGTTCCTCCCGTAGGAGTGGTCGCTACCGAGTAGTTCATACCAGGGGGTGCTCCTGCTGTAAAATTCAAGGTAGCTGCATTCGCACTAGTCAATGTAATCGTGCCAATCGAAGGAATCCCCGGCATTTTAAGAGAACTTCCAGTGGCATTCACTAAACTGGATCCGATGGAAAACGCCATAATATATTATCTATGTTTCTATTTTACTATTTCAACCTTCTAAATCAAGGGGGTGCCGAAGCGAAGGGATATTTTTCTTCTAACAATATAATACCTACATATGTATGATATTATTGTGATTGGTGGCGGGATTGCCGGAGTATATACCACCTACAAAATTCATAAACGCTGCCCTCAGATCAAAGTGCTTCTGATCGAAAAAGAGAACCGTTTGGGAGGTAGGGTGCATACGTACCGAGATAGTTATATGACGGTCGAAGCGGGGGCAGGTCGCATCAATGGCTCGCAACCGCATATAATGAATCTGATCGAGGAATTAGGTCTGAAAAGTAAGTTGAAACGGTCCGAAGGTTCCGCGGTGTTTAGTCCGGCGGACGGCACAAGTTCGATCGAATCGTCTGCAATGGATGCACCCGATAAAACCCAATATTCACTGTTAGGACCATTGTACGACAATTTCGTCGACGTAGCATTGGGACCTACTACTTTACCCAACGCCGGACTCATTTTAGATTTAGTCATTGCCAGTAAAATGATGTCAAAACAGTATTTGCAGAACCATACCTTGGAAACTTTCGCTAAAAAGGTGCTGACCAAAGAGCAAGTCGATTATATCAAACGATCTTTCGGTTATTATTCCGAATTGGTGATTATGAATGCTTATGATTCGATCAAATTGTTAAATGCCCTCGGTCCTAGCAATACATTCTATATGATGAACGGCGGTCTCGACCAATTGATTGAGAAGATGGCAGACCGAATCTCGCGAAACAAGAACATAACGATCTGGGAAGGGCGCGAAGTCAGTAATATCAAATACCACGATCCCCTCTTCGAAATTCAAATAAAAAACCACAAAATGTCGTATTATTGCCAACAATGTATCTGCGCATTACCTAAATTGGCTCTCGACCGGCTGCGAATTTTCGCACCCATTCGCCCCTTACTTAAAAAAGTAGAATGTGGATCCTTGTGCCGGATTTATAGCAAGTTTGATCTTGATAAATTATGGTCAGGGTCTCGGAACCCAACAACTAACTCGAGTGGAGTTTGGTTTAAGAATTTACCCAAAATGACCACCGACAATGACCTTCGAATGATCATCCCTTACGATAAGAAGGAGGGTACGATTATGATGTCATATAGTGACAACTTTTATGCCGACGACTGGCAAGACCTCTATTTGAGCAGGGGGGTCAAAGCGGTCAATCAAAAACTAAGGAGGGATATGTTGGAAAGCATTGGACAAGAGATTCCTGTGCCCAAGCGGACCAAAGTGTTTTATTGGGAATGCGGGGTCGGGTATTGGGGGATCGGAGCGGATAGCAAAAAAATCGCGGAAAAAATGATACAACCTTTTTCTCATATGGCATTGTTTGTTTGTGGGGAGAATTATTCGGAAAATGGACAGCAGTGGATCGAGGGAGCACTGGAAACCAGCGAGAAAGTATTGACTAGACTACAATTATGAACAGTAGGTGTTGGTAGTCGTATAGCAGCCGTTGGCCGAATAACTGGTATCACTGCATATCGGAAAGTTTTTGTTATATAGTGCTCTTCCAAACAAGAAGACCATTGTGTTCTCAAACATTGTGTTTAATAATATGACCAATGAACCGATCAAAATAGATAAAACAAATAACAAGGCGATTAAACCAATGATTAATAATGTGACTACTATCGTTGCTGAGATTGCGAATTGAGTGTTCATTTTAAAACGTTCCCATTCGAGCCTCTTAATTTCGGCTAATCTTTTTTCTCTCTCGATCCTCTCTCGTTCTTTTCTTTCTTTTTCTGCAATTGCTGCCAAATCAGCATTATTTATAGGTGTCATCGCCGGTTCCTGAATAGTATAATCTGTACTCTCTGTATCGATTGCATTATAATATTTTGGCTGGCCTAATTCAGGGAGAAGGGAAGTGTAAGGTTGGTCAAGGGAGGAACGATCAGATATTCCGAAGCGTAGCGGAGGAGTATTGAGTTTGATCATTTTAATATTGTGTTTCTGTTATTGAATTATTTTCCTAAAAACAATTCAATTTTTTTAAGGAGTATTTAACTTGATCATTTTAATATTGAAAGGATGGGATCTTAAGGGAAACCTTGGTTTCCCTTAATTCACCACAAAAGTTTGTCGGCATAGTATCCGTTCGATCCGACAATGTGGCGATCCTTTTCGTGACGCTGTTTGTACAACTTACGTTTGCGATTCGCAAATTCCTTTCCAAATTTCTTCCAGAAGGTGGGATAGTCGTTGTATCCGGTCGCCCCACACGACGCGATCTTTTTTCCATTCTTAAAGACATCGAGTTTCTTGTCGGGGTTCTCGGAATGCTTGATGGTAACACCTAGACGTTTGGCGGCATCCTTGGTATACTGGGTAATCACATATCGTTGTTTACGGGTTTTATTTTTGCTAGATGTCTTTTTCTTCGTAAAGATTGGCATTCTATATTATATTATAATTATATAGTAATTTTGAGGAGCCACTTCTATAGGTGAAACCTATGCACGATATATACACCGATAAATCAATGAGTAAAGGTGTAAAATAAAAAATATTAATTTTAATTAGGATGCGAATAAAATCCATATATATTAGAAAGTGATACAGCATTCCAATTAGAACCATTATCCGACGAATAATAAATTCTACTACCGTTTCCACCGACGTACCAAGTATTAAATGAACTACTATAACTAATAGCTCTTGGATCAGTTAATAACGAAGTTTGTGATGCCAATTTGGATGTCCAAGTATATCCATTAGTTGAAGAATAAACTATATTACTTCCATTACCAGCAACCATAAACGTTCCTGATCCATAAGAAACTGCATATGCTACACCATTAGTACCAAATGGTGATGCTGAATTTGTCCAAGTTGTTCCATTAGTAGATATAATTGTCTGGACAGTGGAAGAATTGTACGTTGCATTACCACAACAAACTGTTAGACCATTACTTGGATTATAATCTAAACCAGTTCCATATCCATTAAATTCAGTAGGATTTAACTTTGTCCAATTAAGACCATCGGTAGAATACCCGATTACTCCAGCATTCCCATTATTATTGACACAGTTAGCAATCCACATAGACAGGTTTTTATTATAAATAATACGCCCTCCACCGTTACCAGTAAATACAGCAGTCGCCGAAATACTTGTTATACCTGTCCAAGTAATTCCATTACTAGACCACGCCAATGTAGTATTTCCGGCTGTTCCGGAAGCACCTTGTTGATTTGTTTTAGGACCGGTGCAAATAAATACGTTACCAGAAACCTGTAGACCAGGTGCAGGTCCAACAGATACACTAGTTGTTGTAGGTGCAAATGGAAGTCCAGCTCCGGTCCACGTTACCGCGTCTGTAGAATAAGCAACCGAATTTCCATTGTAACCACCCACTGCAACAAATACTGAATTACTATAAGCAATCTGTAATGCAGATGCAGTATTCAATATAGTTGATAAATTGGATGTTAAAGGTGTGAATGTAGATCCATTTAAAGATTTATAAACTGATCCGGCAGCAAACGCTAATACGTACGGGATAATTGTAATTACTGTTAATGGTAATGTACTGGTTAAATAACCAGTATTATACCAGACATTGGATGCTATACCCGCTCCATTATAAGCGGTAATGGTATAAATATAAGTTCCACCAGATAATCCACTGTCAGTATATGTAGTAGTTCCTGACGGGATATTGCCGCTTGATACAGATGTTGTATTATTTACAATAGTAATATAGTTATATGATCCAGACCAAGTAAATACGATATCTGTAGTATTAATAGTCGGTGCCGCTAACGAAACACTTGCCATTGTCCAAATCGTTCCCAAATTGGTTGGTAAAGTTGTTGTAAATAAATTTTTTGCAAATATTTGATAAGAATAACTTGTATTTGCAGATAAACCGGTATCTGTATAAGTTGTTCCGGTTAACCCATAGTAGGTGGCGTTCGATCCTCCTGAACGCGTAACGTTGTAATTAGTGTATGGTCCCGAATAATTGATAACAATAGAACTAGACGTATCTAAACCATAACTAGCTACTAATGGCAAAAGTGTGGAATAAGATGCGTTTGTGTTATTGCCGTTTACAGTTCTAAATGTCAATGGCATTATACATTATAATACCACAATTTTGCTATAATATAACCAGAGTCCGAGTCCCACCAAACACTTGGATATACAGTCCAATATGTTCGATAAAATGTTCTTGTACGTCTCGGGGAGCAAATAGATCAGCCCATACAACGCCCACACAAGAACAAAAAAGAAGAACAAACAGTTGTTTTCGAATATGTATTTGGGCGCGATGAATCGACGATAAATCATATAAAACATAGCGGCGAATGCGGCGAATCCCGATGCAGTTGCGACAGGTCGACTCAGCGTTTTCGTCTCACCTAAATACCCAGTATACAACATCACGTAATTCAATAAAATCACGGTTCCTAGTGTACCTATCGTTATTTTCTTATTGATGTTTGCGCCGAGAACAATGCATAATACTAGTAACATCATTGGTGTCGTAATTGACCAATCGATGTACCTAGTTTTAGTAATGTTCGACCAGTCAATCGGTTTGTCGTCTTTGCTAAAACCGTCAATTTGCGAAAGAAACACCGAGTAAAAGTATCCGGCCACGATGGAAATGCACGTTTCTAAATTGAGAACGTGGCGAACACTGGTGTCATTTGTACGCATTGCTTCGATAAACGTAATGGTCGCAGTGGTCAGCAACAAGATGTACGTGATCATAAACGACGCCTTCACGTAATACTGGACCGGGTTCTGTCGGATCTCGATCTTCTCTTGCGGGGTGGTTTGTCCCAAGGTGGGCGTTGCGTTGGGAGGGGGCGTCGGGACAATCGATACCGGATTGGAAACCGTGGGGTTGGGTATTTTGTTCAATTCTGTAGGTTGGAACTGCGACATTGTATATAGTAATTGTATATTTTTACTGCAAAAAATATAATATTAGATAATATGATGGGATATGTTGTCGATGAAATACACCGAAATAGAGGATGTTCCTCTGCATAAAGTCCAAATGTTTTATGCAGTTGAACGCCAATTCATTTGTTTTTTTAAGAAAAATTTTACGATTCATATCAACCACTGCACCGATGAAGACAAATTGTTTCTGATAAATTTGATCGATGGTATTATGACATTCGATATTCCTCCGTTACACATCGGAATATTTGAGAATCCCTCCGCTGCGAGCACACCATTCTTTTTGCCTCGGAATCCTCTTGAATCTGGTGTTTTCGGAGGACTGAAACTGGAGGGTTTGAGGAGCCACGATGTGGCATATCAAAACCTAGATTTTCCTGAGAAAATTGCCGTGGGCAATGTTCACAGGAAACTGAATCACGTAGTCATTGCGATTCTGTTTGCGTTCTATTCGCTCGTCTTACTGGAAGTCTATGGCGACAATGTATCTATAGAAGAAATGTGTCTGGTGATGAATATGCGAAGCGATTCTGATTCTGTCCGGATCATTAAAGAAATCTTTTACGAGATTGCGTGGGGAGATGATCCGTTGTTTGCAGAAGTCAGGGGGCGAATGTTGATGCCTGATCGTTATAAAGATAAGGGAACCAATGGTTCCCTTATGATCCCTCCTTCTAAGGAAACCAAGGGTTCCTTATGATCCTTCTTCTTGGAGGGAGAGGTCTTAGGCCTTTCGGCATTGAAAATGGGAAAAGTAATATTCATTTTAGTCAATAAATACCCGGGAGCGAAGCACAGGAGAATAAAGTCTCAGGCGAATATATATAGATTGAGGGAATGTCAGAAATAAATATTTTATACGTAGATGATGCTGTTAGTAATCAGAAAATGGGAAAAAATCTTATCAATAAATATTTTAATAAGGAAGAAAATAAAATAACCGGTCACGAAATTAATGTTGTAGTAGTAGGTAGTTGCAAAGATGCAATTGAACATTGGAAAGCATTGATGAGTAATGGAAAACAGCTCGATGTTCTTTTATTAGATTACGACTTGACCCAATTCAAACCAGATTGTCCTTCTGAAGAGCCCACGGAACAAGTCCAACCCGTAGATAAAGATCCTTGTTGCGGAAAGGATATCACGTCTAATTCTCTGTTTCCTAATTCTACAAAAATAGACGAAAGTAACGATTCAAAAAATAATGGTGGACAACTGGCAAAAAAGTTTATCGATGATGGATATACAGGACTGATTATATTTGTAACATCTTTCCACGGCGATCCAAATATAATTGATATAAATGAACAGATAATGAAGGAAGATGAAACAATAAAAGAATTTTTTGAAAAACATATTGCTAGTAAAGAAGGATCAAAAATGGATATTAAAAATATATCAACAATTGGTGGTAAACTAATAGGTGATGCACTTGGTCGATTAAAAACTAAAATAATAAAATACATTGAAATTCCTGATGATTCTCCCGTTGAAGACGAACCATCCATTGTTGAAGAAAAGGATAAATTACCCGTATCCATTGTTAAAGAAAAAGACGAACCAATTACTCCCGCAGCAATAGTCGATTCGTCCGTTGCACCAATGCCAGGTGGTTTGAAAATAAAATCTAAAACCAAGAAACGAGCGAAGCGAAGAACCTTGAAGAAAACTCAAAAGAAAAAGCAAAAGCGAACCGGCAAAACGAGACGAATACAAAAGAGGAGAAAGAATTAAGTTATACATACAAACTCTGGGAGGTTAACACATATTTCAGGACAAGGGTCTCGATTTGCCGCAACTTATACAACAATTCAATCTGTTCCAATGTCTCGCAGACATTCTCCAGCTCTTTCGCGATCGTAACAATCTTCATCATCGCCTTGGTAAAATCGCCGACCGAGATCCCCTTTTCACTAATGGTTGCCTGGATAAAATACTTGCATTCTTGTTCAGATTCACGATGAGACCATTCCATCGCATACTGGACCATATCATACATCAACAATTCATCGTAATTTATTCCCGTATACAGGTTGAAATCCCGCTCGACCTTTTCGTAGGTTTCGCACCATACACCCATCTTCCGAATGGCATTGTTGAGAAACTCGTCCTGGCAACGCGGGATACTGGCCCGCAATTCTGCCGCGATTTTCACGTCGGTAAAACACGAAAAGAGTCCAATCAATTGGACCGTAGAATAGCTCTTAAAATAGTTGGTGTCGATCAACATTCGGGTCATAATCAGTGGATGGGTCTCGGCCAAACACGATGCCACCTTCCCCATTTCTGCTAATTCTAATTTATCTTCCTCCAGTTTTGTGAATCCTTGTTCGCATAATGCTTGACAAATAGATACAACATTGGTTCGGATAAAATTATTGTTGTATTCGCACGATTTACGCTCTGCTTCCAGTTCTGAAACAGATATCATCAAACGATCTACTGCGTCAATATCTTTCAGAAGATTCTTGTGTTCGTCTTTGAGCGCGCTCATTTCCCTCTCGCACTCTTTACGTTTCTTGTTCACTAGACCGGGCAATTTATCTTGTAATTCCAAATATTTCTCACATACGTTGGTCGGAGTGCGAAGAAGGGAAACATTGGATCGAAGCGCACTCACCTTTGCCTCCATTTCGGAAATATTCTTTTGGAGTCCGGCGGACAGATCGTCAATCTCCCCCTGCACCATACTCTTCGCGCAAAAATCGCAAATCCCGTTGATGTCACTCACCCCATTCTTCAGGAGGTTCAGTATTAGACCATAAGAAATCCGGAATTTCGATACCAATTTCTGGGGGACACCACCCAAAATTGTTTTGTATTCGGTCAATGTTGGCACGCTGAACAGGTTGTTGCAGTGGACCACGTGACCGACTGTATCGATTCCTCTGCGGCCACTTCTACCGCTGGCTTGCGTATATTCGTGAGCCATCAAATAACGTTCGTGTTGTCCGTCAAATTTGGTCAGGCTCGTAAAAATCGCAGTTCGAATTGGACAATCAAGACCAATTGCGAAGGATTCCGTTGCAAACAGCAATTTGATGTAGCGTTTGGAAATCAGAAGCTCGACAATTTCACGGAGAACAGGGATCATACCAGAATGATGGATACCAATTCCCTTTTCCAAGAGGGAAACTAGAGACAGATATTCGGGCAATTGCAAATATTCAATGTAATTAGGTAACTTACGTATGATTTGTTCACATTCCCTAGCTACAATGTAAGGAACTTTACTATCATCCTCTAATAGCGGAATAGTGATTTCTTTGGCCATCGCTTCAACATTTTTACGCGAAAATACGAACGCGATGGCCGGAAGCATATCGCGATCCCTCAAAAAGAGAGCGAGTTGGTTAATCGCGTGTTTTCTATTTATATGAACACGATTATCTTCCAATATCTTGGTATATTTTTTTATGGCGAGGTAACCAGCATCATTAAATTTATTAGTGGAATCTTGAAGTGGAATCAATGTATTTGTATTGTCCTTGATTTGCTTTTGAATGTCTTTGTCCTTTACGTGTTTGAAGATAGATTCAGTGATAGTAATAAATCCGTAGTGAGACAGTGGAACAATTCGATAATTAGTTGAAGACAAGTAAACCTGTTTTGGTTCAGGTCCTTTATATCGATCTTCGATCCACTTGGCAAAGCCAACTGGATTATCGATCGTAGCTGAAAGACCTACTATTTGCACGTGTTCTGGTAAAAGAAGAATCGATTTTTCCCAGACGTGTCCACGTTCTTTGTCATTAATATAATGAACTTCATCAAATATAACACATCCCAACTCATTTTGAATGTCAATTTGAAAAGACATATTATTTGAATGGATCGATTGATCATTATTTTGAATGAAAAGATAATTCATTAATATTTCAGTTGTCATTATTAGCACAGATGCATTTGGTTGAATCTTGATATCACCAGTTATCAGACCTATGCTAATGTTTGGATATTTGTTTGTGAAGTCATAAAATTTCTGATTGGACAACGCCTTGACTGGACTCGTAAAAATTACCTTCTTACCCATTTTCACAAAATAATCTATAGCAAATTCTGCTGGAAGCGTTTTCCCTGAACCTGTTTTTGCAAACACACACGTATGGTTTCCTTTAACAATGCCCTCTATAGCATACTTTTGAAAAGCACTTAATTCATAAGGAAACATATCGAAATGTTCCTGATATGTATCATTATCAACATAAGTATCAGGACAAACTTTCACCATTCTTGAATAATATTACGTATTATATGTAATATTATCTTTATACTCATTTTAAAATCAATTTTAACCATCATATTTGCAACCTTTCATTAAATTATCAATAGCCCATAATGGTTGTAGGTTCGTATAATGAAAGCATTTATTAATATTTTCTTCCTCACTTAAATCGAAACTAGCACAAGGACGTATGTGATCAATATGCCATTCACCTTGATTTTCCCAATTCATTCCCTCTTGGAATTTATTTTCCAAATGGGTTCTTAATTCTCCCAATGTGCATCCTAAGTATTCCAAAGTATGTTTTTCTTTTTTAACATTATAATTTTTTAATGCCTTTTGAACACGTGATCGAAGCAATTTTGTTAGGTATGCATTTGGACTACAGATTTTGCAATTATTTTTAATAATATTATGTTCGCAAATACCTGCAACGTTACAGTGTATACATAATTGTTTATCCCGCTTATGTTCACAAGTTTGACTTCCTCCACATTCTTTGCATCTATTTCTCTTACGATTATGTTGACAAATTTGACTTCCTTTACAATAAATGCATTCACTTCTTCGCCGTTTATGTTCACAGATTCCAGAACCCCCGCACGGAACACATAAACGTTTCCTTCTATTATGTTCACAGATTCCAGAACCTCCACAATTAACACAATTCGCTTTATCTCTACCGTGTTCACAAATCTGACTTCCACCACATTGTTTGCATCTTTCCTTTCGTTTATCGTGTTCACATATTCGAGAACCGTGACAGTCTCGACAACTTTCCTTTTCCCTGTTATGCTCACATATCTGACTTCCCTTGCAAATAACGCATCTTATTCTAAGCCGCCCGTGTTCACATATTTGACTTCCTCCACAGTCTTTACATTCCAAACGTCGTTTATTATGTTGACATAATTGTTTTCCACCACAATCTTTACATACGCCTTTATTGCGATTATGTTCACATATTTGACTTCCTCCACATTCTTTACACATACTTCTTGCACGATTATGGTCGCATATTTGACTTCCTCCACAGTCTTTACAATAAAGCTTGTTGCGATTATGGTCGCATATTTGACTTCCCCCACAGTCTTTACAATAAGTATTTCTGCGACCGTGCTCACATAGCAATCCTTTTCCGTTCCAAGTAACCATTTTATCTTTGAAAATATACTTTTCACCTTTTACCCTGTCTTCCTTTTTAGCTGGTAAATGAATTCCGATGATTCCACAATACTGTTCACTATTATTGTCAGTTGACAGTTTCATAATATTTTCCATTCTTTATTATAACCGAAGATTTTATTTTATATAGTTTTTTCAAATTATATATTTATGCCTTAATCTTTTCTTCCACAGAATTTTTTTCTGCTTCCAATCTTTTCTTTTCTTTTTGCTTTAAATATGCCCGTCTAGCATATTCCTTTAATTTGTCAGGATTTTCTTCAGCAATTTTTTTCAATCCTTCTTTCGCCTTTTCTTTAACAATGTCTTTGTTCTTTTCGTAATAGTTCTTTCTGGAAGTGGTGTAATTTTGCATTAATGTCTTTAAACGTTCTACTTCTTCTTTAAGTTGATTATTTTCTTGAATGAGAGTATCCATTTTGTACTATAGAATATATACTTTAATCTCTAAATATTTTCTATAAAATAAAAAGAGACTTATATCATATATGGTCGAAACGCGCGTCCCTGTAAGATATTTGCCGAAAAGATTGACCAGTGCGGACAAACGCAAACAGATGCGTATGCTGTTAAAATCGAGGAAAATGTACAAGCAAAAGCAATACTATACCCGGAAAAAGGTCCCCTCGTTCCAAAGTAGCCCGTCCGCACATACTGCGAATGCGCGTAAAATATACAAGATAGAATCCATTGTTCCGGGTCAACCGTTGTCACGTGCTACCGGTTGTTCAGTGGCCGCATTGCGAAAAATCGTGAAAAAAGGCGAGGGTGCCTATTTTTCTTCTGGGTCGAGGCCAAACCAAACCGCGCAATCTTGGGGACTGGCACGATTGGCTAGTTCTATCACCGCGGGAAAAGCCGCCGCAGTAGATTATGATATACTGGAGAAAGGTTGCAAACATAATCAGAAGGCATTTATTTTAGCAAGAAAATCGAGGAGAAAATACAAATACGGACATTCCAAAACAAAAAAGGTTTTATTTCATTAATTTTACAAAACACAAACAAAGCAATATTTTTATTATTTACAAAGTAATCTCGTCATTTACTACCACCGGATACATATCGTCATTGTGGTCCCAGCTGTCTGGATCGCAATTGATGAGCGGAGGCATCGACGAGTGCGATAATACAGATCCGGATTCTAAATCGGGTGCTGACTCATCATCTGATTCGTCCTCCATACTGGGAAATGGAATGACTGGAATATCAAAAGGCTGAGAATTGGTTTGTCTTCTAAGAATTGGCGGGGAAGGATACGAATTCTTCTCCAGCAACAATTTGATCATCACCGCCTGATTCGCGAGCTGTTCTCTCTGTGCTTGAACAAGATCCTCCAGATCGCGAATCTGCTCCGCCTGTTTGTTCATTGACCCCCACAATGAATCTTCCAATACCTTGAGATTGTTTGCTACCTGGTGAATATTGAGGACCGTATTCGGTACCGGATTGCGAGCAGGCAACATCGTGATAGCATAATTGTCCGTACCTTCAATGTATCTGCTCATATCGGTCGGCCCATCGCCGATCAGATCGGCTCTCCCCCAGTCAAAATGGACAAACGCGCTGCGATAATTTTTCTTGGGCTGGGCCATCTCGACCCAATCGATACGACTTGGGTATCCGATGTCTTCCACGATCCTGCACAACATCTGGTCGTCGATGCTGCGGTGGAGACTGGGAAAGTACGCACTGCAAGGACGCAACTCCGGAGGAGTTAGTTGTTGGGCTCCAAACGAATCGAATTGCTGGATAGACGACATTTTGAAAATAACACTTATTACACTGATTAGATACCGTTAACAATTTACATAAAAAATAATTCAATTTTTTATGCATTTTACACTGATAAAATCTCTGCCAACTTTTTACGATTGTCTTGGGTATTATAGGCAGACGACGAATGAATCCGGTGTTTCACGAGAACCTCATCGACGTTATAAAAGGCCGATGAACAGCGACTCAATCGCAGCCATAGGTCGTAATCCTCTACACCGTCGTACGCTGCGTTCCACCCGTATTTAATAGCAATGGATTTACGGACGATCACACTACTATTGATGATCGGGTTCACCACATTAAAATCAAAGGTGCTAATGTCACCTACCGGGATCTGTGGCACAGTTCCGTCCAGGTTCTCGAAATAAACGCATTTGGTACCCACTACATCGTGGGTTTTGATATAGGGAATTTGCTTTTCCAATTTACTAGGTAAAAAAAGATCGTCGACGTCCAAGAGTGCAATCCATTCGTACGAACAATGGCCCAACATCGCATTGAGGGCATTCGATTTTCCCTTGATATCGTACATATCGTATACTTTGATACGTGGATCCAAATCCTCGTAATTCTTCGCCAACCTATAAACAATCGAATCGGGTTCGTGTCCATTGATTCCGACAATCAATTCCCATTCTCTGTAGGTCTGGTCGAGAACCGACGTTATCGATTCGTCAATATACTCTATTCCATTGTAAATAGGCATCAAAATACTGATCATTGTATTTATTATTATTATAAATATAATAATAAACTGTTTAAACCGTTTATGTTTTCTCTTTTACAATGATTATTATTCTAAATATAAATGCATAATTTGAAAAAAGGTTTCGATGAGTTCGGTGCGTTCCCCCTCTAATTTACGGTAAAAATCAATCGATTTCTCTTCTAGGACAATAGGTTCTCTTCCATACTTGTCAAATTCAATTACATTTTTAAATTGATAATGAGAATTCGTTTGTTTCGAAATGATCAGGGGCACCAACGTCGAAAAGGCTAAGGGGATGGCCCCTGACATCTTAATGTTCTCGTATTCGGGGTTGACCGATACATCCGTCAATACAAAATCGCTGTGGGCAACGATTCGAAATAGATCACAAGCATCAATATTTTTGTAGATATGGAGTTCAATGTCATCACGCAAATGAGAGAACCTGGATGCGTCCATATCTCGAGAAATGGCGTGAATGGCAATGGTTTTTCCGGATTGCAGCCGGTTGATGATCGAATTATGATAAAAATGGTCGTTGTTTACAATGACTATATGCGTTTTATTATCGTCAACTATCAATTCGCCCTTTGAATCTGATCCGATGATTGGATAGCACGGAAGCGCCCACGGCCTTTTATTTCCGTTCAAGAATGGTCGCGTAGCAATGCATTTCTGGATTTCGGGGCGGCGTACAAAAAAATCGTGATCGATGCGTATGGTCTTGCGGTTGATGTCCGGATCGTTCGTGCTAAAACTCATATCGTCGTCGGTCAAGAGGATAATCGCGTCGTAGCAACATTTTTCGGTATCAAAACGTTCGATGCATCGATATTCGTGGGAGACTGTACCCAACAGTTGTTGAAATAAGGTAATATAGCCATTAGAATTGTCTAGATCGCAATAGACGACGACGTGGTGTCCTTGCGTCAAACAATAATGGAGTATGTACCCCACTACTTCGTAATGGAACGGAAATCCGTTGTAAATCGCCAAGGTCTTTGCCATATGTAGAGTATATTGCGGTAATATTTCACATCAACAAACGTTGAAACATAAACCAATTGTCGTATTTGGGGTCGTTCTCCTGGCACAAATGAAACCAACTCATATTCGAGAAAACACAGTCCGCGATGATAATCTGATCGTCTTTCACACAGACCCCGTGTTTTAAATATCGCAGTAGCTTTACGTAATATTCGGTGTGCCATACCGGCATCCTATCTCGATGACACAAGAAAAAACCTCCGGCGATAGATACCTGATTCGGCGGGATCGGGAATCGGGGCAGACCCATACTATTCTTGTCCTGGATCATCCGACTCAGTCCCTGAATGTAGGCCGGATGGTTGTTCACACACGCATAGTATATTTTGGATCGGTCGAGGGTGGCCTCGACGTTGTCCGACGGCCACATTTTCAGTTCGTCGATCGTACTATCATTCGACCGCCCCCTGAAGTACCCGATATCGCACCACCCGTGCCATTCCGTATCGAAATATTGTTCGCTTATAGTTTCCTTGACGAAATTGATCTTCTCTGACCAGAGCATATTGAGCTTCCAGTCGATGCGATCCCGGAGCAAAACGTTGGCTTCGTGGTTTCTTTTCCACAATTCTTCGTACCTGCTCGTAGAGAACCTGGTAGGCGATTTCAAAGTGGCCACGATTCGGGGATTGCTTAAGTAGGGTTCGATGTACGGATAGCTCTCCGAATCGCAGTAAACAACCAGATTGTAATTGTTCACGTTGGACAACATATTATGTATCCATCCTTGGTAAATGGTGGGGTCGAACTTGGCTTTGAAAATATACCAGCAGGTAGAGAACGTGATCGTCATAATATGTGTATTAAACTCCTATTTTTTATATGTATTTTTATTATTAGTATGGCATTTTCTATTGGATCCAGTTTAGTAAATGCCACTGGGAGCGGACTTAAAATGCCAGGTATTCCTACTATAGGAACTATTACCCTGACTACTGCAAAAACAGCTTCTATGGCCTTTACCCCTGGTTTGCCACCTGGGTTCACCTATTCGGTAACCACTACTCCTACCGGTGGAACCGGCAGCGGTACAGTGAGCCCAATATCCATTACAAATTTGATAGGGAACAAAAGTTACACCTTTACCCTTACTGCATACAGAATGACGTTGAGTAAAAGTGCCACGTCCGGCTCTTACTTGATGAAACCGGATGCAGTAACTATAGGCGCAGTTACATCGCTCGAAATTACGACCGCCTCTGTCGGATATACCGCACCAACGGGAGGCGCTGCTAAGTATGAGATTACCACGAGCCCGGCCGGTGGAACTGGAAATACCGTTGTGGGGTTGAATCCCATACCAGTTACTGGTCTAACTGGTAATACAACATATACGTTTACTGTTACTGCATCGAATACTACGGGTTCGAGTACGTCTACAACTGCCGGGTCTTATTTGACAAAACCAGATTTAGTAACTATAGGAGCAGTTTCGAGCATTACGAGTTCGAGTGCATCAGTAGCATATACTGCCCCGACGGGAGGCGCCGCTGCCTACACAATTACTACAAGCCCTGCCGGTGGAACTGGTACCGGGGCAAGTCCGATATCAGTTACAGGTCTAGCTGCGAACACATCATATACGTTTACAGTTACCGCGTCGAATGCTACTGGTTCGAATGTGTCTACTAGTGGGTCGTATGTAACAAAACCCGGGGATCCAACATTAGGTACAATAACGGTTACTGGATTCACAGCATCGGTTGCATATACTGCCCCAACAGGGGGAGCCACTACTTATACAGTATATACTAGTCCAGTCGGCGGAACTGGTTCTTCTGCCACTAGTCCAATATCAGTTACAGGTCTATCAGCAAATACTACCTATTCGTTTGTAATTTACGCATCAAATGCGGCAGGTACGAGTTCAATGATATCAAGTGGATCTACCTATTTAACAGTACCGAATCCCCCAACATTAGGTACCATAACAATATCGGATTTAACTGCAAGTGTAGGATTCACGGGTTCGTCTGGAGGAGCGACTTCTTATGCAGTTTATACTAGCCCTGCCGGAGGTACTGGCACTGGTACCACTAGCCCTATATCAGTAACTGGACTAGCATCAAATACAGTATATACATTCAATATTTACGCGATAAATAGTAAGGGATCGAGTACCGTTGCATCAAGCGCGTCTACTTATTTGACAAGACCGGATGAACCAACCATAGGAACGGTTACTATTTCAGAAACTGCTACTATTTCAGAAACAATTGCAACAGTACCTTTTACCGCACCTAGTGGGAATGGAACCATAACTAATTATATTGTTACGAGCAATCCAAGTAGTATTACTGGTTCTGGAACAACTAGTCCGATCAGTGTTTCTGGACTAGCGCGAGATACAACATATACGTTTACAATTACTGCTACGAATGCAACAGGAACGTCGGTCCCTTCATTAATCTCGAATCAAGTTTATTCTCGTAATTTTTATAGATATTACAAATTCACACCAGTTACACTTATGGGTTCAGAACCTTATGTTCAATTAAGTGAGTTTATTATTGGATATAATTCTGCTCGCGTGGATTACACAGGTGCCACAGCATCAAATCCTGGAGGAGACAACCCGTCAAACGAAACACCTGCTCAAGGAATTGATAATAATGTCGATACTAAATGGTTAGATAGAAAAATAGGATCATTGATTATTGATTTTAAAGGGGTGCGAGTTGCCAATATGTATACATTTAGTACTGCGAATGATGTACCTGGTCGTGATCCTAAAACTTGGGCGGTTTGGGGATCGAATGATAATAGTAGTTGGACTGGGCTGGATGTCCAGACGAATTATAATACTACTACCGCAAGAAAAACACAATTGCCGTGGTTTAATTTCTTGTAATCAACTAAGTAATTTATTCAAAAAAAATGATTATTTGATGTAATAAATATAATACTAATATAATATAATATAAATCGAAATGGAATTAGGAAATCAAACTACGATACTCGGTCTACCTCAATACCTCTACTACGGCCAAAATGAACGCGTCGACGAACTCAATGACCGAATCGCCACCCGTCATTTCTCCGATTCCCCCCTCCAACCCAACTTTGACCCCCGATCGGTCCCTACCAAATACGCCCATTTCCCCATCATCAATCGCCGAACCCCGCTCAAAGAACCGGTCATCCCCTATTTAGACTATAATCCGTCCGTCAATTTCAATCCGGGGAGTCGTTGCGCGCCCCCTTCCGGTTATTACAACAGCATAGATGTAGAGAACCAGCTGCGCAACCAGCATTTCGCCCTACAACACGGCGCGGATCAAGGAGTATACATTCCCGGATCAAACAGTGATATGTACCGGGTTACGGTTCCTAGCGGATCTCTCCAGGATCCCCAACCTTTCCCGGATCTGTTCGCTCAGCCCCAGTTCTCTACCACCGTGAATACGACAGTCGAGAACAGCGCGATAGGCAAGGATCAGTTGTTCAATCATACCCGCACCCAGTTGCGTAATATGTAAAAATATACTATTATTATAACAAATATAACTAATAATGGTTCCACCCCGATTCGATTTCACGTTCTCCTATTGGATACTGGCGTGGTTTGCCCTCTATTCCGTCGACGCTCTCCCCTACAGTCCGAAAATATGGCTTTTACTCGGAATCGCCCACAACCTAATGACTATTGCCTTGATGTTTTATTACAACAATTCCGCGCTAAATTTGGCCCTGTTTTCGGTTACCAACATCGTTATTAAAGTGATACCCCTGTGGTATCTACGAAAAACCGGTTATTATACCGACGATTTTTTGTTTGGCGCAGCCTTGTTCGCCCTTCATCTGCTATGGTTGTCCGAGAACAAGAGCAGTTATCCACAATTTTTGAAGACGGGTTTGCAACGGATCAAACAGGATTTGCCGGTAGGTCCGACCGAGTATTATGCTACAAAATACCTAAAACAATATCATTTTATTATATAATACACTAGGTTCATATATGATAAAATATTTGTATACAATTCTAAAATCCACCAATCCCCGCCTATTCTATCATAAGTTGTTACTAACCATCGCCATCGTTATGATCGTTTATTATCTCTACAAGTTCTCTGCGCCTCCGAAAGAAGCGAGGATAGAGGGTTTTAGTCAAGAGGCTCCCTTTGTCCTTAAAACGGATTTAGCCATTTACGACGACTTTTACGCCGAGGTTTACGACGGGATTACCGAACGCGAAAAAACGTGTCAGAAGGAACTCTACGAAATTGTGAAAATGACGGAACTAGATACGAAAAACAGCACCATATTGGACATCGGTAGTGGTACCGGATGTACTGTGAACGAATTGAGTCGGGCCGGGTACAATGCTTACGGGATCGACAATTCCGAATCGATGATCCAGTTTTCCGAGACCAAATATCCGGACGCCCAATATATACGTGGTGATGTGGCCGACGCAATGGCCTTTGAAAAGGGTCTCTTCACCCATATCCTATGCACCAATTTTACCATCTACGAAATGCCGGACAAACGGCTGTTCTTCCGAAACTGTTACCACTGGTTAAAACCGAACGGGTATTTGGTGATTCATCTGGCGGACCGGGAAAAGTTCTCGGCAAAGCAATTCAATGACGGGGTGATGGACATTGGTGCATTGTATCGATCGATAATGCCGAAGAGCAAGGAACGCAAGGTTACGGCGACAGTCGAATTCGCGGATTACATCTACGAATCGGTCTACGAGGTCAAGACCGAAGCAGTCGTATTGAAAGAGACATTTACCGACAAGGAAACGAAACATATTCGCCAGAACGAGAATACGTTGCGAATGGGTCCCATCGACGACATCTTGAAAGTCGCGGCGTCGTCCGGATTCATTATCCAGGGTAAGACGGGGTGCGCAGGAGACGAGAACCAGTTTTTGTACGTATTGGAGAGACCAATGTAAAATACAGGAACCAACGTCTTACTTCGTTAATCCTTGTACGAACCTCCTTTCACGTTCCTTTCTCATTGAAAAGAGTATTAGAAAAACTAGATGTAGGTTCCTATTAACAAAATTGAATAATAATGCAACAAATAAGGTGATTGGACAATCAACACAATGCAAAATTCTTTACTCGACCACCATATCCAACAATTGCCGCCTTTCCTAGGGAAAGAGATCTTTGATTATTTGTTGCCTGATCCAAACAAAATATCGTTTGAACTTCATAAACATCGGGGGTACGAAGACCATTATAATATCAAATACAAGGAAGCTTTTATCAATGGTCGCCGCCTAGAAAACCGGTCGGCGAACTTGGCTTTATCCAGGATCGACAAGAAAAATGGGAAACATCGCTATTACTTTACCGAGGTGTTCGTCGACGAGATTGAAGTGGAATATTACGATCGACCGACGATTCTGAGGTGTTATGAGTATAGATCTACGTATGTTGGCAAGGATTTGAAAATGGCATTATTATTGTTACAAATTTGATACGATTTAGTACTAAAAATTGATTTTATTTTCTGTAAAATGACAAGAGGTATCATTCAAAACAGCATAATGTCAGTTCAAACTCTCCCTTTCGAAATTTACAGTCATATCCTCTCCTTTCGTCCTACTCATCCAGTAGCGAATTTGGTCAGCGATTTCAAACGCAAGTTCTCTAGTTGCGTTGTTTGTAATGAAAAGCCGCGGTTTGAAAAGTTGAAATGTTGCAGTTCGACGTGTGCGCATCAGTTGGCAGATGCCGATTACTACGAATATGGTTTCGCAGGTAATCAGTTTGAGCGTTTTATGGAGGATTCTGAAGAGTAAAAATAGAAAAAATATATAAATATGAAAAAGAATAAACACTTTTTTATTGATTTTATAAACAAATTATACAATGGACAAACTTTCAACCATTTGCCAAGAAAAATTACAAGATATATTAAAACACTATAATAATTGTCGTAAATACTATCAAGACAACAAGGGCATTACTATTGAAAACCAACGAAGAGAGGAAGAAAGAAAAGAGATAGACGATCAATTGCGAAAAATAAATACGGTACAAACAAGCGAAGAATATGTATTATTGTCTGATGAGAAATCTAAGATATATAACCATTTCGAAACGTACGAAGAAGACAATGGTGAAATACTTGATATTCTATGTGATAAATTAGAAATGATAGAAAAGAAACAACTTGAAATGATAAAAAACACAGAGGGTATCAATTTTGAATTTTTAGAAGAGAAAAATATGAAAATAGACTATGAATTTCTGAATAAATTAATCAGGTTCTCTTACCCGTAAAAATATATATTGAATAATTAGTATGTTTATTATTCAATATATTGTGGTTACCGTTACCTTACTATACATCATCATATATGCCTATATCAAAATAAAGTATCCGTTTTGGAACGTACAACCGGTCTATCATACGTACGATTTTTGGCGCGCCTTCTATTCCACCCCTTTTTTCATCTACAAATATCGACCAATCAAAACCAAATTTTCTAACGAGGTCAACGTGAAAACCATCCCTTATTTAGACGCGACGTCGGAACAGAAGAAGCAGGTTCTACAGCTATTGCAGTCGAATTACATTTCGAATGATCGGATCTTGTTGACGCTTTTGGAAAAAGACTTGGATGCACTCTATGGAGGGCACTTTGATACACCCTTTATTTCCTTGTACATAGAGAAAAATTATGGATTGGGAGAAAGCCTAGATTCTAATACAATCATTCTGAACAAACGAATAATAGGATCCATCATATCGAATCCGGTCCACGTCTACTGTCCAAAGGCCAATGTTTATACGGAAACGCCGCTCTATTATACCGACTTCTTATGTGTCAATCGAGAACTAAAATCTTCCAAAGGATCCTTGGGGTCCAAGGGATCCAAGCATATCCGTGAACTGTTTGATACCCACGAATTCCATCAACGACTTTACAATCCGGCCATTGCAGGTTCTCTGTTCAAGCGCGAAATTGATCTATTGGACGGGATTGTTCCTATCGTCCAATACATCACCTACGTTTATTATTTACGGAATATGGGGTTTCCTCCCTTGCCTGCCCATTTTCACGTGGTTCATATCAATGCCGAGAACCTGGATCTCTTGACCGATTTTCTCTATGTACAGACCCATTTGGACTTGGATAAGTCCGCACATTTGGACCTGTTATCGGTGACCAGCCTAGGTAATTATATCGCAATGATTAAACAGGGATTGTGTCACGTATTCTGTTTGCGGAAAGGAGAACATATTTTCGCTACCTATTTTTTCAGAGACGGTAAAATGCAGTACGAAGATTTGGACGGCGATACCCTGCAATTTTACGGTAGTATGAGCAATACCGATACTGCACAGCTATTCTATCTAGGGTTACTGCATTCTCTTTATCAGATTATGAAAAAATATCCTAGATTTAAAATGTTGATGTTTGAGAACCTGGGAGACAACACGGTGCTGCACAAATTGTGGCGGCAAAAAAACAGTCCAACATTTGAGAACAAAACCGCGTATTATAGTTACAACTGGATCCATCCAGGTTCTCCCTTGCGCTCAGAAAAATGTTTGTTTTTGTAAAACTATTTATATTATGAAAACGCTAATATTACAATACCTGATCCACCTGATCCACCAAGACCACCGCCTCCATTGTTGGCACCACCACCACCACTACCTGTATTTGCACCACCAGTACCACCATTAGAACCAGAAGGTGCAACTGGATCGCTAATACCACCAGTACCACCAATTCCTATGCCAGTTGGCCAAGTTACACCTCCTAATATACCACCACCACCACCACCAATACCTCCAGCTCCACCTATAGCTGATGTACTACCGCCACCCCAACCACCACCACCACCACCACCAGCCCAATAATAACTTCCGTAGGTAATTCCACTCGGATTAAAATTAGCAATAGAAGGTAATGTACATTGTAAACCAGCACCACCAGCCCCTGCATTATTACCAGAAGCAGATACTCCTACTGCGCCTGCACCACCACCGCCACCAGATACAGTGGATGTTCTAGCACCACCAGAATTTCCAGAATTTCCAGCGGCAATAGCAGCAGCAGACTGAGTGCCTGGAGTAGCTGCTGCTGTATTAGTACCACCACCACCGCCTGAACCACCTGAACCTGCTCCTACTGTTCTATTGCCACCACCACCGCCACCGTATGCAGTATATGTTTTAGTTAGAGAATTAAATGTTACAATCGTATTGCCACCAAATAAAGCACTACTTATAGAGTTAGACTGCGTTCCTGAAGCAGCACCAACACTAACTGAAATAGTTGATGTACCTGCAGAAATAGTTGATGTAGTAGCCTGTATAAACCCACCAGCGCCGCCCCCTCCACCTTGATCACCTCCACCTTGTCCACCACCACCTACTGCTAACATATACACTTGACCAGGGCTATTAAGACTATAATTAACAGTATAAGCAACACCCGATTTTTTAAACACATAAACTTTGTAAGTTATTCCATTAACTACAGATGTTCCAGTAATATCACCAACTTGCCAATTTGTAACACTTGAAATTGTAAACGTAGGTGTTGCCGCAGCAGGGGTTATAATGTTTGACACGGTTGATGAGATAGATGTCCCAGATGCATTCGTTGCCGTAATAGTAAATGTATATGCGGTTCCACCAGTTAATCCGGCAACACTGATCGGACTAGTTGTCCCGGTACCAGTCAATCCTCCCGGACTACTCGTTGCGGTATAACCAGTGATGGTTCCATTTCCACTCGGTGCAGTGAACGGTACGGATGCAGTTGTAGTCGAAACGGTAACCGTTCCAATGGTTGGTGCGCCAGGTTTTGTCAAAATCGATAAAGCAGGGCTAGAAGATACCGATGATTTAAATATTCCATTTGCAATCAGGGTCAAATTATACGATGTATTAGATGTGAGTCCGCTAATTGTATAGGAAGAAGGTGTTCCTGTACCAGATCCAGTACTAGGACTGTACGAAATGATAGGAACATTGGTCGGTGCCGTAAAACTAATAGTGACGGAATTGACCGTTGCGCTATTTGCTACATAAGCTAAAAGTGTCGGAGCATTCGGCAATTTATTTGTAATAGATTGAAGAATACCTTGTACATTTGTAGAATTCACCGAATTCACAAAATTCATAAATTTACAATAATATTATTGTAATAAAATATAATAATATTATTATCTTACATATTTACCAGTACGACTAAAAGAATCCACAATAAAAATGATGAACACCCCCAGAAAAGTATACAAGATAAATTCCTCGGTAATGTTGTTCGTCTTCTCGCTCTGGCTCTCTTCCAGCAAATGGATCATATAGTTGATCTTCTCCATCATTTTGTCCGAGGTTGATCCCCCTTGTCCAATCCCCATATTCGCATAATAGGGTTTGTTGGCCGTCTGTGTCATCGGCAACCCGTAACTTTGCTGATAATTCGAACCGTTATTCTGACCATAACTGTAGCCGACCTGACCAGGAGAAGCCGTCTGACCGTTTGCGCGATCAATGGTCGCCTTTAAATAGGAGGGTGGGGGAGGCACATACTGTTTTACTTCACCACCGCTCTCCATATCCCGTTTCACGTTGAGCGACGGCGGGGCCATAGGCTTGAAATCCCCCAGAGTATTGTTGTCGGACGCCGTATCGGAAGAGGTGATCTGGTTCAAAAGTTCGTTCACCCGTTGATTGCGGTTGGAATTATATTCTTTCTGATCATCTATCGTGCCAGGAGTCATTTTCCCATATTTTTCCAATTCTACCGTGGTTTCTTCATAATCGCCTACATCTTGCTGGTCGGCTCGTAATTTAATGGTCTTGCGCATAGTTGATTGTCTTTTTTTAGCGGAAGGATCGTCAGCGGTCCATACCGAAGCAGTTGTTACTAAAGAAGACATTTTGCAATGATTAAAATATTTATATACTTAAAAAATCGGTAGAAAATATTTCCCAAATTATTTATCTATGATTGCCGTCGAGAACTCGGTTTCGATCAGCAAAGCTGATCCGCTCGTTTCCCTCCTATGGTGACCTCTTTCACAATATGTTTGATGATCTTTTCCCGGTTTTTGTCGTCGCCCAGCAAGGTTTGGTAAAAAATCTTGTCTCTTAACAGATTGTTCGGGGTATTATTCACTCTCGAGTCTGGATTATCGGTACACCATTGATGCAGCGATATCACATTTTTCTTTTCCACTTTTTCAATCACATCCTTCAATTTGGTGTTTTCCTTGTCGTCTTTGTTCCAAGCGTCGCCCCCCTTCAAGTAGATGGTTTCGCGTTTGGCGTCGGTGCAGTGGATCGGCCGTTTGGTCACCTCCAGATCCCGCAATCGCTTGATGAAAATATCGGAGACACCATTCACAAATCCCGCGTTCCCAATGGTAAGCAATTCGTCAAATGAAATGAAAATGTTCTCTAGGAACTCCTGAATGTTCATTGCGTCCTTGCACGTTTCGTTTAAGAACAGATTCAGATTGAAACTCTGGTTGTTGTTGGTGTTGTTGTTGACGGTGGTAGGCTGCTGGGATATCTCCACCATCTTGTTGATCAGCTCTTTGTTCTCCTTCTGTTGTTCGATGATCAGACTCTTGAACTCCTGGTTCTCTTTGATGATCTCCATAATGAGCGTCTCGGCCTTGTCGAAAACTTTGTCGACCGATATGGTTCCGCTGGAACAAAGGGTAGATTCTGTCGAGTCGCGCTGTTCGGGATTTTTCTGAATCGAACAAAAATTCTTATGCTTATACAATCCTTGAATGTACCTATAACTCTTACCACAATCGCAGATAAACTCATTATTTGCTTCTTTTTCGGGATTTTCGTTTTTGCGATTATCCAGTCTATGTTTCGCAGTAAGCAAATGTTTGTTATAGTCTTTCTTACTACTTGTATTATAGTCACAGTTCAAACAATTGTACTTAATCGCTTCTTTTTCGGGATTTTCTGCGTTCGTTTTGTGTTTTGCAGCCAAACAGTGTTTGGTATAATTACACTTCCTACTCGTCATATAGTCACAATTCTTGCAAACATATTTCATCGCTACTTTTGTTGTATCCATTTTATCCTAATATAGATAAAGATTTTATCCCTAAATAAGTAGCACTGAAAAAAGTTATGCAGCCGTCCCGAAAATATAAATACTGGTTTTGCTGCAGAATGGTCACAACCCCAAAAATCGCAAAAACCCGTTTTCAAGACTTTGGACCTGGACAATTTTTCGGACAATTATAATTGTCCTTTTTTGAAAATCTCGTTCGACTTTCTCAGACGTTTTTCACGTTTTCTGAAATCGTAGGGTACCCCCTATGATTTTCTATTATTACTAGGAAAAAATAAAATAACGATATTATGTAAAGAATGAAGAAAATCATAGCACAGTTTGTTCCGATGGTACTGGTTCTCTTATTTTTGTCAAAGAACAAGGAATTCTTCCAATTTAGTAAAACCATACTAGGTAAGATTGTCGCCATTACCCTCATAATTTTCTACGTATCAGTGGATAAATACATCGGGCTTTTTGTTTGTGCATTGGTAGTTCTCTTTTACCAAAGTGTGAATATTGAGACGATGGAAACAATGGACACGAATGACGTGGAAATAGACGTACCGTCGGAAGGTATGATAGACGATGGCGTGTACAATTATATGGAGGACTCTAGCAAGTTGGGCGCGTCCCCGGTCAACGTTATTGAAAAGAAAACTCTGACAATCGGTAAGACATCCACCGATATAGGTCCAATATTTAGGGGAAATGAGGACGATTTTCGTAAGCAGAATTGCGAAAAGGGCGTGCTGAAACACAAGAATGTTAACGTGAAACACGAGATGGCCGAACATATCTTTCCTGAGATGAAATTCAGAGAGGGGATATGCAACCCGTGCGATAAAACGTGCGAGATTTCCATCGTTGAAGGCAAATTGAAAACGGAAAGTGAGATAAAACCGAGTTTTACACGACCCTAATTAGCCTATACTATGACGCCCCTTGATCAACATAAAAATATCATTATTCTATAATATGGTCAAATCACGCGGGAAAAAGGCGAAAGAAAATTCATTGACAAAATTGGCTATGTATATGCACAACCATATTCAAACAATCAACAATAGCAAGATCTTCGCAGGATTAATGATTATCACCCTCAACATCGTTTCGAAATTCGCGAATTTCAAATTGAGCAAAACACTGGAATCCTATTTTAAATATACCTTTAGTCGGCAAATCCTCGTCTTCGTCATTGCCTGGATGGGAACCCGCGATATTTATATCGCATTAATCATTACGGTTATATTCGTCATATTGACCGAGTATTTGTTCCACGAAGAGAGCAATTATTTCATACTGTCCGACGACTTCAAAGACTATCATATCTCGCTACTAGACAGTGAGACCAATGGGGATAACATCACCGAGGAAGACATCAAGAAGGCAAAGGACGTATTGGAACGAGCAAAAAATCAAAAGACAAATGTGGATTTTGTCAGTTACAGTATGAAATAGTAGTTCCTGTGGCCGTCGTAAAATATAAACATAATATAAATAAAGTAATAGTTATATTATGAGTTTTGATATTGAAGAATTAAAAATAAAATTCTTTACAAACATCAAAAGTAAAGAGAAACGTATCATTGAATTCACCCTTAGTATGTTGCATCATCCTGAATTAGAAGATATCGGTGAGGGGCTGAATCAGTACCCCTACTTTACGTTCGATGTCCGCTATCCTCTTTCCCGGCTAAGATACTTGACGTACAAAGACCGCGTCGAATTCTTTTTTAATCGGGACAAATTTAGTGAACGATTGACCGCTTATTCCAAAGAAAAGAACATCTTAGACAAAACCAAAATAACATCGGAAGATGAACGCAAGGATTATTACGAAAAACGCAATAAGAACATCGAGAAAAACATTATGACGATGATCGAAATATTGTTTCCTACCAAATTTCCAGTGATCAATGATATTCATACGTCATTGGACATTGTTTCCGGGAATAGCAAATTGAAACGGATGATTTTGAATCCGATCATTACCAAATATTATTCTTATTTAAAATTGGATGATGGTATTTATACGTTTAAGAAGACCATATGGATCAATGATATTTTAAACCACCCGGTATATAGAGATCTCATCGAGAAATACCGCAAATTCCTGGTTTGGTCGATTGATGAAAAATCGAGGCAAATGATTGCTATCAACAAGACTTACAAGAAAGTGGCAGACGCTTTTGACGTAGTCAAAGGAGAAATAGATAAAAGTAGTATGGTTGCAGACGCCGTATCTGAAAAGGATTTGTGGAAAGAAAATTTACCAAATACCATTCGAGGCTACGAGAAAATGATAAAAAGTTTGGAAAAGAATTCCGGAATCAAAGCAGTGAAAGATTTGATAGATACCGAGTTTTTTAAGCAATTTAAAAAGGCAGTCGAGAAATACATTCAAACCGAATCTTTGTTTTACAAAACGTATGAAAATGTGAGTAAAGAAGGTACAGATATTGCCCCCGAGTACCGAAATTTCGCTTACGGAATACTGAATTCTTACAGGAAACCGTCGAGCGAATCCACCAATGTGGAGCTGCAAGAGCTCATCGACGGAGCCAATGACGAGAACACGCAAGAATTCTATAAATTTATGGAATACTTGTACAACAAATATATTTATGTAGGTGGAGGTAAGTTACCATCCGAGACCGCCGAATACAAACGGCTAATGAATGTTGGTATACGTTATTTGACTACGAATGTTACCGAGGGGGCCCGTCGTGAAATCTACGTTTATACGGACTTCATCAAGGGCGAAGTGAACAAGGACAATGTCAAGAAAATATTCTGTCCATTCGTAGGGGATCATTTGGGGAATGAATTCGAATTCTTAATAAGAATGTTTATGTATGGCAAAATAGGGGCGAAAGATACCAAAAAATGGGAATTGAGCCGTAACCGAATGATTTTTTCGATAAAAGAATCGAAAAGCGATGATTCGTCTGGATCTCAATTGGAATTAGAAGCGAAACCTCTTACCCCGACAAATGAGGAGAAACAATTGAATATACCGCTAGGAGAAACCAAAAAAATAGATGCCGAGAGATTGGGGTCGTTCTTCATTTCCGAAATCATTTCCAAAGCACCTAATATAAAAAAACAAATGGACAAGGTGAACCAGTACAGCAGAGACGAACAACTGTTCGATCAAAACCTGTTAGCACATATTGAAAAAAATGATCAGGAATTGTATAGTCTCATCGCGGGCTGGACCAAAGATGCTCAAAATAGAAACCAAAAATTACTAGAAGAGATGTTAAAACAAAGGGGGAAATATGAGGGAGACATTACCGCGATAGAAAGTACCAAAAACACGGGATTGGTGAAAGGAGACCAAATAAAACTTAATCGCTTGAACTACGAATCCGAATTAAAAAAGTTATATTTAAGTGTATTATCTAGGCTAATTGAATCTGAGAATGCTAAGAGTGAGGTAATTACAGGGAGAGGCGGCTCTCGAAAAGTAAATAAGCGATTTCGCGGTCGACGGACCAGGAGGAGCTAATTAATTACTTCTTTTTGAATGTAGGTTTTCGGTCGACAAAGACCCCTATTTCGTCACCTACTTCTTCGTTCTCGTCGATAGCGTAGATCGATCCATTGATTTCGTCATTTGTGTAGTATGCCTTTCCTCCGATTGTAATTTCGAATACTTCCGCTTCTTCTCCTTCCTCTTCCTCGACCACTTCCTCTGACTCTTCTACTTCTTCTTCCTCAACAACCTCTTCTTCAGATTCCTTTACAACTTCTTCTACAACCTCTTCCTCTGACTCTTCTTCCTCTTCTTCAGATTCCTCAACAATCTCTTCCTCGACAACTTCTTCCTCGACAACTTCTTCCTCTTCCTCAGACTCTTCTACCGCATCTTCCTCAGAAACCGCGTCATCAATTTCTGATCCTTCAGCCACATCACCCTTTTCAGAAATCTTCATAAGTACATTCTCCAGTACAACATCATCAATCACCACAACATCTACGGGTTTTTCTTGTTTGACGACTACGACCACTTCTTCCTCATCCTCCTCCTCTTTCACCACCGCCTCCTTGCGCAATTTCGTTCTACGGGTACAAACGCTGTTACATTTGCAGCGGAATTCGGGAATAGAATACAGAATATTTTTAAGAGCACGAACTTCCTTTTCCAAACGTTTATTTTTTTCCATTAATTTTTTAAATGTAGATACACCAACAACGGCATTGTAAACCTCGGACATCTCTTGGTAAGTAGGTTGCGACATTGTAGTACTAATATCAGTTATAATTGATGTAAATGTTTATATCAATTATATTATTCAATTTTTCAGGAACTTGACCACAAGAAAGGTCTAGCGGACAAGGATTCTGGTCCATTCTGGCGGAGTCATATCCGACACATCCTTTTGGGCCAATGCGGGTCCAAACCATAGGGAAGGGTAACATACAATTTTACGGTTATTCTCGTTAAAATAAGCTCCCCACCAACTAAATGAGCTATTCGCAATGATGTTATGATGACAAAGGCTCATCAATAACATTTGTTTCCAGTCGTCGATGGTATCATCAACTTTCATAAAGGTAAATCCGCTATATATTTCCGAGAGTTTGATTATCATTTGCAAAACATCATAATTATCTTCCTTTTCACAGAAATATAACACAGTGACATTGCCGCTTATTTTACAATTCATCATCATATGTAGCAGCGCATTGTCATAATATTTGTACGGCATCAATGGATGATTTTCCTGAATTGTCTTATAATCCCCTAACCGGAAATGCATACCAATGGTCATCGATCCGTCAATAAAGTATTCTGGATATTCGTCTTTGATTGCTTGTTTCGATTCCGCGAGTTTCATCAAACGGAAAATTTCCTCTTTTTCATTTTCAAAGTAACGCGGGCTCTGAAAATACCCAAACAACGACAATTCGCGTAAATCAACATTCGGTATTTCTGTATAGTGGTGTCCATATTCTCGATATTGAGGAAAAGCTACTAATTGTTCATTGCTGTAGGGAGAATCCTTGGCAAATGTCGTCATATGCTTCAAGGAACGCAAAAAAGAGGTCCAGTAGGTATTTCGGACGGTTCCACTGTTCAATGTTTCAGAATAGGGGAACACAACTCTGCGTTTGTGTTTTATTCCGTAGGCGATCGTTGCAAATATTTGGAACAATTGGTTTCCTAATCCGCCCATCAATGCGCAAGAAATCGCGGACATTTTATGATATTTGTAGCTAGAATGATTTTATATATTTTATGAAAATATATATTACTGTTCTTACGGATCTCTATTTACACAATATATTTATAAGAACTTTAGTAATATGTAATATGGATTATATATCAATTCCGATTTTCCTTACATAATTGGAATTTATACAACAATGATTCGTAATTTTCACGAACATTTGTAGGAAGTTATATGATATTCCATTATTATAATAATTTCTTGTTATATTTTATAAAATATTAATTTTAATGAATAGAAATAGTAATAATCGTGTGATAGAATCACCTTTTGGAAATTCTCCTGCTCCTGCTCCTGCTCCTGCTCCTGTTCCTGATATGTCTTATGCTCAAAGATATAATGTTCCTCTACCTGAACCTATGGTTGACGGTAGAGGAAGGCGCGTAACATACGCCGATCGGAGTTGGAGACCATCAGCTGGCGGAGCAACAAGACGTCGCAAAATGCGTAAAAATAAAACGAAATCCAAACGCAAACCGAAATCTAAGTCAAAACGCAGAAAATAAATTAATTGTATTAAATATTCCGTTAATACAATTCGCAACCAGCATCATAATAAATAATGATATGGAGCCAAGGAAAGCTTACACAAACCCGAAATTCTCCTTAATAATCGTCGATTTGCTAGGACCCTTCTGTTTGTCCGACTGCTTTTTCACCTTGTACACACCGGATTGGTTCGTAGTTTGCGACGCCTTTCCGCCGTAAATATTCATAATGAAATCTTCATTATCTTCGTGCAACTCCGGCAAAATCCGTGTCATCGGCTTTTCGATAATCAACAACATATGTTCGGTCTTCAGCAATTTGCGATACTCTTGGATGCTTAAATTGCCGTAATATTTCTCCAATAGAAAATAGGGACTCGGTGCGGGCTTGATATTCTTTTTAAAATTATAAATTTTGCTATAAATATGGTTCAATAAATGATAGCGTTCGAATTTGGTCGAATCGTCAATGTTCTCTTTCATTAGATACGCCACCGCACATTCGGGTCTACAAAAGGATCCGTAGCCGAACATTTCGCCGTTCATTTCATACTTAGGTATATAACAAGGATGATTGTCGTACTCGTAGGTACACCAGAAACAGGCTGATTTTTTATCTGGATTGGCGTTTTTGTAGAGATTAATTTTCAGACGTTTCAATTTTTGGTTGATATCCTTAATATTGACTGTTACATCATCATCTACTTCATCGCAGTTATTATCAACCTCCAGTTTTTCACTGCAAGACGAGCAAAACTGCTGGTTACTATTGTAATTTTTAATGATGTTATTCTCACAGTAAGCCGGCTTGACTTTGTCGTTTTCTAGAGCGGATTTCTCTTCGTTGCAATCAGAGTTTCCATTTTGGACATATTCTGAAAAGGAAACCGATATTTCAGGATGGTATGACATAATGTTAGGAGGTACATCTGGATTGTACGAATGTGGGTCGGTCATAATTTGGTTTATTTTGGTATTATGATCTGTTAGATCCTTAAGAGAACATTTCAAATGCAGAATGATATTGGCTATTTGTTTCGTTTTGGCTGTCTTTTCACTAGCCTTGGCAAATAATTTACCACCCTTGGGTTTGCGCCCCCGTTTTTTAACGCCATCGGGTTCGCTATCAGGTGATAATATTACCTGTTCGTCTTCTACCTGGTTAGTGGACGGGGACGAGAGATCCTGCCCAATAGTAATAACAATGTTCTCCCCACTATCAATGGGAGACGGAGTCTTTTTAGATTTGCTTTTTTTCCCGCTCATTAAAACCCCTGTTTATTTTAGTTTATCCCGATTTTTTTTTATACCCTTTCATAATATGGTTTTTCGAGATCAAAGAATATAATAGTAATATAATAAAAAACATAAAAAAAATGAAGTAACTACTGAAATGGACACGATCATCGAAACAACCACAAGTCTAAAACAGAGCATTCCTTGGGTAGAAAAATACCGCCCGACCAATTTCGACGACATTGTTCTCGATCCCGTCAACCGCAAAATATTCGAGAATATATTGGAAAAGAATTATTTCCCTAATTTACTCTTCTACGGTCCACCAGGAACAGGGAAAACAACGACCATTATCAACATCATTAACGAATATCAGGTTCTCTACAATCAGAAGAACAAGGGGACGATTATTCATTTAAACGCATCGGACGAACGAGGTATCGATATCATACGAAGTCAGATTCACCAATTCGTCAAATCGAAAAATTTCTTCGAAGCCGGATTAAAATTCGTCATCTTGGACGAGGTTGATTATATGACGAAGAATGCGCAACAGGCATTAAAATATTTGCTGCAATCGTCCTGTTACAATGTCCGGTTCTGTCTCATATGTAACTACATCAGCAAAATAGACGAGTCCCTGAAGAACGAATTTATATGCATTCGTTTCAACCAGTTACCTAAGAATGACATATATAAATTTATAAAAAACATTACCAAGAACGAGAACCTTGATTTGTCGGATGCGGTGATTGACCGAATACAACAGATCTACAATTCCGACATTAGAAGTATGATTAATTTCATACAGTTAAACCAGAACATTACAATGTGGGAAGAGAACATTATCACCGACGAAGTATGGGAGAATTTGCACGAATTTTTATCGGACAAACACTCGGAAAATGGTAAGGATTGGAAAGAGAAAATGAACAACATCAGTCTCCGATATAATATGGACAAAAAAGGGATTTTAAAGAACTATTTCAACTATATTATCAGAAAAAAGTCCGAGGTAATATCCGAAGACTTTTTAACCATCGCCGAAATGATAATGCATTCGAACGACACGAATTTACATCATATATTCGAATACTTTATATTGCATATGCGCGAACACTTGCATAAGTAAAAAATTGAAACATATATAAAGAAATCGTCCTTCTTTATATATATTACGTAAAATATTTAAATCAAGTCCATTGATTGAACGATGGTCGACATTGATGCAGAATGGATGAATTATTTAAAAGATACGAACGAACCGCCATCTAAACCGCTACCCGCAATTCACAAGGACCCGTCTGCGGACAATTTGGTGCCTTTATGCGAAGATTTGTACATATCTACCAAAACAAAGGTTCTCTTCCTGAACCAAGAAATCAACATTCACGAGATCTTTTGGAAGATACCGATCGTAGAATACTGGCGTCCAGCGAATGGCGTCGTGAAAAAGCAGATAAAAATCGTTTCGAAAACTCCGGAAGAGTACGAAGAATACAAATTGAAATTGGTAAATATCGGTTACCATAAAGAGAACATAATAAAGCAAATCGATAATACCACTGGGCGCCGCATAAAATATCGAGACGAACGAAAAATCACTGTCGGGATATCGAAAAAGGACATTATGAATTGCCGCGGAAAAGTGAAAAACGCGTTTTACAATTGTTTCGCCCTAATTATGCGGTTCAAATACGAGGGCATATATCGAGAAGTCCATATAAAAGTTTTCAATACGGGCAAACTCGAGATCCCCGGAGTATTGAACGACGGATTGTTGGAAAAGGTGAAGGGGTTGTTATTGACTACGGTTCAACCGTTCGTCGAATCCCCCCTAGATTATCTTGTAACGGATTCCGAGGAGAACGTGCTCATCAACTCCAATTTCAATTGCGGATTTTACATCAATCGCGATAAGTTATACCATATTTTGCGAAGCGAAAAATATAGGATAGAAAGCGCCTACGATCCTTGCAGTTATCCGGGAGTCAAATGCAAGTATTATTTCAACACGGATTTGGGTTTTGACGAAAAATTGCAAAACGGGCAAATCATTTTAGAAGATCGCGGTATGAAGATGAGCGAACTAGGCGACAATCGAAAATACACGGAAATCTCCTTTATGATATTCCGAACAGGCAGTTGTTTGATCGTAGGAAACTGCACGGAACGCGTATTGAAATTCGTGTTTGAATTCATTAAAAAAATATTGGAACAGGAATACAACAACATATTTGTAGAGAACGAAGATCCGGTTTTGAAAAACAAGAAGACAAAGTTGAGGAAGAGAACCATTGTTACTTGCAAAGAAAAACCCGAATAACCAACCATTTATTGCAACAACAACAGCCATTTCGCCAAGAATGCGGACTCGTCATTGTCCAATTTCTCTTGAATCGCGGTTCTCTCCAAGCAAAACCGCAATAAAAAATCGCCAAGATCTTCGTTATATTTTCTTTTGTTTCGTTTACCTACTTCTAGCAACAGTTCTTCCAGGATGTTCTTCCAGAGAACATTGTTGATTTCTAGTCGCTGGTACATAATTTCCAAGGGTTCGATTAACCTCTCCAATTTCTCGATATTTTTAAAGAAATTTTCTAGGAAATATTGGCAGAATCTTATACGGATTTCGTACATAGGATGGTTCTCTTCGAGATTCGGACGAGCGAAATCCTTCCATAACAACAAGAGATGAATCATCTTTTTGATCACCGAAAAAAATGCGGTAAACTCCTCATTATTCGTATTCTTAAGATCTTCGCCATCTTTGTTCGACTTAATAATGTTCGACAATATGCTACGCTCTCCGGTCTCAATTGTGGTGCTGAATTGGTCATTGTCGAACATATCTAAAATAGTTTTTTTATAAACAAATAATACGGTGTCGGTATGGTTTAAATTATAAAATAAATTGGCTTTGCATATTTGTTCTAAATATTCTAAATAATAGGATATTGCTTTCATTGCATAATAATAGGTTGAATGCAAGCTCTTGGTTTTTAAAAAGACGTATTCGAATACACGGTTTATAATAAACACCCCATTAAACAAATTACAACTCATTTGGCTGTCAAAATTGGCACATCCTTGATCGTATTGATATATGTCGGATTCTAAGAATTGGGTAAAGTATTCATTTAAAATTGCGTTATAAGTATCGAAAATCGTCTTTTTTTCAAACTTGCCCAACATACTTAATATAGAAAAAGACTTTACATTCTGAGTATATCCGGACAAAATGGGAAAACGGGGAAACTTTAGCAATAATATTATTTTGTATTAATGTTTAATTCGGCAGAAGGATTTAAAGTAAAATCTAACATATATTTTATATTTCATTGATAATGAATCCTAATACACCTCCCCCTGCTCCCGCACCTTCTACTAATAATACTAAAACTGGGGGTACAGCTGCACCTGCACAAGCACCCGCACAAGCACCCTTAACTACCCAAAACGGGTACCGTTTGCCTGAAAACAATACCCTTCAGCACGCAACTAAGCTGTCGATCGTGGAAGACAAACCCATTATGTTCGATTACTGGACGCAATCCCTAGACAAGACGGTGTTGATTGGCCACCGCGAGGACAACGAGGAGAAATTGTTGGTTAAGAGCGAGGAGGAATACACGAGCCCTATCTCTAAAATATACAAGGTTGGCAAGGAATACATCATCATAACGGAGAACTCGATTTACATTGTGGATGTGGCGATCCCTTCGAAGAAGATCAGTGCTTAGGGGAACCACGGTTAAGGGAACCAATGGTTCCCTTATGATCCCTCCTTTAATGGAATTGTCTTTATAATACATTCAACTATTTTTCCTGAGGGAGAGGTCTTAGGAGAACCGTAGGTTCTCTTAATAGTAGACCAAAAAGTCAATATTATATTTGGATTCGTTGTATTTTATTTGAGACGTATACATAATATTATTGTTCTTACATATTTGCCTAACAATGTTCGTGAACGAATTGTAAACCAATTTACGTTCTACGTAGAACTGTTTGCTTAAATTGTAATAAGGCCGAATCGTATTTCGGAATTCTTCGTAATGGTTATGAAACATCATTTTCTTATAAGCATTCAGGTCAATTAAATAATATTTATCGGTTTTGATACATATTTTTTCCAGAAGATCAAATAATAAATCGTCAGGAACGTTTCTTTTAAAGAGTTGTGTAGACATTGCTTAAAATATTAAATTATATTGTTATTATTTATTTTACTCACAATATAATTTCAGAATTACAATTATAACGATAAAAACACACCTGACGATTTACTATCCGATATTTTTTACAATCAATGTTCTCTTCAACTTTTCTAAATAGAGCGTAGCATCCATCAGCTCTTCCTGTGTATGTTGTATCCATTCGCCAATCGACAAATCGTCACGGTCCAATGTAGTCCCATATTTCTTTTTTCCAACCATTGACCGTTGAATATACTGGTCTAACACTGACTGCACAACGCTATCAGTTGGAGAATCTTGATCTTCTGCACCTTTCGTTGGTACGCAATGAGAAACTTCTTCAACAGGTGGGTCGTTCGCAAAAACCTCATCTACAAGGTTAGTGGTTGACAAACTACGTCGTCCCTCCACTGTGCTTAGAAACTCCCTTGATGATCTCGAAAATCCAGTAGTCTGATCGTTCCCCATAGTTATTCTTATTACTTAATAACATTTATATTCATTTTGGGAATATGATTTTATGCAAGTTGTTGGTCAAGAGTGCCAATTCAATACAATCTTCGTGAACATTATGGAAAATGGTGATATATTTACATAAATACGGTATAATTCGGTATTTAGTCTCGTCGTCCAACATTTTGGTGATTTTAATAAAAGCGAAAAAATAATCGAGGATATCAATCACCGAATAACCATAATCATAAATGTTGTAGAGAACGTTGATGGCCCCCTGCAAATTGTTTTGCTGAATCTTATGCAAATATTCCTCAAACTCTTGAAACGATATACTAGAACATATCTTTTTACAAAGATCCAAATTGACAGGTTCTCCTAATATGTATATCTTTTCCAGAAAATTAATGAGGATACGTATCGATCCATCCGAGATGATGATCAAGTATTCTTTGGATTCTTCGTCAATGTCTATTTTTTCAACAGCGACAATGTGATTCATCACCTCTTTTATTTGCTGGGTAAATGGGATATTTATACGCAAAATATGCAATCTCGATTGAATGCTCTCAATAACCTTCTGCAGGTTCGTGCATACCGAGATAAAATGGATGTTCCGTTTGTATTTGTCGATGTAATTGCGGAATACCTGCTGGCTCTGTTCATTGATATTGTCCAGATCGTCGATAATCACCAATTTCTTCTTACCAAATATGGCGCTATGTGTCTGGCAAAACGTCTTCATTTCATTCCGGAAATATTGGATGCCCTGTTCCTTTAAATTGTTCACAAACAGGATATTGTTTTCGGGAAAGGGGGCATCGCGCTGCAAACCGTAATATTCGCGTATGATTGCGTGCAACATCGTCGTTTTACCCGAACTAGAACTTCCGACAAAGAGAACATTTAAATGATCTATTTCTATCAATGTGCGCAGAACAGATGACAAATTTTTATCCAAATAAAAATCCTTGATAAAATAGGGTTTATATTTAGTAATGAAGGTAGGTTGAGTCGCCATCGTTCGTAAAGTAACGGAAAAGTATTTTATATAATTTTATGAAATACATATAAAACTATCGATCATCTTATAATTATTAATAAAGCTATGCCGAATTATTACGATGTATTGGGCGTTTCCAAGGATGCGGACGAAGGTGAATTGAAAAAGGCATTCCGTAAGTTATCGCTGCAATTCCATCCGGATCGAAATCCCGAAGAGGACGCCACTACGAAATTCCAGGAGATCAACGAGGCATTCGAGGTTCTCGGTGATCCGGCAAAACGTCAACAGCACGATATGGAATTGCAGTTTGGTAGCGGAAATCCAATGGGCGGAATGGACAACGATATGAATGACATTAACAACATTTTCAATATGATGTTTGGTGGGGGTGGAGGTGGTGGATTTCCCGGTATGGGTGGTGGCGGCGGGTTCCCTGGTATGGGAGGCGGTGGATTTCCCGGTATGCCACCAGGAATACGCATATTCCACCAAGGAGGTCCGGGAGTCAATGTACATACCCAGATGTTCCATTCCTTCGGACGCCCCGAACCGATTCAAACCTCGGTCGAAATCACCGCAGAACAGAGTTATCAAGGTTGCACAGTTGCTGTCGAATTTGAACGATGGAACATCATCAACAATGTGCGATCTACGGAACGCGACACCCTGAACATCAATTTCCCCCGCGGCATCGATGACGGAGAAACCATTGTCATTGGCGATCGCGGCAACAACATCAACAACCAGGTTCGAGGAGAACTTCGCATTACTGTCAGGGTCAAGAACACATCGGAATTTGTGCGTCGAGGAATGGACATTCATCTGACCAGAAAAATATCGCTGAAGGATGCCCTGTGTGGATTCACCTTTGAATTCGACCATTTTAATGGGAAACGTATATGTATGAATAACAATACGGGAACCAGCGTAATTAAACCCAATTCCAAGAAAGTAATCAATGGGCTAGGTATGATTCGCGACAACAATACGGGAAATTTGGTGGTGGAATTTGAGATAGAGTTTCCTGAATCACTGTCGGACGAACAACGGGATGCATTGCGGAAAATATTATGAGATAAGTAATATAAGTAATATAATAATAAAATATGTCATATAATTCACTTTCAAATATTGGCAACGTAGCGAATATTTCAAAAAAAAACCTGCCCTCTCCTACTAGTTTAGCGTATTATACCGGAGCAGCATCAACTAGCATTACAGAAACAACCGGTAATATTAGTTTTTCTATTGCCACTATAGCAGGTAGCACCACATACATATCGAATTTTGGGAATGGATCTGGAACACCAACACTGTATACCATTTCCAATTTGGCCTCGAATACGCCATATGGTATTACATTAACTGCCATAAATTCTGGTAATAAATCTGCTCCTTCTACATCGTTTTCTATTTTAACGAAACCGGCTGCACCGACATCTGTAGCGTACGTCGTTGGCAGCGCAACTACTGTTACAGGAAACGTCAGTTTCACTGCACCGACAGGAACTGGTGTCATAACTAGCTACATTCCTAGCTTTGGCGGCGTTACAGGAACCACCTCCCCCCTGAACGTAACAGGTCTCTCAATAAACACTTCTTATTCGTTTACATTAAAAGCCGCGAATGCTACGGGCAATTCCGTCGATTCCAGTCCGGCAATAACCTTATTGACGCTTCCTGGTCCACCAACTTCATTGGCGTATGTGGCTAACAGCGCAACTGTGAATGCTGTTAATGTAAGTTTCACTGCGCCGACAGGTAACGGTGTCATTACCGGTTATATTCCTAGCAATGGCGGTGTTACAGGAACCGCATCTCCCATAACCGTTTCTACTCTCACGTCAAACACGAGTTATTCGTTTACAATGAAATCCACCAATGCATCAGGAAATTCGGTCGATTCTAGTCCTGCACTTCCAATATTAACGCTTCCTGATCCACCCACCGCATTAACTTACTCGGCAACCAATTTATCAACGAGTTCGTTCAGTATCGCGTTCACTGCCCCGTCAGGGACAGGTATAATTACCGGTTATATTCCAAGCACCGGAGGTGGAACAGGGACAACATCTCCTTTTACGGTAACCGGTCTCGCCTCAAATACGTCATACACGATCACATTAAGAGCTAAAAACGCATCGGGCAATTCTGCTGTATCTGCTACATCGGTAACGAAATTGACACTCCCCGACGCACCGACAATAGGAACTGCTACGGTAGTTAATTCTACGAGTGTTAGTGTATCCTTTACTGCACCAGGCGGAACAGGAAGTATAACCAGTTATACAGTTACTAGTTCTCCAGGAAGTTTTACTGGTACTGGATCTACTAGCCCAATTACCGTAACCGCAGCTTTTGTATCGGCAACCGCCTATACATTTACAGTAACTGCAACCAATGCATCAGGAACATCAGCGGCATCGACTGCAACAAGTCCTAGTGTAACGCCTAATAGTGGAGGGCAGTCTATAGTTAGTACAAGTTTAGTTATAAATTTAGATTCTACTAAAGGTATATCAAGTAGTACGTGGACAGACCAAACTGGAAATGGATATAATTATACTTTTTATAATAGTTCCAATACTGCGATTAGTTATACCACAACTACTTTTAAAGGAAATCAAGTAATAACATTGGACGGAACATCGAACTATTTATGGAACTCTTCTGGTTTTGGATCGCATTTTAAGTCTTCATTTACTTATGAAATGTGGGTTTATCCTAAAACAACAGCCAATACTACGCTTATTTATGAAAACGGACAAAGTGGTTTTGGTGGTTGGTCTGATGATCAAATGGGAACAAATAGTAGTGGTTATTTTACATCCTATGTTTATAATGGTGGATTAATTGGTGGTACTTCAGGAGGGGCTTATACTTTAAATACTTGGTATCAAGTTGTTAATGTCTATGATAATACAGCCAGTATACTTTATCAGTATGTAAATGGCGCATTAACTGCGCAAGTAAGTATTGCGAAATCTTATCCTACAGGATCGATTTATTTAGTATTAGGATCACAAGCAGGGAACGGATCGAGTTTTATGAGTGGCCTTGGTTATTTCAATGGATATATCGGTCAATTTCGGGGTTACGATATTGCATTATCTGCTTCGCAAGTTTTGCAAAATTTTAATGCTTCTTCTAATCTTTATTATGACGGATTGACATCTGCAACCGCAGCACCCTCCGCCGCCTATTTGGCTGCTGCTGGTAATACAACAAATGGGGTTTACTGGATTAATTTACCGACTGTAGGAGCTACCCAAATATATTGTATACTTGATCGAGCAGCAGATGGAGGTGGGTGGATGATGGCGATGAAAGCAAAACGCGGTACTTTAGAAACTAATGGCACAATCACACCTAGTACTACCTTTCAATATTCTGCAAATTATTGGACAACCGTCAATACGTTAAATCCTACGGATACCAACAGAAACGATGGTGAATCAAAGTTCCATACAATGAATTATAGTAAAGCAACCGATATTATGGCATTGTGGCCGGATATTACTACTAGTGGCGGAAGCTTGTTTATGCCAAGTCTCGGTAATTTTGCTTGGTTGAAAAACAATGTAATTGGTGGAAAAACATTGATAAATTATTTTAATACAGCTTCCAATGTAGTATTTGACAGTGCCCCTCGTACAAATGCCATTCCTGAAATGGGTACTGTTTTTAGTAATCAAGCTGGTAATCAGTTTTATGGAGTGAATTTTACATCATATGCTAATATGAGTGTTCGTTGGGGATTCGCATGGAACAATGAAAGTGATTGGAACAGTAACGATGTAACTGGAGGAATTGGATTATCTCGCGTTTTATATTCAGCAGGCGACTATGTAGGTTGCTGTGAAGTTCAAGCAGGTATCAAGCGTTCGGCAAGAGTAGAGATGTATATCCGTGACAGCACAAGTGCACCGTCAGCTCCAACGATAGGAACCGTAACAAAAAGTGGTTCAACCGTGACCGTACCTTTTACAGTTGTTACGGGCGCTTCTTATTATACTGCCTTTAGTAGCTCAGGTGGATTTTCAGGTTCATCTACTACGACTCCAATTACAATTACCGGTGTGGCAACTGGAACATGGACATTTACGGTGAAAGCGAGTAATGCATCAGGTACATCATTGGCATCGGGAACTAGTAGCATAACAGTTTAACCTCAATATGGATTTAATTGCACTGCAACTAAAATCCATATTGAGGCGGTGCATTTATTATTTATTGGGTTCCAAATGGAACCCGAAAAACTAATAAAGGTTAATAGACTTTCAAAATGTGAGGGAGAGAACGAAATGGTATGTAGAAAGAATTTTTCTATTATAAATTTATATAAAGTATGTCTTCGTCTGAAGAGAACACAACTTCTCAATATGAAGGAACCAGCATCTCTGGTAGATATATGTGGTGGGTAGCTAAAGAGTTAAATCATTCGAACCCGAACATTGATGCGTATGCCAAACTCCTGATTTCGGAATTTGCAAGATTGGAAAAAAAGGAAATTACGATAGAAGAATTTAACGTAAATACGCCAAATATAGAAGACGAAACACCTTTGAATTATATAAAAGGGTGTATCGTTTTGCATTATCCAAAATAAATAATTTTCATATTCTTATAAAAATTATTCGACGGTCTAAATGCTAACAATGCTGCGGACTTCGGTCGTCTTCGAATATTCGTTCGTCGTATCCACAATCGATGCCTGCAAATACTTCGAAACAATCATATTCGTCTTCAATACTTCGTCAGCAGGCATCACTGCGAACCATTGGAATTTAGGACGACGCAATATCTCATCCGCAGGAATATAAATACCCACACTGCTCGAACTTATCTTCAGGAACTCCTCTTCCATCAAATTGTCCAGCAAAATCACCTTTCTGTCCTCGGTCTTTACACCGACGACTTCGCCACCGATCAGCACAATGCGCTGTTGATCCACGTTCTCTAACAACCATTCGGAAACGTCCCCGACAAAATCGGTTTCATTCGAGAAATGGGGGTTGCGGTTTAATTTTTTCAAGTATTCCACCATCTCCTTCATTGTCGGGTCGTTCTTCTTTGCCCCCATAAAATACATATCAGGGATAAACAACAATTTCCGCTTCTGGTGTTCGATGTTGAGGGTATTGTTTACAGCCTCGCAAACAAACGGTTGGTTCTGCGCAATTCCCTCCTCGTAAAGATTTTTCAAATTTTTCGTGCAAATGAACGAATTGGGGACGAGCATACCTCCGTAGAAATACACTAATTGAGCCAGTCCAAGTTGGCGGAGGTGGGATTTCATCGGCTCGGCCACCGTAGTTAGGTCGATATCCCACGAAGGGATCAATTTACTAAATGTTTCATCATCTATCAAACAGATGTTGAAATCATCACCGCAATGATCGATAATCGTTTTGACCGTTAAATGAATGTACGGTTGGTTCAAATCCACGGTATTCCGTGAATAAAAGTCCTTCCATTTCCGTGAATTGATTTCATATTTAGTATGAATCCATAGTTTCGGGCGATTGTATCCGTAAAGGGGGGAATCGTTTAATAAGTATTTTTTTATCATATCATATTCGTCATTCGGTTCCAACGATTTTTTATAATTCGTTACCAAATAACTAGCTAATATGAGAATAGCTGCTCCAACTGCATAATACATAATCTTTTTTATACTAAATGCCATTTCGGATATTATATAGTATAAAATGATTTTTTAATGAGGTACATAAATATATAGGGGGTGATTATGTTATCCACATTTGGATCCTTTACATCAACCATATCAAAATCATTTAATTTGACCCCCCCGACACCTACGAACATCACAGTAGTAAGTACTACGTCTTCTTCAGTAACGTTAAGTTTTACACCACCAACAGGAATTAGCGGCATTACTGGTTATATAGCTACAACTACTACCGGCGCACAAGGTAGCAGCACGAGTAGTCCCATTACTATCTCAGGATTAGGTGCAGGTACTACTTATACAATAACCATTGTAACTGTTAATTTAAGTGGTATATCAAAACCATCATCCAGTATTAATGCTACAACATTAGCAGGATATTTATTTGCGAATGATGGTTCGAACTTGACCGGTTGGACAAATGGTTCTCCAGCCTGTTTAATTTCAAGTTCGATAGGGAATCCAGTATCATCAATTCAGGTTAGTGGAAATAGGGCATACGCTTATTACAATCTAGGGTATTCCTTCTTAAATACTACGATAACTTTTGATGTAAACGTTGGTACTCTATGCGACTTTTATTTTGCTTGTAATAGCGGAGGTGCAGGACAGATGTTTCGGTCAGAAGGCAGAGGAACAGGAAGTGGATTCCAACCAACAACCGCTTGGACTAGTTGGTCATCGCCGCAAGGTGGGGTTCAATTTATTCCAGGTATCTGGTACAGTGTTAAAATTATAGTTTCAAGTAGCGGAGTAGCCACTTGGTATCAAAATAATGTGTTGCAATCGCAAACCCGAACAATATCTAATAACGGAACCTATTTTGGATTGCAAGGAGACGGTGGAGGTGGTACAAGTTATTATGATAATATTTTAATTGTAAGTAATACATCGGGTGTAGGAGGAACTACATCCGCAACCAATACAGGAGTGCCCGTCCAACCTGTGGTGACGTCCATAATTACTACTGCTACTAGCGCAACCGTCAATTATACTGCTCCCATCAACGTCACGACCGGTTCGAATTACTATCTTCTGAGTGGTACTACCACTGTCGCAACATCCGCATATCCTGCTACAGCAGTCACTGTGAGTAATCTGATTCCTAACACGACATACAATTATTACTTGATCGCGAGCAATGCGTTTGGGAATTCGATTGTTCGAAGTGTGATCTTCCCTCTGACATTACCAATCAATCCCGTTATCGAGGTAGTCACTACCAGCGCAACGTCCACCGTCCTCAATCTGGTCAATTTCGGGTCCAATAGTTCTGTATCCAATTCGCTCTCTGTCATACCGTCAACCTCCAGCGTTTCTATAAATAAAAATGGCACTCTCTTCACGGTCAGTGGTCTGACATCCAATAGCAGTTATTTTATTGGTACGACTACCAGCAATGCCGCCGGATATGCCAACAATGGTCTAGGACAGATCACAAATACGAGTTTTTTGATCACAGTGGCCTCGGGCGCAAGTCTTCCAGCAATCAGTGCTTACGGCCAATATGTATGCTTGGGATGTTACGGAAACGGCATTTATGTTTCCACGAATTACGGCGCAACATTTACAAAAATAGTTACGGAAGCCAATGCGGCCCATAGCGCCATAAGTGATTCAGGTAAATATATGTTTGTCGCCTGCAACAATGTGGGTAGGCTATATTGGTCGTCCAATTACGGCACATCCTTTACGTCTGTTACCATTGGAGCTAATATTAGCGGAATTACTTGTTCCGTATTGGGAAGCACTGTGTATGCGTGCGATGCGACCAATGGAGGAATCTATTATAGTACGAATTATGGGGTCAACTGGTCCGCTATTGTCTTAGTCGGCGCCAATCTTACCGCGATAAAAACCAATGTTACCGGGACCATTGCCTACGTCACGTCGACGACGAGTGGAAAGGCCTATTCGTACAATTTGTATTCGAATAGTGTGACAATTTATTCGCCAGGAGGATCGACCAATGTTAGCGGAATTGCCTTTTCGGCCGACGGGCAATATATCTACGTATGCAATTCTGGCGGATTGTGTTACGCATCGGTCAATTCGGGCAGTTCGTTCGTCGCTCTATCACTCGCATCATCCGGATACGCCGGTATTTTGTGCGATACGACCGGAAAATACGTATATGTCCATAATTCGAGCACGACCATCTATTATTCAGCTGACTATGGATCGACGTTCACATCCATTACGCTACTAACCGCATCAACCCTGATTTCACTGAATAGCAATAGTGCCTATATGTGCATTAGCAGCGGATCTGGACTATACATTAGCACGAATCGCCTCTTGATCACTACGACGCCCCTTCCTCCCACAAATCTGGTCGATATTAGTAATACCAGTAGCACGGCTTTGATCCAGTTCACTCCACCACAAGGCAATGTATCGATCAGCGGATATGTAACTTCAACAACTCCTACTGGTGGAGTGGGAGTAGGGGGCGCATCTGCTTATACCGTGTACGATTTAAGTGCGAGTACCAGTTATGCGGTTTCTGTAGCGGCAACAAACTCAGGGGGAACATCGACGTATTCTGAACCAATTACAGTGATAACTACGACTGCATCCGGGGACAATTTCAGTAGTCTTGCACTAAATACTACGTCGAACCTGGTTCTGTATTATCGATTCGATACGAGTGATGTGAATGGGACACTTCTCGCTAACGTTAGCAATGCGGGTGTACTTACTTATAGCGCGACAATGGTAGGGACCACAACGGTCACTACTTCAAAATATAAATTAGGATTTGGTTCTCTCTATTTTTCGAATGCGACTCCGGGTAGTACGAGTCAATATGTTACCCTACCTTCAGTCAATCTTACTAGTACTAATATGACATTTGTTATGTGGGCTTACGTACCGAGTGTCTACGCAATAGGCCAAACCTTTGTTGAGTTCGGAAATGGTTCCGGATCCGACAATATCAGATTGTGGTATGGTCCTGTAAATACAATTTATACATCTATTAACGGACAAGATACCTCCATTACAACCTTTACGATCGGAGTATGGTTTCATTTGGCGTGGGTATTGAACGGGAGCAGTTGGAACGTTTACATTAACGGTGCTTCTGTCTATAGTGCGACTCGGTACGCACCGACAACCGGAACCAAAAATTCGAACAATTTGGGGCGTTCTCCAGCCTATGGGAATTCAAATATGTATGGGTACCTCGACGATTTCCGGTTTTACAAAACCAATTTAGCTGCGTCAGATATCATTTCCATTTATAATTATAATCCAATCCCCTATGTTTCTCCACCGACTTTTATGACGAATGCGAACTTTTCTCTCCCATTGCAGACCACCAACAGCTATACTTATTATGCAAATAGTGGATTCACCAAATCGTTCGGTTACAATTATACGTCGATCCCTGGTTGGAACATTAATTACGCAAATTGCGCCGTAGCTATAGCGAACGGCTCAAATGCCTTTTTCACTACAGCATTGCCTAGTGGGAACACGCAAGCATTTGTGTTCCAGATTAGTGGTACCTACGGCACCCAACCGTATTGTGTGTTATCCCAGAACCTCTATTTTACAGCTTCGGGAGACTATCTATTGAATTTCTCGACGATTCCTCGGGCGACGACCGATCCATCTTACATAAGCTTGACTGCGATTCTCGGGGGATATTCCACGTCGGCCACACTACTAAACAGCACTACCGCCTGGAAAAACGTGAGTATGCCGGTCACCATTGCATCGACAGGTAATTACAATTTGCTGTTTTATTTTGCGAGCCCCTCTGCCTACATAAATACAGCGATCGGTTCGAGCATTTCTATCACGAATGTCAGCATTTCTGCTGCGTTCAATCCGCCCACCAATTTGGCAGTTTCGAGCGCGACAACGACTGGTGCTACCCTGAATTTTACACCTGCACAAACGAGTGGGATTTCGGCGACAAGTTACGGTTCAACCATAGGTTCGGGATCAGGTACTCCGACCGCCTATAATATCACAGGTCTTACACCCAATACCATCTATAACATTGGAATTGTTGCGAATTATCCTGCCGGATTTTATTACACTGGGAACAGTTTTGCCGGATCCTCGTTTGCCTCGAATACGCTATATGTATTGACGGTTCCGTCCGCACCCACTCTCGCATTCGTAAGTGCTACGATAGATAGTGCTACTGTTACGATCACGACAACGGGAACAGGGCAAATCACAGGGTACAATTTGACCACAGTACCTCCTACATTAGTAGGAGGTTCGGGCCCAGGTAACGCTTATTCGATTGCCGGTTTGTCACCAAATACCATTTATAATTTGAGCATTGCGTCCATTAATTCGGCAGGTACCTCGTCGGCTGGAGCATTGACTGTGACTACTGTCCCAACGCCACCTACCGACGTTATAGGTACCGTAGTCAGTGATACAAATATCGATGTAGCATTTACTCCACCTACTGGTAACGGTTCGATAAGCCAATACCGGGTTACGAGTAGTCCCGATGCTATTGTTTCTACCGGAACATCGAGCCCTATTACCGTAACTGGACTCGCTGCCAATACACCCTATACGTTTACAGTGACAGCGACTAATGGGGGAGGGACGTCGGCACCATCCGATCCATCGAGTCCAGTCACTACCAATCTGGTACCGAATCCACCGACCAACTTGGCCGTAGTGAGTAAGACGGGTTCGAGCGTAACCGTCAGCTTTACACCTGCCCAAGGGACGGTAGTCGGGTACATTGCATCTACCAGCTCCGGGTCACAAGGGACCAGTACAGGAAGTCCCATTACGATTAATGGGTTAGGTGGACCAGGAACATATATAATATCCATTGTTACAGTTAATTACAATGGTACATCGGTTCCGTCTAATTCCATAACTGAGTCCACACCGAATGCAACCGCTATTGTGTCTGGTGGGACAGTTACTACAAGTGGCGCGTATACGATAAGAACATTTACATCAAGTGGAACATTAACAATTGGTGGTGGGGTTACCAGTGTTTATGCACTTGTCGTTGGAGGCGGTGGTGGTGGTGGTGCGGATACAGGTGGTGGTGGTGGTGCTGGAGGTGTTCTCTATGCCGCAAATTTCGCGGTTTCGAACGGTAGTTACCCTATCACGATAGGTCAGGGTGGAGTAGGTGGAACAGGGTCTAACAATGGTAGTAACGGTGGAAACACCACATTTAGTACACTTACTGCTATTGGAGGTGGTGGCGGCGGCGGTGCTAGATGCGCTTCAGCACTGTTGCAGGGTGGTAGTGGTGGGGGTGGTTCAGCTGTAAACACATATCCGTCCAACGCAGCCGGTCTTGGAACAGCTGGACAAGGTTACGCTGGAGGTGCGGGGGTAGGTGGATATTCTTACGGTTCTGGAGGAGGTGGTGCTGGTGGTGTAGGTGGTTCATATACTACTGCCGCTGGAGTAACTTCAGCTAAAGGTGGACCGGGCATTACGGTATCGTCCGTTTCAGGAAATCCCTATTATATTCCCGGGTTTACGTCGATAACCAATAGCGCAGGAACTACCGGGATTATGTCATTTGGTGGAGGTGGTGGTGGTGGTACGTATGTAGGAGGTGCTGCTCAATCGAGTGGAGGAATTGGTGGTGGTGGAGCAGGTGTAGGTTCTTCTACCATTACTATATCTCCAACAGGTGTTCCGAATACTGGTGGTGGTGGTGGTGGTGGCGGAACCGGTGGGGCTTACGCTGGAACAGGTGGAAGTGGCATCGTTATAATAAGTTATTTGACGAGTACAGGATCTTCCTCGTCTACAAATACCGGAGTTCCTGGACAACCGATAATCGATGGACCCGTCATAACCACTGCATCCACAGTAACCGTTAACTTTACGGCACCCGCCAATGTCACGACAGGATCGACCTATTCGCTCGTCTACGGAGGAACTACGTACGGAACAGCTGCCTATCCAGCAACGACCATTGTGGCATCGGGTCTAACCTCGAATACCTTATATAAATTCAATTTGACCGCCACGAACGTCAATGGTACATCGGTACCTACGTTTGCCATCTCAGCTATTACCAAGATCAATCCACCAACAATCGGATCGGCAACTTCTATTACTGGAACAAGTGCTACGATCGGTCTAACGGCTCCACTTGGAGCCGCCGCTGGAACCACATACAGCGCCATTGCTGGAGGGATTAGCTACGGCGCCGCTGCATATCCCGACCTATCCGCAAACGTTTTAGGACTAAGTCCCAATACAACCTATTCGTTTTCTCTGACGGCTACGAACGCGAATGGTACGTCGCAAAATTCATCTACTCTAGCGATTACTACGTTTCCTACTCCTCCTACGAACGTTATTGCAACTACGATTAGCGATACGATAATATCGGTAGCATTTACTGCATCGACTGGTACTTCAACAATCACGTCCTATTCGATCACTAGTTCACCCGGAAATATTGTCGTTTATGGTACATCGAGTCCGATCGTTGTAACTGGTTTATTGGCCAATACGTCGTATACATTTACAATGACTGCGACCAATTCGCAAGGTAAGTCGTCCAATTCAACTGCATCGAGTCCGGTCACTACCAACTCGGGTCCAAGTCCACCGACCAATTTGGCCGTAGTTAGCACGACAAATACTAGTTCTACCATCAGTTTTACTCCACCCCAAGGGACGATCAATTATTACTTAGCAACGACAAACCTAGGACAAAGTTATTATGGATCAGGCTCTCCAATAACAATAGCGGGTCTAAATCCAAGTACTTCATATACGGTCACCTTACAATCAATAGATGCGTTTGGAACATCAATTGCTTCAAACAGTCTAAACTTCACAACAGTAGCTACGGTTATAGGTACGGTATTGTCTGCTCCGACAATTGGATCATCGAGCTCCATTACCACTAACAGTGCGACTATCAGTTTTACTGCTCCTTCTGGTGCGGCATCCGGAACAGTGTATAACGCATACGTTGATAATACAATTATTGCATCAGCAGTATATCCTGCCACAAGTATTAATATGGTTGGACTGAGCCCCAATACTACTTACTCTATTACCATTAAAGCAAGTAATCAGTACGGGACTTCACCTGAATCAAGTTCTCAGAATGTAGCGACTGTACCTCTTTCCCCGACAGATCTGTCAATTATAAGTAAAACGGCTACCTCTGTTTATATTGGGTTTACTCCAATTACTGGAAATACAACGATCACTGCTTACACTGCGACTGATTCAGGAAATGTTTACATAGGAACCGGGTCGACTAGTCCAATCATTGTTTCAGGATTAAGTCCGTCGACTACTTATTCGTTCTCAGTCACTGCAACAAACACATCCACTACAACCACTACTAGCACATTCAACCCTATCAACATAACAGGATTGAACTTATGGTTAGACGCATACGACAGTGCTAGTATAGTATTAAGTGGGAGCAACGTCACACAATGGAACGATAAATCGGGATATAATCGACACGCTACTCTATACTCTACTGCCTATTCTACCTACAACGCCACAGGTTTTAATAGTAAACCGACTATCCGGTTTGGTTCGACTGCTTGTGGGATGTCTTCTCCAATGCCTTCCGGAACCATAACTAGAACAGGTGGAATAACGGTATTCGCGGTTTATAATTGCACAGGGGGTGCGTTTGAAACTTATGGGACGCCATTTAGTAGGGGGTACGGTAATGCTCCAGATCCGATTGATATGTATGGTACTTCGCGTTTGACTGGACCCCCCAGTGCGTTACAAAGTGGGATTTCCACCGTGAACCTTAATTCAATATCTACACCAACTCTGTTTAGTGTCGCAGTGGGCGTAAGCTCTTGGCAAGATTGGGTGAATGGTACTTTATCGTGGACTTCTACGTTTTGCAGCAATTTCAATGAAGACGCAAATGCGACCAAATTCTTTATCGGAACAAGATGGGATAAAGTGACTAACATAATCGGAAATATTTCCGAAATCTTGGTTTATAATGCGATGATGACCGTCGACCAACGTCAAAGTATAGAAGGTTATTTATGCTGGAAATGGGGATTACAAGCAAAGTTACCAGTTTCCCACCCTTATTATTCCTTTTCACCTAGTTCACCCGTAACGACTACTATAACAAAAACATCAGTACCGAGCTCAAGCATTACCGTAACTACGTTATTATCTGCTCCCACAATTACCACTGTCTCATCAGTTGGAACGACAACTGCAGTAATAAGTTTCACTGCACCAACAGGCGCAGCTGCTGGAACTACATATAGTGCAGTCGCGGGGGGAACTACATACGGAACCGCCTCCTATCCGGCGAACACGATCAACATTACCGGCCTCTCTCCCAATACAGCCTATTCGTTGAATGTGTTTGCTACTAATTCAGCAGGCAGATCGCCGGCCTCGAACGCACAATCCGTTACTACCGTACCGACCCCCCCATCCAATGTGTTTTTGGGGGTAGCGAGTGATACGGTAATCAATGTAGGGTTTAATACGATAGCCGGAACCGCGCCCATCACCAGTTACACCGCGATTTCGAGCCCTGGCAACTATACGTATACGGGAACGTCGAGTCCCATCTTTGCGACAGGTCTTACGCCCAATACCGCATATAGTTTCACGGTGACTGCGACCAATAGTCAAGGGACATCGGCACCATCCGCCGTTATCAATCCGAGCGTCACCAATATGGTGCCGAACAATCCGACCAATTTGAACGTTGTTGGTATCACCCCAAATTCGGTAACTGTAACCTTCACACCTCCAGTCGGAACAGTAATAAGTTATATTGCTACTACGACGACGGGACTATACGGTTATAGCTTAACTAGTCCAATGACAATTGGGCAATTGACATCGAACACGACATATACTGCAACGATTTCGTCGGTAGGTTCCTTGGGAACGTCGAGCCCATCCGTAAGTTTTACATTTACTACGCCTTCAATGACCAATGTTAGCACTATTAGTGCATTTGATCCAACAACTATAGCAGGATTAGTTTTATGGTTAGACGCTAATTATTCGAATAGTTTACTTGTTACAGGGAGTAATGTTTATCAATGGAATGATCGATCTGGTTCGGGAAACCATTTCGTGCAGGCATCGAGTTCGAATCGACCAATTACCGGAATTACCTACAATAATTTACAAATGTTAGATTTCACCAATTCAAAAAATATGGAAAATAGTACAATGCAATTTCCTGCGCCGCCATATACCATATTTGCAGTCGGATATAGGAATATAGCTGGTTATGGCAGATTACTTGCTGGATTTTCAGACACTTATTTATTCTTTGGAACTGGTAATGGAACTACCAATTTTGCAACCTTTGTAGGGTCAGGAAGTTGGAATGATGTTAGTACAGATGTTCCGGGTACTCCTGTAAGTTCTATGTCAATTATGGGTATGACGAATTCTGGAACAACAACAGGACTTGTACCGTACGTGAATTGTACTTCGTTGAACGCTAAGAACGGAACATCCAGCACATTTACCGGGTTGTATTTAGGTAAGTATGGTGGTGGAGATTATTGGAATGGGTATGTTGGCGAAATTTTAATCTATAATTCAGTATTAACAAGTAACCAACGCCAAACAATAGAAGGTTATCTAGCTTGGAAATGGGGCTTACAAGCTAATATACCAACATCCCATCCTTATTATTCAGGAATTATTTCGGCACCAACGATAGGCACAATATCTAATATAACTTCTACATCGGCCATTATTAATTTTACAGCCCCCATAGGAGCATCAACTGGAACGGTTTATAACGCCATTTCTGGAACAACGAATTACGGGTCGTCATCGTATCCTTCTACCTCTATATTTGTGAGTGGACTGACTTCCAATACCTCATATATATTTTCATTGACAAGTACCAATGCCTACGGAACATCGAATGCATCATCCACAGTAACTGTAGTGACATTACCACGAAAGATTACGGATGTCACGAAGATCTCGGTATCATCCTATTCAGCAACCGTCAGCTTTACGGCGCCAACCGGTGCCGTTCCGCTAACATATAGTTCGACCATAGGGACTGGATCAGGGGGTCCATCTGCCTTCGTGATAAATGGTCTTTCGTCCTCTACCACATATTCCATCTCTGTTATTGCTACCAATACTTCAGGTTCCACCACTTCAGTACCTTTAACAATAACCACTGGTCCGGCCGCTCCCACTAATTTGTCAGCGAGTTCGGTAACCGCGACCGGCGCAACCATCGATTTCACGGGACTGAATGCAACTAGTTTTACGTTATATGCAGCGAGTCAATCGATCGGATCGATCAATTCTCCGAGCACTACGTTTGTGCTCTCGGGTCTTACACCTAATATGCTGTATCCATTTACCATTACTGCTACGAATGCCAATGGAACATCGACTCCAAGCAATATTCTCTATGTAACCACATTGCCAATCGCACCATCAACCGTCACTATTTCTGGTGCGACCGATACGACATTGTCAATGACCTTTTCTGCGCCACCAGGAAATGCGGCGATCGCCTATTATGCATCGATCGGATCCAGTTCGGGGACTTACAACAATTTTACGATAAGTGGGCTTAATCCGAATACAACCTATACGTTCAACATTAACGCGATGAATTCGGCAGGGACAGTCGTATCCCCGGATTTCACAGCCACTACTGTGCTATCAGCTCCTACCGGTCTCACGTTGGTTTCGAGCACTACAAATACTGCTACGTTCTCGTTTACTGGTTCTGTGGGCGCCACGATCGGCACAAGTTACAACATTGTTTCGGGAGGAACAATGTACGGTACGGCATCATACCCGTCGACAACGATTATTGCAAGCGATCTATCTTCTAATACTGCCTATTCGTTTAGTTTGACAGCGACGAATGTCAATGGTACATCCGTCTCCTCCTCTTCTGTCTCTGCAAATACGTTACCTAGTCCACCCACATCCATCGTTGCCAACACATTATCGGATACGGCGGCATCCGTCGAATTTATGGTCTCGGCCGGAACATTACCTATATCGACATATACTGTTACGAGTAGCCCAGGCAATGTAACAGCGACAGGAGCAACAAGTCCAGTTACCATTGTCGGACTATTGGCTAACACGTCGTACACATTTAGTGTAAAGGCAACCAATGTGCAAGGTATATCCGTCGCATCATCCGCATCCAATCCCATAACTACCAACGCATTACCGAATCCACCAACAAGTCTTTCTGGAACGTCTGCTACTGCAAGTACAATTACTGTGGGTTTTACACCACCAGTTGGCACTATCACTTCTTACAAATACAATGCGGTGGATAGTAGTGGAAATTTATACACGAATACGTTTGCATCACCTGCAACATCAGTTGTTATTACAGGTTTAGGACTAGGAAGATCGTATACTATTACGCTACAAACTATGAATGGTTCTGCAATATCCAATTCTTCGTCACCATTACTATATTCTACGGCTAGTTACACAATTGTTACGACAAGTTTAGTCATTAATTTGGATTCTACTATGGGTATTTCAGGAAATACTTGGACAGATCAGACTGCAAATGGATACAATTATAATTTCTATAATAATTCGAATATATTGACTAATTACACTATGACTACGATTAATGGTTATCAAGCCATTTCTCTTAATGGCACCAATTATTTGTGGAGGAACAATGCTAGTGGATTTGGTACGAACTTCTTGAGTTCATTCACTTACGAGATGTGGGTATACCCCAAAACTACTGCGAATACCACATTGATCTATGAAAATGGGCAGAATGGGTTCGGTGGTTGGTCCGACGATCAAATGGGTACAAATAGCAGTGGATACTTCACATCTTATGTTTACTCTGGCGGATCTATTTCAGGCACCACAGGTGGACCCTATATAATAAATAAATGGTATCAGGTAGTCAATGTGTATGATAATACGGCGAAAATATTTTACCAATACGTGAACGGTGCATTGACCAAACAGGTTAGTATTTCAAAGTCTTATCCAGGAACAATATGGTTGGTATTGGGTTCACAAGCCGGAAATGGAAGTAGTTATATGAATGGCCTCGGTTATTTCAATGGATATATCGGCGCATTCCGCGGTTATAATATTGCTTTATCGGCTGCGCAAGTTTTGCAGAATTACAATACGTACAAAACGGATAGATACTATTAAGGGAGTTACAGAAACGGGGCACTACTTTAGCTATTTTTTCTACGATGATTATATATAAAGAATATGCATCGCCATACTCGTTCAGAAAAAGACCATATGTTCCACGTTAGCGGAAAACGGTTTCCCCATTTGATCGGTTCTCGCGCCCAGGTGATGAACAAGACCGCTTACAAGACCACCGGTGGTCTTTGTGTTGGTGACTTGATGATGAACAAGTGGGGACGCATCGTCTCGCGCTTGAAGCACAAGACGGCCAAGCGCGAGAAGCGTTTGGAAAAGGCTGGTTTCTTCGCTAAGAAGGGATCATTCGGTGTGGTCAAGAAGGAAGGCACCAAGAAGCGTCGCACAATGCGCAAGAGGTAAATAAATAATATATTTTTATATCAATAATATATTATTATATCAATGAAACGACCGGATCGTGCTCTCGACGGATTCTATTATATTAAATCACTAGGTGATGTGAAAGCCGGAAAAGGCAAAAAATTCAAGGAACTGTTTGGTTCTCGCGAACAGGTGATGAACGGGACTGCGTACAAGACCGAAGGTGGACTGACAATCGATGATCTGATAATGAACAAGAACGGTAGAATTGTATCTAAAAAGAAGCATTACACCGCCAAGAAAGAAAAACGTTTAGAAAAACACGGTTACTTCGCCAAAAAGGGGAAATTCGGCTATGTCAAACACAAGGGGACTCGGCGAGTGCGCAAAGGCGGGACAAAAATAGTTGCAATGAATGAGTTAGATGAAGATACGTAGCCAATCTACGCAAGATTACGTTGAATCGCCGTAATGTAAATCTTTTCTCTCGGGAAAATGATGTCGTTCTGGATGAATGTCGACTCAGGGACAATGGTTTCCTTCGTATACGGTTTATAAACCAATCCTCGATCGTCCAAATAGCCGTAAGGTGATGGGTAATATTTGGTATGACGGACGGTCCTGACATATTGGGAGAGCTGTTTCGATTTGGTAATTGTTGGGTTGTTTACGCCGGTTTTCAGTTTGTTGTATTCAATCTTGCATTGGTTGCATTTGTTGACCCCACTGATCATATCCACAAGTTCGGGAGGCCCGACAGGATCTAGGGGGTCGATCCGCCGTTGTATATGGTGCATACGCATAAGCATTGTTATATATATAGAAAAGATCCTTCCTCTTAACTTTTCTCAAGAATATTTTCCTTAAAGGGAGAGGTCTTAGGAGAACCGTAGGTTCTCTTAAAAAGGAGGGATCATAAGGGAACCTTGGTTCCCTTAAAAAATTGAATAGAATAAGGATTTAAATATAATTAGCACTATTATTGTACTGATTATGTCGTCGAACGTTCCTCTCCAAAATAAGATGGTTATCAAGAAGGTTGTTGCTAAGAGTTCTGATCCAGATCTTGCCCAGCAATATCAGCGCAAAACCGATAAACAGCATATTTTGGACAATCCCGATACCTATATCGGGTCAGTCGAGAACGTCGACGCCCAGATGTGGGTATTCGACGACATCACTAAAAAGATTGTTCTAAAGGATATTGAGTACATCCCTGGTCTGTACAAGCTCTTTGACGAAGGTATTGTCAATTGCCGTGACCACGTGATCCGTATGATCCAATCCAACAATATGGAAAAAAAATTTGTGACCTACATCGATACCACGATCTCCGATGACGGAGTCATTACGATGTCGAATGACGGCAATGGTATTGATGTTGCCAAGCATCCCGAGTACGATCTCTGGATCCCCGAGATGATTTTCGGACATCTCCGGACTTCGACCAATTACAACAAAGACGAGAAAAAGATTGTCGGTGGTAAGAACGGGTTTGGATTCAAATTGGTGCTCATCTGGTCCGAATACGGTAAGGTGGAAACGGTCGATCACGTCCGTGGTCTCAAGTACGTCCAAGAATTCAAGCGGAATTTGGACGAGATTTGCCCACCGACAATTACCAAGGTATCGGGTTCGGTCAAGCCATATACCAAGGTGACGTTTAAACCGGATTATGCGCGCCTCGGTATTCACGGCCTTACGTCGGATATGCTCTCGCTCCTGAAAAAGCGTGTCTACGACATCGGTGCCGTCACGGATCATTCGATCAAGAAGATCAAGGTGGGACTCAATGATGGCACCATTCCCATCAAGAATTTCCAGCAATACATCGATCTCTACATCGGATCCAAGGAGGAGACCAAGCGCGTCTACGAACAGAGTGACGAACGCTGGGAATATGCGGTGGCGATGTCACCTACACACGAATTTGTCCAGATATCGTTTGTGAACGGCATTGCGACTTTCAAGGGTGGAAAACACGTCGACTACATTGTCGGTCAGATTGTCCGCAAGCTCTGCGATTATATCGAGAAAAAGAAAAAGATCAAGGTGAATTCGTCGGCGATCAAGGAACAGCTGATTCTGTTCTTGCGATGCGATGTCGAAAATCCGTCATTTGACAGCCAGACCAAGGATTTTATGAACACACCCTCGTCCAAGTTCGGATCGTCGTGTCAAGTGTCCGACGCATTTATCGAGAAGGTCGCGAAGATGGGGGTGATGGACTTGGCCTGCTCGCTTACCGAAGCCAAGGAATCCAAGTTGGCGAAGAAGACGGATGGTTCGAAGACCAAGTCGATCCGCGGCATCGCCAATTTCATCGATGCGAACCATAGCGGCACTGTACAGTCGAAAGATTGTATTCTGATTTTGTGCGAGGGACTCAGTGCCCTCTCCGGTATTGTCTCTGGACTCTCGTCGACGGATCGCAACACAATGGGTATTTACCCACTCAAGGGTAAATTGCTGAATGTCCGTGGTGAGGTCGTGAAACGTATCGCCGAAAACAAGGAGATTAGCGATCTAAAGAAGATCCTCGGTCTAGAAACCGGAAAAGTGTACAATTCGATTGACGATGTCCACAAGAGTTTGCGGTACGGCAAGGTAATGTTTATGACCGATCAGGATTTGGACGGGTCCCATATCAAGGGCCTATGTATCAACCTATTCCATAGCGAATGGGCCTCGCTCATTCATATCCCCGGGTTCCTCTCCTTTATGAACACGCCAATCTTGCGGGCGAAGAAGGGAGCACAATTGCAGCTGTTCTACAATGACGGCGAATATCTGACGTGGAAGCAAGGTCCCGGTAATGGAACCGGTTGGACCATCAAATATTTTAAGGGGTTGGGTACGTCGACCGCGGCCGAGTTCAAAGAGTATTTTGCCCACAAGAAAATCGTGGATTTCGTCTATTCGGGTCAAGTCAGCGACGATACGATTGACAAGGTGTTCAATAAGAAGCGTCCGGACGATCGTAAGACGTGGCTCGAAAATTATGACAAGACGGCCTACTTGGACACGAATCATCCTCAGGTCCGGTACGAGCAATTCATCGACCGTGAGATGATCCATTTCAGCACCTACGATTGCGCACGTTCAATCCCGAATATGGTCGATGGTCTCAAGATCTCGCTGCGTAAGATCTTGTTCAGTGCATTCAAGCGCCGTCTCACGAGTGAAATCAAGGTCGCCCAGTTTTCGGGGTATGTCTCAGAACATTCGGCCTACCATCACGGTGAGGCATCGTTGAACGGAGCGATTGTAAATATGGCCCAGAACTACGTCGGTTCCAACAACATCAATCTGTTGGAACCCAATGGCCAGTTTGGCACACGTCTACAAGGCGGTCAAGATTCGGCATCGGAGAGATATATCTTCACAATGCTCAATACGCTCACGCGATCCCTGTTTCCCGAGGCAGATGATGCGGTTCTTACCTATTTGGACGACGACGGCACGATTGTCGAGCCCGAATACTATGTTCCCATTCTGCCATTTGCTCTGGTCAATGGTATCTCGGGCATTGGTACCGGATTCTCGTGCAACATCGAGCCTTACAATCCGAAGCAGCTGATCCAATATCTGCGCAACAAATTGTCGAACCAAATGAACGCAATGGAATTCGTCCCCTATTACGAGGGATTTAGTGGTGAGGTGATCAAAATGTGTGAAAATAAATATTTGATCAAGGGCAAGTACGAGAAGTTGGGCGACGACAAGATCCGTATTACGGAACTCCCGGTAGGAACCTGGACAATGCCGTACACGACCTTCTTGGAAGGGTTGTTGGACGGGGGAGTGGACAAGGCAGGTAAGAAGATTTTGCCGACCATCAAGGATTTCACATCGACATCGACCGAGGTCGCGGTAGATTTCACGGTGGTTTTCCCGAAGGATAAGCTGCGGGAGTTGGAGGAGTCAATCGATGCCAACGGCTGCAACGGGGTAATGAAGACGCTCAAATTGTTTACGACGGTCAGTACGACCAATATGCATATGTTCAACTCGGAATGCAAGCTTCATAAGTATGGTTCGGTCGAAGAGATTATCGACGACTTTTACGGGGTGCGTATGGCCCTTTACCAGAAGCGCAAGGATCATTTGGTGTTGGCAATGTCGAACAAGTTGATCAAGCTTTCGAACCGCGCCAGGTACATCCAAGAAACGTTGAAGGGAGTCATCGATCTTCGTAAGAAAACGGGACAACAGGTAACTGATCTGTTGACAAGTATGAACTTTGCACCGATCGACGGGGACTTCAAGTATTTGATCAAGATGCCGATGGATTCGGTGACTGAAGAAAATGTGGCGAACATTATGAAAGAGAAGGCGGATACAGAGAGTGAACTGGCGGCGCTGAGAGCAACTACATTGGAGACAATGTGGTTGGGCGAATTGGCCAAATTAGAGACCGAGTACGATGTCTATAAGAAGAAGCGCGAAACGATTCAAATGGGGAAATCTTCGGGACCGGGAGATAAAAAGAAAATGGTGATTAAGAGGGGTGGAAAGTAATAAGTTTAAAACCAATTCTTCAATTGCAACTGTTTGCGCTCTCGATCCGGTTGTTGAGGGCGAGACAAAGGCACGACCAGAGTCGATTGATCTAGTCGATACTTCTGGTACCCCACCGCTTCGCTAAATACGGTGGGTATGCAATAATTCAGAACCAGTCGATTAAGCCGCTCGATCTGCCCTTTGATATCGGCTTCACGATGCTCTGCGAATTGCAAATAGATACTGCGCATAATGACTTTCAATGTATCTACGTTCTGGGGACCGACAATGAATTCGTGATCCGACATCTCGTACACCCCAGCTCTAAGCCCATTTTGCAGAATCTGGACATTTTCTGCTGAAAAGAACACTTTAGCCAAAATATTGTCCTCCCATATGCCCGAAAGCGCGTCGCGATACTCAGAAGCCTTGTTCTTCACAGCCATTCTTTCTTGCATTTTGAAAACAACGTCGGGGTTCTCTGGTTCGAGAATATTTATACGGCCATTGTAACGTCCTGTATCTAATATTTTTTGATTATAAGCTGTATCCAAACTCTCAGACATTGCCTTTATTATATAATACTAAATAGATTATTTAGTGGAAATTCTAGCTTTTCTTTAGTGCTACGGTAAACCTCCGCACTATTTCTCCAGGAGCTACGGTCCGCGACCTTCGCAATGGAGCTAAATCAAGGAAAAGTCGGATCGAAACATAGACTTTTACAGATTTCTTGTAAGGAATCAAAAATATGGTGGTATAATATACCACAATATTGAAATGGATATATTCTATGTCATCGTTCCATCAATTGCCATTATTATTCTCATCCTGATCTTGACTTATATCGGAATTCAGATGGTAAATAAAAAGAGCGCCTCTGGAAAAAATGAATTTCCTCCTCAATACGCTACGTGCCCAGACTACTGGCAGTTAAATAATGAGGGAAAATGCGTAATGCCTACAACAGGGTCTCGCAATAGCGTAACTGGTACGTTAAGTGCTTCAAATACTCCAGGATATAACTCGACCGAGGGTATTATCGATTTTAACAATAGTGGATGGTCAGCTACAGGCAGCTCAATATGCAAACAAAAGATGTGGGCCAATTCCAACAACGTCACTTGGGATGGCGTATCTAATTACAACGCTTGTTAAAAACACTATATATCGTATTTGATCACCCTGGGTGCTTCGCCCACCACCTTCATTATTTTCGATACTTCAATCGGGTATTTAAATATCGAAAAAATTTCGCGGTTCTTCACTATTTCGCTATCCAGTTCAACCACCTCGTTCTCCAACATACGCCGATTCCGTATTTCCGGATAAATCTCGTTGACCTGAATGCGAACCAACAATCGGAGAATCTCCGGGTTCTCGGTTTTCACGTATTCCTCGATCAAACTCTTCACCTTCTCGTTCAAAATAAAAATGTTCTCATTCTTCTTCTTAATCTGTTCCTTCTTGTATGGATCGTGGTACTGCTCGACATAATGATCGACCAATTCCTTATAAATAAAACTGTCGCTGTTGTACAGGTCGAGTTCTTTCTGGAACATTTTTACCGAAACATCCTCCGAAACATAGTTGAAAATCGTATCCAATTTTTGTCGAATAATTTTCTCTTTGATATCGTCGAGTTGTTCGCCAAATACTTCCAGGGTATCTTTCGCCAGCTCCGTAGATCCGTTGAAAATTTGCACGTTCAGTTTGCAAGGGTTCTCCTTGTCACCACACAGGATCGTATATTTGTTGTTGGTACGACCGCTAAAGATGGTTCCGACGGGGCGCTTGCAATGAATGCATTTGGGTTTTATCGATAGGACAGCCTGTTTCGCCAGTTTCTTGGTGGGCTCCTTGTTGTAAGCATCGCGCTTCATTTTACGAACCTTGCCCTCGTATTCGTTCTTAAGACGAAAAAACGTGGAGAGCGCGTCTTCGTAATTGATCCGCTCTTTTTCCTCGTCCTCTTTATCGTTTTTCTGTTGGCGATCTTCTTCGGATCGGAGAGAACCTAGGTCCGAATTACGGAATTCGATACTCGGCGTATTTTCCATCGTAAAATTCACGACCCCTTCAGGTAGGTTCTCTATGATCGTTATCGGATTGTTCGATATATTCAATGTTTTCAATTGAGATAATTTACCCAAATCGAGAGAGCCCAATTGATTGTTGTCCACCAGGATCTCTGTCAAGGTGGCCGGCAAATTCTCTAGTTTATTTATTTTGTTGTGAGATACATTCAAGATCTGAAGACGTTCGAGAGAACCTACATCTATTTTTTCCAAATAATTATGAGATAAAATCAAGGTTTCTAAAGTAATTGGCAGGTTCTCTATCTCGTTCAATAAATTGTGAGAACATTCCAGTTTTAATAAATTAGCAGGAAGACCCTGGATCGAGGTTACTTCGCCTTCGCCCACTATGATAGACGTGACATTCCCCATACCCATTTCCTGGAGAACCGAAAAGTCCAAGTCACCGTGAAACATCCCCTTTTCCGTCATTTGGAGAACTTCGGAACTCTTCGGTAGGTTCTCTAATATCCCCACCAATTGTTCCTGTGCAGTATTGTTTTCCTTAATGATTGTTTCCCGTTGTTCTCGAATCAAATCCATAGATTATTTATGATATGACTATATTTTTTCCCTTATTATTTGATCTATTTTATTGTAGCCAGCAGAATTCAGATGAACCCCATCTTCTAAATAGTACGTCGGTCGGGAAAGTTCGCGATTCACGTTGACATATTTTACACCGTCTATTTGTTTCAATCCCCGATTGATAGAGCGAATATCATCGATAATGTCCAGTCTATGGTTCTCGGGAGAAGTAAGGATCGAGAGAACCAATATTTTGGTAGAAGGAAACTTGGCCTGAAATAATGCAATAAATCGCCGAATGTTCTTTATCACTTCCTTATCATCGACACCCTCTTTCAGGTCATTGTTTCCACAATAGAGAACCATATATTCGTAATTATTCTTGGTAAAAATCTTCTTTTCATAAAAGGAAGAGAACATTGCACCTGTTACTAGACCAGGCACCCCCTTATTTACCACAGTATAACCGGGTATTTGGCAATTCTTCCATCTGCTCACAATACTCGATCCCAACAATAGGATCTTTGGTAGGTCCTGAATGGACCCACAACTAAATCCACAGGTCGAAGACCGGGGGATCTTTGGCATAGTAGTTATCCTTGTAAATAAGGAAGATTTGTAATTGCGGACATTTGTCCTTGGTGGGTTTGTTTTCGATCCTCTTGATACCATTTTATTTTCGATAAAACGTAGTGTTGATCTCTCAACATTTTTTGCTGGGCATCGTAAGGGGACAGCTTGTTTTTATAAGCATTGTAGAGAACCAGAGATACAATTCCAAAAAAAACGGCTAAAATACCCATATTAAAGGCATAATAATAAATTGTTGTCCGGTTATGGTGGCATTTTTGTAGGGTTTGAAACAAATAGTTTTTCGCCGAGTTCTCGGTAAGGCGAGGTGGCAGATCCATTGATTATATATTTTATCGAAAAAAATATACAATAATATACCTAATATTCCCCCTGATTATCTAAATCCGAAAATGCCGACCGAGACGTAGCAAAGTATGGCTAAAACGATGGCTACTATCCAAATGCTGATCACGGTTTTGTCGCGGACCCCCACTCCGAATTTACGAAAACTACCATCCTTGTTATATACCAAACCCGGTTTTGTAAGATGAATCAGTGTAAACAATACAACAAACAATATTATGGAAAAATGGAGCCGATACTGTCTAGCCAAGGTTCTCAAATACATAGTATATTATTACACTAACATAATAAAATTATTCTTCGGGGAATTCGTCCATTTCCGTATCGTCGTAATAATAATCGCCATCCCGGCGGTCATCCCCAATGTTGATATTACCTAACATAATTCCTCCCCGATCGTAGTTGACCGCCTCTGATGCGGCTACAGCTTGGGCATCCTCTGCGTCTAATTCATCCGAGTCCACATTTCCAGGAACGACCACTTCCTCCTCTTCCCCACCCATTAAAAACTGTTCGAGTTCTCGGTCGTAGGTCTGTCCATCGTATTCGTACAGACCCTTTTGCTGCCCCACATTCCAGTGTTCCAACCGATATTTCTTCAACATATCCTCCCCCTTTCGATGTTCAATGCTCATTCTACCTAAACGTTCTACCACACTAGATCGTTCCATATCCTTGTTGCGCCGCGTTTTTCGCAAAATGTCTTCGTAATTCAAATCGAGAACCTTCTTATTTTCGTCTTCAATCTCTAAGAAACATAACAGCAAGGATGCCACCCGTATCTTCAATTCTTCGGTATTGCCCAGACGTATTTCCACGTCGATCAATTCGTTTTCAGAGGTATCAATGTTCTCAGGTTCTCCAGTGATTTGCAACGTCGCATCCCCCATATCACGCAACTCGGCCCGTTTGACCTTTTTGACCTCCTCGATGTCCGCCCGCAACATATCGATATCGTTCGTGCAGTTGATGTACTCATAGAGTACCGAATAAAAGCAATACGAATAAAGCATATAAATCGTCGGTTTGTCCATCAGATGATAGAAACTGCGGACACGTTCTCCCTCTATGCCCTCTCCCAAGTCTTTCACCATTTCGGTATGAACTGGCAGGTTCTGTAAAAACGTGTTTAGTCCGACCAGTCGCACAGATACTTCTTGTAATAAACGGTAAATAATGCGATCACCCTTGAATTCCTCCATCTTTTCGTAATATTTGGTCATCACCTGCAACAGTACCGAATTATGCTTGTCGGAGAACCCCCAGTGCGCAGGTACTTTCTTATAAAACCCGACATTGTTTAACAGAATATTCGGATAGGTTTTGCACATAGACTGTACCGCGTTTTGCACATACTGAGTGATCGTATAAAGTCCGGAATCGTAATAGAGTCCAGTTTCCTTCATAGGTTTGTCCAATTTCCAGGTGCATATATTTTTCAAGTAATCGTGCAATTGGCTGTACTTGCGATCCGACATATTACCGTAGCGGCCGAAGAAATCCATAATTTCCCGGTACATATCCTTGTTCGCCTTGAGCAAGTAGTTTTGCAAGTCATTGAGCTCATTCGAAACGTCGTATGCCATTGTCTTGGGTTTATGAGCTTCCAGCAGTTTGAACATCAATTGACGCAGAGGTTCATCCACAACCTTCGAATCTTCCATATCCAAATCTTCTATCACTTCCTTTACGACATTCAGACGCGTAAAGGGGGTTCCGCTATCTACGTCGACCAGGTTCTCTCTGTTCACCAAATTCATCATATGCAACAAATTGTCGACGTTGTATTGAACCGCATTGGTCTTCAAGAATTCAATCTTTTCCTGGATGGTCCATGTCGCTTGATATCCCGCCGGGACCTCGTTGCAGATCTCCTTGAACTTCTCGGGGATAGGCAGGGTTTTGTCGAAATTGCAGTAGTGTATGATCGCCGAATAAATGAGCTCCACGTCGTCCAAATTATTCGAATAAATGGTCGAATGACGGATCCCTGTAAATTCGTTGTGGAAAAATAGGGGGGCTTTGGCCGCCTCCTTGGCCATACGTTCTAGCTTCGACAGGGCCCGCACATTTCGTATATAATCCCCGATTTGTTCGCTCTCTTGGTAAAAATACTGGAGAGGATTGGTCAGTTCGAGGGATTCGTTGCAACAAGCGTTCTCTAAAAAGGGCAAATTTCCCGACGTTTTCAGAATGACGTCCTTCTTCTCGACGATCTTCTGGATGGCTTCGATAATCCCATAACCGAAAAACAACATCTTACTCTTGAGAACATTGATCGCATCCGTTTGTTCTTTGCTGCCCTTCCGGATCAACGCCTTCAAATCTTCTTCGAAATCTCGCGAAACAGTTTGCAGCGTCTTCGGCAGTGAAAATGGGACAACTGGTGGGAGAAAATGCTGCCATTTTTTGATATTATGTTCTTGTGGCGCCACCATCTCAGGATAAAGTACCATATATTCCCGCTTTTTGATGTACATTTCCATAATATCACTGCGTTTCATAATGAAATTGTCGAAAATATCCTTCATACGTTTCACTAGAACATCGGGTTTGTATTTTTTGATCGACTCCCAAATGGCAATCGACGACGTAGTCTTATGTAACACGCACGCCAAATACTGGATTCCGGTAATGTCTTCCACACCTGACGATAGAGGGAACCCGCTGAACGAGCGCACACAGCCAGGAAAGGTTCGCTTGCTCTGGATCGAAGGAATTGCGATCTGAACCGCGATGAGCATATTACACGCAATAATGACCAATCGTGTCTCGTCGCGATAGTTACGATAAGGCTGTAGCGGTTTCCCCTTATCCTTCAACTGTTTGTCCGACTTTTTCTGATAAGAGGCTTCCGTATAAATAATCTTGTCGAACATCTCGAGCGAGTTACGCATCACCACATCTTCCACCGCTGCCAGGGGTATGTCGATGTTACGACAAATCGTAGATAGAACATTGAACACGGTTTCCGCGGTTTCGCTCTCAAAAACGCGTTTCTCCGAAACGTTCTTGGCATTTTCCAGTAAAATCGCCCCCAGGTCTTCTTCCATCACAGCGTTTGTTGTAATGCGAAAACCACCCTCGTCGAAACCCTCCTCTGCGCTAAAATCGATTTTTCGCAGGATAAACCCGCTATATTTGTCGACAATGGCGTCCCCGTCGTCACTAATAACGCCGAACTTCGCACATACACTTGCCAACTTTTGGGTATAGTTCACCCCCATAACAAATGCCCTAGCCAATTGATAGAGCGAAAAGGGGAAGAGTTTCGTATTCGTTTCTTTGCAGTATTTCCAATGCGGACTTTCATCTTGCTGTTCGACCAGCGGATCACGGCAATATTGGAGAACAAATCGGCATATATCGGCCTGTTTTTTGGCGAAATCGGATTGACCTAAGATCAGATCCCTCCAATGTAGGTAAGGCGACGACAATATTTCGTTTTGCGAGGCCAGCATTCCGATCGAATAGGACAATCTAGATACTTTCCTCAATTGAATGTCGCGCAAGTCGTACTGTTTCTTCAAGAGTTTCAATTTCTGATTGATGTTCGTTTCAAGCTCCTTTTCCAACTCTTCCACATTGACGGAGTACCGTTTGTCGAATTCTTCCATCATCTTTTTGCGGACAAGCTGTTTCGTACGTTCCGTCGATTCGTCTTTGGATTCACAGACCGATGTGGCCTTGTTTTTATAGCAACCCTTGCTCATATTGCAAAAAAGCGAGCTCGTATCCAAGAAAGACTCCTCGGCAATGTCGTTGTCTTTTACCCAATTCCCCTTCATACGGCGATAATACTGGACGCGTTTACGAATATCGGCTTCTAATTCCACTGCAGCCTTCTCCGTCTCCGACAGATCGTTTTCGTCCATCGACGAAGGCAGAGTAGGACGCAATTCCAACATCGCATAGTCGCCGTCCGCCACCTTCTTCTTACCAGCAATGAGTGTTTCTGCTAGGGAAGGAGCTTGCGACGGAGGGCAATCGTGTTTGTCTATCAAACTCTGTTGCAAGAGCTCCATAAATAAATCCGGCAACATCTCCTTCTGCTGTTTCTCGTATTTTTTCATAATAGAATAAGGCGTATCATCCAACTCTTTCTCGAAATAAATCTCGTCTTGGGAATTGTCCTTTTGCATCTCCTTTATCGATGTATAACGCTTTGCCAAATATTTGCGTGCGCAGTCTGCAGCCTTTATCTTTTCGTTTTCAGACAAGTCGTCCAATTTAGGTTCGGAAAGAGCATCCATCAATTGATTCGGCGTCATCAACGAGATCATTATAGACGTCATAATGTTCGTATAAAGGCTACCATTGTCAATGCCGTTCATATTGTTCAACTCTTCTCCTGTCGAGAGTGGAACCCCCTGTTTCTTCTCCTTGGTCTTATCTAAAAATTCGTACGCTTTAAAAAAGGATTCCGCGTAGTTTTTATTCTCAGAAACAATACGTAGAAGAGGATCAGGCAAAGGTGAAGAAGAGAACTTGGCATTTCTTAGCGCGCTATATTCCCCCGACCGCTTCTCTATCGACTGTTTTAACTCTTCAATACGCTCCTTCAGGGCGTAACGGATTTCCAAATATTGTTTGTAAGTAATGTCTGACGAATATACCATAAAGGGTTCGAGCTGTTTTACGACATCTAAAAACGACAAATTGTCTTTCAAATATTTACGGATCAAACGAATCAAAAAACGGGTTTTAGGAACGACTACTTCCAAGAATTTATGGAACTTTTCCTCATCCACTACATCATCTCCTAAGAAAAATTCGTGAACATCGGAGAATATGCTTTTGTCCGAATCCTTTTCCATCTTCTCGTAGTCAACCTCTTTGCTCAAATCGTGAACAGTATGTGGTTGGATTTCTAAGCGACGTTTCAAAAAACGGTAAAACATAAAATCGTGATGGCCCAAATTCGCCCTTTCCAGAATGTTGGTTCCGGGAAGATTCACTGTCGAAAACCGAATCACTGGTTCAGGCATCATCAAAATCGACCGAACTGTCATCTCATCATTCGGAGTAATGCGACTAGGTAGGAAAATCGTTTTCCCAGTTTTCATTGTTTCACTCTCGAGACCAGAGAACCCCAGGTTGTACCGTTGAATCACGTATTGACGTCTTGCGACCCCCGATTTCGTGAAAACCGTGCTATAAAAGTCTTCCAAGTTGGCTACAACCGAATCCAGGTTCTCTCCAACAGACCCCGAATGCAGATAGGATTCCGGTCCAAAAGGCGGTGTGAAGGGAGTGAACGATTCCTGTATTTCCCCACACATCGCATTGTATTGCAAAAGGGGGTCGGACGAATTGCCCTTGTAATATTCCATCTGTTTTTTCTCCAATTGGCGAAGCGAAGAGCCCAATGTTTCGGTCACCGTTACATTGGAATCTAGTTCTATATCGACATCGTACAATTTTCGGCGATTTACCACCACTGGCACCAACCAACGAAGCTTACGATCCATATTATGCAAGTGGTCGACCAATGGTTTGTGTGAAGTACCTAACACTTTCACGTCGTAAGAATTGCCATTTTTATCGAATTTCGAAAAGTTTGTGCGCAATTGCTTGTATCGTTCAATCAACAAATGAATGTTGTCGAGCACACTTTTCGTGCGCTGGCTGTTCGGAATAGTAGAGAGTATCTCATCCATCATATCGTTTACTTGTACATCGATTCCGAACCGCTGGTTTTCTTCGGGGATTTCGACCAATTGGTATATTTCCCCCAGTTTTTCGCCGAAAACGATTTCATTGGAAGCCTCCATATAGAGATCGTGCAACTGGTCGCGAATATTACGTTCGGCGACTACATCTTTGGGAACAGTAATGATTGATTCCCCCGATTCGGTATATTCGATCGAAGATTCTGCGCCTTCTCGTATTTCTCCTTCTTCCAAGTCACCCGCTGCTTCAGGAACCCCGCGTAACATTGCCAAAGTAGGGACCGTTACTGCTGCGGGTTTTTGTCGTATCGATATTTTATCAATGGGGACATTGTCGGGCAGACCCTTGTAACCGAAATTAATATAGATGGTGCGCAATTCCGGGAATGTGGTGAGTTCAATCATATCTCCCTCTAAATTGGTTATCTCACCCGTAATAATAGCGGGAATATCACCACCAAAATGAATATCTATCCAAGTTCCTGGTAAAAGACCATTCTGGCGAGCATAACCCTTTTCTTTGCTGCGGCTCAGTATGTTTATTTGAACAATCGATTCGTCCGTAAAGGTTCCATCTTCGTTTATGGTCAATTTATAATGTTGGTAGTTGGCTACATTCACGAGCGTTATTTTTTGATTATCAATGTAGGTAATCATAGCCACCATTTCATCTATTTCTGGGTGAGTCGGTGCCATAATTTCAATAATATCGCCGAATTCCAGATTGACCGAAGCTTGTTCCGGCGTTTCGCTCGACCGTTTCTCCAAAGACTCCGTAATTATCTCCTTTTCCGTAGGTAGCAACTCCTTTTCCTCCATTATTTCGGGTTCGTCAATGTTTATTTTTGGTTCTGTCTCATTTGGATCTTCCATATTATATATTACAATTGTTATATATAATATATTGGTCTAAATTTCCCCGGAATATTATGATTGATCATACAATGCCGACAGTTTGGACAAATTCTGAATATATTTCATTGAATGCTTCTGATTGACTTCGGACATACTTTTGATCGGTGCGCGGATTTTATTGATACTTTCCATAATTTCCGTCGAATTTGACATAATAGATACGTCACTTCCGTAATCCTTTTCCAAGAAATAGTTAACATCACCACTATCAATAATATCCTTGTAGGGATTATATACATACAGCTGCCAGCATTTGATAATCATCGTAGGATTCGCCTTCTTAACCGTTTCAAAGAAAACCTTGGATGTCAGGATTTCGTCATTATCATCGATAATTCCTGCTACATCATTTAAAAATTCGAAAAAATGGTTGTTAAATCCTCTTAAGATAGTAGACTTGTCAGACATTGGAATATATTAATAACATCGTATATTTTTATATATTTTTAACAACTAATATATTCCTCCTCTGCTAGCACTACACTTCGGAATATCTGATCGTTCCTCCACTTCGGAACTCTCTTGAAATAATGGTTCGTATGTTCATTGGACTCAAAATTGGGCGGGACCAAACGGGTTTTTCTGACCAATAGACGAAACCTCATCCATACGCTGTTGTTGCAACGTATCTATCGTAACATTGTTCGATAATTTGTCTGGACGATACGTATCCGGTGGAGTGGGTATCAACTGGATATCATCCGATGCGGATACGTAGTTATAAATATTCCGGTTTCCGCCGACCCCCTTCCCGCTTAATTCGTCAGGGGTCATATCATAAGGAGTGAATTGTTCAGAAACAATGTTCGTCCCACCAGAAGACATTCCTAAAGGAAATGCCATCGGTTCCCCATTGGTTCCGACCGCCTGATCATTCATTTTTTTTATCTGGGGATGGTAGTATTTTATAATATCATCACCCATTACGACCCGGTATTGCTTATTTACTAGCAAGAGAGCGGGAACACTATGAACATTCGGGGGAAGGCCGACTTTAGCACCGGTTTCTAATACAATGAATGTCTGTCCAGTTTTAGGATCAACCGAACGTTTGTCCACGCAAATGAAATTGATGGAATCCTTCATATTCCCTTTGACCAACGTCTGTATTAATTTTTGACAATGTTTGCAATAGTTACTGTAATAAATAATATCCATTACGTATACTATAATAGAAAAAATGATTTTCTTTACAAAGAACGTATACGATTGGATAAAAAACTATCTTGGTAATATAAAAGTTAAATTAAAATGGGAATAGACGATCCCTTTAAACCATTAAAAGATTTTGGCGACAATATGAAAAAGGCATTTGGCGTTTTCCAGGAAATTGGAGAACGTATGAAACGTATAAAATACGGTTTCGACGATATCGGTAATGGTATTAAGAATGAATTCAAAGGATTAGGTGATGGATTGAATATTGGGGTAACCGATATATCTAGACTAATCGAATATGTTTTTATCTTTATAGGTTCTTACATAACGTGTGGAGTGCATTTTATAACAAATCTAAAGAATTGTCTTTTTTATTATTTGATGGACACTATCGGACAATTGATGTATCTACCTATTCGAATAACCCAATTTTTGTTTAGAATAATAATGCCTAACAATAAAATATTGGATCATTTTATAAATTACATATGGCGCAAGGTCGAAAAGTTGGATAAAATAATATACGGTTTTGTAGGATTCCATATATGCCATTGGCCTAGAGGTGTGCGCGAACGATGCTATGTATGTAGAAGATTAAAACAACACGTAATTGTAAGACAAGGGGATAGGGTCAACGATGACTTCTCTAAAGACGGCGCAATTGCCCAAGAATTTCAAAAGGGGATTAATCAAGCAAAAGCTGGTGGAAGTACCATTAAGCACGCTTTAACCGATCCATTTTAAACCATCGAAGAATTTAATCCGCTCTGCGGATTCACATTCTTCAGCGGTTTAAATAGATAATATAACGACACTATATATACACTAAAAATACAACATATGGGAAAAAAATGTATACCAGGTGTTATTTGTGTAGAGAATATGACCCTATTTTTCTTGTTTGTACTGCTAGTGCTGCTCGTGTACTTTTACTACATACATTTTGTAAAAAGACCAAATAACAATGGATCCAACAATATTGTGATGGTCAATAACCCACCGATGAACTACGGTCAGGGACTCGGTGGAATGTCCGCTAGACGCGATCCATTCAACGATCCGTACGCACCCCCCCTTCAGAATGCCAACGGCATTATTTATCCGAGAGATTTTAGAGATATGCGCGGACTTCCTACGAACATTGAAACTCAGGGTTTAGCAACACAGTATCAACAAATCGGAATACTGGAAAATGGGGGGAATATGATCCTCCCCCTTATGGGACGACGATCGATGGTCGGACGAGATAAATGGCAGTATTATACCATTTCAAACACCGGAACCCTGAACACCAAATTACCCGTTACGTTCCAAGGACGCAGTTGCACCGGCGAAAACGGTTGTGACAATATTAGCAGCGGAGACACCGTTTTTGTAAAGGGTTACAATGATACATTCAATGCCACAATTTATGAGAATAATTTGTTGCAGTACATCCCTTTTTAATATAATAAATTGTGAACAATCTTAGGACGAATAATAAAAACTATATAATATAAGAATATATAGCTTTTAATGTCTGTTTTTACTAATAATACCATTGAAACAAAACCGAGTAAATTCATAAACACCTATTTAGTGAATATGACATTGTACGGAAAGGACATACAAACCGCTTCTGCTACGGAAGGATATTATAACATTTTATACACGTCTAGTGACAGTACCGATGTAACGTATAAAAATAAGACATTATACAGAACCCCCAATTTTCAAATAACTAACGTTTATTTCTTACCATTGATCCATAACAATATTTCCAATGTTACCGATGGGAATGGACTAACAGGATTAATCGGTGAATTTGCGTTAAAACTTGTAAATAGTAGTAATAGCGATTGCCCTTTGTATATATATTATCTAGTTCAATCCGTAGGTTTAAATAAGGGTACAGATGATACCAATGGTCAAAGTACTGGTTCGTTATCTAACATATATAATGATATTATCAAAGCTACAAAGAGTGGTGTAAACTATGGGCCAACATCTAATAAAACAACTAAAGTTAGTCCAGGTACGGATGGCACTATACCGAGCCAAGATGATGCCGGTTGCATTATGTATGTAAATAATCTTCCCAATAAAAAATCAGAAATACATTGCATCTTTTTAAACCCTATTACGATAAGCAATACGTATTTAAAAACCTTTTTCACTAGCTTAGACAAGAGTACTCCCCTCAGCGTTTTTGGAAATTATCCTTCTGGGGGATTTAAATACATTCTAACGTCATCGACTGCAAAATCAACAGATATCACTAATGCAGATGAGGCTACATCAACAGATACCACTAATGCAGCCGAGGCTACAACAAGTTACGACCCGAATAGTCAAATTTATATTGATTGTAGCCCGACAGGAGTCAGTGAAGAAAAGGTAGCCTCCTACAATCTTCCGATCAATAGTACGTTAATTCAAGATATTCAACATTCGTCTTTAGCAACATTATGTGCCAACTTCGTTCTGTTTGGCTTTATACTAGCAGCTACGTACATAGGAATACCGACAATATATAATTTAACAGTTAATAAATCCAGAATAGAAGCGGAAAAAATGACGATGGTTAGATACTCGAAATTAGCTATTCTCCTATATTTTCTATTATTAAGTATTATACTTTTTATTGATGGTAATGTGAGCAATAATATCTATGAACTTATGGTTGGAATTTTGTTGATATTCGTAAGCATTTTGTCCTACATTCTACTATCGAGTGAAGAACTGCAAAGAGGGGTTGAGCCAGGTTCTCCCTTTGACATAAAATTTATCACATTCATTGGTTCCATTCTTGCAAGGATTGGGGAACAGTGGGGGACTATATTTAGTGGTTGGATTGCATTGCTTCTCATAATGCTTTTATTATGGGGTTTCGCGAAAAATAGCAACGGAGATCCTTTGATCAATGTTACGCAGTTATGGAAGATCATATTATTTGTAGGATTATTGATTATACCACCTTTCGTGGGACTAATGATGTGGATAGCGTCATAATAAACGTGTAGATCAATAAATATTATCTAGACGTTTCAAGAGGAGGAATATTAATGGTAAAGAGAACCCTCCTTAATTTTATCCGCGACCGGCTTGAATGTGGTCGTTACGTAGACGTTCGGATCACTGCGTCCAATAGGCGCCATCTGTTTCACCACCTCCTCTTCCAACGTTTCCGAAGGCGTTGGGTTCATTTCCGCCATCTTAGCATCCTTGTTCGCCTGACTAGGAGTGTGTTGAACAATCGTTACTCGACCAGTTTTGGTCGAACTGCGACGAAGAAGCTCGTAGGCGACGAATATATATACAATAGCTACCATAGGATTCACGTTAAAGAACAAATAAATCGTTACAATGAAAACGGTCAACATACCTAAAGATGAGTCTACTACACCTGCCAAGAATTCCGGGGTTTGAATCGGCAACGCAATGTACAAAACGAAAATAACCAACAATGCCCATTCCAATTTTGTAAGAGATTGAAACATTTTCTTAAAATCCATTATTATATATTATATCATAGAATTATTATTCAGAGAGGTTTCATCCGCGTCGTTTCGGAATATTGGTCGGAAAACCTTTATTCTCTGAAAAAATTGAAAAATCCTAAATGTTATCATCGTATAAGATATCTAAGACAATGAATCGTCGAAAATTCTTTCCAAAGAAAACGCCGTCAAAGGAGCAGGTCTACGAGCCATCCCCCGAATACAAGAAAACCATTTGTTCGGTAGCTTATTTGGGCAAAAAAGGATACACTATACCCAAAATCGCTTTAGAAAAAGAAGACGACAATTTCCTTCGCAAAGATTTATTCGTTAAACCTGAGGTGCAAGGAGTCAGTTACGGAGCGCCCGATGAAAATACCGCATTCCCGGTATTCCGCGAAAATGTGAACAAAATATACGTGCCGCGGTTCTACGGAATTCAACGTTACGGTTTACCACACCGATCCGAGATTCAAGAGGGTGACGATATTCACGTAACATTCGATAAAAAATTACGTGACTATCAAGAAAAAATCGTGGATTTCTATATAAATGCTGTTAATAAACCTTGCTGCATAAATGGTGCAAATTGTGGTGGAGGAATCTTAGAAGTGTACTGTGGTGCAGGCAAAACGATCATGGCACTGAATATCGTCTCGCTCCTAAAGAAAAAAACATTGATCATTGTCCACAAAGAATTCTTGATGAACCAATGGATCGAACGTATTCAAGAGTTTCTACCAGATGCCACGATCGGAAAAATTCAGGGTCCAGTATTTGACGTAGATGGAAAAGATATCGTCATTGGAATGGTGCAAACCTTGTACGACAAAGAATTCCCGGCCGAATCATTCTCCGGGTTTGGTCTGACCATTATTGACGAGGTTCATCGAATCGGTAGCGAGCAATTTTCGAAAACATTGTTCAAAACCATCACCCCGTATATGCTCGGAATATCGGCAACTGTAGATAGAAAGGACAATTTGACGAAAATATTATATATGTTCATTGGTGAAAAGATTTACAGCATCAAACGCGATTCTGAAGATGTGGTATGTGTAAGAGGTATCAAATACGTAGCGAACGACCCCGAATTCAATGAGACCGAAATGGATTTCCGGGGTAATGCCAAATATAGTACAATGATTACGAAATTATGCGGATTCGGGCCTCGCAGCGACTTTATTATCAAGGTAGTCCACGATTTGATGAAAGAACAACCGGAAAGTCAGATTATGATATTATGTCACAATCGATCGCTCCTTACTTATCTCTTTGACGGGATTACACATAGAGGGTTTGCCACCATCGGATATTACGTAGGAGGAATGAAACAAAATAAATTGCAAGAGACCGAGGGAAAGCAGATTGTTCTGGCGACCTATGCTATGGCGGCAGAGGCATTGGATATCAAAACATTGTCTACTTTGGTAATGGTGACACCAAAGACCGATATTACACAGTCAGTTGGACGTATTTTACGAGTGAAACACGAGAATCCGATTATTGTAGATATCATTGATTCACACGACGTCTTCCAAAAGCAGTGGATCCAACGCCGACGTTTTTATAAAAAATGCAACTATCGTATTTGGGAGAGTGATTCAACGAAATATACCGCATTTACAGACGCTTTGACCGACGATCTCTGTTCCTCAACAACTAAATCCGGGGGATCTTGGAAGAAGACATTCGAACCCAAAGGTACGAACCTTCCAGAAGTCCCTTGCACCGATCCTGATGAGACGAATTTTATGGAAAATTCGTTTCAAGGTAAGTGTTTACTAGACGTTTCTACGATGGTTTAACCTCTATTCTATCCTACCCAAATAAGGTACCGCCTTATTATGAGCTTATTTGGTAAGGAATCACATAATAGAGGTTAAAAAAAGAAAAATCTCTTCTTCTTCGTAACCTTTCTCGACTTTCGCGACTTCTTGGCGCGTTTCGCCTTGCTTTTTCTCGACTTTCGCGACTTCTTGGCGCGTTTCGCCTTGCTCTTTCTCTTCTTTTTACCACCTTCTTGTTCCTCTTCTTCTTCTTCTTCCTGACCACCCTTTACTTTCTTGGCGCGTCTTTTTTTACCGCCACTCTGCTCTTCCTGCTCCTGTTCCTTAGAACCACCCTCCTGTTCTTCCTCCTTAGAACCACCTTCCTGTTCCTCCTCTTCTTGTTCCTGTTCCTCTTCTTCCTCCTCCTGAGATCCACCGCGAACCTTCTTACTACCCTTCTTTCCCTTGCGGCCGCTCTTCTTGCTTCGCATAGCGCGCAATTTCGCCATAAACGCCTTTGCGCCCTTCGACCCCTTCTTAAAACGCGCTCCACCCTTCATAGGACCAGAATGGGGATCTGATGAAAGGGCATTGTTTCCTCCTGTAGACGTAACTAAACTGTACGGTAACGTAGCACCCTTTTCAAAGGCAGTAAATTCAGAACCATTTCCACCGGCAGACATTTTTATATATACTATCTTTAGATTTTTGTATACAATCGTGATTTACAATTTATGAATATGGACTATTTTTGAACGAGAATCGACTAAACGTAGTGGGACCCACCGTTTAAATTTGGTATGAAAACTACATTCCAACAACACCTTTTTCTCCAAATCGACATATTTATTTTCCCGCATATCTTGAAAATCGTCTTCGTCCTCACTTTCTTCAATATAGTCTAAATTCTTGTTTTCCCGAATGTTTCGAAAAATACTGTTCATAAAAACGCTAGTCTTGTAACTAGGAATATACGAGATACCGTAATATACCGGCTGGTTGTTCTTACCATACGCAAACAAATGGTAAATATCGTATTGGGTATCAGCATATACTTGAAATACGGTTTTAAACTTGTATTGGGATTTGGATAGATCCATACGCACCGGCGCATATATTGTAGCTGGATTCACAATATTAGCGGCCTTTGGTTGCACCTTTCGATTGATGTTCGCATTCAAGTACGGCATTATCTCGTGAGACGATCGATATTGAATATGGTGAATCGGGTAGGCAATTTGTTGTTGAATATTATTGGGGATATTACCAGTAGGATCCGAGTTTTTCTCGTCTACTCTCCACATTACCGAAAGCGCGAATAGCATAGGATCCTTAAAATCTTTACCATAAGATTTGCGGTTACTCTTCTCCATAAATTGTTGTAAAAATCCCAATCGCTCGCCAAAATTCGCGTTTTTCATAGAGATACCCTGAAAATGAAGGATGTCTTCCACGATGAACCAATTTTTCAAAGACGTTGCATTCGCGAAAGATTCTTCTTGACCATCGTCTGAGGATGATGACCAAAACGTTCCGTACACAATTGTCCCTAAAGAAAGAGTTGACTCAAATGTTGTATTGATTCGTTTACCCCTTGAAATTTTCTTTTCGCGATTTAAATCAAATAAATAACAGACGTGCTTGTTCTCATAAAACGTAAACCAAGCGTAGCATTTTCTTCCTACAGGAATAGCTAAACAAATATCGTACTTATCAGAAACTTTATTATGCGAAATCGTTTCATAAGAAAGTTCAAAGTCTGGTAGACGTTTCATTAAATGGGAGAGTTGAATATAGGATAGTTCCATCGTTTACCAGTTGCATTATTATCGTCATTATATTTTTATATCAATTTTTTAATTGTATATCGTCCATAAATTCCATCAAACGATGATTCATATTTATTTTTTCATCATCGTTTAAAAACGCAGGATTGGACGTAACACTATTCGCCTCGTTCTGTATTTCGGCCATCATTTTCTTGTATTTTTGTATTTGGGTATTGACTAAATCCTTGGTTTTTTTCGTGCTGTATGTCTCTTTTATTTGATTCCAAAGGTAGTGTCCTCCGTATATGATTAAAATAGAGAGGATAATGTTGATAAATATCCAGAATGACGATGTTAATAACATAAATATATATGAAAAAAGATTTGTATTTTAATTAAGAAACGTAGAAGCCAATCGATTACTTTCGAGAACATCTGCGGGTTCCCTTGCGCTTTTTATGCTTACGTGTCATTTTTGACCCCTTTGACCTTCGTTTTTTTCCTCCGGCTTGTGCAGGTGGGTTTGCAGGTGGTGCATTTACAGCTGGTTGAGCTGCTGCAGGTGCAGTCGTTTTCTTTCCAAAGATCCCTTCCATAAAACTTTTCTTGGGTTCTCGGCATTTCTTTATACATTTATCTACCTCGTCCTCAGGGGTAGAAGCAGGTGTTGTAGGCGTTCCAGTTGTTACCGGCGAAGCAGCTTTATCAGAACCAAATGGCCACCATCCTCCTTTTTTGCTATTCTTTCTATGATCCATAGTTATATAATTTAAACACATATTTTTTGTAACGCATTCTCAATCGATAGCCAATGACTATTTATTTAAAAAATTGAATTAAAAGCAACATAGTAAATTAATATCATCTAAATATGGCACCGATCACGTTTCTCATTGTGGATAAATCCGGGAGTATCAAGGAAACTTCGTCAAAAACGTACGATGAATCAGAATTATATAAAAAAGCGGGGTTCAAGACTGCCGATGATTTTAAATGTCGAGCCCAATGGAACATCGAAGATCTACATAGCAAGTCATTCTATATTTCGGTATTTGGTAAGATCACTGGACGTGCCAATCAAGAAAACAAATATGATTTCCCGCCACCGATTGATACCGTTCTAATGTTCGGTAATTGCATCATTGTCAATAAAGACAAGGATGGTGCCGTATCTAGCATCAGTGAAGACGAATGGGAAACTGTCTACGAATATTTGTTCGGGGGATTCGACGACATTGGCGACAAAGACAGCGAAGATGAGGAAGACGAAGAAGACGAAGACGATGATATTCCACGAACAAAGGACGGATATGTGAAAGACGGATTCATTGTAGATGACGACGACGAGGAGGAAGAAGAAGAGGAGGAAGAAGAAGAGGAAGAAGAGGAGGAAGAAGATGAGGATTTTAAACCCAAGTCTAAAAAGTCGAAGAGCAAAGTAGCAGCCAAGGCCAGTAGCAAATCTACAGATAGAAAGAAAAAAGCGAAGGAGCCCGATACCCTCTTTATCAAATTAACAGAAACTACCGAAAATTATTTGGATTGCACTAGTGAATTAAGTGAAGAGGCCTATATTTAATAATAATAATAATAATCAGATATAATATATAAGAATGGCGCGGAGTTCAGGAAACGGAGGTATTTTAGGAAGTGGAATCTTTGGAATGTTCGGCACCGTGGTAAACTGTAGTTCTACCGACCAGTCTATTTATTGTAATATAATGAAATTTTTTAATTTATTTATTATTCTATGTATATTTTTGTATATTACGTATTTCGTTTACGTCTATCTAATAAAACCGTCACTTAAGAGTAAAAAGAGGTGAAATATTATACAATAATACATATATCTCTATGGACGACATATGTATTGTAACCGCCTTTTTTGACATTGGCAGGGGCTTTTGGAAAGATAAATATCGACGCACTACCAAGTTCTATATCCAGTCTTTTTTAAACTATTTAGACTACCCATATAAAATGGTGTGTTACATCGACGAACGGTGCATTGATTATATTTTAGAGCATTATACCCGCAGCCCCCATTCTAATAAAATATTTATTCCTATTAACCATAAATGGCTGGAAAACAATATCCACGCTTGGAAACAATTGCCAAAGGACCAAGAAGTAATGAAAAGTCCTCAATACCGAGAATTCATCGATCACCGTCAAAACGTTATGTATCCGAAGGGACTGCCAAAAGGCAATGTCGAAAAACAGGTTTTCCCCGAGAATGAAATACCCGAATACAACGCCATCAATCACGCGAAGATCGACTTCATAATGAATGCGATCCAAAATGGCTATGTTACTACTTCGACCATTACTTGCTGGTGCGATTTCGGATACTTCGGCACCCAACACCAAAACGACAAGAAAACGTTCCCTACGTCTACTCTGGATAAAAACAGGTTCTCTCCGGACCGGATCACCTTTTTCGTACGCAAAGATATTGTGGAACAGGACACGGATCCACTCTATATGTTGATATGCGCACCGGATTTATTCACCGGGACATTCTGGGGGGGTCCGACACATTTGATGTCGAGATTACAAGATTTATACCACGAGTCGGTCGAAGAATTGTATAGCGTGAATATCTCCGACGACGATCAACATATGTATTTGCGATGTTGCTTGAAAGATTCTGATCTATTTAACTTAAAACTGACTGTACTACCTGAGTGGCCAAAAGGATTATTGTATTTTAGTAAAGAGAACCGGTTACAATAAAAAAATTGATTAATAAACATAAAAACATTTTATACATCATATCATTCAGTAATGTATAAAATTGCCAATCCCGATTCCTTTCGCAAAAATGTGGTTGCTAAATTTCAACCCATTTTAGAAAATGAAACCACCGCCATCAACCTCGAGAAGGGTGTGTATAATTACGCCATCAAAGAGGCCGGAAATCGCAAAATTATCAAGAAATGGGAGAACCCTCACTTCACCCAAATCTATATCGATCGACTGCGAAGCATCTACATCAACTTGAAAAACTCCGAACTATTGCAACAAATCAAAAATGGGGAAATTACTCCCCAAGTACTGGCATTTATGTCGCACCAAGAGATGAACCCCGACGCTTGGCGCAAACTGATCGATGAAAAAATCAAGCGGGATGCCAACAAATACGCGAACAATATGCAGGCTTCGACTGATATGTTTACGTGTAAAAAATGCCGGGGCAAACGATGTACGTATTACGAATTACAGACTAGATCAGCGGATGAACCGGCGACTATTTTTGTGACTTGTTTGGATTGTGGTAAGAACTGGAAAACTTAAGGGAAACCAAGGTTTCCCTTATGATCCCATCCTTTATTTGTAAGAACTATTGTCTAGCTTTGCTAACCCTTTAAAAGGAGGGATCATAAGGGAACCATTGGTTCCCTTAACGTTGGTTCCCTTATTAGATAACCTCCAAATCCTCCAATTTCCAATATTCGACTGCCCCGTTCGGTAACGGACGTTTTATAATAAAAGGTATTTTTTTCTTTTCAAACTCTTTCACTGCAATAATATATCCGTCGATCATATCAGGTTCTATTTCTATCATTGGTTGGGCACCAGCGTTCAACTGGGTAGCTCTTTCGCCTAAAATACGGGATTTCTCATATTTCGTAATGAACGGCAATGTTTTATGCAACGGGTCAATGACAATACCGTTGTTATCGCGGACTACCCGCGACATAACCTCTATTTCATCATAGTTATGAGTCTTCAATTCGGGATGATAATCCGTGATGATTTTTTGTTTGATCGATTCGTCGAATTTCTGCAAATAGTCTACATCTTCTTCCTCCTCGTCGTCGTCATCATCGTCCGGTTCAATAAATGCCGATGCCTGTTTTTCGATTGTCTGAGCACCCTCTTCCTCTTCATCCTCCTCACCATCACCTTCGTCATCTTCATCGTCCTCTACATCGGAATCTTTGATAGTTTCTTCGTCGACGTCAGATTCGTCGTTCGCCTCATCTGCCTTTTTTTCTTCAATGACCGATTCGTTCTCCGATTCAACATCATCCTTTTCTTCGAACATCCTTTAATTATATATTACTAAGAATAGATTGTAATATATTTATATCGATATCTTTCTATTCAATTTTATCAATTCGTTTTCCATTTCGTGTCGCATTCATTGCAAATATACAAATATTTCAGGTTATCGTCATCGTAACGGACATAAATCACTTCCGCCGTCTTGTCCTCCTTGTTGTACTTGCATTCGGGATTCGGACATTTCAAATTGCGAATCCGCGGCAACGTAGGGTCCATCCGGGTGTACTGGTTGATGATATGATTGTACTTCTTTTCTCCCTTCTTCAACTGGGCATTCAACACACAAACGCCCTCCTCCGTAATTGTTTCGTCTTTGTGGTGACAATTCCGGCAATAGTACGTGAGAACATTTGGATCATCTACACTGATACCAATATAGTACATATTATCGCATTTTACACAAAACTTCATTTTAATATAATATACGAATACTTATTTATGTTTCTTTCGAATCAATTTTTCATTTTTCCTTGAGTTTGATTTTTTTATGGTTCTCCTTCGTTTATTATTTACTTTGCGTGAGCACGGTTTTCTACCACCTGTCGTACTAACGTCATTCTTTATAAGAATTGTTCCTGTTTCTTTAAATAATTGCGTATTATAATTTCGATCATAACTTATGGTTTCACCATTTATATAATATATATAACGGGTTGTTGATGTAATTACTTGTGTAATTAACCCCCTTTGGATAATATTTGTTTTATAGTCGAGACATACAGCTTCTTTACCAACATAATTATTTAAATAATCTGCATTATATAGAACAAAATATTCTCCAGGAGCTTTTCCAATAACAATCGGAGTATCGTCGCACATTTCTATATATTTATAATTTTTATCATTCGAGTTTGCATCAGTTCCATTTACTAGAAATTTATTTGAGTTTGCAGGGTCTATTGTAACAGAACCCTGATATTTATTTTTATTGTAATCAAAATATACCATTGTCTTACCAAGATGTTCCTTCGATATTTTATCTACCCTAACGTATTTGCAATTTTTCGTTGGATTATCATTAGTTGGTTGTGCAACAACAGGTTCAACAATAGTTTCTACAATAGGTTCTACAACACTAACAGTGGTTTCAACCGGTTCTGCAACACTACTTGAATCACCACTAGTTGGTTGTGAACTATTTTGAAGTTCATTGTCATCTTTTTTTACATATATTTGTCGTAAGTTAGCTACGTTATAATGTGTTCCACTTACGAAATATTGAGGGTTACTCCCTTTATCCTCTTTTATAATTTTTCCATAGATTACTCCATCTCTACTACTATTATAGTAAACATCTTTACCAATGTGAACATCTCCTATGTCTGTTCCTTTAATAGATAAATAACCATCTGACATTGTATTCGTATATATTTATTTACTAAATTAAATAATTTCAATTACTACTTTGTAACAAAATCTACAAACATTGCCTCCTCGACCTTTTTTCCCCTTTTTATAGAAAAATGGGAAAATCGTAGGGGGTACCCTGCAATTTCCAAAAATAAAGTAGAAAAGAAAGTCGAACGAGATTTTCAAAAAAGGACAAAAATAAATGTCCAGAAAAATGTCCGGTTCCCAAGTCTTGAAAACGGCCCGACCCCAAAAAGTGATTTATGACCATAATGCAGTAAAATGACAAATAATAATAATAGGTTGACTGCATAATTATTTTTCCCGATTTTCAAAATTGCATTTTTTCTGTTAACAGATTTGCTAACAAGAAAAATGCAAAAAAATGCAATCCAAATTCAGACATTTAATTGATAGCATTAATGCATTGATAATATCAAATATCAATAACAGAAACAACTGCATACCCCGATTTGTTAACATCTGTTAACAAAAAAGATGCAATCCTGGTTTTTTTCAAAAAACAGTAAAATCATAGGGGGTACCCTACGATTTCCAAAAATAAAGTAGAAAAGAAAGTCGAACGAGATTTTCAAAAAAGGACAAAAATAAATGTCCAGAAAAATGTCCAGCTCCCAAGTCTTGAAAACGACCTAACCTCAAAAAGTGGATTGTGACCATAATGCAGTAAAATTACAAATAATAATAATAGGTTGGCTGCATAATTATTTTTCCTGATTTGGGAAATTGCATTTTTTCTGTTAACAGATTTGCTAACAAAAAAAATGCAAAAAAATGCAAAAAATAAAAGATACTTAAATTGTTACCATAATCAATCTAAAATAAATGTTGATAAAAACTAGATTTGGCTGCATAACCCATTTTGTTAACATCTGTTAACAAAAAAAATGCATTTAGAAAGATTTGTGTTAACAGGATATATAGCAGTTGTTAATAAAATACAAATGCAGAAAAATGCAAAAAAATATGATTGCGATATCTGTGACTTTCGTACGAGTAACAAATGCAATTATAACAAACATTTATTGACTGCAAAACATCAATCATTAACGTTCGTTAACAAAAATAATTCAGAAGAGTTTGTCTGCGATAAATGCAGTAAAAATTATAAATCTAGAGTAGGATTATGGTCTCATAATAAAAAATGTTCGGTGAAGGACAGTTACATTCCAATCATTCAGCTGTCGCAATCCGGGGATGACGATGTAGAGATGTACTGCTTATCCTCATCTAACAACAAAATGATATTAGAAATCATCAAGGAGAACCACGAATTCAAGAATATGTTGGTAGAACAGAGCAAACAGGTACTGGATTTGCAAAAGGAGAACAACGTGATAATGAAGGAGAACAAGGAGATTATCAACAAAATGGTGGAAATCACCCAACATCAACTCACTGCACCTACCTGTGTGACGAACAACAACAATACCACACATAATAACCAGAACAATTTCAATTTGAACCTGTTCTTGAACGAAACGTGCAAAGACGCTATGAACATTCAAGAGTTCTTAGAGAACATCAAGATCACATTTGAAGAGCTACTGACCATAGAAAATGCGGGGTTTGTCAATGGCATTTCCGATATATTTATGAAACGATTACGCGATTTAGAAGTGACCAAGCGTCCGATACACTGCACCGATGTAAAGAGAGAAACGATCTATTTGAAGGAATGTAATGCGTGGAACAAAGACGACAAGGACAACACCAAATTGAAGGACGTGATAGAGAAAATCGAGAAGAAGAATGTAGTTTCTCTGCATCAATGGTGCATTGAAAACCCGGATTCTCGCATCAATAATACGCCAAACAATATATTAAGAGACAAAATATTTTACCAAACATTGCAGGGCGATGAGAGAACCCGTGACAAAATAATCAAAAACATTGCAAAGGAGGTGATGGTAAATAGGGATTTGATTAGAGCGACGGAGTCGCTCAACAACTAATTTTGTAGGTCAGATCGACACATACAATTTTGTCACCTATAATGCAGTAAATAATCGCAAAAAACTCTGCGTAGGGATCTCTAGAAAATTGAATTCTGAAAATAGGATAAAAATATAAGAACAATATATCCAAAAGAATGGAAACATCACATTCTAATAATGCATACCCGAACGAAAACTCGAAAAATACTGTGATAAAATACCGCGATGCCTTCGACTTCTTATCCAAGCATACTCATCAAAAAAATCCGCATTCCACCAATCCAAAACCGGTAACAAATACTCGCATCGGGGATCCAAAATTAAACATTTATGGGGGTTCGTATCATATCGAAGACGGTGAATACGAGACATTTCTAAAACTGTACGCAGAAGATGTAATTGTAAAAAAAAAGAAGGAGTATTTGACCGAAATGCAGCTAGAAAACTCGGGGGCCATATTGGTAGATCTCGACTTTCGTTACGACTACGAAATCGACGAAAAACAGCATAGTTACGAAGAGATTGTCGAACTCATTGGCGGATATTTAGACGAGTTTAAAACAATATTCCAACTGGATGACAGTGTGCGTTTCCCGATATTTGTATTCGAAAAACCCACGGTAAACCGTATTGACGATAGCGTGAAAAATAAACAAATAACCAAGGACGGAATCCATATGATAATTGGTGTGCAAACCGATCACATCGTTCAATTAATGATCAGAGAGAAAGTGATGGAAAAAGCTGCCGAACTATGGAAGGGATTGCCGCTGAAGAACAGCTGGGAAGACGTGTTCGATAAGGGAATTTGCACAGGAAAAACTCCGTGGCAATTGTATGGCTCTAGAAAACCCGGTTGTGATCGCTATCAACTCATTCACGTGTTCGACGTCAAATGGAGCCCGGACGATTCAGAATTCCTTTATCCCGAGATACCGCTATCATCGTTTGACATTGTCAAGAATATTGCAAAGCTGTCGGTGAGGTACCGCAATCATTTGCAACTATTTATGCAGAATAGTTTCATCCAAGAGTACGAAAAATACAAGGTGGCGAATCGACTGGGCGGTCCGAACGATAACAGTCATTCACAGACGTTGACCGCGATTGCCCGAAATGCCCATTTGGACGTTTATAACGACGATTTCTTGAACCCGACAAACATTGCCAAGATCAAATCGAGGGAGGAGCTAGACAAATTCGTGAATAATTTCTTGGATAGTATTCAAATCTCGGATTACAATTTGCGGGAAACCCACGAATACGCGATGATTTTGCCGGCTACGTATTACGGCTCCGGAAGTTACGACAAATGGATCCGAGTAGGATGGGTATTGCGTAACACCGACAATCGTCTGCTAATCACGTGGGTAGCATTCAGTGCGCAATCACCTACGTTCCATTTCGCTAGCGATGTCCCGGACTTGTGCGAGAGATGGCGCGGATTCGATTTACGTAAACACAATGGATTGTCGAGACGATCTCTGATTAACTGGTCGAAGACCGATGCCTACCAGGCGTACGAGAACGTGCGAAACAAGACCATCGACTATTTTCTTGAGCAGACCATCCGTCTCAATAGTTTGACTGCGGGAAAATACGACGATCGATCGGGGTGTGGTGATACGGACATTGCCAAGGTCGTTTACGAGGTCTACAAGCACCGGTTTGTTTGCGTGAGCATCAAGGGGAACGACTGGTTCGAATACAAGAATCATCGGTGGCATAAGATCGATTCAGGCACTACTTTGCGTAGAATGCTTTCAGAGCAGGTCCGCGATCTTTACAATCAAAAGGGGGGAGGGACGATGGACACGATGATCGTAAACGGCGAATGTAAAGAGAATTTGGACGATCTGAACAAGCGGCGCTCGATGCGCATCATCAACATTGTGTCGCGATTGTCTGACTGCAATGGCAAGGACAAGATTATGAAGGAGGCGAAGGAGCTCTTCTATGACGACAATTTCCTGAACAAGATGGACACCAATCCTTATCTATTGTGTTTCAAGAACGGGGTCATCGACTTCAAAGAAAAGTTGTTTCGCAAGGGCCATCCCGAAGACAACATCACAATGTGTACCAACATTGATTACATCCCCCTGGAACAGACCAAGCAACAAAAGATATTGGTCGACGAGATCAACGATTTTATGAACAAACTTTTCCCGGAGAAGGAGTTGTGCGAGTATATGTGGGACCATTTGGCGTCGACGCTGATCGGCACATCCACGAATCAGACGTTCAATATGTACATTGGTATTGGCCAGAACGGAAAATCGGTGTTGGTGAATTTGATGGAGATGGTATTAGGTGACTACAAGGGTGATGTTCCACTCACGCTGGTCACAGAAAAGCGGGGTAAAGTAGGTGGTCTCACCCCCGAAATCGTCGAATTAAAGGGGATCCGGTATGCCGTAATGCAGGAGCCGAGTAAGGGAGACAAGATCAATGAGGGTATTATGAAGGCGCTGACGAGTGGTAAAGATCGATTGCAGGGTCGTGCACCCTATATGCCCCAGACGATTACATTCTTACCCCAGTTTAAATTGGTAGTAACCTGCAATGTATTTATGGAGATTAAAAGTAATGATCACGGCACTTGGCGTCGTATTCGCGCGGTCCCCTTCAAATCGCTTTTTACGAAGAGCCCGGTGTCCAACGATAAGGAGAAACCGTTTCAATTCTTGTTGGATGAGTATATTGACGAAAAATTCGACTCGTGGAAGGAAGTATTTGCAGCGATGTTGGTCGAACGCGCATTTAAGAACAATGGAGCGGTAAAAGATTGTTCGATCGTGATGGCGAAATCGAACGAGTATCGCCAGAGTCAAGATTATATTTCCGAGTTTATCAACGATCGCGTCATCCGGGATCCGAACGGCAAGATCAAGAAGATGGAACTCAACAGCGAATTTACGATTTGGCACGGAGCCAATTATGGCGGTCGCGCCCAAGGCCCCAAAGATTTGCACGAGTTTATGGACAAGGAATTCGGGCGCCAAAAGAACCAATGCTGGGTCGGTTGCAAGATTAAGTACGACAATTATGAAGAAGAAGCGGATTATAATAACTATGTAGTCGAAGAAGAAGTTGGCGAAATTGATGAAAATGAGCTTTAAAAAATGTACGTAATATATAATATAATATTTTTCATCAATGCCTGGTTCAAGATCTCCACCAAAAACTCCAAAACTGACATCTGCTGCGAATATAAATATAAATATAACAGCAACTGGTAAGGCAGCAACAGACCAAGCGACCCAAATAGCAAATAACCCAGAATGGCAAAACAAATTGAATCAGGCGAGAAATGCATCGAATAATGCTGGTCATAGCTGCGGGCCTGGAAGATTTGGAGGTAGTAGAGATTCGGATACCGTGGCTGATTTAGAAAATTACGTGAATAACAATCGTAACGATAGGATGACCAATTTACTAGAACAACACGCAAATGATTTATACGATAGCGTTAATTATGCTGGCGGAGAGTGTTGGAAGTACTGGAGCGGTTTAGAAGCCGAGGCCGCCAGAATTCGAGGACCCGATACAGATAAACTTAATACAGATCACGGGAATAATATTAACACTTATACTAATACGATTGATGAATTAGGAAATTTGTTAAATAAAAGACAAGTCGATTTAGTTGCAAAAAAAGCCGAATTGGCTACGAAACAGACCGAATTGACTACAAAACAAGCCGAATTGACTACGAAAAATGGTTATTTAAGTAAAATAACAAACGTGAAAATAGATGCAACGAGTAATGTAAATGTATTGAATGACTACAAGGATGCATTGACCGAAAATATTAAAACCAATGCCCAATTCGGTGATTATTTAAGCGAACGCGTCAAAATAACGCACGATGTTGGTTCGAACAATTACGAAGAATTATACAAAGCCGTCATTTTACAAAACGAAATTCTGGAAAATACGAAGAATGAATTGAATAGTAACATCGTGAGTTCTGACCGAAAGTCCGAACTGGTATCCGATAAGAAGGATTTCGTTTATTCGATGTATGTTAAATTAAGAATTATGTATTTCTTGTTGCTAGTTCTTTTTTTAATCTTTCTGATCTTTCTTCAGAAAGGTTGGTCGGTATATTTTAAATTCTTCTTATTCTGTATTGCTGCGATTTACCCGTACGTGATCAATTATATAGAAGATTATATTTACAATACTGCGCGTTTTCTATTAGCTATCATAAGTGGAGCGGTTTACACTTATCATAATATTCAATAATTTCCCTAGGACTAAAATGCAGCGTAAATACTAGTAGAGAGTTGTTTCATTATCCTGTAAATGAACTGTTGGAATCGATTAATAAACAATGGATATAAGATAAGAAGAATCGCAAACACCCGAAAAAAAGTAAATTTCACTAACAATGAACTAGTATTGTATTTTAATACGACAATGATGAGTACAATAATCATAAAATAATAAAAATAAAAAAGGAACGTATTGATGTTCTTGAATGTTTGTATGCGATTTTTCTGGTAAACAAATGAGCTATTATCTATCGAATAATTATCGGCTCTCATATCTTTGTTAGAAACGAGGGCATTGTTCTCTAATTTAACTGCCCCGTAAATCTCTTGATAAGCCTGAAATAATAATTTTTCGAAATAAGCAATGGAATTACTCTTTATAAAATTCGCGTCCTTCATTTCGTTGATCTTTTGATTTGCCGTTATCCCCTGATCGATGAGTGTATTGATACTTTCATATTTTCTATTAATATCATTATTATCAGTGTTAATATGGTCAATAACCCCATTGATTTGGCTTTGCACGTCATTGATCAGTTTTTGCGTAGCCTCGACATTGTTGTTTACCTGGACTAACTCGGCATTTGTATTCGAAATCGTTCCCCTTAGGGTAGTTATTTTGCCGTCGTATCCTTCGTATTCTTTATTGTAATCATTATTTAATTTGTTATAAACCTTAAGTGCATCATCTCTATCGCCCTCATACTTCGTATTATTGTTATTTACTAAATCCCTAACAGCTTGCAATTTAGCTTCAGTTGCCTTAATGTGTGCATTGATTTGATCTTTTAATTCGTCAATGTGCTCTCCTTGATTTTTATATGCGCAACCTCCTATAGAACTACTGCCTCCGCCCATTTATATTAATAATTTATTATTATATTATTAGTATATTTTACTCTGATCCCAACCACTTTGCTCCGTCCGTCGGATTACTTTACTACGGTATAATCTTCGAATTCATTGGGGGAGTTGGCTTTGACTAAAGAACGATCGTACGATAACTGGATAGTAGTAAATGGCTCTTTTATACATTTCGAGGTTGCAGCGTCCCATTTTGTTCCGCCACTACAACAAGAACTTCCGATGCATTGATTCAAATTAATATCGGCAAATAGATTTTGAATTCCTGAAGTTCCGGCGCGGGTAGTTGATACAGTGCCGTCACCAGACGTTGGACCCGGAATATTAAGCTCATTATAGTAAGTGTTGCTTCTAGAAAGCAAATTTATCATCATAAAGTAAATAATAAAGAGTCCTGCTGAAATGATGAAAACTGACAATATCTCGAACACGAAAGAAGGTATAAATGGAAATTGTTTGCTTAAGAATGTCATCACTATGAAGAGAACCAAGGTAACAATGATGACCAACAAGATCTTCATAAATTGTCGATATTTCAGACGATAGCTTTCATTCAATTGAACCGCGCGCTGTTTTCCTATGTAAGCTGCATCGATATCATCCTTTTTTGTAGTTAAACGATCTTTTTCCGTTTGAACAATATTCATTATATCAGATTGATGTGTAAGAACATCATCGGCAGTTCTACCACCATCTTTAAAACTAGTAAAAAGGGTATTTAAGTTAGTAGAAATTCCTGATACAACATCCCCTTGACTTGGTGTCAAAGTTTGTACAAAGTTTTTTTGTAAGTTAAATATTCCTGAAATATCTGTGTAGTATGGAGGTATAGCCATTATACGGTTATTTTGTATATGTTATATATATATATTCCTATTGAAAAGTAAGAATAAAGATAGATCTATTTGGACGTAACAATTAACGCTAAAACTAGTGTGGCAACTGCAATCGTAGACAAAATGAACATTGAATTCTGTTGCATTACGATTTGTTTGTTATCGGTTAACCAACCGTCTAATTTGGTGGGCATTTTATTAAAATTGTTTGCGCTTAGATCATAACGGTCAGACGGATCTTTCAGTGCGGGAAAATAATTTCGACTAAAATCGTAAATATTTTGACTAAGATCAAAGTAATTCTTGTTGATCGACTGTTGTTGACTTAAATAATCAGCATAGATAGCGTTCATAGGGGCGAGTTGATTGTTTATGACCAAATTACCATTTGTACTACCACCATCGTAATTCACAAACCCGTGGGATTCAAAGTTCTCTTTGTTGCCCATAACAAAAATATTGTACGAAGAAAGAAGAGGTAGAGGATCACTGGATTCCTTGGCCTTTGCCAAGGAAGACAATTGTTCCTGATGTTTTTCTTTCAATTCGGGGTGAATATAGTTGCTAAAAGAATCCCAAAATGGCTTGGACTCCATACCTTCCATCTCCTGTACATAATTCTGAGAAAAGGATTCGACCAAAGTACGGGCATTAGGGGTAATCCCGTTGACAAAGGCAAACAACTGCCATTGGGAAATTTGGGTATTATCGTTACCTGGAAAAAGTTCTGTAACGATTAGTCGATAATACGTATAGCGGGTGACCGAATTAATATCGAATATAATAGTGTTGGGTCGCATAGGATCCTTTCGTACCCCCTTTTTAAAATTGAGTCCAGAATTTGGAGCAGCTGAAGGCAAATCCGGTGGTTCTACAAAACTTTGTTGGTCTATGTAATACCAATTGTTGCCATCATTGGATCCAGCCACAGAGAATACTTTGGGGAAAAGGGAGGTGTATCCGTCGTCAGGAGCGACGGCTTGGAAGGGTAATCGATCTTCGTTGAGAGAATATCTGTATTTATCTGAAGGAGGTGTTGGTGCTGGCACGCTGATACGATATTGGAATAAATAAATCGGTTTATCCGACGGAAGTTGGATTTGCAACCATTCTCCTTTGATATTGCTTGTGCCAAACGAAGGTAATGTAACACCTGAGATCTTTGCGGTTTCTTGTTTTACAATAGTTGCAACTCCACTATTGTAATAAGATGGCCCATAACGACCATGTGTATATTTATTACTCAATCCTGATTTCCATCCCGAAATGCTATTATTGTTAAAGGCATTGGCGGGTTGGTAATTTATCCCATTGGCTGTATTGATGGAGGAAGCACTAGCTCGGTAGATTCCTTTATGATCGTATGTTTGAAGATAATCATTGCTGTCCCAGATGGACTCGGTAACATTCACTATATTTGTAGTATTATCGATTTTATAATCTTTGTTATTCGGTGGAAACGGCAAAATTTGTACGGGAATGGCATTAAGAGTAGCTTGATTCGCCTTTTGCGTTTGCCTAGTTTTATCACCATCTCCGTATTTTTGAGGAACAACTGTTGGATTTGGTGCAACTACAGCTACTGGTGTATTCAACTCTTTAGATGTTATTGATGGGGGTATTCCTGGAAGATTGATAGAAAGTTCTCTTGATGGTATCGTTAATTTGTTATCAGGACTAGTATAAGTAGCTTCTGTATTAAATATTGTCATTCTTATATAATAAGAATATTTTAGATTCATTTATTTTTTATCAAAACTTAGTTTTTCTCAGGAGAATGAAACCGAGGGTTCCTGCTAAAATGACAAAGAGTGCATATGTAAAATAAATATCATTGGTTTCTGGATCGATAAGAGGTTCTCCTGGTATACGCTCCGAATATCCTTCGGATATATGAAAAGGGGTGAATAAATTGATCGAGGGGTAAAGATCGTGATAGGAATACTGACGGTTCATTTCGCCAACAAACCCCTCGGATTTGACCGGAAGTCCAAATAGATTGAATTGGTTGATGCGAACCATATCATTTCCGTAAGGCATTTTCGAAATGATGAGCCGATAGTAGGAGTAGGACACCGGATTTTTCAAATTATACGATACAGCTTTGCGATCGGAAATCTTGGGGGGCGAGTCTAAATTCTTATAGTCAATGTAGAACCAAGATACCCCGTCCTGAGAACCGACCAGCGAAAATTCGGTAGGAAAATACTGCAATGAACCCTGGCTGTCAGGAGTTAAAATGCTGTACATAAACAGGTTCATCGGTTTCGGAAGCTCGATTTGCAACCACTCGCCATTGATTTGCTTGGATGCTTTCCCCCCTCCACCACTAACTGTGGTAGCAAAATAATTGGATCCCAAAGATCCGCCACCTTGATAGGTAGACATTCCTTTGTCTGTAGTGGAGATGAGGTAGGGTGGGGTAGTGTAAGGCGGAATCGACGGACTAAATTTGAAATCATTCGCGGTTGTATTCGTTTTCCAGAAGGAATCTTTGTTTCCATTGAATGCCATATAAGGAATTGTTTTATTGTCGTAGTAGGAAGACGACGATACATTGTAAATACCTTGATGATTGTAGACCTTGCTGGTGTCTTTCGGATCCCAGATGTCGTAGCTAACATTGATGTCATTTTTAATAAATTGGGTCCCGTCAGGAAAAGGGACAATTTGCAGTGGAACTGTATTATTCGCCATAAGGTTATAATACAGTCATATTTTTCTATAGCCGCGTGAAAGTAAAGTAAATTACCGCGGTCGCAACAATAGTTACTAAAATACCCGAATAGATGGTGGAATCTAGATTGTAGCGATAATCCAGACTTTTGGATCCAGGAACATCGTAAAGTTCTTTTAGCTTTTCATCTAAATCCGCACGCATATTTATCAAGTTCGAATATGTCGTCATTAATGTTGCATTTTGATTCTTGTAATCAACGGAGGTACCTAGTTTTTCTCCAGTTATCGCATTGGCAGTTGATGTATATTCAATAATTTTATCTCTATCTGTTATCAAATTATCATAATAGGATTTACAATCAGCCCCAGGATTATTAACAGTATCGGGGACGAAACCAACCGCTTTACCTGTGCATTTACTAACATAATAGGTGTATTCGTTGTTGAATAAATAGAGAGCTTCGAGCAAATTTGCTTCATACTTCATTACTTTATCAGTTTCAGGGATATTCAAAGCCTTAATTGCGCTCGATACACCATTCAAAGAAAAACCAGTAAACCCTTCTACTTTCGGACAAGTTCCATTAGCTAAACAAGGATCAGGGCACTTATTTGTATTGCAATCTTTCTTTCCATTTTTTTCTGGACAAGTTGATGGCCCGTTAACAAGTTGATAAATACTATCAATCAATCCACCACCACAAGCACGACTACACGTTGCTCCTTCTTTAGGTATCATATTGTTATTATATTGACAGGGACATTTTTTTTCACAGGTACGTGTATTAGTACTATATGCTTGTTCAATAGTACTATAACCACCACATTTATAAGTTAAAGGAGCGGACTTACCGGTTTCAATTCCAGAGACACTAGTACCTCCTAATTTACAATTATTTATGTTGGCGTCACAATCGTTATTCCAACTAACTGTTGAATAATCACCATATGTACAAGGTGCGTTATCCCGTGCTAATTTTGCCGCTGCATCATCTGCGGCTTTCTTCGCTGCTGCAGCATCATCTGCTGCTTTCCTTGCTGCTGCTGCATCATCTGCGGCTTTCTTCGCTGCTGCGGCATCATCTGCGGCTTTCCTTGCTGCTGCGGCATCATCTGACGCTTTCCGATCACGTTGTTCTCGATCACGTTGTTCTCGATCACGTTGTTCTCGATCACGTTGTTCTCGGTCACGTTGTTCACTTTGTTCTCGATCACGTTGTTCTCGGTCACGTTGTTCTCTGTCACGTTGTTCTCTGTCACGTTGTTCTCGGTCACGTTGTTCTCGGTCACGTTGTTCACTTTGTTCTCGGTCATTATCTTCTTGATGTCGTCGCCATAAACCTGGATCCAACATTTTTAACCAAGGAGGATCATTCCACATATTTACTTATATTAATTTATTATATTTATTTCATTACGTTATATTCATAGAAGTCCTGTTAGATAATGTTAATTAAGAGAAGGAATCGTATTCCGTTTACTCATCATTACATAGATCATTGCAAGGATCCCGATCCCTAAATTTGCCACTCTCAAAAAATAACTGTCATAACTATGTTGGAAATCTTCTAATTTGATGTTCCCTCCGTTGTTATTAAATTCAGCATTCAATGCTAATGCCAAATCCTTGTTTTTGCACATTTCTTGTTGTAGACAATTATCCCTGTTATCTTTAAAATTGGCGTGATCACATTTGATATCTTCATTAATTCTCGTTTTGCAAACATCATCATCTGGTGCGAATTCGGCACCATTACTCGCTGCATTTACGTAATAAAAATTGCCAGGGCTAAACCCGAGATAAATATTAGAAGTATTGGACATAATGTTACCAGAGATATATTATGTTACGATTTTTGCATCTTCGACATACTTTGTACTTTGAAAATGACAAAAGTGATGAATAGAATACCTATACCTAAATTGATCATATTTAAGAAGGTATTTTCGAAATCAATGCGATTGTCTATGTGATTGCTGTAAGCACTATTATGGGCAGTATCTTCGGCGTTAATATTTTCAGCATTGATTTTATTTTTACACACTTGGTATTTGATACAATTGAGGCTATTATCACTAAACCATACATTACAAGCAGAAGAATCCCAATTTTGGGAGAGAAATTTTTCACATTCTTGATCCGACGGCTTTAAAAGACTATTCGCCACTCCCTCTATTTTAACATTTTCAACATCTTTGTAAAAAAAATCATTGGGGCTGTATCCTACATATACGGTTGTCATAGTTATATTTATTATTTATATTTTTTATTTAAATACATATGCGATAATAGTCGTAAAATAAGGCAGTCGCACTGCTGCGTTGAAATCTGCAAACGTCGCCTGGGCGCAAACACATTGCTAGTGCTTGGGGGTCGAACCGGGAAATTTCGGGCAAAAGCATCGGTGTTTTGATATTGTGTTTTCGCATTAAATCCGCTCTTTCTTGCTCATTCAATACTTCGCAGTGAGGGACTAGACGGTGATTCAACAAATTATATTGCAATCTGCGAATGTTGTGGATGATTACGAAAATGCCGTCGTGGTCGTACAAGTATTTCAGTTTTGTCAGAATAGTATCATTCGGTTCGTCCTCGATAATAATGATTAGCGTATCTTCTTTCGTCAATACATTTTCGATCGTAAAAAGGTCTTCAATGATGTCGTCCAAGTTTTGTGGACGGATTTGTTTGGATGTCAAATAATATTTAATATAGATTTTACGACTGTTCGATTCGTGGTTGATCAACATATCTAGTTGAGTATTTGTGTACATAGCGTCAATTTCATTGATAGTAAACCCGTCATAATCCTTTGTTTTATATTGTTGTTCACCTAAGATATCGAGAATATTCTTTCTCGATTTGAAAATGCTTAAAATGCGGTTGCTTTTAGATGCCATTATATAATTACGTAGAGTACCTTTTATAATAATAATTACAAAAGGTAATGTTTCTAAATCAATTTTCTATCCCAATTTTTTTATCAAAAAATTGCTGAAATTTAGAGCACTCGAAGGTTCTTCGACCTTGGCAGAAGATCCTCCTGCAGACGGGGGTGAACTGTCATTATTTGGTAAAAAAGGATTGATAGGTTGCCCTCCTCCCCCGCCTTGCATTGAGGTTTCGGTAGCACCAGCGTCGGCGGAAAAATCGTTACCTCCGTTCATTATCTTAAACGTCGGTGCGAAATTAATTGCGGGCATCATTGAATTCGGCTGCATCATTTGGGGCATATCTGAATGCATTGATTCCATATTTTGGCCCATTGGAAAGGATCCACCGGTCATTGGGCTAGGGAGTGAAGGCGTTGTAAACGAATAGCTACCTACCGGATAAATTTCTGCGGCAGTAACCACCTTACGGTTTTCTCCAGTCGCCAATCCTTCCAGGTTCTCGGTATCAATCGTGAGCATTCGGTCTCCTACCGAAAAAATGGTCCATACCCGGTTCGGCAAAGTATCTCCACGTAAATGGACCGCGTCACCCTTACTATACTGCTGGGCTTGTTGTGTTAATAGATCGTTTTCTGACAATTCCGCACTGGTTTCTTCTGGTATGGGCGAAGCCGGTGAAAATGCGGGGGGAGTGGGTGCAGGGGGAGGAGATGCCGGAGAAAAGGGAGGAGAATACGACGGAGGGGTAAGGGGATTGTAGGGAGGAGTCGCGTTTTCATCCGTGATCTTCCATTCGGCGGTTTTTTCGAGTGATCCCGGTATATTCTTGCCAGTAGAGTTGTCAGCCAGTGCGTTCGATCTGATTTGTATGTCGTTCAGTTCCCTAATATAGGTCTTCGCATCAAATTTATCGACAAAAGTGAGTTTTTCAATGTTCTTTGAATAAGATAGGTTCTCTAATTGTTCAATATTATCTTCGGTGATGATCCGCATTTGCATATTAATTGTTTGTAATTCCTGCATTAATAATTTGAAACTATAAGGGACACATATGACACTAAAATCGCGGCCGAACTTGGTAACATTCTCTACTCGGACGTCTTGGCTATCCAGTGAACCAATAAATTTGAGCGGTCCGTCCGCCCCCGGGCTCATAAATAGGTTCTTGGCAGGATTGTAGACCGCGATCATACCGGTAGTATTGCAAACTGCCATATAGTACTTGTCTCCGCGTTCCATCATCGATTCACTCAAAAATAGGGAGGCGCCGTGGCTAATGACCGCATCACGTTCCATTTCACCGATGCGCAGCCCGCCGTCGTTCGCTCGACCAGCCACAGGTTGACGTGTGAGAGCGGTTCTCGGTCCCTGGGAACGATAATTGATCTTATCTTTCACCATATGCTTCAAACGCATATAATAGGTCGGTCCCATAAATATCTCGGTTTCGATTTGTTCTCCAGTCATACCGTTATATAATATGTCGTTTCCACTCGAATGATACCCGGCTTTGGTCAACAATTCACCGAACACCTTGATCTTCGATCCGTCGTTATTAAATGCGGTGCAGTCACTGAATCCTCCATAATGCAAACAGGCCTTACCGGTAATGCATTCGACCAACTGTCCAATCGTCATACGTGTGGGGATTGCGTGGGGGTTAATAATCATATCGGGGCGAATTCCGTCTTTTGTGAACGGCATATCGCACTCGGGAATGATAAGACCTACGGTTCCTTTTTGACCGACGCGAGAAGCCATTTTATCTCCCAAGTTAGGAATACGTTCTTCCCTGATGCGGACTTTGGCGATTCGGAATCCTTCTTCACCGTCGGTAATAAAGGTTTTATCTACGGTACCGAGCTGTCCTTTTTTCGGAGTTTTCGATCCATCGACCTTGGTATCTTTGTTCCCTGAGTCCGAAACCGTAAGGCCGATGAGAACTGTCTTGTCATCGATCGGGGTATTTTCTCGGATAAGTCCGTATTTGTCTAATTTACTGTAATCGTACCCAGGTTTGGTGCCTACCACATTGGCTTCGGATTCGATGTTCGTAAACACTTTATCCACGGTTGCGCCCCCGGTCTTACTCTTTTCTTCGTGAGATTCGTAGGTAGTGTAATAGGTCGTTCGGAAGAGCCCGCGTTTCAATGCGCCCTCGTTGAATAAGACCGCGTCTTCTACGTTGTAGCCAGTATAGCACATAATCGCAACAATCGGGTTCTCTCCGTAGGTATTTTCTTCGTGGTTGATATGTTCTAAATATCGAGTTTTTACCAGGGGGACCTGTCCGTTCACGAGAACAACGGCAGTCTTATCCATCCGTACTTGATGGTTGGTATGATACATAGAACACGATTGCTTGCTCTGCCCGCAAGAGAACGAATTACGCGCCGCAGGATTGTTTTCTGGGAAACTGATCAAATTGGCCATCATACCGAAAATGAAGGATTCGTGAATTTCTCGGTGGGTATACTTAGGGTGAACCGATGGTTCCCCCTTACCCCCTCCTTCAGATATAGGTGCCAAACGATCTCTAAAGGAAATCATCGCTCCCTCAGATTCATTGGCATCGATGTAATCAATCACCGCCTTGTCATCCAAAAACCGTTTCAATTTGGCCGGATTGGATTCGCTATCAATGTTCTCATACAATTGATGCAATTCGTATATATGTTGGAGATTCATACCCTTAATCGTTTTCTTGTTGAATCCCGAAATCAGTTCGTCCCACGTAAATTCCCCGGCTTTCAACCGTTTTTGAATGTTCTCTACTTCATAAGAAAACTGGTTGGTTTCATTGTCTTTATAAAAGACGGGGCGGCATATTCGTCCACCGTCGGTATAAATAAACACTGTGTTTCTACCAATATCGAAATTGATGCTCGTATACGTAGGGATAAGCCCATTTCTACGGAACAGCTTGATCTTTTCGACGGTTTCTAGAGGGACATCAATCGCCCCGGCCCAGAGACCATTGACAAATACTTTGGTCATTCTTGAAAGAATCAGGGGAGAACAATCCTCGATCAGTTTCATATCTACTTTTTCACGTAACCATTGTATCATAGGTTCTCTCGAATACCCCTGGGTCACATAGGCAGATATAGAAAGATGTTTGTGAATACCGACATTGGCACCATCGGGAGTATCGATCGGATCGAAATATCCCCAATGGGTACTATGGAGAACCCTGGGTCCGATCAATTTGACCGACGAATCCAGTGGCAAATTGGTTTTGCGGAGGTGGCTCATCATTGAATTGTGGGAAAGGCGATTCAAATCTTGGATAACCCCGACACGTTTGGTATGCGGTTGGGCACCCCAGTTCCCCTTGAATGCTTTTTTAAACCCGGATTCGAGAACCCGTTCCCGAAAAACTTCCTTGTAATTCTCATAAATAAGCCCTTTCAGATTGTCCTCGTAGATTCCCCGATTGTAGGTTATTTTCTGTTCGAACAACAGATGTACCTGTCTTAATTGCATTACATAGTATTCGCGAAATAAATCGTTTAAGAGAGAACCTACCAATTCCAAACGTTTGAATTTATAATTGTCGCGGTCGGTGGGAGGATTGATACCGGCGTGGACTAGCAGCATTTCTTTGACCATATATCCTAAGAAATAGGCCTTTTGGGTAAAATTAAGTTCTCCTACGTGGGGCAAAAAATAGTCCGCCAAGATCTCTAGGGCATTTTCGGTGGTCTTGTATTTGGTCAAATTAGCAATATATTTGAGAGCATTGCGCTGAGTCATAATACCACCGGCATCGTGAACCGACGGTTCGAACAAGTCGATCAGAGATTCGTATTTTTCCAGGTCGAGCAAGCACATTGTAATGATCTGTTTGTCACTTACGATGCCGAGAGCACGGAATAGGATAAACAAAGGGACAGGAGCTCGGACGTTAGGCATTTTTACCACGATGTTTTTAAACGTATAACTGGCCGTAGGCGCGATCATTTGTACTGAAAGGGAGCGAATCGGTTTCGCCACGTTTTCCGAGACCGAAGTGATGTCAGCCGCAAACAGTATCTTGTCGTCGTTTCCTGGGTGAATATTTAGCATATTATATCCGAACTTTTCCTGAGAGATGATGGTCTTTTCTTTGCCATCAATCACGAAATATCCGCCGACATCGTTACGGCATTCTCCCATAGTATGACGGATTTCTCGAGGTAGACCGCTCAAGATGCAGTAATGAGATTGGACCATAATAGGAAATTTCCCCAATAGGATTTTTTCGAGAATCACGGTTTCCTTTTGGACATTGGGTGCGACCATCGACTTTTCGATGGCTTCCCGAAAAAGGGCGGTTTCCGCTGCGGTCAGCTCCGTATCCAATTTTTTCTGTTTGCGACGTTTAGGCGGACCGGTGGTCGGAGCACCACCTTCTATCTCCTCTATATCTTCCTCTTCTTCGGATCCACCTGCATTCTGCCTATTCAATTGTTTTGACAATTCCCGTTCTTTTTCTAAATCAGCCGTTGTCTTGTGTTTAATATTATCGAATTTATGGGATTGGATGAATCCGCCCTCGATCAATTCTAGACCCGGAATTCCGGGTTTCTCTCCAGGTCGGAGATGATTGATAAATTCAATCTCGACGTCGTAGTGGATCGTCATACCGTAGGTCATATTACGCAGACGGGCCTCATTCGGATACATATAATGCGATTGGCTATCGTCGTATATTACTGGTTTGCCAAAATAGATTTTGTCTCCGGATTTCCCCCCCATATACATAATACATTGGTGACGGTAATCCCCAATCTCTTCATCGTACTGGGTTTGGATTCGAACGGGGTTCTTTTCCTTGAAAATTTGAAAGATACCATTTTTAAAGAAATCATTATAAGATTCAATGTGGTGTCTTACTAAACATTGAGGGTTATCAATGAAGTATTGATCGATTATCTTCCATATGGTAGAGTTTTCCATTACCAAACTACTTATATAAAAAATAGATTATATTTTATGTAAGTGGGGTACATTTATACTTTTTTCGATACTTACATATTTATTGCATTGTTTACAACAATTATTCCATTGTTTACAAAAAAATATTGGAAGGAAATGTTTAGCCAAAAAAATTATTTTTCTAGCAATAACATATAATGGCTGGTCTTGTTGATACATTGTTTGGTCCTTTGCAAAAAGAGTACTGTTTATGGTTCCTCTTCCTTTCCGCTCTTGGTCTCATCTGGCTATTCTTTTATATTATTTCTGCGTTTTACATCGGTGTTATGAAGAAGAAGGGATTTGATTATTTTATAACAGTTTTCTCTGTTGGTATAGCATATTTCATATTCTACTTCCAAAATAGACTTTTGTACACGATGTGTAATAAATAAAAAAAAATATGCAGCGGTTATGCTTTAGTAAATAATTAGTATGAAATAAATATTAACATCGTCTATAAGATTGTTACCAAAAATGGTTTGGTAACAATGGATTAATTATTTCCCCTCTTGTTTTTTGTACGCCTCGAATTTCTCAATGAACCCCTCAGCTCGCTGCAGCAATGGGTCTAGTTTCTTCATACTGTCCATAATTTGTCCCTGTATTCCTTCGAAATCTTCATATTCCGTTTTCAAATCAGCATATTCGATTTTATCTCCCGATTTACCCTTGGATTTCTTTTCAGTAGAACCCTTCTTTACTTCGTATCCCTCTTTATTATCATCTTCCCCCTCTTCCTCTGCATCTTCACCCTCTTCTTGGTTCTCCATACCCTCACTAACATAGGCCGCATTGCCGTATTTTAAAATATGGGTAATAGTGAGAGCAATAACTAAGATAACAATCATATTTTTGCTAAAAAAGGATGCTAGTATTCCGACCAAGATTAATGTCGAAAAGGAAATAAGATCATTCGCGTTCAAAAAATATACCATATCCAAGAGAGCCAACAATGCGATAAAGTAGAGAACGATGCGATTGTGTAAAATCGGGTTTAGGTTGTATTTCATTTTAAGCATATTCTTAGGAAGGAATTTCATATTTTATATATGTTATGACTCGAAATTTATTTGTTTATCTTGTTCTGGAAGATCATCCTCAAAGGTATTATAAATATCGGGGACGTCGCCACTATAAATATCGAGAACTTCTTTCACAACTTCTTCTCTCTGAATGTCACAACGTTGGAATTCAAAACTACTGATGCTAGACGACCGTTTGCCCCTGAATTTATTCAAAAAATCGTCTAGACCGTTCAATTCCCCACTTCGGTCAAATTGTTCTAAATCACCAGTAATTGCTAACCGGCTGTTTTCCCCCAAACGCGTTAACAACATTTTCATCTGCGAAACCGTCGAATTCTGCATTTCATCCGCTACAATCCAGCAGTTCTTAAAGGTTCTCCCACGCATAAAGCCGAGGGGGGATATTTCGATGATCTTCTCTTCCATCAAGTAAGTCACTTCCTTCGGGCTAATAAAATTATAGAGAACATCATATATTGGCCTTACCCACGGTGCCATTTTTTCTTCCAATGTTCCAGGTAAATACCCTAAATCTTCATCGACGGATACCGACGGACGGGTAAATATCAATTTATCGTAGGTTCCTAATAGGAAATTACGGATACCGTATTCGGTCGCAAAGAGAGTCTTGCCAGTTCCGGCAGGCCCAGTAGCCACCACGATTTTTTTGGATTTTTGTTTTAAGAGATGACAATACAATTCCTGGCTGCGATTCTTAGGAACCGTCATCTTGTTCTCGAAGCTTTTCTTTTCTTTTTCGGATAGATATTGCATATTTTCATATAATTTCCGTTGTTTCATAACAGAGTTTTCTCGTTCCTTCTCCACCTCGGCTTTGTACTCGTGCATTATTTCTTTCTCATTTTGTTTCCTAGGTTTGCGAGTGCGTTTAGCGCGTACCTTGCCGACGTCTTCATCGAGTTCTTCACCGAGGCTTCTGGAGAGGTCGAGGTTGGAGATCATTGATCTGTTTTATATAATAAATGAAATTATTCTAATAAACTACTTTTATTAGAATAACACCTATTTATCTGGAAATAGCATTTTATCCACACCAGTGCGCACACAGAATATCCGATGGGCGAAAATACCCAATAAAAATAGACCTCCTAAAGTATACCATAAGTTCCACTTGAAAAACCAGGAAATCAGATACCCAATGATGACAACCACTGCAACATCGAAGAGGGCAATATCGAATAACCTATATTTTCTGAGTCCAGCATTGGGTTTTCCAAACAAGTCTTTGTATTTGCAAAGATCTACCATCTAATCCTATATACAATTATTCTCATATTTGATAAAGTTATGAAATCGGTGTTAAATTGGTGTTAAATAGTTTTACAAAAATAGTTAAAAATAATTTTATTGATTACAATAGTATGGCATTACAAGAATCATATCAATGGTTAGTTGTGGTTGGTTCATTAGCTGCATTTTTATTTGGTTGGGGAACTGGTTCCAATGACGTTGCAAATGCATTTGGAACATCGGTAGGCTCAGGGGCTCTTACTTTAAAACAGGCAATCCTTATTGCAGCTATATTTGAATTTACAGGTGCATTAGTTCTGGGACGTGTTTCTACCAATACGATTGCTGGTGGTATTGCCGATATTTCAGTATTTCAAAAAGCTACTGATTGTAATGGTGCACTCGTATACGGATACGGAATGATGTGGACATTGATACTCGGGGGTTTATGGCAAGGATGGGCGTCTTATTCGGGGCTGAATGTTTCAGCAACACATACCATTATTGCTGGAATAATCGGGTTTTCCCTTCAATTTCGAAATAATGCCGTTTTATGGTTAACAGCTTCTCCTACAAGTATTCCGCCTTATCAGGGAATTGTTCCGATTGTAATTACCTGGTTTTTTGCACCAATTGTTACTGGCATATCTTCAGCATCTATATTCTTAATTACACGTACACTTATTTTACGTTCAGAAAATTCTTATAATAAATCGTTTTATTTGCTTCCTATATTTGTGTTTGGAACAACCTGGATTAATATTTATTTTGTATTTACGAAAGGAGCCAAGAAGACTTTTCAAGAACAAGGTACAGGAACAGGCGATGATTGGAGCGATGGGAAAGCTGCTTGGATTGCCGCAATTATTTCTTTAGGTTTGTCTATTGTATCCTTATTTTGTGTGCCTCTTGTGAAAAAATGGGTTGTAAGATGGGAAGAAAAGGAAAAAACGCAATTAGCGGAACGTGAATTGAGACGGTTAAACGAATCGCGAAATAAAAGTAATCGTGTTATTATTACCTATGATAATAGTCCAGACGATGAAGAACAACAAACAACCCTAAGTTCAACTAGCGATGTAAATATGTTAGAAATTCCTCCGGATATTATGGTTGACCCAATTGGAAACATTAAAGCTCAATGGAAAAATTTATTTAATTTTGATTATGGTATGGACTTTTTTGATGACTTGAACGAATCAATAGAGGATATGCATAATCGCGCAGAAAAATTTGATCCAACGACAGAAAAGGTGTTTGGTTTTCTTCAAATTTTTTCCGCAACTTGCGTGATGTTTGCACACGGTGCAGGTGAGGTAGGATATATGGCAGGGCCTTTAGCAACTATTTATAATGTTTATTTAACAGGATCATTATCAAAAAAAGTGGATGCACCTATTTGGATAATTATTATTTCTGCAACATCGCTGGTTTTCGGACTGGCAACCTACGGAAGAAATGTAGTAAAATCAGTGGGTAGGGAAATGGCTAAGATTACGCCATCTCGAGGTTTTGCAGCAGAAGTTGCTACTGCAATGGTAATTATGGTTGCATCTCAATATGGATTACCTACATCTTCATCACAATGTATTACTGGCGGGATTGTAGGAATCGGTATGGTTGAAGGATTGCAAGGTGTAAATTGGAAATTTTTCTTACAAACCTTTACATCTTGGATAATGACAATGGTTGTGATGGGATTAGGGACAGCGCTTATGTTTGCACAAGGTCATAACGCACCTTAGAATAATACAACTTGGTAGATAAATGAAATTCGGTTAATTTTTCAAAGTATTATCTTTATCGGCTATACGCGTAAAAATATTTAAGTAAAAGGAGATAAAAATCTAACGAGTATATTATTTAGTAAAAAATGTCCGAGCAGACTTTTATTGAACCCCTTCTTACTCCTGATGATAATCGCTATGTTATGTTCCCAGTTAAATATAATGATGTTTGGGATATGTATAAGCGCGCGATTGATAGTTTCTGGATAGTAAATGAAGTCAATTTAGCTCAGGATTTGAAAGATTGGAATGGATTAAATGAAGACGAACGTAATTTTATAAAAATGGTGTTGGCCTTTTTCGCAGCATCGGATGGAGTCGTTACCGAAAACCTTGCTTCGCGTTTTATGAACGATGTTCAGAATTCGGAGATTCGGGCTTTTTACGGATTCCAGATTGCTATTGAGAATATCCACTCGGAAATGTACAGCCTATTAGTTGATACATATATAAAAGATGACGAAGAAAAAACCAAATTATTCGAAGCTACGGTTAATTATCCTTGCATCACCAAAAAATTCAATTGGGCCAAGAAATGGTTAGATGACAAACGCAGTAGTTTCGCAAAGCGTCTCGTAGCATTTGCGGTGGTGGAAGGGATTTTCTTTTCGTCTTCTTTTGCCTGCATCTACTGGATCAAGAAGCGTGGTCTTATGCCGGGACTTACGTTCTCTAATGAGCTTATTTCGAGAGACGAGGCCCTTCATACCGAATTCGCAGTATTATTGTACTCGAAGTTGGTGCGCAAATTGCCGAAGAAGAAAATCGTCGAGATCATTACCGAGGCAGTAGAAATAGAAAAGGAATTCATTATCGAGGCGATTCCTTGCCGTATGATTGGTATGAATGCCAAGTTGATGTCCCAGTACATCGAATTTACTGCGGATCGGCTGGTGTTGCAATTAGGATATGATAAAATCTACAATTCCGCAAACCCCTTTGATTTTATGGAATTGATCAGCATTGAGTCGAAAGTGAACTTTTTCGAACGCACCAATTCCGAGTATGCTTTGGCCAACAAGTCGGTGACCAAAGATATTTTCGAGTTTAACACGGAATTCTAAAGCAGTGAACCTACGGTTCCCCTGCGACCCCTCCCTTAACTAAATAGTCCTGAGAACGGATTTTTTGTTCAAGGTTGAGACCCATACTGGATCTCTGACCAAATTTAAATCTTCACGGGGGATAAAATATTATATTTAAAAAAACAATATAATATTTATAACAATAATATTATAATGTCCCGTTTTATAAAATTAACTAGTCTAATCATTAACCCACGTAATATTACTTATATTTCAATGAAAAATGAAAAATATAACTTATTTTTTATTGACAGCAAAATCGATGGTATTTCGTTCTTCGGTTCTGGAAGCGTTGAATCAACACCTAGTGAGATCGTCGTATGTAAGAACCAACATCCAACTGATTACGCCATTATGACAAAATGGATAAACAATATAGAACATTTACACCCTTGAACATTTATAATGGAACGCCTATAGGCGTTCCAATAGATGTATGAAGGGCAACGTTACCGATAAATCAATTGTATCAGGCGCCCATCAAAGATGGGCGTCCGGATTCAAATGTTCATCGGTGTAAAATAGTCCGGTCGGCAACAATTTATTACCGTAAATCCCCTTGGGATTGAATATCATACGGTCAATATTCGAGATGGTAATAAAATGGTGGATCATATTCCGGTCCAACCACGGAAACTCCACTTCCAATCCGTGATATCCAAATATCCGTGAAATCGTTATCAATTCGGCATTACATATCGTTTTAAAGTATTTTTGCATTTTAAATCGGTAATCGAGGTGGCATAAATCTTCCTTGTTCCGCTCCAAATCGTCGATACCGACTTCGAGGAGCACCAGTGAATTCGGTGATTTCTTTGCCATACTTTTCGCAACTAACCACCATTTGCAGTATGCATTTTTATCCATATTTTCTAGAAAAGCGAAATTTATATTCTCTTTCTCTTGTTCATAATCTGCTTCCGAAATGGCCAATTCCGTATGATTGGTTTCCAGGTATTGCGCAACCAGTTTTACATCGTAGGGATCTGCACTATCACCAATACTATAAGTATTTATGCATTCAATTTCGTCATTTACACCTTCCAGATCACATACGATTGATGCATTGATAAACCCTTCGAAATTTCCAGAAAGGAAAACATTCACCTGTTTTTTTTCGGTCGGACGAAAATTCTCAATTCTTTTTATAACGGCTTCATTTAGAAGTTGATTCGACAGCCGTTCCGAATCAACAATGGGATATCCGGCATCGTACGTATGGTAGGGAACCTGGAATTTGATAAATCGCCAGGAGGCCAATGCTCGAAACTTCAGTTCAAACACACTATATGTTCCTGGTTGGATCGATTCAATGCTGTAAAAGGGCTTGATTGGTTTCCCTTTTAGTAAGAGAGAATCGTTGTCAGGATGCTCTCGTTCGTTCATCTTCTCTTTCATTCGTTCTAGTATTTCTGGTGTAGACCCAATCGCGTAAATATCGCCGTCAACCTTGTTATATTGAGTAATAATGTTCTTCGTATTCGGGCGCAACAAATACAACGGTTTTACCCCGAAAGGATCCCTTGCGACGTATATGGTGGCGTCCATTTCGCCGTCGTGATTGCATAATCTATAATCTACCAGGATAAATGCGAATATACCGTCCAACAATTGGAGCGCCATTTCTATGCCATAACGCTGGTACAAATGGACAATGATCTCGTAATTATAATCAGTGGTGGGTTCAATACCCAACTCTTTGTAAAGTTCTTTATGGTTATAAATCGTTCCATCACAAACGATAGCGATATCGTTCACGGTAACAATGGGACTTATGTTATTGACAGTTCTTCCTCCAAACAATACTTTAATCATAACGTTTTCTGTAGCGATACATTCTTCCTTGAGCGGAGATATACCATAGATAAACTGTTCTTTGGTGAAGTTCAGTGGAAACGTATCAGAATTATTTAGTAAAGTAATAATCTCAGGCATTCTTCTTCTTTCTGTACATTGTTACCTATTATTTAAATCAATTTTATCCTGTAAAAAAATAGCCTTTTATTATAATATAAAATAAATAGTATGGCGAAACCAAGTTTAAAATACATAGATTATGCCAACGTGAACGAACTGATAGAAGGATATTCCAACATAGAAGAATCTAGAGGGCGACCTAATGAATTGGCTTTAGCTAATCGTCCTCTGCCAAGTAAGAAACAATGTCCTTGTTTGATGAACCAAAGAAACGATTTAAGTAAAGTAAAACCATATTACGACAACGGTGACTTCCAGGGATCAGCCGACGCTTCGAATAAAGAGATTCCTGTCATTATCAAAAAGAATCGCGACCAATATCTGGTTTTAGAAAATAAGACGAAAGATTACGAAAATAACGATGTATATATCGATACGTGGGCAGATCTACCGTCGAACAAAAAGAAGGAACCCGAAAAACCGAAGATGGACCGGGTCACTCAGTTTTACCTGGGGTCGATTTCGGTCGTCGCCCTATTCGTGTTTTTCCGGTTGATTCAGAAATCCCGGTAACTCCCTTAATATAATATTGTAATTCTCTATTTACAATATTATATTACTGCATAAATGCAGTAAAAAAACTTTTGGAATAAAATACTATAGGAATAAAATATATGAATCCTCGGCATCATTATGTATCGACACCTGCTCCACTAGATAAAAACGATTCTTTTTACAAAGAATGTACCGAGGTTTTACCGCATATTGCGGAAAAAATATTCCATCGACGAATTAGGGTTAGCCCTGACTGTGTGCCACCATCCGAATATGGGCTGGTGAATAGTGAACAGATCATTCCTGACTATTACTTTACTGGAAAGGATATGCGGGGGAAATTATTTGAATGCGATTTTTTTTGGGGAATTCAGGACAGTATCCGCAATATGCGGATTTTGAACAAGTATCAGCAGAAATATATAGAAGAATTGGACAAGGAAGAATGTTACCAGTTGTTGCACGAATACAACAAAGTAATGGTAACTGTCAATGAGTATATTATGTCGGATAGTGAGGATACGGTATCAACCATTTCTTATACACCTTCGCGCATTGTCCGTGACGCAGCGCGTGGAAAGGTGTAAGAAATTGTAGACAAAGATTTATAATTTGAAACGCTTGTATATTTCGAGGGCGACCAATCCACCGAACACTTGCGCCAAGATATAGGGGACCAAGTCAGAAGTGGGGATTTTTCCGGCCGATGCCATCACGATGGAGACTGCCGGGTTGATATGTCCTCCGGATATGCTGGAGGTCATAAGGATTGCTAAAGCTAACGCAGCACCAATGGCCAAGGGGTTTCCGGTTGCTAAAATAATGTAGACAAAGAAGGTAGTTCCTAAGAACTCTACTAAATACTTGTACATTTCTATACTACTATAAAATAGACGGGTAAAAAATTATTTGATAAAACTGGAAAAGAAGGAAAAGAAGGGTTTCTTCGCCAATTTACCGGTTCTCCTCACGACCGTATGATCCTCTACTTTTTTAAATGGATGGTATAGATATCTCGGATTCATTTGGAAATTAAGCCATTCGTTTCGCCAATATATGCTAGAGAACTCCGGGGGTGTAACAATCGTCATATTGTGTTGATAAGCCAATGTCGGAATCATACATTCGATAAACGTCAATTTTTGTATCTGTTGAACAAACTCACCAATATTTTCCAACAATTGTCGGGACAATCGGCAACAACATACCATCGCTTTTAACCAAGGCAATTTGAAGTAAGGGACCGCCTGTTGCCAATGCCAGTCCGGTCGGTATCCCTCTATATTTGTTTCGGTCTCATTGCATAATAGATCAATCGTCGGATACGATACATCAATGCGTTTCAACGTCTGCGAACTATAAAACAAAACATCGTCTTCACAGAACCAGCATTGCGGATGGGATGTGTTTATTTTCGAGAAATAATAGAGGGCCTTGTCCCAACCTGACGGATTCTTGGAAATCGTGAAATTGGAATCCCAGTATCCGTTGTTTTTACAGTCTTCGTCGTTTATTTGAATAAACTTTATGCTGGGATATTGAGCTTCTAAAGCGTTCGTAACATACTGGGAGTCGTCGATCACCATATATACATCGTAATCGGAGGTCATCGTGTTCAAAAATTCTACCCATATTTTGTTTGGTCGCACAATTATCAAACAAAATGCGTTTTTTTTCATTTTTTATAGATTTATTATAAAATAATTCTTCGATAAAAACTAGTCAATCTCCTCGATCTGGGGCTCACTTGACCCCTCATTTGCCCCCTCCTTCTCCTTGTCCATCTTCTTCAAATACTCCTCGGCCATCTTCTTGGCCGCATCACTATCCATACCTCCTTCCGCTCCTTCTGGAGCCATACTGCTAAAATCGGGGGTAGGGGGCGCCTCGGCAATACCATTCTCCTTCAGAAATGCTTGAACGGCCTCGTTCATTTCCTTGGTCTTTTGCTCAAACTCTTCCTTGGAAGATCCAGCGTTCTCTAGATGCCACGTATCATACTCGCCGATCATCTCTTGGTACTTCTTCTTAATCTCTTCATCCGCATCCTTCAGTGCCTCCGAACTCTTGGCGCGATAAATCTGCTCCTCCATACTATTCTTTGCCTCCACCCGCTCCTTGGCGTCCGCATCCTCCTTGGCAAATCGCTCGGCCTCCTCCACCATCCGCTCAATGTCCTCCTTAGACAGCCGGCCCTTGTCGTTCGTGATCGCAATCTTCTGGGACTTACCTGTCGACTTTTCGCACGCCGAAACATTGAGAATACCGTTGGCGTCCATATCAAAGATGACCTCGATCTGAGGCATACCACGGGGCATCGGGGGAATACCCTCCAACTGAAACTTGCCCAACAGCGTATTGTCCTTGGTCATCGCACGCTCACCCTCAAACACCTGAATGAGCACCCCGGGTTGGTTGTCGGCATAGGTCGAGAATGTCTGGGACTTCTTTGCAGGAATGGTGGTGTTGCGGTTGATCAATTTGGTCATCACCCCACCCGCGGTCTCAAGGCCTAGAGAGAGGGGACACACGTCCAAGAGCAAAAGGTCGGAGATCTTCTCGTCCTTGGAACCCGTCAAGATAGCGGCTTGGACTGCCGCGCCGTAGGCGACACATTCATCCGGATTGATCGACTTGCACAGGTCCTTTCCGTTGAAGTACTCGGTCAACAGCTGCTGGATCTTGGGGATGCGCGTACTGCCACCGACCAGTACAATCTCGTGAATCTGGGCCTTGGAAAGCTTGGAATCGCGCAATACTTGGTCCACCGGCGCCATAATACGCTTGAATACATCGTCGCACAAGTTTTCGAACTTGGCCCGAGTAATACTACTGGCAAAATCGATACCCTCGTACAAGCTATCAATCTCGATGTTCGCCACACTCGACGACGAGAGCGTACGCTTCGCACCTTCACAAGCAGTACGGAGACGACGCATCGAACGCTTATTCTCAGTCAAATCCTTCTTATGTTTTCTCTGGAACTCGGTGCAGAAATGCTCGACCATCCGGGTATCGAAATCTTCTCCCAATTATGTTATCGTTAGGCTCTTTATCCATTAGAAAGATATTCTTTCTAATCATTGAGTCGATTCTCAATGTAACTTCTTACGCTTTCACGTAAGTTCAGACTATATCTTCACTAATTATTATAAGATTCCAAACTTATTAATTAGTGGAGGGTACTCGTGGAGGTTTTTTCGTATTCAATAATATTTATTGAACTTAGAATACTTCCTCTAGTCGTTGAAGCTTCTACCAATTTCTTGGCAGCTCGCCTGCTGATTGGCCAATCCTATGAACTTTTCAAACATTCACGCTTACCGTTACCAGTTACGTTGTAGTGTCATAGGCTCTAAGGCTATTCCAGCAATTCTCCCTCTTTTACTTGAGCCAGAGATAAAAATATTTATATAGTTATTAATTTATTTTCATAATTATTTGCCTTATTCTTTTGAGATTCGATAAGATGGATATCAATTTTATTATTTTTTATAATATTATCATTTGCCCATAATGGTTGTATGTTTTTCCAAGAAAAGCATTTTTTTACATCATCTTCTTTGGATAAATCAAAAGAACAACACGGTTTGACATGATCAAGATGCCAATTACCGTAATTTTCCCAAGACATATCTTTAATAAATTGATGTTCAATCCATTTTCGAAAAAATTCTATATCACAACCTACATATTCAAATGTTTTATTACGTTTTGTAACTTTTTTTGTAAATAATGCTTCGGATATTCTATGATTCAAACTATCTCTAACGCGACGATTAATATTTTTCCCCTGTTTTCTATATTTATCCTTCATTTTTTCAGGATTGTTCATTCTGTACTTTTTTTGAGAAGCCTTTTCCTTTTCTTTATTCCAAGTACCTTTAGGTGTGCATTCGATGCAAATATGATTAAAATTATCTGATGATTTCCGTGTTACTCTGTATTCAGACAATTTCTTCTCATTATTACAAACTCTGCAAACCTTTGTGATTGTTTCATCAATTATAACAGGGGTTTTTACTCTATTTTTTTTCTCTTTATTTTTTTGTTTCGAGCAATCTTTGCAATAATTATCTAATCCATCATTATTATTTGTTAATTTAGAAAAATAATTTGATGATTTTTTATTATTACAACAATAACACGTTTTTTCAGAAGGAATTTCCTTTACGGTTTCCTTTCTCTTTAATCGTCGCAGTTTTGTAGCCGTATCCTTACATTTTTTACATTGATATGACAATCCATCCTTATTTGTTTTATCTTTAGAATATTGCGAATAATCTAATGTTTCTAAACATTTTGTGCATTTTTTGCATTGATTATCCATTATTATGAAAATATAAATAACTTTATATTATTTCTATATGAAATATTTAACCCAAGAATCCGTCGCCAGCTGTCGCCTTCACCTCAAAAACCGCCTCGTCGATGCTAATAATAGACACGTCGTGGGTCCCACCGCCACAATCGACAATGATCACGTTTTTCTCCGATTGATTTTGTTTATCGAGACCATATGCGATGGCTGCTGCGGTCGGCTCGTTAATGATTCTCAATACATTGAGACCGGCGATCAAACCAGCATCCTTGGTAGCCTGACGTTGTGAATCGTTGAAATAAGCGGGAACCGTGATAACGGCATCGGTCACGGTCTCACCCAAAAATGCCTCGGCAATCTCCTTCATCTTCCCCAAAATCATCGCCCCAACCTCCTCAGGAGAAAACACCTTGGTCTCGCCCTTGTAATCTACCTCGATAAAGGGCTTGTTTTCCTTATCAATGACATTGTAGGAAAGGTGCTTCACGACACGTTGGATGTTCTCGTCATTGTAGCTCTTGCCGATGAGACGTTTGGAATCAAATACCGTATTTTTAGGATTATTTGCGGCATTCGACTTGGCAGGTTCACCAATCAAACGCTCTTCTGCAGTAAAAGATACGTAGGAAGGCATCGTGCGATTGCCTTGATCGTTGGCGATGATTTCCACGTGGTCATTTTGCCAAACGCCTACACACGAATAAGTCGTTCCCAAATCAATGCCAATAGCGCGTCCTTTCGTTCCTGTATCAACAGTCATATAAACATATTGAGCGTAATATGTTTATATCATTTTTCATTTTTTATTTTTGTCGGCGCGTCCCCCTTTTTTTCGAGGTTTTGCATCGAATGGTTCTCTTATGGGATCGCGATTTTGTTTTTCCTCCCATAGAAATACCAATACATTTCTTTTCCGATTTTTTATCAACCGGTTTCTCTTTTGGTGGTTCGTTTCTAACAGGCCTTCTTAGTATTGTTTCTGAACATTTCATTAGCTTTTCAACATTTGCAATAAATTCTTTTATAGTTTTATCGTCTTTATCTGGCGTAATGGATTTATTTCGTGCAATTTCTACCAATGTTTCGACGAGTCCAGATTGTGTTATATCCTGGTTTTTATAATCTTTATAAAATTTGTCAAATTGCTCCTTGAATCGTCTACTTACCCCTTTTTTTTCATTCTCATTTGATGCATCTTTGTTACCATTCCACTCGGCTTTATGATTATCTAATATTCCAATATATCCACCAAAACTATGGACGATTCGGTATATCTTCCTAATATCACTTTTTTTAAAGTCTATGCCACTACTTATGCTATAAATAATGTCCTTTAACTTTGAGTTGCTTATTTCCATTCCGACTACTACAAGGGCTAATTCGGATTCATTAGCAAAAACGCCTCCAAATATTTTGGAGGGGGTGCCACCGGCTACAGAAGGTTTCTGTAAAGCAGCAGGGGCTCCCGAATTAGATAATTCAGTAACAGTGGGTAAAGCAGCAACAGTGTCTCCAGAATTAGAAGGTAAAGCAGCAGCACTAGCAGCAAGAGCAGCGAGTCCAGCACCGAGTCCAACGCCGAGTTTATCAGCAGTAGGAGCATCAGTAGCAGTAGTAGCAGTAGGATCAGTAATAGCAGTAGGAGCAGTAATAGCAGTAGTAGTAGGAGCATCAGTAGGATCAGTAATAGCAGTAGCAGCAATAGGAGCAGCAGCAGTAGCAGTAGGAGCAGTAGGATCAGTAGGAGCAGGACCAGGACCAGGACCACCACCAGCAGCATTATCATTTTCGAGGTCTTCCATTTTATCAATTAGAATATATTGATAAAATAATATTAACGTTTGCTAGGACCTAGAATCTAGTTGTTAGAACTAAATGGATCAGGAAAACTATCCCTTGCCTTTAGTTCTTCTTCATAATAAGGCTTCAATTCACTAAATCCACCAATGAATTTTCCGGTCTGACTGAAAACCATTGGAAATGTCTTGTATTCGGTTCCGATCAACTTGTACATAAATTCTAGAAACGCCGGTTTGTTGTCAGCGATGTAATCGTCGCAATCAATGACCTCGATCTTTTCATTTTGTAACAATTGTTTCGCTCTATTGCAGGCGGGACAACCACTCTTGCTATAAATCGTGTAGTTCTCTTTACTAGGGAGCTCGTATTCCATTATAGTAATTGATTAGATAATTTTATGTCGTTTATTTTTTTTCTTTTTTACGCCGAGTAGACCGTTTTTTTATGGATTTTGTCTTCTTTTGACGGCGACTTGTTCTTTTTTTGGAGGTTGTTTTTCGCTTTCTTCTTGTTTTACCGCCGGCTATTATCGTCTGATTTTCTGTTTTGTTAAGTTCAGAATTGACTTTTGCATCCCTTCTTAAAGGGTTTACAATTCTACTAGCAGCACTTCTAGCAGCACTTCCAAAATTTTGAACCATTTTTCCTTTTACAGAGCTTTTGGGAGCAGGAGCAGCAGTAGCAACAGTGGGAACAACCTGACTAGATTTACCATTTTTTATATTTATTTCTTCTTCTTCTTCTTTAAAAATATCATTAATCTCTTTCATTTCTTTGTCGGTATATTTGGGTCTATTAGATTGGTTAAGAGAAGTATTGGCAAGACCTTCTAGTTGAGTTTGGTCGGGGCTTAAAATTTTACTATTATCTGCAAGAGAAATAGCATCACCAGGAGAAGATTTAGGTTGTTCTGCTAATTGAGCAGTATCAATTTTTCCTGATGATCTATTATTTGTTCTACTACCAACAACATCATTCTCTCTTTCTAACGTTCTAATATCATGAGTAGCAGGAGTAGCAGTAGTAGCAGTAATAGCAGTAATAACAGGAGTAGCAGGAGGAGTAGCAGGAGGAGCAGGAGCACCATCACCAGAAGTATCACCATCACCAGTAAGAGATTCAATTAAATTAGTAACCTCTTTAATGTCACCAGAACCAGGAGCAGCAGTAGTATTAGTAGCAGGATTATGAGCACCATCACCAAGATCAGCACCATCATTAGCACCAAGATCAGCACCATCATTAGCACCAAGATCAGCACCATCATTAGCACCAAGATCAGCACCATCATTAGCATCAAGACCAGCACCAGAAGGAACACCAGAAGGAACAACAGTAGCAGCACCAGGACCAGTACCCTTACCATTACCAAGATCAGCACCATCAGTAGCACCAAGACCATTACCAAGACCAGCACCAGAAGGAACAACAAGAGCAGCACCAGGACCAGTACCCTTACCATTACCAAGATCAGCACCATCAGTAGCACCAAGACCAGCACCAGAAGGAACAACAGCAGCAGCAGGAACAATAGCACCAGTAGAAGCACCAATAGCACCAGCAACAACACCACCTTCTGCAGAAGGAGGAATGACTATTTCCACATCTTGAATCATATTCCAAAGTTTTCTTATAGTTATTTTATCACCCATTTACAATTATTGTATAAATATTATATAATAATCATATATTTATAATTTCCTTGGGTGGAATCCTGGTCAAATTATTCCACCGATATTCTCCGGAATATTCAGTTGTTGAGAAGTAGATACTGAATGAATTGAATAGACACGCCCCCTAAAGGAGCGTGTTCCACATCGGTGTAAATACTCATAAGTGACGATACCATAATTACTTATAAGGCATCTTGTACCCATTTACAATTCGGAGTGCACATACCAACGGAATATTCATCGGGCTCGGACTGTAAGCATTGGTGGTATTATGCCCCTTTTTTGCCGGCGCAATCGCACCTCCTCCCCTTACCCGACGCAATGCATTGTTCACCGTATTCATATTCCCCTTGCTTTCAAAATTCATCGCTCCGCCCTTGACATTCAGAGTACCTAAACCCACTTCGACAATCCGATTCCTACGAACAATTTCGCTAGCATCCCGATTTCCGTACCATTGTTTCTGTTTTTGCGTAGCAGTACCGTCGAAAACGGTTCTGTTGTCCATACCCAAATAGGCCGGAGTCAATTTCGTATTCAACGGGTTCGGATTTACGGTGCGATTGTAGACCCGGCGATCCATACTAAATGTACTTTGACCGTCACTCGTACTGTCTTTTTGCGGCATCGCCATTTTACTCTTTAATTGCCCATTGTTGATTTCTTGGCGAATGCATATGGGATTGTTATGAATATTTCGTAGATTGATGGTGGTCATTACGAATATAACTAGGATCTATATATACCTTAGTTATATTTTATCAACTTTCATCCATTAGACCGGAACAACGTGTAGGTATTACGTTCCGATTATTATCGGCGGAGCGCCATCACAGGTACATAAGAAGCATTGTTGTTATCTCCTCCATATTTCAATTCGTTGAAATTCTGGTTCATAGCGCGGTATTTCTTGAACTTGATGTAATCCGACGAATCCGGAACAAAACGTACATTGCACGTGGACGAAGGAATTCCGGTTCCGTCACATTGGGAGATAATCGATCCGATGTGCCCCTTCCATCCAGGTTTATTCGCATTGACCTGGTTAGGGCCGCCACAGACGTAATTTTGACGTCCTAAGAAATCACCTAAATTGTTGACCGCACGGAAAGGGGTGGTTACTCGGTTCTTTCCATTGACCGTACCGGTAGCGTACGCGCCGTTCCACGATTTCACCATTACTTTGCGAGCAACCACATTGTCGCTATTATTAAAGGCATTGATCGTTTGTATAGGAGAATATCCTTGGTAAGGTCCCCCCAAGTTTTCAGAATTAGTGGGTCTATTTGCAAATGATGGTAGAAAATATACAGACATTCCTTAATATATATTATATACTTTTATAATTATTACTTATCAAAATTTGTGGTTATACTATATATTGAATGGATCCTCTAGAAATAAAACAAAGGATAGAACAAAACGAAAAACAGCGCAAAGCCGTAGAAGAAAACATAGAAAGTTTAGAACAACTCGTGGGTGAGACCGGGATTCTTTCGTACAATCCGGAATGTGTGAGAAAACGGTCGAATTGGGGGAAAGGGGGAAATGTCTACAAATTCGACGACGAAGCATTTGAACCCGAAACCTTTCTAAAGGCTATGCCCGATTCCTCCCCTAAATTGAACGCTCTTATGAAAAAAATCGCCGAATTGGACAAACAGGATATGAAGAAACACGGGAAATTGTTCAAACACTTTGTTTTCTCGGATTTGAAATCGGGGACTTACGGTGCCAAATTGATCGCGTCGGCGTTTTTGGCCAAGGGATATCAATTGGGTTACAAGGCATCAAGTAAAAATAAGAGTAAGGAGATTGTAGAAGACGTAGACGAACAGGAAGGCGGCGAAAGAACAAACAAACCTAGCAAAAAACGCTATCATAAGATCGAACTATCTGACGATTCGGTTCTCCAGAAAACAGAACAGAACAACTTTTATATTCTGTCGTCGGTCGGCGTCTACGACCAGTCGATCACGGTCGCAATGAAAAAGGCAATGTTACAGAAATTCAATCAGCGTCCCGACAACATCCACGGAGAACTTGTACGGTTTATTATATTGGATAGTGGATTCAAAGAGGGGATCGATCTGTTTGACGTGAAATACATCCATATTTTCGAACCGTCGGCGGTTCCAGCGGATCAGAAACAGGTAATTGGTCGTGGTACGAGGACCTGTGGACAAAAGGGTTTGGAATTCCATCCGACCCAGGGATGGCCGCTCCATATCTTTGTCTATGACTTGCAGATTCCGGATCAATTGCAGGGCAGTTTTATGGGAGCGAAAAGTGCAATGGATCTCTATTTGAAGGCGATGGACCTCGATGTGCGACTACTAAATTTCGCCCACGATCTGGAGAGAACTACGGTAGTCGGATCGGTCGACTACGAATTGAACAAAAATGTTCATAGTTTTTCGATTCCGTTTGTTTCCGTCGACGACGATGAAGAAGATGGTCGGGCCATCGTCAATGAGCACGTTAAAGATGATGTTGAGATATTATATGGTGGGAACGATACGATAACCAAAAAACGTAAATTGGTGATCAGACCCGGTCCACCGATCGTCGTCAATGAGCCTGAGACCCCACGTCTAAGACACAATGAAATGGCAGCCTTTATTCGCGAGAATTACGGGGAATTTGCGTGGGACCCGGTCAAGATGGAGAACCTGTGTGCTGAAAAGCAAAAGGGGGGCGCGGGAGAACTCATCAAATACTCTCCGACCCAGGACTTCATTCGCCATTATTTTACCCCTTAAATCCTCTAAAAGGTATGCTGTTATGGAACTCAGTAGGTACTGGCAAAACCTGTAGCGCAATTGCAGCGGCTACCCAAAATTTCGAAAAAAATGGGTATACGATCCTTTGGGTCACCCGCACCACCTTAAAAAGCGATATTTGGAAAAATATGTTTGACCAAGTATGCAATGAGAGCATCCGCCATCAGATCGAACAATCTGGACTCGCGATTCCGAACGAACAGAACAAACGTATGCGACTTTTGTCAAAAGCCTGGCGTATTCGCCCGATGTCTTACAAGCAATTTAGTAACTTGGTCTCAAAGCGAAACGCGCTTTACGACGAATTGGTGAAAATCAACGGTCACGAGGATCCCCTACGTAAGACGCTGCTCATTATTGACGAAGCCCATAAACTGTACGGGGGAGACGATCTGTCAAGCATCGAACGTCCTGATATGAATGCGCTCCACCAAGCATTGATGTATTCGTATCAATATTCTGGAAAAGATTCGGTCAAGGTTCTCTTGATGACCGCCACACCTATCACCAAAGATCCTACCGAACTCATACAACTGGTGAATCTTCTGAAGAGTCCGACCGAGCAGATGCCTGCCGACTTTTCCAATTTTTCGGCCGCCTATTTGAACGAAACGGGGGAATTTACAGAGGAAGGGAGGGCGCGTTATTTGGACGACATTGCTGGATATATTAGTTATTTAAATAGAGAAAAGGATGCACGTCAGTTCTCTCAACCTCAGATCCAACACGTCCACGTGCCGATCATCCAGGACATCAGAATGGCAGAACGTTTCGACAAGAAGGTGGTACAGAGCCTGTTAGATACCAATGTTTCCGATTTGAAACGGCAGATTCAAGACGAAAATAAAAAGCTGGAAGGAGAACTTGGTGAGGTTAGTGCCCAGAGTTTCGCCTTCTTAAAAGACGAAATATGCGAAGACCGTGAAGGCAAATCCAAGACACATTGCATCAAAGTAGTGAACCATAATATCCGGGAAATGGTTTCCGCTGCCAAAGAACAGGTGAGCGATGTTCGCAACAAGATAAAGGAAATCCGAGAACGTATCAAGGACCGGGGAAAGATGAAGTCGAGTGCATTGGCCGAAGTTCGCGAAAATATCGAGAAATACGGGGAGGAATATGAGAAATACCAAGGTTCTCTCTTGTATCAATTAAAAAGTAAATGTGCAGTCAAAGTCGGAACGAAGACGACTTTGGATGAGAACATACATCAACATCCGGTCATACATAAGTATGATTTGATTATCAAAGAATATAATAAGGAGATTGCGGACCTTCACGAACAACTCCAACAGTTGACCACCAACTACAAAAAACGTATGGAACATTTGAAACATCTACTGAAAACCGATCTAAACGACGTAGAACGTAGGGTAGTTCTTATGACCATACGCGATGAAAAGAAGGAATATGGAGCGATGATGAGAATTCGCCGCAAAGACGCGGCCCAATCGGAGAAGATCTTGAAGGATTCGATCTCCAAAACAGAGAAGAAGAGGAATCAGCGATACAATAAATTGCGTAAAACTATGAAAACTATGATAGGAAAAGACAATCAACAAATAAGGGAGTACAATCGCGAAAACAAGATGTTGCGCAAGACTATTCGACACCAAAAGAAGGATTTCGAACACGATTATTTGAAAAATTTAGTGAATGCGTATCGAACCAAGATTGTGAATGATCTGGTAAACCATCCACAGAAGATAATATCTACAAAACTATCAAAGGAAGAAAAAGAGGAAAAGAGAGAACTGAAGAAAACAGAAAAGCGTCTTGAAAAGGAGAAAAAAGAACAGGAAAAGTTAGCGATGCGCCAAGAAAAACTGGCGATGCGAGAAACCAAAAAGCGAGAACGAGAACAAAAAATAGCGGCAAAAAAAACCAGAAAAAATAAATAATTATGCGGGGGTTTGGGGTCTCGTTTTTAACAGCGAATCATAATAGTCATTACATACTTTATCGTACAAACAAATAATTTCATATTTTTCCTCTTCAGATGCCCTATTCTTCATATACTCGAGTTGGTAAGGTGTAAGCCTTCTCAGATTCAAAATGCTATCTTTGATGGTAAAAAAGAAATCGATAGAGAACATTTCACCCTCTTTGACATTCGTCAAATAATATTTCGGTATAACATTGTCGCTGCTATCCCCCCAAAAACTATTCATTGTATCAATCGGTTCTTCGTTCTCTTCCTTTGTCAAAATATCCGGGGATTTTCTAACTATTTTAGAAAGATAGGAACACAGGTTTTTACAGTGGAGTTCCTCGTACAAAATCCAACTTTCCTCTCCTTCGCCTTCCCCCTTATTCGAGGAAAAGTCATTTGAACTACTATATTCATCGGTTATTTTTTTGACAACAAGACAATTATCTGATTGCGAACGTTCTTTGGCAAGTTGAACGTTTTTAGTAGAGAGTGATGGTGACGGATTTTTCGAATCGATAAAATGGTGACTACGTCCTGGATAAGAAAAATGATCCGATATGTCTATGTTTCCATCACTATAAGGACGGATGGGTAGCGAATGTTTTTCTCTTGACAATCTGTGTTTTTCCGATAACTTGGTCAACATCCGATGTTTCGCAGATTTCCCCGAATTGTCGGAAACCAATTTTTGACTTGAACCCTCGTCTATTCCAGCAGAACCTTCCTTTACGTTGTTTCGGAAAGTTCGGGGGTTTCCTTCATTGGCATTTTCTTTGAAGATCTTCTTTATATTGCTAATAGATGGTAGCATAATTTTTAAAATAGTATAGTAATTAGATATATCATACATATATATTTCTATATTTTTTATCCAAAAATATTTTTACGTTAAATATACAATAAAATGTTTACGCATCAAAGATAATAAAAATATGTTGTAATAATAACATATTTTCATTAATATGGAGAACGCACCTTCGAACATAGATCCGGATGAAAGTTCTATAAACAAGATGACACTCGAATTTTTAATGAACCGTTCCAAGTACAAGAAGTATGTAGAAAAAGTAGATCCGAGTAAACATAGAGAGAACGAGAAACATTTACAGAAAATATGTACATACAAGCATCGCATTTTAAATCTTACCAGTGATCTGTTAGATGATCCGGAACTTATGATTACACTGGACGTCGGTGAAAGTTTTCACGATTATATGAGAACCTTGATTCGCTATTTCGAGATGAAAGATATGGAGAAACACGATGGTGATGTACTATTCGATGGTATAGATGATGATACGTATATAAAAGGTCCAACTATTGAAGATAGTTTGGATACGATAAAACAGCAGCAAATTGCTTATAATATTTTACCGCGTCATTCGGATACGTCTAACGATACTATTGAAGAACCATCTGTATCTATTTCAAATACGGCTACACCTATTATGCAATCATTTTGGGGAAAAGGCATTGTTAAAAAATCACAGTCGAATATGTTAGATTTCTCATTGAGAAAACGTAAATAATTATTTTACGATAATTGTTTGATAATCAAATGACACGTGAGCGGGAAGGAGTTGGGTCCGGTAGCAGCATCTACTTTTATCCCTCCAACATCACCGACAGAAACGTTGTTTATGCTGAGGATCGAGGGTAATCCGGTAGGTGTAGAAATAATACTGGTTCCTACAATTTCGCCATTTCCGGATTTACCTATGACGGTCATCAATAATTCAGAATCGTTCAATACTACTACCAATTCTCCCGTATTCTGCACAACTACGGTAAAGGTAATCTCATATGTGCCACTAGGTGGTAGTTTAAATTGCGAGCTGCTTCCACTCACCCGTTGTATGGTTCCGTAAGGGTTTACGGTTGGACTGGGGAAATTGACGGCGAAACCAGGTTCGATGGCGTCGGGATTATCATTCGGTTGACCAATCACGTCGCTCATTTTTCCGTAAAAGTCGGCGAAATTCACTGTGCTATTGGATCCAGCGGATCCCGTAGGTCCCGAGGGTCCTGTCGGTCCACTGTATCCCGTATATCCAGCAGGTCCTGTCGGTCCACTATCACCCTTGGGTCCACTGTATCCTGTCGTACCACTATCACCCTTGGGTCCAGTATATCCTGAGGGTCCTGTCGTACCACTATCACCCTTGGGTCCAGTATATCCTGTGAATCCAGTATATCCTGTGAATCCAGTATATCCAGTGAACCCTCTTTCTCCGTCACACCCTTTGGGTCCTGTGAACCCTGTGTATCCAGTATATCCTGCGGGTCCAGTGAATCCTCTTTCTCCGTCACACCCTTTGGGTCCTGTGAATCCAGTTGGACCAGTCGGTCCGCACTCTCCGTCACACCCGCGATGACCACGCGGACCCGTAGGACCTTGCTCGCCATTGCACCCTCTATGGCCAGGAGGGCCTTGAGGGCCAGGTTCGCCGTCACAACCGTCTCTTCCATCCTTGCCATCCCTTCCATCGTATCCGTCCTCACCGTCCTGTCCATCCTGTCCATCCTTGCCATCTTGACCATCTTGACCTGGTTCGCCGTCCTTACCATTTTTCCCGTCCTTCCCATTGCGTCCGTCACGCCCATCTTCCCCTTTTTTACCATCTTCTCCGTCTTTCGCATCCTTCCCTTCCTTCCCATCGCGACCATCGCGACCATCCTCTCCATTTTTACCATCTTTGCCATCCTCCCCGTCGCGCCCATCTTTACCATCACGCCCATTCTTTCCATCTTTACCGTTTTCCCCATCGGTTCCATCTTTCCCATCGAATCCATTTTTTCCATCCTTGCATTTGGTCGTCCGACACTTTGAATCGTGATCTTTTCTGCAACGGCTATCGTTTTTCCGGCTATTACGCTTGGTACGACAATTTGTCTGGCTCTTATGGCAGTGGTCCACAACATCACAAACGCTATCTTGATCGTCACAGTTCTTCGGCATAGAATATTATCCTATATATTAAACTATGATTTTCGATTTTACAAAGAAAATATATCGGCTAGATATACGCAGTGCGAAAAAATAATAGTAATTACAATTTATAACTACATAATTAATTTATAGTAATCACAATGATTTTCCCACTTTTGCATTCGTCCTTGTTGGATTGATAACTACAACGGTCGCGTTTGCATTTATCATTGTCGTCATCCGAATCCGACGATTTGGCCACACACGGCCGGGTTCTCATTCGATGGCACGATTTGCATTGACATTCGCGTTTTTTTTCACGTGTTCGGGTGCATTTATTGCAATTGCAGTTGATATTGTAACTGTCATATTCCATACCGTATTCGTCCTTTTGGGGCATATATAAAATGTTTATATAAAATAATTTCTGCTAGATATATGATGCAAATAGTTATTGTAAAATACAGTTTTAGTATTGTACAATAATCTGGGGATTCATAGTTACAAAAAGTTCTCTAATATAATGATCGTATAGTTTATATGAGTAAACGAAACACCAACTACCGAAAAAGTATAAAAAAGAGGGGGAAAAAACAAAAGACATTTCGTAAAATGAATTGCAATCCATCAGTCAAAGGCAAGACCGCAGTCACAGACAGCTGTTTTCCATCAGAAACGTTGGTGCTACTAAAATCCTCCTATAACAAATATCATCCCCAAAATAAAATACATACGACCGAACTTCCCCAGATATGGGAAGAACTGAAACAGCGATTGAGTCATTGCACTAAAGAGGACTGTTGGCTGAATCAAATTGACGATCCAAACGTAAGGAAACGGATCGATGGTCTGTCGTTTGCACCAGATATGCCGAAAGAATGGAAGAAAAATCCTTCGGAATGGCTGTCGAACTACGACATTATGGATGTTCTCAAACAGTACGAACAAACCTATCCGAATTTCCACGTGATCGGACCTACCCCGATAGATTTCGATACCAAACCGAAAGATATGGATGGCAAGTGTGTATGGGAAGAATTGTGCAATTTTAATTTAGAAAAATATTTCAAATCGGGAAAAAAGAAGCTAGGAATCGTATTTAATTTAGACAAACACGACCGCGGGGGGAGTCATTGGGTATCGATGTTTATTGATTTAGACGACAAATATGCGTTTTATATGGACAGTGCAGGGAACGAAATTCCGAAAGAGGTTGATGCGTTGTTGAAACGCATTGTCCAACAGGGTTTAGCAATGCATCCCCCGATACATATCCATTTCTATGAGAATTGTCCTTTGGAACATCAGATGGGCACGACCGAATGCGGTATGTATTCCCTTTTTTTCCTGATTACGATGTTGACCGGGGAAACTGAGGGTAAGGTATTTAAGAATTATTTTGAAAAGATCCGGTTTTTCAAAAATCGCCGCATTCCCGATCGTCATATGAAACGGTACCGCAGGATTTATTTCAATTAGTCATATAATTGTCCATATAAATTGTTCTCATAATATAATAGGTTTGAATTTGTAATGGATGAAAAAAAGAAAAAGGAACTAATCGGACATCTGGATCAATTCAAAAAAAAATTAGGGGGTCTAACCGAACTTTTTTCGAATTTTGAAGAGGATTATACGAAACTAGATGCGGAAGATATTGAAAGTTCTAATAAGGAGTTATTAGCTATAATTAAGAATATTGCCAGTTCTAAAATTCCTACAGGTATGAAGCTAGAAAACGGTGTAAAAGAAATTATCATAGATGGGTTCAATCACATTGATAGATCAATGAATGATTTAATCAATATTATCAACTTGTATAAAGATGCAAAGACGAATTATGATCGTCACCGTATATATTTTATAATAATGAAAATTATGAAACGACCTTATAATCAAAGTCAACTTAAAAGAATGGAAGCAATGTTGAATCAACAATTAACCAACATCAATGAAGTAATAAATCACATTAATGTAATAGTAGGGGAAATCATCTCTTACATAGAAAAATTAAAAGAAATGTTGAATATGGAAGTAGACCATTCCCACGTTGATATAACTTCAAAGGTGTATCCAACCCCGTTTGATAATTCAAAAGGGTTCCGTATTGGAGATTTTAAAGTGGCAGTTGACACAACCGCCTTACCGTTCACTAATACCGACCAGGTAAATCATTATTTATATAACTTGTTTGATTACACCAGCTACCAAGGAATCCCCAAGATGTCTAGAAAGCAAGATAGGAAATTAGACTCTTTTTTTAGCGCCAAAAAAACTAAATTAGAGGCATACAAACCAATTAAATATCCGGATCTTAGAAAGGCAAAGTATGTCGAGAGGGAACAAAAAGTATTGCAAGAAGAGAACCGGAAAATAAGAGAAAATATGCGTAAAATACAGAACGAATTGGCAGAAATGGGGTTTTCTGGAGATACAGAAAAAAGAAGGGAGATCGTGGCTGCGATTAAAAATGAAATAGATAAAGACAAAGATAAAAAGGAAACAATATTGTCCGAATACCTAAATGCGATTGATGAAGTAGAAAACGAAGGCAAGGGATTTACATTACCATTCCTTACCGCAACTGGTAAAAATAAGGGCGAAGTAATTGCTGGTGGCAAGAGGAAAACACGAGGAAATCAACGAAAAAGAAGGGCGACCCAGAAACGAAACGTAACAAAACGAAAACGGTAAGGGAAATTACATAAATATAATAATAAATATAAAAATTGGGTGTTTATATTTATTATCGAAGGATGGCCTTGTACATTCATCCAGAAAACCAAGAATTGTTATGGAAGGTTGTGAATAAAAATCCGATCGTAGAACAGTATTTTTCTGCGTATCCGGCAAATATTCAAGAATCGTGGTTCAAACAAATTATTAGTTCTTTTTACGAACAAAATCGCACGAATGTCTCCAACTCCGATCAGTTGTACGAGATTAATAAAAATACATTGACCTATATGGTGCAAGACATTAACCGTAACATCCAATATTTAAAGGAACAGAGAGAACGAACGTCTGTTCAAGAAAACACGCAGTTGAATCAAAATGATTTCTTAAAACCTCATTCAGTAACAGAGAACCGGGAGGATAAATTCACAAACCAATACAATCAATATCAACAAAATTATCAGGCTATGTTTGATAAGAAAGTGCCAGAATCCATCGATTTTCGTGAAAAGTTCGACGATCAACCTATTTCTGGAAATATGGACGAATTGGTTCAGCGACATTTGCGAGAACGCGACGAAGAATTAAAACGGTATGCTATGCCTCCTGTAATGCCCAACTTGATTCCTGTTAATAATAATCGGGTCGAACCGCCGCCCTTTTTTGGTCAAGGTTTGAAGAACCTAACAACTAATTCCTCCGACCGAAGACCGGAGGAATTTGGTAATGCGTCGAATCCGTTAGGTCAGAACAATTCTATTACCCAACAACGTCCGCAAAATGCAAATCGATTGGTCATCGATCCATCCCCTGAAAATGTCAAAATAGCTGTAGAAGAAATTACGCCCCAAACTTATCCGAATAGAGAAACGCTGTTGCGCAATGGTTTAAATACCAATGAAAAGAGAACCGAAGACTATACTGTAAAATGGTTAGACAACGAGAACTCCGACAAAATCCATTCACTAGAACAAGAGATTGTTATATTAAAGGGGCAGGTTCTCCAAATGTCGGACAAGATTTCGTTTTTAATCAATGCGAACAAAGATATATTCGATTTTTCCGCACAGAAATTGAAAATGAGTCCTGGTACCATCAAGGGAGGATTTTTATTCGATCCTTCTCAGTATTCCAATTTTACTTAAATAAAAATAAGATAAAAAGACATAAAAATAGAACAGCAGGTTCTCTAACAATGGAATTATTTAAGAACACCCTGTTCATCAATTTGGAACATCGCACGGATCGTTTGGCACATATTCAAGAGGAATTCCAAAAAATGGGTATTCGAGGAGAACGGGTGAATGCGGTCAAATCGCAGGTTGGGGGGATTGGGTGTACCCTGAGTCATATTCGGTGTTTGGAAGAAGCAAAGAAGCGTAATTACGAATACGTGTTTATTTGCGAAGACGACATTACATTCAACAATCCGGATCTATTTAAGAAGCAACTGCAACAATTTTGGGGCAACAAAGAGATTCAGTGGGATGTGTTGGTCGTTGGGGGGAACGTAGTACCGCCTTATCAACGTGTGGGTGATTATTGTGCCCGTGTATTTAATGTACAAACGACCACGGGTTACATTGTGAAGCAGTGTATGTACGATGTATTTTTAGAGAATTTTAAGGAGAGTGCCCAGATGCAGATGCGTCGGCCAGGCCAACCCGGCGTTTCCAATCCCTACGCCTTGGATATTTACTGGAAACGATTGCAGCCCCAATATTTCTGGTGGATTATTTGTCCGATGACTGTGACACAATACGAGAATTTTAGCGAGATAGAGAACCGGGTAACCAATTACGACCATCTTATGTTGGATATGGAGAAGGAATGGTTTATGAAACAGAAGGCGTCTGCATCATCTCCATTAAAAATGAATTTTAATATCTAATTTTGTAAATAACTTAGAGAACTTTTAATAGTATAAAATGAGGATGTGAGAATCATATTTAAATATGTGGTTACGTGCGCACACATCCTCATCAATATGCCCTCATGGCTTAATGGTAAAGCGTTCCTCTAGTAAGGGAAAGATTTTGAGTTCGATTCTCAATGAGGGCAAAATAATGCACATAAATAGTCCTTGTGGCTTAGTGGTACAGCATTCCCCTTGTAAGGGAAAGATCTTGGGTTCAATTCCCAATGAGGACAATTAAATAATAACATCTTATCTATTTTAAAGATGTTATTATATTATATAATGCGTAAAACACGTAGACATAATAAGAGAAAGATTCGTACAAGAAAGAATCGAATAAAAGGCGGTGATTGTTGGAAAGATATATCAAACATTAAAAATGAGACTTTAGATAAAGCAAAATATATTGATTTTTATAATACAAAAACAGGTAATAAAACATATGGTTGGTTTGAATCACTTGTTGGTAACAAATTAATGTATCGTTCAGTAAATGATAACGAAAACCCTTGTATAGAATCAGGAGCCATAAAAACTATTGATGTAGTAAGTATTGGAGGGGAATATAAATATAGAATATCTAAAAAAATAAAAAAAGGATTTTTTAGTTCTAATAAAGATTGCACAACTATGCCTATCACAGCTAATCCTAGTGATTGTTTCAATGAACCAATTATAAAACAATCTTTAAATGGGAATGCAAACAATAAGGTACAAAAAAAAATTCCACAATCACTACTAAGTAGTGGATTAGTTGGCATTAAACCTATCGAAATGGAGAACCAACGTAAAAGAGCTATTGAAGAACAAGCAAGACAACAAGCCATAAAAGCTGCAGTTTTAAAAGCAAAAAAGGGATCTAATTACCTAGATGCATAAAATTCGCCAAAATGGATTTATTCTTCGCTTCATACTCCGCGGTTCTAAGACCTGATTTATGCTCCATTCGCATCATATGAGCGCGATACTCGTTCTCCTTGTCCAACAACATCTTTTCGGCCTTGGATTTTTCCAATGGATTCATATTTTGCCTGTCGCGCTCTTTCATAAATTGATCGACTGATGCAAATTGTTTGACTTTGGCAAAATCCTGTTCACCCACTCCAAACACAGTCTGATCCTTGTGGACCTTTCGTAAATCGTCGAATTTCAATTTGGCAAAAGGATCGCAAGAAACATACTCGTCGGTCGGTTCTTCAATGTCGTCATAGAGTCGCGATCCACTCGATCCACCCAATTCCTGGACTCCCCGATATTGTGCCAATACATTCTTCGACTGTACGGTCTTGACCTGTTCAAACATCTCATTCATATTCTGTTTTGTTGCTTTTCCCACGATTTTTACGCTCGGTTCATCGGTTTTGAACCAATCGTTTCTGGTTTCATCGATCTTTCTCGACATATTGTCCTCGAACAGCTGATTGAATTTGCTTTGAAAGGCTTGGGCCTCCATTTCACTCACGACCGAACTCACCTGTTTCACCGCGGCCTTGTTGAGACCCGCAGCATTCGTCGGTATATACTTCTGCTCTTCTGTAGGAACTACTCGCGATTGTCTTTCTTGTTGTTCGTGGAATTTTAGAACAATGTCAAATGCTTTTTTATAAAAGAGGAAATAATTTGAATCGAGGCCCGACTTGTCCGGATGGGTCATCAATACCACTTTTTTAGCCCGTTTTAGATCATCTATTGTTATGTTGTAAGTCATATCAAACATCCCTAAAATTTCGTCTAAGCTGTACATATGAATATCTAGATTATGTGCCATAAATAGGTCCTATAGGATGCTATGAGTCTTTTTTTACGGAAAAAAGACTCATTAAAGGATATATACAAATGACCGAATTAAAACCGTCTATTATTACCTTGGTTCCCGATCTAGGATATTTCAAAGAAATTATGGAAACCAATCCGGGGTTGGTCATTATCAAATTGGGCGCGACGTGGTGCGGCCCGTGCAAGGTGATTGAACTGGATGTCAAAGAGATGTTTAGTGTTATGCCGAGCAATGTGCAGTGTTTGTCGATCGATATTGACGACAACATTGAACTCTATTCCTTTTTAAAGAAAAAACGGGTAGTGAATGGGGTACCAGCAATTTTATGCTACAAACGTGGTAATACATCGAACGCCCCCGACGATTATGTTATTGGAGCGAGTAAGGAAAAATTGCACGCATTTAAAGAGCGGTGTATTGAAAGCGCGATTCAAATATCCAAATAAATAATAATGTTATCAAGGGAGGAATATTAGTGAGAACGTTTTGTCTTCTTATGTTTATGTTTTTTGTTACGGGTTTTTCCTCCTACCGTAGGTTTCGCTGTTGGTGGCTGTACTGAAGTAGAAGACGTAGTTGTTGTACCAAACGGCGAAACGACCATCGAGGGCGAAGCCGGCGTTTTTGGCGAAAATATTGACGGTAACATACTTGTCGCAGACGTTGTGGGAGAACTGATCGACGGTCCCGCGGATTCTGGCTTAGAAGCTACCAACGTAACATATGCTAAAGTTAGGGTAGTTAATCCAATGAGTCCATACGCAACAATCGGTATAGGTTCAGCTGAATAGGATACACTCGTGGTAGGATTAAAATCTGATGAAAATGGATTGATAATGTATCCCGCCATATTATCTTAATTATATATTACAGAGATTAAAGCTTATTGTTATTATTCAAAAATATATAACCATAATCGTTCTAAAACATATCCATTCGTGCTGCCTTGATCATTATAAGATAGTAATTCCTTCAATAGATCTTGGTAAACAGTAATATCGTGTTTGGCAATGTTTTTTCTATTCACTGAAAATAATCCGCTATATGTAAAAAATATTTTGTCCAATGGTTTCGTATGAGGTATTTGTACGCTATTCAACGATTTGACATAGGGGAAACCGGCTCTATGCAAAAACCCGATAGCCAGTCCTACGTCATTGTAGGAAGGATATTCAGTTCTAGCAGTAACATTTAATGCATTTATACCTTCATCCCTGAATTCAGGTATAATCAAGTTACTATCTATCGTGGTTCTAAGATAAACTAAACCATAGTCAGTAACCGTCTTGTATTCCTCTATGAAATCTTCTGGTGGTATCATATGCGATTTCAACCATCTTAGTCCCAACGGTTGCACATCGAGGGTTTTATCAAAATTGTCTACGCCGAATAAAAACGTTTCGTTATGCTCGAACGGATTTCCCTGAGTAAAGATGGTTTTCCCCTTTAAATTTTTATAGTTACGAATGATGTGATACAAATAGGTGCCACCCTCACGCCCATAATTGGGAATATTTATTATATGTTCTAGGTTGAAAATACATTCGTCACCTTTATTGTAAATAGTTACGATATCATTGTACGGCAATGTCCATTCAACGTCTTCGTTGTATTTCGCTACCACTATTTCTAATAAATTTCTGTCAAACTTGTCACCTTTATATGTTATTACATAGTTATCGTCGCTTGTTCGTTCGATGGACCACTTCGTATAATTATTCTTGGAAGTATACAAAAATACCTGTCCATTTTGGTTAGGAGCACCTAAGTATTGGGTATAATTGTACCGTTCAGCTGCGGACTTTATATAAAAGATCTTATCATCCGTAATGTCTTGTTCTATTATCCATCTCTGGCATATACCTTCGTCGGGAAAAAAATCAACCACATTGTCCCTTTCTGCACAAGATAAATATTCTTCGCCGAAAAAAATATTAATAGGAACATTCAATTCATAATTAGGAATTCTAAAGAGTGTATGAACATTCGCATTGAACATTTGGAACATTATTATATATTATAAATATCTTTATTCCAGAACATATTAGTATAATGAGGTTGATCACTATTATTCTGTAAATCGTCTCTATATGATGGATATTGCTTCAATATGATATTATTATTAAGACTTATGTGCTGCATATGTTCACTAATACTCCAAATTAAATCATTATCTATTCTTGTAGAATCATCTCTATATAATATTTTATATTGTTCACTTAATAAATATGGACCTGTCCATAAAGGAGTAAAGCTATAAAAACTCTCCTTCGTATTCTTAACAATATCTTGAATACACCTTAATAACAATTCATTGTTGGGTTTTAAAACGATTAAACAAGTTTGAACTCCTAACGGCTCTGAAACTAGATATTCTTTATTAACTAATTGTATAAATCTAAAATTATCTACACAATTGTATTTTATATCAACGTAAATTCCCCCGTTAATATAAATATAGCAGAATCGAAATAGGTCACTTTTATAAGAATAAGGTTTTAGTGTTTTAAAGGCTTCTAGTACGTCGGCATCAAAATACGTTTTAATAAAATCGTACGAACTGTTAATATCGTACAATTGACAAGTAAATTCTGGATTATCTGATACCAATTTATTGTAATTATTCTTCATATTTTCGGGAATTTTCGACGAATCATGATAAAACGTAACGATATTTAAAGGTATCATAATATATATAAAAATATTTTTATTATGGTCAAAATCTGCATAATTATCATTTATTCACCTAGTGATACTTATTCAAAAATGTTAGATATCCAACAAAAATATTTACAAAAGTTCCAAAATATTACATTTTATTTTACTCAAATGGTAGAAGATCAAACAACGAAAGTTGAAATCGATAATAATTTTATTAATGTAAAAGGGGAAGAGACATTTTTAAATATATTAGAAAAAACAGTAGAATCTATGAAATATGTCTACGCTAATCACGAATTTGATTATTTGATAAGAACAAATATTTCTACTATTATAGATGTTAACAAATTGTGTGATTTCTTGACAAATGCTCCTGAAAAAAAATATTACGGATGTTGTTGGTACTTGACGTTAAGTTGGCTAGATCATCGCGCAGGAATAGTAGATGACACACATTTTGGAACCCAATATGCACAAGGTACGAATATAATCTTTTCTAACGATATTGTGAAAAATATCTGTGAAAATAGTGATAAATTACATTATGAAATATTAGACGATGTAGCATTGGGTATTTATACGAATAAATATTTTCCTGAAGCAATTGAAATATCCCAAAATTATCGACCTACTATTCTATTTACGGAATCGAATGATATTATTTTAGACGATTGTATATTTTACCGAAATAGAAGGTACGAAAATACAACCAAGGAGAACCGGGAAAATGATATTCAAACTATGGTGCGTTTAACAGATTTGATAGGTTCTCTATAAATTTTATACTATCATAAAATATATATGCATCCTGAATCAAGAGACTTCACATTGTTTATTAAAATGGTATTATCCGATTACTTCTCAAATAAAAGGGTATTAGATGTTGGTTCAGGAGACATTAATGGCAATAACCGCTTCTTATTTGAGAACTGCGATTATCACGGTAATGATGTCATTCAAACAAATAATGTTACAATAGTATCCAAGACAAAGGATTTGCCATTTAATAGTGAATATTTTGACACCATTATATCTACCGAATGTTTTGAACACGATCCTGAATATAAGTTCTCTTTTTTAAAGATATATGAAATGTTAAAGCCCGATGGATTATTTTGTTTTACGTGTGCTTCTACAGGGAGAGCGGAACACGGAACCAGATCAACTACACCTCAAGATTCGTACGGAACGATCGGTAATATAGAAGATATGATTGATTATTATAAGAATATAACGGAGGAAGATTTGAACGGCGTTCTTAAACTAAACGATCTGTTCTCTAGTTGGGATACATATTATAATTCAAGTAGTTGTGATTTATATTTTGTAGGAATTAAAAAGGGTGCGGATACCGTTGTTTTACCAAAATATACAAATGACTATGTAGAACATACAACACCAAAAATATACGCTTAGATTTATAAGGGAGAGGAGCGGAGTTCTCGACTCACTATCCGAAACGAAGTAGATGAAAGCTTACAAAATTGATCTTTTTTTCCTCCAAACGAGAACCTTTATTCAACAATAACAACATTATGGCTCTCACAATTTGGCAACTCCCTGATTCGGTCAAAACTCTCATCTACGAATACGATGATACGTATCAACAAAAAATGAAAAAAGAGGTTTTGGTCGAATTGTACAAGACCAAATGGATCCGTTGGCGCAATGGTCTGGATTGTATGTATGTGCGAGCTGTGGCAGATCATCTCCTCAATGTGTGGGGGGTTTGGGACAACAGTCCTTACGGAGAACCGTGTAATTTGTACTGGTTCAAGAAGCATTATTTCCCTGAGGATTTTCGTACGGTTACCAGCTACAATTGTGATCGCGGGATATCGGTAAACGTTTACAGTCCCTATTCCTGCGTATTTGAGGGATGGGTATTGAACGAATCTGAGCAGAGATATATGATTTTGTTGGACAATCGCGAAGTTGAGGATATGATCGATATTCACTGGGACTTGGAGAACAACCTCTATGTTTGGCAGAAATTGTATTAGATAAGAAATTGATTGTAATGATAATAAAAATATTTTTTCATTATCATTATTATGACCGATATTTCTCCAATATCTGAGAATTCCTCAGCAATGCTTGGGAATCCTCTTGATAAATTGATCGTCATCTGCCCTCATTGCAAAGATCCGGTCATCATACAAAAGATCAATTGTGCAATCTTCCGTCACGGATCGATCAAAAAAACGGGGAAACAGATGAAACCGCATTTAAATCAGGCTGACTGTGAAGAATTAATAAAAAACAATTTGATTTACGGTTGCGGTAAACCGTTTCGCATTGTGAATGGAAAGGCTGTTGTATGTGAATATATTTAATCAGAGATGCTATGATTATCAATTACTTCTTGGCATATCCAATAACCGCACACGCAATCCTCTTACCAGAATTGCCCGTAGTTTTGCTCAGGGGATGATCCGTCATTCCACAATCGTCCTCGTCTTCGTGGATGATGAGACCGCGACCCACGATGTTGCATTTGGTTCCTCGTAACTTGATCATATAATCCCGGATTTGATACTTTACTTTTCCATTTTTGTCAGTTACCAAGTTCCCCAGATCTCCTACGTGCCGAACCTTTGCATCTTTTCCACCGTGATCTACTCCATACGGATTGAAATGCGCACACATACTCTCACAAGCTTCGCTCATATCCCCGCATTCGTGAATATGGAATCCGTGTTTGGCGTTTTTCTTGAGACCGGATATGTCGATGTCGATGACCACTGTATCGGATTGCAGATCTTCCGTGAATCGCACGGTCCCCTTGACTTTTTTCCCATCAATCACCGCAATAGCGCAAATCGGGCTCTTAGACATTAAAAATATATATAATGTAAAACATATATTTCTATATCTTTATTTTTAATGAGAAGAATAGTGGTTCTATTGATTCTCAAGATATTTATCACGAATGTTTGATAAAATTTTTTGATTTTCAATGGAATCTTCTGTGTTGTTATTTTTATCTGGGTGATATTTTAGTGATAATATTCTAAAAACTCTATCAATATTTTTATTTTCTACTTTTAACAAGTCGATAAATTCTTTCTCAATTCTATGGAATATATGTGGAATTTCCTTTGTTGATTTATTATATTCGTGTTGTTCTTTTCTTTCACGTTCTTCTTGCTGGTATTTCCATTTATTATATTCTTCTTGTTCCTGCTTTTCATTTTCTTCCTGTTCTTTTCTTTCAAGTTCTTCTTGTTCCTTTTTCTTTTTTTCATATTCTTCCTTCCTTTTTTCCATATTCTTCTTTTCCTGTTGTTTACGTTCTGTTTCTTTTTCTTGTTTTCTCTTTTCAATTAGGCGTTTCTTTTCCTTTAATAAATGTCTAGCTTGTTGTTTTACCTTGCATTCAATGGTTGGAGTACTGGGTATGTGATGAAATTTATTTTCATCATATACGATATCAATCCATTTTTGTTTCATAGTTATTTTTTCCATTTCATCTTTTGTAAGATGAAGTTTTGATTCTAATAATACAATTTCTCTCAGTTTTTTTAAAGCTTTCCGTTTTTCATTTTGAAAAATAATATTATCCTCATCAACTGGAGAAAGATATTCAAAAATATTGTAGTTACACATTTTGATGTTGATATTTTTATTAATAAAAAATATAAATAATTCAATTTTTTATGAAATTCACCCATTACCACAATGTTATTACATATCGATTTTCCAGTCTTTCCATAGACTCCCTTTTTTCAAGTTAGCCACGTATCCTCCATCATCTGTATCCCTTTTGTATTCGGCAATGGCCGCCAATTTATCCTCTGTTCCAACCTGATCGCTTTCCAGTTTTTTCAAGAGATTCATTTGATATGTAAATTTCGTGATATTGAAAATCAATTCGTTCGCGCTAGTTTCATTATATAAAATATCATAGCGTTCGTCACGTCCACTTTTGAAAAACGATTGGTTTTTCGACGCTTCCCTTTTTTCTAAAAGGGCTTTCAATGACCGAATCCCCTCCTTACCTGCAATATTATTCAAGAAATCTCTCCCTTCATCTGAAGGGACCGGATCCAGTAACATTGTTGCATAAGGCACACTTTTTGTTTGTGGGAAAACCGCCGTCTTGTATTGGCGAATCGTACGAGAATCCATCATAAACCCAATAGCGAATAATTTCAAAAACATTTTCCTTTTCTTTCTTTATGATAAATATATATATTTTTTATTGTTCAATTTTCCTACAAATTTCCCAATTTTCTTTACTTAACCACCACGTAATCCGACATATTGTCGTTGGAATCGTACGCAATGTTTTGGATCTCGGCACACTTCTGAACCCATTTTTCCTTGATAGTCCTGGAGACCTCTGACTTCGTATGACGTTCGTACTGCTCAGGTGAATCAAAATACAGAGTTGTGCCGTCTCTTCCTAATTCACCGGTACTCCAACGCACCTTAAAGAATTGGTGCTCATTCAGAGATCCCACACGGTATTCTCTATACTTACTCCCAGTGATCGCATCGCGAATCATTTTTCCCGGGGTATTTGGAGTAGAATAAACTTCGATGTCGACCCGTTTGTGATGGATATTTCGTTTGATCTTATGGAATCCCTTATCCATTTTCTTGGAATCATCCAACATCTTGCGGTTCGTCCTTATCTGACTATCGACCGTAATGGTATCTGTAGAATTATCGTCTTGACCAAACTGCCCATTATAATACTGGATTTCAGTACTATTAAGTTCATCCACAGAACCCTCATCGTAATTAAGATTAGTTGATTCAGGGTGAAAGTCATCGTCTTCGTATTGCATATTTAGCAAAGTGTTGATTAAAAATCCGGATATCGTAGATTCTATATGATAATAGGACGGCTAACCTTTATATTTCTTTTATAAGTATTTTTTCATAAATAGAAATTATCGGGTTATCTATATAGATGTCCTTTTTACATAAAAATTTACGGGAATGGGTTATGTCGAAATTGATGAGCGTATCCGTAAGTCACGAACCGAAACGAGATCCTGATTTTGTAGAAAAAGAGGTGGTTGAGAAGAGTTTGATAAAATCACCAGAAGACGAACTTTCCGCCACGTCGTTTCAGGAATCCTCGAGTTTAGAAAAGCCATCAACTGCAGTCGTAACTCAAAAGAAAGATTTAATCATAGAATATCTACAGGGAGATCAGTTAACCCGGGAATTCGGGTTTGATCGCGATTTGTCAAAAACACATACCCTCCATCTCTGCATTTACAAAATTAACAACGTTCTCTCCTCTCCCTTTTTAGAATTTTATTTGGAAAAAACAACCACCGAATACGAATTTCCTCAGAAGGAACTACCGCCTGAACTGTTCAAAGACTTTGTGCAAGATGATACTATTTCCGTAGTTACTAATGAAAGTACTCGTATTGAACCGATGGATCAAGACGAATCAAAGATATTAGTAGGCGGTCAAGGATCGAAGATCCTAACAACTAATTCCGAAGGTCATAGACCGGAGGAATTTGGTCAAGGAGAACCCGACATCGAGGATGTTTTTTTAGAGCAAATAAAGGCCTTTTATAAAGAAAAAACAGGTTCTCTTTTATCTGATGAAAAGTACCGGGGGTTTTTAGAAATAGATCATCATATTTTTGCGATTATAGAATGCGGAGGCGAACCGATTTTTCAAAATGAATCAAAATGGGCAATCATAGACGAAATTGTTCGCAAAAAGGCGGTCCTGAACATCGCCATATCCCCCCTTGTTATCGATCTGTTCGACAAAAATCGGGTTTTGGGTAAAATCGGGCAGGAATCCCCCCAGGTTCTCTATTTATGCAAAAGTGAAGATGGCTCGTACAAGAATGTCTATTATGACGAAGGGGCAGGATCTCATAATACAGTAACTATCATCAATGAGCGAATCCAGCATCCGACATTGAAACAGATTTATCTATTTTCGGAAACCCCGTTCCCGAACGATTTACCCATCGCACAGATCAAGCGGTTTGCGCTCTTTACGGACCCAGCGAACAAGATTCAGGGTGAGATGGAGAGTGCAAGTATTCCTCAGGGTCCAGTGATCGGATTTCGCGAGAACGACGTCGACTTCTGGTGCACGAAATCCCCTAAATATTTTGCCGAATTATAGAGCGAATACGGTGGAATCGTAGGTTAACAAGAATTCGGAAAGTGCATCTTCGTCAACCTCTGCACGTAATGTTTCTTGTATCTCCTCTTTCAGAGGGAATCTCTGATAGATTCCGTAAAAGGTTTCTATGTATTTCTGGATTCTTTCCATATGTTTCTTTTTTTCTATTGTCTTTTTCTCGCTTTCTAATAACTTCTTGTCGGATAAAATCTCCTTGTCAATCTGGTCTTGAGTCTTTAAAATGTTCTCGAAATCTGTACCATTCGCCTTTTTACGTCGAATATCTTTCAGACGTGTCAACATCAAGTTGGAGAATTCGTTGCTTATATCACCATTAGCACTTATGCTTTCGAAAGAGTGCTTTCGACCAGGGTTCTCTAATTCGGCGAGTTCGTCGTCTTCCGCTTTTCTCTTGCGTTCGTCTAAATACCATTTATGTCGGGTTTCGTTGACGGTAGTGATCGTATCGCAAATATCCGGTTTTTTCAAATTCTTGAACTTTTCCTTTTCATTTTCGGTATTTCCCCGGAATTTTTCAATAAATTCGTTCACAATGTTGTCGGGGATTGTGGGGCTGGTTTCCATTAGCCGATCAAACTCTTGGCGACATACTTTAATGAAATGTCCAGCGTCTGTACGTTCGTCCGGGGTTTTCGCCAATTCGATGCGTATATTACGTGCAAATTTGTCCCACGAAATGGCCGATACACGGTGAGATTCGTTCAGTTCAGATATTTTCAAATATTGCTGAACCGTAGCGAAAATTCCGATAAAAATATTGATCGAACCGATCGCTAACGTGGCATAATTTTGATATTCTTGGGGTAAACTGGCTTGGGCGAATGATGCGGTACCACTTACCGTAGAAAAAATAATGGTTGGAATAGTAAACCAAGCGTGCATCGACGCGAATTTAGTATGCGAACGTGTATATAACCATTTGTAACATTGTGCGATGTCACACCATTCTACTAAAATAGTTTCGTTCTCTTCTGACCAATTGATTTTTTTTTCTATTTTGTTCGTGCCATCCCCCGAATGTACCTGGCTCTTGTTATCATCTACGGATGGATCGTGCACAACAACCATCCTATTATATTAACAGTATATTTTAACGAAAGATGTCCGCGTACGGAACGACCGAATAATGAAAACGCTGTCGACTCTCGTCGTAGGTACAACCATCAATCGCCACCTTGGCTTTTAATAATTTCTTTACAATATTTTCAATGATTTCGGCACTCTCATTTAGTTCTCGGACATCGTTCCGTAACGATTCATTGCACCTTTTCGATCCAATTTCTCGGTTTCTTAGATGAAAGTTTGGGTCGACTTCGTCGGAATTCATCGAGTCGGTTTCAAAAAATTCGGCTTCATTGAATGAATTCTGGTTGGAATAGAATATATTGTTGTTATTGTCGAACTTTACCTTTGCTGACTTGTCATTCTCCCTATAAGAATGTTTACTATGTCGAAATGATCTTTCTATGTTATTACTTATTGTCAAATTTCTTATTATAGGTTCTACCTTGGATATGCCACTGCAAGAGTTGCCCATTAAATTATAATAATATTATTTTGGGGGTATAATATTATTTATCAATTTTTACGATAAATAATAAAAATTTATGTTAAATAATGAAAAATATATAACATAATGCACCCGATGAGGGGCTCGAACCCTCGACCACCAGATTACGCCGATAAATTTATTTATCGGTAACGTTACCAATGAATCTCTTTTAAATATTCATTGGTGTAAAAGTCTGGCGCTCTACCAACTGAGCTAACCGGGTAATATTATTATTTTTCTATTGTGTCCCCCGTTAAACAATGGTAGAAAATCTTTATATAGTTTCAAATAATACTTTACTCAAATGACATCTCGATTCGGGGGCTATCCACCTTTTTTTCTTCTAATGCTACAGGAATCGGTTCTTTTTCTGGAATCACAGGTTCTCTATCACTTTCATCCGATCCGTTTTCGACGGTTGGCACCACTTCACTTATTTCATTGATTTCCTCTGTCGTTTCCTCACTGATAGACGGATCATTGTCTTCGGTAGGGTTCTTTATATTGTCCTCTATTTCTTTGGAAAAATTGGTCATTCGGTAACAAATACGGGCATACTGCTTTTTTTGCGAAGAAAGGAAAAATGACAAGTAATTCATAAAGAGCCGGATCTGTCCCTCGAGTACCAAGTTCTCATTCTTGATCGTATTTACAAAATTAGAAATAGAGAACCCTACACTCTTTTCCTCCTGATAATTGTCAATTTCCATATTATTTTTCGTCAAATGTTCTTGCAAATGAGTGATCAAGAGGACCACGTTGCTATAAATATTCTTTATCTCCGCTGTATCAAACTCTGCAAATGGCTCTAAATCTTTGTAAACCGGGCACGATTTTAACAGGGATTGTTTGTTATCATACGACAATTTCAGTTCACCCAAATAACTCACAATGATTCCGTACAATTTGTAGTACTCACAATACATACGGTTGTTGATCATTTTCCGAGAACTCTCGATTTGTTCTAATTCGGCAGAATAGATCTTGTATTGATAGAAGAAGGAGTCCAGGCAAAACAAGAATATTTTTTTCGTATTGGTCTTGATTAATTCACCGTATTGCGTTTTCAATTGCGACAGGTTCTCGACGATTTTTTCCCGTTTGTCTTCTATGTCTTTGATATTCGCCAATATATGTTTAAACTCGTTAGAGAACCCGTCAATCTCTTCTTGATATCCCATCTTACTATATAATGAGTTTATAAAATGTATTAAACACAAAGCACCTAATATAAGAGTATAGATGGAAGTAATCAACGAATCTTATATTGAAATTCATAGCGCCCCCGTCGTCTTGCCATACAATATAGTGAACGAGGACGAATCATTTGGTCTTTTTACGATCAAAATGAACAAAACAGCTATTCGACAAATCCCCTTTCATTTTGTATTTACCATCGATACTACCCTCTCAATGACGGAGGCTTCTGACGGACAACCGAGTAAAATGGTTTATATGCAAAAAACAATGATCGGGATGTTAAAATACTTGATGGAAATAGATCCGAACGTATACATTACGATACAAACGTTTAATACTGAGGTGAATACGATTGTCAACGACCTTTTGTTATCGAAAGCGTCTATTACGAGTCTCATCGATAAGATTTACGGTCTCGTCCCTGATAACAGTACCAACATCCAGATAGCATTGGAATACGCAAATAAGACGATTCATAGCAACTTTGAAAAATATCCGGACGATCAACACATCCATATCTTTATGACGGACGGTAACGCGAACATTGGTATTACCAGCCCCGAACTCTTAATCAATCTCATTGTGGAGAAAGTCCCTAATATATTTATTGGATTCGGCCAAGACCATAATTCGGAAATGTTACGCAAATTCAGCGAGTGCAAGAATGCGGAATATTATTTTGTAGACAATTTGGAGAACGCATCGTTGGTATACGCCGAGTCTATTCATAACGTCCTTTATTCCGCTATGAGGGATGTCGAATTCCGGATTGTGAATGGACAACTATACGACTACGCAACCAACAAATGGACATCTGTCTTGCACGAAAACTCATTGTCGAGCGAATGCCAAAAATATTATCAATTGAAAACAGCCGATAAAGAGAACGTAGAGTTACATATTTCGGGGAAGAATATTTCGTCTCAGGATATAGAATACGAATCTGTTGTAAAGGTGTTGCCTGATTTGTACGTATCTGCACTTGACGATGATGAAGAATTCCTTCCGGTGGATCTAACGAAATATGCGTATCGCAAGAAGGTACAGGAATTGATGTATTTGGCCAAAAACACGTCGTCGGAGGATGACGACGATGTTTTCCAAGATTATTACGATCCGAATGATCGAGCGAGTATCAAAAAGGATCTTAAGGAAGTATTTAAGGATATTCAACAATATACGAAAGAAAACGACCTGGCAGAAGACGGTTTGTTGAAAATGCTTTGTGAAGACATTTATGTTACGAATAAATCGTTGAACACTAAGAATAGCAGAATGTATGTTTCTGCTAGACAAACTTCGCAGGGAAGACAGCGGTCGTACAATGTGGGTAAGACGGTTGATTACAATGATATGCCATTTCCGAAACTGCGGCGACAGAACACCGACCTAGATCTAGACGGTTATAGAATGACGGATACCAATACCACGTGCTTCGCTAGTCCGACAATGGTGAATACGTTCAATGATGTTACTATTTGTACACAATCTACGGGGCAAGACCTAGGTGAAGATTTTACCATCCAGATTGGTTCGCAATCCCCCACTTCGGAGGATTGAGGGTATTGACATTGATGTCCTTGTCATTGTTTCTATATTCCACCGCTGCTAAAATAAATCCGCTATCAAAATTACCCACCAATATTTCGGCTTCTAGTAAGAGCTGGAAATTAATAAAACAAGTAATGTATTCCCTTTCCAATGCGTCGACCGACAACAAATTGCAATTGGCTCGGTGCGTCACCGAATCTGTCCATACGTTTCGGCATCTCGTTTCGTCTGCATTCCATAACATATCGAATCTTCGGTGGCCCGACTGTTCCAACTGATCATTGTACCCCACCATAACCCGAATCGCCTCGTCTGTATCACTACAAATAACGATTGTATTGATCCCTGTAGTCTCTCGAATCCGTAGGCAATGATTCATATAAACGTTCAGATCAATGTATTCGGTCTCTTTGTCTGGTCCATTGACTTTGTCCCCCAAACGAATATGTACACCGATGTACGGTTGTTTGCTGGTACGGAGAACCTTGATGACCGTATTACTATTGATTATTTGAATAACATATTGATTCGGTCGATAGAACTCTTGCAAGACTGATTGATGAAACTCTTCTACCGTACGGAACGATTCCGGTTTGTAAGCGTATCTCTCGGCCGGATCGAGGTCTTTCCATATCGTCAAATATTGGACCAGGTTCTCTGGTTCAAGGAACTGTTCTTCAATCGAGGAAATCGGCTCAAAGTAATATTCGATCGTTTTATTAGGAAAGATGCGGTTCACATTGTATTTGTAAAAAAACTCATATCCATTTTTTATGGCGTGGATCTTGGCCCATTTTATGTGGAGAAGATGAGAACCAAATGCCCACCATAAATTATAAACAAATAGGGTTTTTTTAAGAGAAAAGGATGGATCTGATGAATTCATATATACTATTTATTATTTTTTTTACAGAAATAATACTATTAGTTAAAAACATAATAAAAAAGTATTACACAATACTATATTCAAAATGGAACAAATACCTGTACCCGAGAACTTTCGATCCATTATTGTCGACTTTACCAATGATTTAACCGTAACGTTTTCAGAATACGCTTATTTATGGGAGAAATGGCGGAACCCCGATCTTCCCGAATCGGATCTAGCCGAACTCTTCCAATTCTGCGTTAAAGTGTATCCCGAACGATTTTTCGACATCTTGTACCAAAAAGAGGAAATCTTTGGTGCAAACGATGATACCAATGTCGATTTTCTTCCGAATGTCAGTTTTAAACTGCTGTATTCCTGTGAAAACGTCAGCGAGACCACCAAGAAAACCATTTGGAAATACTTGCAGTTGATCCTGTTCACCATTGTGGGAGGAATTAAAGACAAATCAATGTTCGGGGAAGCGGCCAATATGTTTGAAGGTATGGGCGAAGGAGAATTGCAGGAGAAGCTCGATGAGGCAATGGGTGGCATCACCGATTTCTTCAAGAGTATGGAGAATATGATGGGTGGAATGGATTCTGAAGAAATGCCCACTCCTGATTTCGCGGATATGCAGGACAAATTCAAAGATATGTTCTCCGGTGAATCTGACAAAGAATCTCTGCCGAGTTTTGATGAGTTTAAAGACAAATTTAAGGGTATGGGAATGCCGGATATTAGCAAGGTTCAGGAACATTTGAAAGGGCTCTTTGAAGGGAAAATCGGCAAAATGGCCAAGGAGATGGCCGAAGAAATCTCGGAGGAGTTCTCCGATCTATTGGGTAAGGACGGGGAGGATGTCAAGAATCCCCAAGACGTGATCAAAAAGCTAATGAGGGATCCGAAGAAAATGATGGATATGATGAAGACGGTTGGTTCGAAATTGGACAGTAAAATGAAAAGTGGCGATATTTCCCGTGACGAGTTGATGAAAGAGGCGACCGATATGATGGAGAAAATGAAGGAAATGGGGGGGAAAGACCAGTTCAACGAGATGTTCAAGAATTTGGCGAAGAATATGGGGTCAATGGGTAAAAATATGAAGATGGACACCAATGCTTTAGAACGTATGACCAAGTTATCATCGACAAAGGACCGTATGCGCGCAAAGATGGACCAAAAGAAACAACAGAAAGATATGGAAGAAGATGTGCGTCGCGAGGAAATCCGTAAACGCGTTGAAATACAGCAACAGCTGGCCGCAAAGTATTCGTTAGAAACCAAGGGCGATGATCCCAGCAATTTAGTGTTCAAGTTGGAAGGAGAGGCGTCTCAAGAGAAATCGTTTATCCATCCTGATCTATTGAAGGAAATTGCCCAAGAGGAGATCGCAAAAGTGACGGCGGGTCCAAGCGCGAATAAAAAGAAAAAGAAGAAGAGTAAGAAGTAAATGAGATGTATACACAAGGAATATTTTCTACGAATATTATAATAAAACAAAAAATGGGGTTATTTAAATACATTAATTTCAAAATTTTTCTGATTAGTTTAGCTTTTGGGCTATTTGCGGTTTATATGACTGCCCCCGATATGCGCAAAATTTATGTATATCCTACCCCTGAAAACGTAGATCACATACAATACAAAGACAAAACCGATACCTGCTTTTCATTCAAACAGAGTGAAGTGAAATGTCCGGTAGATGCCAGCAAAATTACGACGATACCAATGCAAGGATAGATTTACCCATTTACAATGTTTATTGATACGTTTGAACAAACGCATTCAATCCATTTTTAGCAATGAATTGAATGATCCTCATTGTCGCACCCATCGATGATCCTGAATGGCCGTTTCGATATTCCTGATCAACACGACTATGAATCGCATTGATACGTTCGTTCCTATCCGATACATAACCACTATTCGCGTCCGGATCGTACCGCCGAATAAAATCCCATTCGTCCATAGCTTGAACTGCTCGGTACGCAGTAGATACCATTAGTCTAGTGCTTACGTCAGGAATGAAATCGAAATTAGGGTTGGGTGGTATGTCTACAGGAGCCAATGGACCTGCATTGTATGATGATCCAATGGTTGGCAACCTGACATTGTATGGCAATCTCACATTGCCTTGCAATCTGACAGTGGTTACATTCGCAAATGCGGATCGACTTGTAGGACCTACTTGCGTCCATCGACTCTGAACAATTGTTTCCTCTTTTGGAGGGGGGAATGGGGGCAATCGCCCAGATTGGATGTAACTATCAATGGTGTTTTTCAGTGATTTGTTCGGGACCAAATCCTTTGCGTGCAAGGGTTTTCGCGTAATTGGGCACGTGTGCTTGCTGTTGATCCACTTGACAATCTCACTTCGTTCGTAAGTATCTCCATTAGGACTACAAACTGGATCACGCATTATTTCCTGCGAAATCGGACAGGAAATAAAGCCGATTGTCGTCTCGCTCAGTGGTGGAACTATTGGGGGAAATCCCATTTATACTCCTATGATTTACTTTAAACTATTGGTTACTCATTGTACAATTAGTGAAAAAATATTCAATTTTGTAGGTGTATATATATAATGTTGTGTGTTCCTGCATCCATCGTAGTTTTTTTATCTATAATTTCCATTCTGATGGATTATGAACTTTATGGTGGTTTTATACCTGTCATTTTATTTTCTGATTTGTTCATTTCTCTTATTCTTATTGTGGCAGTTCAATGGTTTTGCTCTAACATTGGAATGGGGGTTGCGTGGCTAATTGCTATTAGTCTTGCTGTAATAAACTTCTACGCTCTTTATTTATGGCGAACAAATGACCCTTTATTTATGAAATTCGTCGAGGAAGAAAAAGCTAGGGTAATGAAGAAAAACCAATAACAATATTATTGCCATAATAATATTGTTGTTTTATTATATAATGTTTCACCAACCCAATTTAAAAAAAATAATAAATTCAGAAACCGGGCGAATTGTAATTTCAGCATTGTTGGGATTGGGTTTAGCATCTTTATTTAATAAGGTTTGTAAGGACAAAAATTGCATTCTATTTAATGGACCGGTCATTAGTGAAATCGACGGCAAGACGTACAAATACGGCGAAAAATGTTATAAATACGAAATGAAACCCGGAAAATGCGATCCAACCAAACGTATTATCGACATATCACCCGCCGATACACCTGTCTAAATGATGGAAGTAATCTTATGGATATGCGTATATTATATAATCTTTAGGTATCCGATATTATATAGTTTTTAATGGAAAATATCACGCGAATTTCCGATCTCCCCGAGCAAAACAACGTAATTTCATCGAATAATTCGGCCCAAATGAATCAGGTTGGTGGTGGTGCTGGGTTCCCTTCCGGATACATACCAATGAATATACACCCAAACCCTTACGGTATTTCTGCACAGAATCCTATTATGCCCCCACCGCAACAACAAGATAGCCAAAAACCGCAAATGCCGCATTTCTCTGAAGAGCAACTTATGCAAATGCAGAGGCAGCGACTCCCCTCCAGAGATATCCCTATGGAAACCTCGGCTCATATGCAAGACGACCAGATCCAGCCCAATTACATACCCAAAGTCCGTTTTGAGGAGGATTATGTCAGGAAACGTGAGGATATGACGGATCGCAATATCCGCGAATACGAGGATAAAAATCGGCGCGAAAAGAAAATGGACATATTGTTCAACGAAATACAGACCCCCATATTCATCGCAATCTTGTTCTTCTTTTTCCAGCTCCCTTTGGTGAATGCGTTTTTCAAACGGTTTGCATTCTTGTCCATTTACAATTCGGATGGGCACTTTAATTTTTACGGACTCCTCCTTAAGAGCCTTATGTTCGGCAGCGCCTATTATACTACAATCAAGGCCACTTCAATCATTAGCGAATTCTGATAGGTTTAGTCGTATCTTCGCTTTGACCGTCTTCTTCCACCGCGCTTTCGGTCTTCTCGGCGGGTTTTCCTATCTTTGCGATCATCCTTCTTGAACCCACCGAAGAAATCATACTGCCTTTTTCGGTAAGTAGTTGTGGTGGGAGTGGTGGTAACAGGACCTCTGCGGTCCGAGCGTCTGCGTCTTCGATCTTTGGTAGGCATAGACTTGTCTATATAATTTAAAAATATAATATTTCTAAACCATATATGGTAACGTAGTTAAATCCGGATTGTAATTTTGTGAATTACAATTGTACATCTTCATCCTCTTCCAATTGCAAGGAACGACTGTTAGAAAAATCGCCGTTGCCTATTTGCATTAGTTTATTTAAAACACCCTTAATTAATAGGGGGAGATTCGCTGGGTCCGCATCAGATTCACTTAAATAAATATTGATGTTGTACGTCTGGTTGTTGTTGTTCGTATTCGTCGTCGTAGTGTTGGTAACATTCGTCTTCAATTGTTTCTCACTTAATTCTAACAATTTGTTTATTAGCGTATTGTTTTCCTTTTTTAATTCGTCCACCCGGCTCTGCAATATGTCGATTTTACTGTATTGTTCGGCCAACAAGTCATTCAATTTGTCGGCTGATATTTTTGGCGTGTCCTCCGCTTCGTTTCGGAATGTTGGTAAAGGATCTTCGATCCTATCAAGTAAATCTGTAGGTAATCGACTGGAGGATTTTGGTAGGTTTTCTCCCTTATTCATCGACCGTTTGTGTTTTAATGTTAATAAATGGCAATCGTAATTCTGTTTTTGATTACTATGGTAGTTGCATTCTTTACAAGTATATTTGTGTGTATTATTTATCGACATATTATACTATAGTAACAATTTTTACCTCTAAATAATTTATATTTTTATTATAATGGATTGATTGCAATCTTCCAACAAGGCTGAGGAGTAATGGTTAAAATGATCGCATTTTCGTATCGCACTTCGTACTTGTTATCAGCCGATAACATATAAAAAGGGTGACCTTTGTATAAATAATAATCGCCAATTCCTCCCTCCATCCTTTCCGGTTCGACGAGAACCTTCATTTTCTTACTGTTGTATCTATCGACGTCGTGTCTAAAAACCGTAATAAGATTGTCAATATCGATAATTTTATCTTGGTCTTTGCAGTACAAATATGCTACAGAATGTTGGAGATGTTCTATGCACAGATCGAGGTTATCGTGTAGATGATGTATAGTACAGCGTTTTTCTGAAAATACAAATATTTGGTTGGACGACATTTATGAGATTATGATGTCATAAATGTTTATATTGATTCTTCTTATTAAAATAAGAATTCGCTCGACCTATTCTTGCGGGTCTGCGGACCACCTCGAATAAACCGAAGCAAAGGATTGGATGCCGATTTGCGCGGAGATTTTCGATGGCCTTTCAGAGAACCTATGAATCGCTCTATAAATTTCTTCTCCCGTTTTACCGGGTTCTCTTTCTCCTCATCTTCTTCCTTCTGTTTTTCTTCTAATAATTTTATACTCTTATCAATTTCTTGGTCAGATACTTCCGTAATGTCCTTGTTCCTCTTCGCATTGGGGGAATATTTCAAAAACCACATCTCGTATTCCTTGCTTTTCCGATTCTTGACCAATTCCCGGAACTTCGCCGCCTTCTCAGATCGGATCTCTTCTAGGGACAATTGCTTTCCGTAACAATTAATAGAGAACCTCTTCAAAATCCCTTTTTGACCTAAACGGTTATGTTCCTCAATGTCGAATAAATAATTGGCCATACATAACAAACGATCCTTGTCGTAATAATCCAGACCTGCGTACCAAAAACTCAAATAGAATGTTAATATGGTATCGATCGACGCAATATTGATTTCCTTGTCTTTTATGTAAATTTTGTTGTAACTATGGCACGATATCGGTTTATAAATAAAAGCAATCGTTTTACCGTCGACACTTACTTCGATATGGTAGGGGATAATTTCCCCGATGGCATCGTGGTGGATCATTTTGATCTTCTTGAATTTCAAACGCATTAAATGCTCTTTCAATATGATTGCGCATTTCTCCGGCTCGTCCGAGAGAACGTCGAAATCCGGGTATTTACGCAATAGAACCTGCTTTTCTTTCGGCATATATCTCGCATAAAGACTTGCCGAATACCCCCCGAAAAACACGACCCCTTGATTGATGAAACATTCCCGGGTTTCGATGTACAATTCCTCGTTTTTATGTTCGCCCTGTTTCTTGTGGAAATCGACGACATCGCATCCCTTATCTTTCGTCATCGGGAAATACTTATTTAATAGGGTCAATCGCTTAAAAACCTTTTCCCAACGGGCGACATCCCCGCTCGGTCTGGATAATTCTAAATACATTGACATTCGTAAATAATTCGGGGGCGTATAATGAAGTCCGGCGATAACGATGGCGTCTTTTAATAATTCTTTGTATAGTTTTTGGTGCATCTGGGTAATGTCCGCAATGGATATGAAATTTACATAAACCTTGAATGTCCCCATATGCATCCCGGCCTTGGCTTCCACTTCTATGTACCCCTCCTTGTAAAAGATATCGGCTAATTCTTTCGCATCTTCCAATGCATCGGGCGAATAGAAATCGTAATCGGGAATCTCGATGTCTCTGTTGTAAAACTGGGCGAATTTCGGTAAAATATTGTTGACCGCGGTCCCGCCGTAAATAAGCAGTTTTTTGTCAGTGATGAATTTCTCCACGATCTCCAACATTTTTTTGACTTCTTCGCTGTTTGAAATTTTCTGCCCCTTCATTTCTTCCGATTTGTCCACCGCATCCCTCAATATGGCTAATTCACATTCTTGGAATGTCATATCTTCATTACATATGTTTGTTTGAAATCCTTTTTTATGAAAACCGGTTTTGTGAATTCGATGCTTTTTCGTTTTCGCTTTATGCATATACTATTAAAATATATGTATAAATTATTCTCCGATTGGTGATTTTACTTTTTTTGCCAAGAGGCACTGGCGGATCCATTGATTGCGTCTGACGAACTGTTGTCATCGCCCATTACCGTATTCCAATTATTGGAAGCACCGCCTTTATTTTTATTCCAATCTGTTTCAGCGTTATTGTTGGTAATGTCCGGTTTTTTTATATCTGTCGATTCCTTTTTGTTTTTAATTAACTTCTTCATTCTATCTGCAATAGCATTCTCGGTTTCATCTACTATCTCATCTGCATTGGTAATAAAGAAAAATAACGCATATATTATTATGCAAATAGCTATGAATAAAATGGTATATAATATGAAATTACCAATCACTAAGGTAGTCGTATAAGCGATCAAAGGAGGAGATATTGCTGACGCAAAAAATGATGGAGATCCGTTTTGTTTGTAATAGTTATAAAGATAATAGAATAATGCGAATACGATCGCTAACAACCCTAAATGGAAATATTGAACGACTTGTTGTAATAAATTACCGTGTATATTCCCCATATGACTGGTTAACACGTAGATGCAGTAAAAAAGCAGAATGATGTATAATAAGTAATTGTAAACAAACAAACATACAAAAGTAAAATAGTTCGATGCTTTAAATACGGGGCCATCCCTTTCTTCGTTTTCCTTTTCCTTAGTTGTTTTGTGAAAGTCTCTTATATAGTTTATAATTCCGTTCCTTACCGATGGTTTGAAGAATTTGATGATATTCGTTACTATCGAAGTCCATAGAACGTAAAATACGCATAATGTCGCACCTAATGGAACAGCAACAATAAACATAATCGATAATCGGATCAATTCAACTACTAATAAATAAATAAAATAGCCAATCGTACCAAGTGGGAATATTGCCAGTCGTAACATAATCTCGGTTTTCCTTTCTTCTGGCATATTAATATAGCTATTTCCGTAATGGAACAATACTACGATAACCATCAGCATCAAGAAGATATTTTCGTAGTTTATATTGATAATATCGATCATTAAGTTCTTTAACATTGACAAGGCGTTTTGGTTAAAGAGATATAATGCATAAAAAACAAAAACATAGCATAAGGAAGGAGGTATGAAGCTTGTTAGATTATAATGCTCTTTCGGTATCAATTCCTCTAGAAGCCATCTGAATGATTCAAATATCAATAATGCGTATTCAAATATGAAACATAAAAACGCACTAATTGCATCTTTACCTTCCCTCAAACCTTCGCTAGTAATATTATCAAACATACTGGGTTCTATACATTTTTCGATGGGCTCTCCCATTATCTTTTCCTTCATTTGTTGAGCAAATGTTTTTTTAGGATTTTCTTCGCCGCCTCCACCTTTCATTGATTTCAATGCAGCCATTGGATTTTGTTTACCGATTGCTCCCAATGCAGCCATTGGTCCACCTTCACCTACTGCTCCTAATGCTGCTTCTGCACTAGGAATTCCACTTGCTAAGCCAGCCATATTTTCTACATCAAGTTCAGTTGCTCCAGTTACTGCTGACATTGCATCACCTGCCCCTGCCGCACCCATTGCCGCTCCCAAAATTCCTCCGGAACTTTCCTTTTGTACTTTTTCTTTTACTTTAATAGGACTACATACGTCTTTATACCTTTCTATCGAGTCTTTCGTCAGGTCATTGTTCATTTCTAGGTTTATTTGTTTTTTATAATAATTATAAAACATAACATAGTACCAACCAAACGTATACAAGTAAGCGAAAATCAACGATTCTAAATAACACAAATATTGATAAACGCGATTCGCATCATCAATAATTTCCTGATTAATTCCAAATTCATCACCTGACATTGGTGCCTTGTACGCCTCGGTTTTACCTGCATTACTACTAACAATCTTTTTCATAAATTTCCAATCAATCCGTTGTTTTACTTTTTTATCTTCACTCGCGCAAGAGTTGGAAACCTTGAATGCAACGTAACAGTTCGCTATAATAATCGCGGTGTATATCTTAGTTATAAAATCTGCAACCCCTTGTCCTGATGAACCGAATAACCCTTTCTCGCTGCGAACTTCGTCACCACCTTCCCAATCATCGTCAGTAAGACCACTGTACCCTTCGACAATTGTTTTCTTAGGTTCTTCGATGGTACGAATATTGCTTAATGTCTCAAATAGCTCGATATTCTTGATATTATTCACCTTTTTCTTCCTCTTTATATTTTTAATTTTATATACCATATTTGATACTTGAAAGGCGTTTTCTTGAGTTTGGTCTTTCATATAACAAGTTTTTATATATTAAGATTATTTATAATTAAGGGAAACCCAGGTTTCCCTTAAGATCCCATCCTTTTTAAAGAAGGAAAATAATATTATAATAAATATAATATTATAAGAGAATAATGGATTAATCGAAACCTAAGTTTCCCTTATTTCGGGTTTAATAGTGTAAAAGGATGGGGTCTTAAGGGAAACCTGGGTTTCCCTTATTAACGGGAATACATCATACCACAATTACCCCCTATAAACGACAATATATTGTATCTTTCTTCGAACAAATACATATTATAGTTGTAATTGTAGAGTTGATAATTCGTCTTGCGTACACCGAGAGGATTACCGCAAACATCGCAAATCACGTCAAAACTCGAATTTGACAAGTCAATCGGCGGCGTAAATGTATTGATCTCCAATTCAATCGTTTTGAAGTTGCTCATATTGATCGCACCTGACGGCTGTGATTCAAACGGACTCGTATTGAGACCGAAATTGTAACAATAGATTCCGTCAACCGCGGAGCCCTTGGTCCGCGTATATTTCTCAACGTAGTTGTAGACACCACTGGTTAACACGTTCTCGCGGTAATCTCCGTTAAACACGATAGCCATCGAATTCATAATCTCCTTCTGGTTTTCCGGATGAAACGCGCCTGTTATGTTAAATCCGGTCGTCAATTCTCCGTTGGGATTCACTGCCAAACTAAAACTAACGTCTGTCCCGGAATTATTGAAATTCTTAATCATTATTCCGGGATCAGACATTCGAGCCAATGTTATATTCGACGGCAGATATTCGTAAGGCCAGTTCGTATAATTGCACCATTCGTTGCGCAAATAAGCATCATCTCTCTGTAGATACCACATCCAATTCGCTACCATTCCGTTGGAATATACCTTTTGTTTCGACGTCCCGGTAATGTTATAAAAAGTATGGTCAAAAACGTCTTTTACTAAATATATCTGGTCCTCCAATGCAAACCGCTTAGCTTCGTCTTTCGATAGAAAACAATAAGTTGATAATAAATGCACGTCCGCATTCCACGTCTGAATCGTTGTTGCATAGTTCGTGGTGGATATGTCGAGCGAGGGCGGCGTCTGTAAATAACGGTACATCTGAAAATGGGATCGCGTAAAATCGGGCTGCACAAACGGGTTTTCGTATTGATTATCGAATACATCCCTCACCGTAAACAGCTCTTGGATCGGTCGCATCGTCACAGTTACCACCAATTCATTGTATTGAAGAGAAATAAGGGGGAATGCACAGTTCGCGTTGAGAGTAAACCACGTATTGATCGGAATATATAGGGTCCGACCTCGGATAGACGGTTCGGCCCCTACCCCAGTAGGATCCCACGTAGCATTCGGATAGACATCGTAACGATTGAACGAGTTAGCAGGGTCATACAACTCCTTGACATTGCCTGACATCTTGTTGAAGAGATCCTTCTTCTCTTCGGAAAAATCGCGCTCCACCATCGCATCCAAATATTGCCCCGTATATTTCTGCAATGTGAGTGAACCGCAGGTAATTGTCACCTCTTTGATCATATTTATCCCCAATTTTCTTATCCATTTAAACTCGTAGGGAACCCAATTGTTATTGGTATCTGGGCAAGGATGATATACCGGACTCCAGATATTCGGCAATGTCACTACCAGGTATGTGTCCATCAAAAGTTCGGCATAGCGGGGTATTTTAAATGTGAATACGGATTGATCTATCAAACGCAGATCTCTTAAACCATCATAGTCTATTCGAAACTTTTGTAGCCCGAAATTACTATATTTTGCATAAGTCGTTTTGAAAAATGTTTTACTCGGATTACCTGTTAAAAATAAATTGTTATTTCCTACCGAAACAATGTTTAGTAAACCTCCTGGCATTTATGAATCCTATCTATATATAACCATATAACAAAAAAATTACATATTTGTTTGTCTCTACAATATATATTATATGTTACTTGTCAAAAAATTGTTAATAGTCGTTACTATCCTTATTTTTTTAATAATACTCTGGCGGTTGATCCTTGTTCGAATCAATCTCCAGCAAGAGGGGTTCTCTCTCTTTGCTTCTGCAAAAGACAATGAAGTAACCAAATTAGAAAGCAGCTCAAAAGTAACCATTAAGAATACAGACAACGAGGGAATTCTTAATTTACCATTGAAAGAATTATGTATAAAAGCCTCTTATAACAGCGCATCTAGTGGTAATTACATCAGTACGGATATGCTGCAATATGTCGTTAACCGCGGTACTAGATACCTCGATTTCGAAGTATTCTACATTTCGGACAACGGCAAGGACGACGGACATTTTAAACCGATGGTTGCCACCTCTACCGATCCTACCTTTATGGTCTTAAGTTCAGAAAACTCTGTTTTGTTGGATACCATATTAATCTCGGCTGTTGCGAATGCATTCTCTATGCCCTGCCCGAATTCCGACGATCCTCTATTTATTAATTTACGGATCAAGTCGAACAATACGGATGTATACAAAGCTGTAGCGTCATCGATCGACAACAGCATTAAAGGAAAAATATTTACCGACCCAGATCCTAAAGCTGCATACATTTTGGACAATGTAACCACCCAAAAGTCAATGAAGGTAACTAAGGATACGTTATTACGCGATATGAAAGGTAAAGTCGTTCTATCTATTGATAAAACCATCTTCCCGAATTATACTAATTATACACGATGCGATGTTAGCGGCGTCTCTTGTTACGATCTTACAAATTATACGAACATTCATACCGGAGGTGAAGATATGAATTTAGTGTTGTATAACCTCCTATCTCCTGTTCCAACCATTCAAATAAAAGACGACGACATTCATACTACCGTGAAAACGATTACCGTAACAATTCCTGATAATCTATACCTAATGAACACTGCTAATAACAACCCGAATTTCGCGGACTGTTTGTTGAAATACAGTTGTCAAATTGTGCCTTATCGATTCTACCATAATGATACCGCTTTGGAGAAGTATGAGCGGTTTTTCAATGACAATGGGGCTGCATTCGTCCCTTTATCTATCGCAGTATCTCATTTTATGAATAGATATCAATAATTCTTTAAATTCAAAACTATATAAAACATTCTAGATTAACAATAAAAATGGCGCCTCAGAAGAAAAAACCTCTGCCCCCCTTTGTATCTATATGTACACCCACGTTCAATCGCCGCCCCTTCATAGAAAATATGTTTGAATGTTTTCGGAACCAGACCTACCCTAAGAGTCGAATTGAATGGATTATTGTGGACGACGGGACGGATAAAATTCAGGATTTGATCGAGACCTCGAACATTCCGCAAATTCGTTATTTTTCGGTGGACCAAAAAATGTCGCTGGGTGCTAAGCGTAATTATATGCACAAGTTTGTTCGGGGAACCATCATCGTTTATATGGATGATGACGATTATTATCCCCCCGAACGTATTGAAGACGCAGTAGAAAAACTCGTTGCGAATCCTCAGGCGATGGCGGCTGGCTCTAGCGAGATTTATATCTATTTCAAGCATATCCAGAAAATGTACAAATGCGGTCCTTACAATCCGAATCACGCTACTGCGGGGACGTTTGCTTTCCGCACCGAACTATTGAAAATGACCAAATATGAGGAACACGCAGCGGTAGCAGAAGAACGCGCATTTTTGAAGGATTATACGATTCCGTTTGTTCAGCTGGATCCGATGAAGGCAATCCTGGTCTTCTCTCATAACCATAATACGTTTGACAAACGCAAGATGCTCGACAATCCTCATCCCGATTTTTTCAGGGAATGTGACAAGACGGTGGAAATGTTTATTCGGAAACCATCCGAAAAGAAGATTTTCGATTTCTTTATGAAAGACATTGATGGCCTTTTGGAGAAATACGAGCCAGGAGAACCTAAAATGAAACCGGATGTTCTCAAACAGATCAAAGAAATAGAGGAAAAGCGTGATCAAATGATCAAGGAAGAAATGGCAAAACAGCAGTCGAATGGCCCCATTATGTTGCAACAACCGGGACAACCTCCCATTGCGCTTACCAATCAACAAGTTGTCGAGATGATCCAGCAACAACAACAGCATATTCAGCAATTAGGCCAAAAATGCGAAGAATTCGATAAGACTGTAGCAATTTTGCAGAAGCAGTTGGTAGAAAAGACAAAAAAAATACGGGAAATGATGAATCCTGCTGCTAATGGAGAACCTGTAAGTTCTCATAGTGCTACGGTAGACCTCCGCACTATTGATCCAGGAGCTAAATTGCCAGAAGATGACCGAAAGAATTTAGAGAATATGATCGTTAATTTACAAAAACAGTTGATTGAGAAAACCAAAACGATTCGAGAATTGTCGTCGAATAAGTTGGAAAGTTGCACCCCTAAAACTGTTCCTGATGATATGCAAAATATGGTTACTATGCTTCAGAAGCAGTTGATCGAAAAAACCAAGACGATTCGCGAGATGTCGCAATCTCCTGTGAATAATGATACTGCTTCTACCAGTAAGATTGGCCAATTGGAAGGGTTGATCTCGATGCTTCAAAAACAGTTGGTGGATAAAAACAAAGAAATCCAGGAATTGCAAAAGGCGGCTACTCCTACATTTACACGTATACCGATCGAGATAGACGAACCTGTCGTGAGTTCAAAGTCCAAGTTCGAACCGGAAATAATGGTTTCTGCGGAAGATTAGTATATGTACAGGGATTTCTCGCGTTTCTTCGCCATTCTTCAAAACATTGAGTAGAATATATGAATTCTAGTCTATGTATGCTGGAAGGAAACGGTGAAAAAGACGTATTAATCGTGTCTTTTGGAGGTATTGCGAAAAAATTTGCCGGAACACCGCCCTTTGAATTTTTACGGTTTTTACACCAGCATTTCCCCCAATATGACAAACATTTCTATGTTGATGTACATCAACAATGGTACCACAAAGGCATTGATGGGTTCTCTACAAATGTTACAGAAACCCAGGCGTATCTACAAAATATTGTTCGGAATTACAAACACGTTTTGTTTTTAGGTATTTCAGCAGGTGGTTATGCAGCTATTCTATTTGGGTCATTGTTAAAAATTAACACTGTAATCGCATTCATACCTCAAACCAAACTTAGACCCATAGAAAACGGTCTTACAATGGACGATGCTTATCTTGATTTGCGGGATTTTATATGTTCGACGACCCAATATTATATTTACGGTCAGGTCCATTCAGGACCAACAACTGAATCCTTAAGTCAACGACCGAAGGATTTAAGAAATCCGTCTATTTTGGATGAAACGGATCATCATCATATTTCCCATTGTGAACATATTGCGGATCTATCCAATGTTCACTTGACACGTATAGAGAACCTGGATTTACCTAAAATGCGTGATAATGGGGAACTTTATGAAATATTGCGTGGAATATTCCTAAAAATATAATATTATCATCAAAATTCGTCATCGTCATCGTCCTCACCCCCGACCACAATATCCTTCTTAATGTTTTTGTCTAAATATCTATAAATGCGCTTGATGTCCAACTTGGTAATATTGTAATTCTCAAACAACTTTTCGATTTCGGTCAGCGAATCCGTTTTATTGCTAAAATCTCCCCCATTGCGTAGTCGCAATTCTTGAAACATAGCGGTTAAATCTTTCTTATCTACGTCTAATTTCTGACATAAATTGTAGATAAATAGCATATTGTTGTATTCGGTGGAGTACTTGGTGAGAACCTTGGTAAACCTGACTTCATCGGGTTTGAATACATTCAAGTTCTCAGGAAACGTATCGTGATAAACCTTGTTGTTATAAAACGTTTTCATCAATGAGCTCATCTCGTTGAATTGCCAAATCTGGTTTTGAAACGTGATTCTGTCAATATAATCCGCATAACACATATTTTTCAATATGCGCGAATAAAAGGGGAAGGATCGGCCAATCTCCTTTGTTTGTATCACATCCACAATGTTCTCGTGCCATAACAATGCAACGATTGTCCGATCTGTTTCGTTCATATGTTTGTTATGTTGCTCTATTTTGGCCGGTTGATTAATGAGAGATTGCGTGATTTTCTTCGAATCCTCGTTGTAGGTCTTGTTGCAAAAAATCTGCTGGATTTTTTCTTCAGTGAGCAAGTCTTCGCGGCTTTTGTCGTGGTTGTTCTTATGTTCTTCGATAAAAATATCTTTTACGAATACTAGCTTCCTCATATCTCCTTGAATGTACGTTAACAAGGTCGACTCGTACGACGACGGTTTGCTCTTGATCGTCGGTATAAATTTGTAGAGAACCTGCTTCATCTGTATCTGTGACGGTGTTTTCAATTCAAAGGTATTGCATACCTTCATCAATTCCTTGATCTTCTTATCGATATAGTAGTTCCCAATACATATGATCGGGTTCATTGTAATGCTCTCTAACCGCTGTTTCTTGGTCTTTTTCTGGCGAATGATTTTGATGAGCGCGGTGATCCCACCTTTGTCTCCGTTGTTCATTCCGTCGATTTCGTCCATCACAATGGCCAATTTCTTTACCTTTTTCGTCATCATTTGAAGAACATTCCGGTTGGATACATTGTTGCTTGTAATCGTATCGATTAACGCTTTATTTCTTACGTCACCTGCATCATATTTAATGATGTCATAGTCGAGTTCTTTCAATAGATCGGTGATGAATTGGGTTTTTCCGCATCCGGGAGAACCATAAATATAGATCCCTCGCTTGAATGTAACGTTTTTGCAATTTTCTTCAAAGGACAATAGGATATTTTTAATATCGGTGGCTACGTTCTCTCTTTGCAATATTTGGTTGATATTTTCCATAATCAATTATGTAAAATATTCAGTTATGATTATATTGTTTCTTTTTTATATTTTTACGAAATATACGCACCCCTTATTTTTTGAAACTACTGAAGTCCGCGGTGACGGGCATAAAATTGGTAGGCACTTTAGGTGGCAATGACCCGTAATAAGAGTATTGATCCATTGTTTGTGGTCCTCCTGCAGTAATTCCGCTATAACCAGCGGTTCCTTTGACCGGGGCCTGACCTTGGGCCTGAGCTTGAGTCTGGCCTTGAGCCATTCCTTGGGCCTGCCCTTGGACACCACCATCCCGTGCTTTTTGCTCCCTCGACATTTGCATTAACCCAGAACCCGCACTCTTAGCTAGATCAACCGTTCCTGCACCTGCGCTCTTCGCTAGATCCACTGCTCCTGCAGCCGTATCTTTTAATCCAGTACCAAGACCGCTCGCAGCACTACCAATTCCACCTGCAACATCCTTTACTGCACCCCCTGCAGCACCAATACCTGTCTTTACTACGTCCGCAGCGGTATAAGCTCCTTCTTCGAGTCCAGCTACCATACTATACTGTGATAACACTAGTCCTCCAGCAAGCGTGTTCGGGTCCGCATTGGACGAAAATGTTCCTTTTCCGACGTCGCTCTTCCACGGTATATCGTTTCCAGCAGCATCCTTCTTTCCGGTAGTTGGACTACCCTTTCCAAAGAAAGTATGGGGATTTGCCTCGTCACTTTCTCCGGTCACCATTGTTCCTCCACTCGCCGACTGGGTTCCTGATCCTCCCTGCCCACCACAGTTCGTGCATACGCTTCCTCTTCCTTGCGCACAAGAGGGACACGATGGACATACGGGGGGAACGATCTGCGTCTTCAAAATGTAATCGTCCGAATAATTCGTGGACCCCCCTGGTCTTTGCTGTAAGGATGGTGGGGTATAAGACGGTGTGCTGATAGCCATAAAGTTATTCACCATCGACATTATACCACTCGCATTGTCCGACCCAGTATCCACTGTATTAGGTGTAAATCGCACCACATTTCTTAGCGTGTACGCGGTCCCACTGTTGGTCATTGTAATGACCGCGACCAATGTGTTCGTACCATCGGGAATATATAATATCACATTTTTACCCAAAGGATCTTGGATGAGGGCCGGGCTAAATGTCAAGCTTTGTATTTTTGACGGCGTGTTTGATATGGTATTCGGCGAAGTTATGACCGCACTGGTTATTGGACTGACGCGATTATAGATCGTAACGGATTTCGGAGTGTTTTGGGTCTGAACGATCAATGACCCGTTCGTGATGTCGTACTTGACGTATTTGCTCACTTGGTAAAGAACCTTCTTCACATCATAGAAGTCGTCAGTGACCAACGAGTTATCTTTCGGATCATTGTCTGTTGAAGTTACGGTAAGACCAATGCTATTTTTCGGGACACCTGTATTCGGATCTGTCGGATAGTTTAATATATTGAACAGCCCCTGACTCATCCCATACGTCCCTACGTGAGTACTATTGGTTATGTCTAAAATATGGATATACGTATTGGTATACCAAGGAATATATAATACACAGTAGGTATCCGTATTTTTCGATTTCGTAGTGTAAACGTAGGAACTGTAACTAGTAGATACTGAACCTATCTGACTTTGGGACACATTATTGACTGTTGTCCCGCCACCAGGAAGAATGGAAACGTTACCGCTATATTCAAAACTGGTTCCACTATTTGCCCGAGTAGTAACAATGGTTTTAATAACGGTATTTCCGATCATATCGGTCGCACCACCGCTCGTATATTTCGGTGAATCGATCTCGACCAAATTGCCATTCTTCATATCAAAGTACAAGTTATCGAACAATTTTGCTACAGTGTCCATCGAATAAGTCGGCACTTTAACCAATGTTGGATTCGTACCTGTGGACGATTTGTCTGGTTGCCGATACGTAATGAAACCTTCAGTTCCTCGGAACCCCATATTTTTTCCTAATATTACCGATACGACTAAAACTATTAATAATATTATAAATAACAATAATCCTGTTACTTTCATTCGATTAGATAATGTATAGATTATCTTACGAAAAAAATGCGAAAATTGATTTTTAAATTTTTAAAGTTATAAAACAATAATTATGCCCAAGAGAGAACCTGTATTGCTCGACCGCTTTTACAATGAATCCAATCTATATGAATTCGCATTGGACGAAGCCGGTCGTGGATGTCTGTTTGGACGTGTATACATTGCTTGTGTTATTTTACCTAAAGACCCCGCGGTTTTTAGTGGAATGGATGGAACAAATATCAAGGACAGTAAGAAGTTTTCTTCCAAGAAGAAATTGGCCGAAGTAGCAGAATACATCAAGCGAAATGCGTTGTCCTGGAATATTTCGTGGATTGAGGCAGATGAAATCGATAAAATCAATATTTTACAGGCTACTATGAAGGGTATGCACCAGTGCATTGATCAAGTGTTCGGTCATTTGGGCGGTTGCACCAATTTGGATAAATGTTTGGCAACGGTCGACGGCAACTATTTTCATTCTTACAGGCGTTTCGATCTTTCCAATAATACGATTTGCGAAATGCCTCACATTACCATTGAACAAGGTGACGCGAAATATATGGGGATTGCGGCTGCATCCATCCTAGCGAAGAATGCCCGGGACGAATATGTTTTGGAAATGTGCCAACAGTATCCCGAATTGGTCGAGCGCTACGGTCTTGATACCAATATGGGATACGGTACCAAACGACACTTGGACGGTATTCGCGAACACGGTATTACGCAGTGGCATCGCAGAACATTTGGACCCTTGTGCAAGAGCGCTCATTTAAAATGTATCATTGAAAAAATATAATAGTGAAAGGAGGGATCATAAGGGAACCTTGGTTCCCTTAAAAAATTGAATTTAAAAACAACATAAAAACTAACTGCATCTATTAGGTATTACGATGTTGACTCGATCTCAAACTCATTCAAGAGCGTTGCGCTCTTCCGAGTTAGTTGTTGAGAAGCGTTGCTTCTCTGACCAAACTGTTGCTGCAAATAATTTCCTCGAACAAGTCGGCGAAGATGTTAGTCGTAAGACGAGGGCTATCCGTCGCACAAGTTTCGCCGCATTGGCCTGTCCCGATGTTTCAAAGAAGGAGCCTAGAGTCCCTCAGAACGTATTTACGATCATCCGCACGCGGTCTCAGACCAAGAAATCGGCCGAATTGGATGTTAACATCGACTTCGATGAGGCGAGTCGCGAATGGACAAGAAACAAGCGTCGTATGGGCAATGGTACGTACGCTTACAAGTAAACAATTTGTTTAGATTTTCTGTAAAATATAATAATAAAACCTTTTTTTATTACTATATTGTAATGGTATCAGCCAGTCTACAGGTATATCGAAATCAAGACATAATGAAACATATCTACGAGTTCGATCCTACGTTCAAGGAGATCTTTAAGGATATATTGGTTCGTAATAATGCGATTTTAGAAGCCGCTCACGAATTCTGGTACAATAAATACATAGTGGTTTTACGACTAAACCGCTGGAATTATAATATTGAAACGACCAGAAATGTCATCGAAATACAGCACGGATTTTTCGATACTCTTTATCAATTGTGTCCCGAATGTTTTTACTAGAAGACGGTATATTATTTTTGTAAACTTAATAAAAATAATCTTGTAACCATAATAACCATATGGAATTGTCGAGAACCTGGTACTATGTAAATGATCCTTGGAAGCGATTTATAGGGGCATTGTTCGGAAAATTTGTTCTGATCAACTACTACGATCTTCCCAATAATAATCCAAATCAGTGCCCCCCTAGTTACAGGTTCATCTTACTAGACCATAACAATAATATTACCTCGGTAGACGAATTAAATGTTTTAAACTTGGAAAAATGGTGTGAAAAGAATAGCCATTAAATAGCCATTAAACAAACAATTGATCAATGTTCTCTTTCGTAATCGTCATATATTTGGTCTCACGATCCATCACACTGTAACCTATTAAAAACTGTTTTTCTCTTTCCATATATGCAAATCCCAGTGTGTATTCCACCTTTTCCTTTTCGAACGTGAATAGCCTGGTATAACGCTTCATTTTCATCGTATTGCGATCCAATACTACGAACAAATGGTAATAGTATCGACGATCCTCGTAGCTTACTACGTGACAAATAAACCATACTTCGTCGCCTATTGTGACACCATTGGTTGAACCGCGAACCCATCTGAAAAAATTGGGGGTGGCCTCCTCGCTCGTGATCCGTAATCTATTGACGATCTGCCCTTTTTCGTCCAATTTTTTTTCAGGATTCTCGATTACGTCTCCGATCTTGAGGGGGGACCACCCATAAATCGTCTTTATCTCGCGATTCCCGTTCTTGAACATTACCCAGTTCTTCTCAATCTCTTTTTGATCGTCGGTATATATTAAATGGGATAATGCTGATCCATTTTTAATAGTACCAGATTCAATTACCATCTTACTATAATCGATACCTCTATTTGCATTGAAAAGCACAGTTTCATTGTTTGAGAATAGTCGCACATCCTCGAGACCCACGTACAAACTATCATAACATTTATTATATCCTAATTCATATTCGGAAATTCTAGTCCAATTTTGAGAACCTATATCAATGGTAGCTATTACATTCTTAGTTAAAATATTTTCGCCGTAGCTATATTTTCCTTGGTCGTCGATCCGATAAGACACATACCGCACATTTACGTGCATCTTGTTCTTATTTACGGGGTCGATACAGACGGACGGGGTGCTCGAAAGATAGATGTTACGGTCTATATCCGATTGTCTACCAATGTTCTGGAGAACCTGCAAGTTGTAGGCCGACATTGGCGCCTGCATTTCCCTCAAAGGTTTCGCGTAAAATTTGTAATTCGAGAGAACATTGCGACAAATGCCCTCGTCCGCCCCTCGATGGGACAACACTTTCATACTAGGTACCGTTATGTCGCAGCCCCGGGTATTTCGGTAATAAGCCAAAATCGTAAACTCGTAGTCTAACTTATACTCGTAGACGTCCTTCTCCAAGAACAAATGATCGATATTGCTGTCGTGATTACGTTCGTAATCTGCCAATTCGTAAAAGGCGTGGGCGAGAACATTCTTACCTTCATTCCTGTAATAATGAATCATCTGATAGAGGTTCTCGATGCGATTCGGAAAAAACTGATAGCCTTCCATCCAATAATGAAGGGCTTGGGGTATGTCCCCCATCGTCCGATAACTTTTCCCAATTGAGTAATAAGAGAACCATACCTCCTGGTGCCACCCCCCAATGGCTATGCGCTTCTTATAGTATTCGATCGCCTTCTCGTGTTGCTGAATATTCGAATAACTATTCGCCAAATAAAACGTATACCGATCGTTGTTCGGGTTCTCTTCCAGTCCCTTTAGAAGGAGTCGGATGTCGCGCTCGAACTTGTCGGCCTTGGCGCCCCCATCCCCAATGTCGTCAATAAACAACGTGGTCCGCTCGAATTCCTGAAACGTGGTTCCGGGGGTGGTTTTCACATACTCGTGGGTGACTCCCCAATACGAATATTCCGGATTGTTACGCAAAATGCGCACGTTTTTGTAAAAGAATGCGTCGGTGCCTTGGAATATATAGTAGGCGTCCTTCAGGAGTGATTTGCGAAAATTTTGGGGGCACAACTTCGGACCGATCCTTAAAACCATATCGGCATCTAATAACAGTAAAAAGTCGGCGTTCGGCATACCGACACAACTATTTAGGGCGAATGTGCGATTGTACCCGAAATCACGGAAAGGTTCTCTTACAATTCTACCTGGAATATGATGCTCTTTGAAAAATTCTTCGATCAATTCGATCGTATTATCTGTGCTGCCAGTGTCGCAAATGCAGTAACTGTCTATGAGGGGGAGAGCCGATTTTAGTAACCGAATAATCACCTTGCTCTCGTTTTTTACGATCATATTGAGACATATCTTGGGTACATTCTTTATCAGGTTCTCTTCCATTGGCCTTATTTTTATGTATGAATGAGAACTTTTATATTGATTCAATTTCAATATAGTTTTTTATAATAGTAATATAACTTACCATATTAATGTCATTTACCAGATTCAGCAGCGATCCATCACGTATCAAAAAACAATTGGACGAGACCACATTTACCAGTCGTTATATGCTGGATCGGCCAGGACAAGGGATGAACTTGCCGTTTATGGAGGATCCCCAGATCCGTATGCAGACGTGGGGTGCCAATCTCTGTCATAACCCTGTAGATATAGAATCCGATTTCTTGGGATTGACCCGTAAAACGAACCGAGATTTAGTGGACATAAATGATCACAAGAAACAGGCGTTTATGGCGCAACCTATGGCGTGGGGGAATAGTCAGCCGTTTGTGGATGAAAGTCGGGCCAGTTGCCCTGCCTTTTTATTTAGAAGCTTTGAAAATAATAGGTGGGAAAATCCAATGTTAAATCCCTTACACGGACTCGAAAAAGGGTTCAATGAGAACATTCATACGCGCATTCTGGAAAAGGACAATTATGTGCCGACCTATCCGCGATAAAGTCCTCCTATGACATTTTTTTATATGTATTATACAAAAAATGTCACAAATCATACGCCGTAATTTAAAAATCCCGAAATGCATTCATTGTACTTTTTATCAACCGGGCGCTCATCAACATAACAAATGTAATCGGGTATTTGTAAGAGAACATCCGACCGTAGAAACCATATATTACCCGTTAGCTATTACTGCTAGAAATTACAAATATATGTGCGATATAGAAGGCAAACATTTTGTTCATAATGATGTTGCAAAACACAGTAATAGTAGCCATATGTTAGGTTAGTTGTTAGGATCCGTCATTTTTATTTACAAACTTTATTTAGTATTATTATAAGAATAATATCAAAGGACTATATAATAATATACTATAAGATATGGAATTGGCGATACCAGGTGCGGCAATTGCATTATTATGGCTTGCAACTCAACAGAAAAAGAACAAGGAGAACTTTAGCGGCAACAAACTGCCAAATACGGACATTCCAGACACCAATTACCCCAATCCCTACGACAATATTACCAATGATTTAGATAAAACCGAAGAATTGACCGTGAACAATCGCTACGACAATGCCGGCGGCGCATATACCGACAAATACTTCAATTCGAATATGAATCAATCTACGTTGCCCACCACAGGTTCTAGTGCGGACACTTCCCAACAATTCTATTCGCTTACTGGGGAAAAGGTGCAATCCTCCTATTTTTCGCATAACAATATGGTTCCCTTCTTCGGATCCAATTCTCGCAGCCCCCTCGCTAATGGAAACGTTACCGAAGGTTTGTTAGATAGTTATTCGGGTGCGGGTTCTCAAAGTATTACCAAAACGGAACAATCCCCCCTTTTCAGTCCGAATGAGAATATGCAATGGGCCCACGGCGCCCCCAATCAAAGCGATTTCTTCCAATCCCGTGTGAACCCCAGTTCGCGTATGGCAAACGTCAAACCATTCGAGGAAGAACGTGTGGGTCCTGGACTAGGTCTCGGCTACGGGACGGCGGGTGCGGGTGGGTATAACTCGGGTATGATGGTTCGTGATTCTTGGTTAGATAAAAACGCGGACCAATTGCGCGCGGCCAACAAACCGAAGGCAACCGGGCTCTCCTTGTTGGGTCACGAGGGTCCGGCCAATAGCTTTATCAAACAAATTGCTACCCAGGATCAGATGGGGGTTATGGAGAAGAACCGCCCCGAAACCAGCTTTGCCTGGGATACTCGCAACGGTGACGACATTGGTCGTCTTATGCCGGGAAGTGCGAACGAACGAGGCCAAACTTTGCGGGCGATTCCAATTGAGCGTCACCAGAGCCGTCCCGAAACCGCGATTTCTTACGCAGGCATTGCTGGTGGAGCGAACGAGGCCTCGTACATTCCTGGCGAGTATATGCCAAGTCATATGCAGCAATTGGGCGAATTACCTTTAGCCGTTGCCAACGCCAATGGCCGAGGATATGCCAATGACGGGGATTATGGCATTCAATCCAAAATGGCCTATCCGAACAATCGCACTGTTAAGAACCACGATGATAGCTATTTTGGCATTGTTGGTGGCGGTATGGGCGCAGTAATGGCCCCCCTTCTCGATATTCTGCGTCCGAACCGTAAGAGCAATGTGATCGGTACCTTGCGCCCTTACCAAAACCCCGGAACCACCGTAAAGAGTTCGTATATATTTAATCCTGCGGATCGTCCATCGACCACCATTCGCGAAACCACCGAGAATGGCAAAGGACATTTGAACATAAATGCTCAGCAAACTGGTGGTTATCAAGTCACGGATCACCAGGTTCCTTACACAAATCGCAATGAAGTTGGCGTCTACGGGTATGTAGGTGGTTCGAGTGCGGGGGAGCGCGGTCGCCAAATGACGTCTTACGAGGCCAATTATAACCAGCGTAACAACGATCTGAAATCCAGTACTATCCAGGGATATATGGTCAAGGGGAATATGTCGCTGATGAATGGGGATATCAATATGCGCCAGGTGAGCCGGGACGATATGTTAAAGAATCAGCGCGCGGCCATCGGATCAATGCCTGGGCAAATCCCGGATTCTAGTAGTATGGGCAGACCATCGGGTAACCAGAACCAACTCTATTCGAATATCCAGACAGATCGTAATACTCCGGATATAACCAGTATGTTGAAATCGAATCCGTATGTGGTCGACTATCGCAGCGCCCTCTAAATATTTTCAAATTATATTAACCAAAATGTTAACATAATTATTAGAAAGGATGGGATCTTAAGGGAAATTAATTAACAGAAAGGATGGGATCTTAAGGGTCCGAGCCCGAAGGGCTCAACCTTAAGCACCGAAGGTGCTTCTAGGAAACCAAGGTTTCCCTTAATAGTAGATCAATACAAATCCATCGTATCCAGCAGTAGTTGTATTACTTAATACCTGACCACCACCACCCCCACCATAATAGATTGCTAATGCGCCATTTGCCGGACTACCCGCCTTAATATAATTAGCACTATTTGCCCCATTCCCACCGCCACCTGCTCCCCCATTGCCTCCTAGATTTGCAGTTCCACTACCCCCTCCACCGCCACCACCACATTGATATATTTTGTTAATATCCGGTATTCTTACAATGGGACCTGCTCCACCAGCAATACCAGAGGATCCAGCCGAACCTGAACCACCAGTGTTGTTATTTACACCACCACTACTAGTGCCTCCAACTCCAGCTTTACCTACTATAGTTTTGAATCCGTACCATCCGTAACCACCTCCATTCGCAGTTAATGTAGTAATACCGCTACCAGAAAACGTAGTTGCTGAGCCACCAATTCCTAAGGTGGATGAACCTGGTCCGACGGTGATTGTATATACTACATTCGCTGCAACATTCGTGTTAGAATTTGTTTTTGTTGACCAACAAACGCCACCACCGCCACCACCGCCACCACCTGTAGAATAGCTAGGAGAATTAGCACCAGGTCCTCCACCTCCGACTAATATATAGCCTATTTTCGTGGGCTGATCAAACTGGACCGTAGTACTTTTAGTGATTATCCAATAATTGTAGGTACCATAACTAGACGCCACTACATTACTTGGTGTACCAAACGTAGGAAGGGGTAACTCAGAAATTGATGTGGTATATTTGGTCGTAATTACGGTTTCAATCCCTCCACCATTTGTCGCCACGATCGTATAAATAAATGTACTGTAATAAAGCCCTGTATCCGTAATATAACCAGTGACCGATGTTTGGGGGGAAGACGATAGCGGATAATTAGACGATGGCCCTGTAGGGGTTCCTGTGTTAGGACTGGTTCTCGTTACCGATATGCTGCTATAAACTCCTGACCAATTGATTTGAACACTATCAAATGTGTTGGAAAACGTATTATACGTAACATTTACTAGAGTCCATACGGAGGGCATAGGAAAAGTTGGACCGTCATTTCCACTACTATTCGGTATCAAACTATACGAGTACTGGGTATTTGCGGACAATGCATTATCTGTAAACGTAGACCCGGTTTGTCCAGTAAACGTGGTGACAATGTTTCCGCCGGTAATGTTGGTTCGAACGACGTTAAATGATGTATATGTACCCTGGATATTGATTGTAATCTGATTGCTACTTACCCCGCTATAGTTGGCTGAATTGATGATTTGGTTACCGAATCCTAACCCGGATATAGATCCCGTACCCAACATATTGCAATCTCCAGTGAAAGTTGCCATAAGGTTATATATATATACCATCCTTTTTTGTAAAAGTAGAAATAGCGCAATATGCACAGGTCGCCGGTTGGAACAAATGCAGGAAAAGCATATGCGTATAGGTCGATCTATAATACGCAAGTTCTCTTTCCCTGGTATTTGGTAAGGTTTTCTGTAAAGAAATATGAAAGATGATTTCATTGGTTACGAATGCAATCGTAGTAACCAACATCGCACGTCGCCATATCAATCTATTCGTATCGTCAAACATACCATTGTCGTAAAATGTTACCGATATTACATTCGTCACAGTCAATGCAATATCGACTATTTTTATAATACCTATCTTCATTACTTTGTTCCAATGGAATAGGGTCGAGAAGTAGAGACATAATGTTAGAAAACATAGCTTATAAAGTCGTAGAAAATAGGCTAAATAAGAAAGTAGTGCGAAAGATTGTGCAGAATACAATGCCTGTCTAGAAATGTGTTGAGGGATCAATATGTTCTCCATAGCCAAAAGGAGGTTCTAAGGTAATTACGAAATTATTTTTATATCCTTATAAGGGAACCAAGGTTCCCTTATGATCCCTCCTTATTAAGAGAACCTATAATCCTTCTTGAATCTACTTAACTTATGAACACGTAAAGGAGGGATCATAAGGGAACCTTGGTTCCCTTAAAGGGGGATATCGTATAATTTGCTACAAACTGATCGCAGATATTCGTGAGATTGCTTTATTTTCGCCACGTGACAATCGTCTACAAACGGCAACAGTTCGTAGTCCATTCGAAACTCCGATTTCAATATACTGTCGAGCGGACACCCGACGATTGTTCTCAAAAACACGTCGTGCAAATAGACATCTAAATGCTCATACAAATAATCATTCCAATCTACTATATATTCGGCCCACGTCGGATCCCCTGCTGGGGGAGGGGGAGTATTTTTCGTATAAACGCGCTGACTCGCCTGTATTACCCCCGTAATGCTATCCTGGTTCTCTGCCACCCGGTAATTATATAGACGCATATCCAAACGTCCAAAGATATACCGGGAACCGAGACGCCGCATATATTCGCCAAAGAGCACGTCGCAACATTTGTTGTCGATGATGTCCGGATAATCGGTTAGGGCCACATAAAATCGGTCCAATATGCATTTATTCACACAATAACACCAATATTCGTGCCGATGTTCTCGATGATCCTTATTGCAGTGACTTTCGTAGAGTCCGGCACATATTTTTTGTTGATCGGTTATTTGTGAATTGATATGAGCAATGCTATTAATCAGGTTCTCAACACGTGTTGGATCGTACGTATCATCGTCATCACAAAACATTATCCATTGTTGTTCTATTATGTTAGAGAGAACCTGAAAATGCCGCATTTGGGGGGTTTTTTCCTCTTGAAACAGGAAAAAAAGGGAGGGGTGGGATCGGAGGCCATTTGATTCCAGTTCTCGCTCTAACTCCCCCTTGATTGTCTCATTTTCAAAAGAGATCGATAGATAAACCGGGATCGTAATTGTTTGAGCAACGAGAGAACCTAGACATTCAATTAAATAGGTCACCCGTTTTGGATTCGATATATGGGACGCAATCATAACACAGTATGTTTGTGTGGATCTTTCCATCGTCGTATTATAATACAATCTACCAATTTTTATATATTTTTACCGAAAATCTATATAGAAATTGTCTTTCATTTTTACCAGTAACTTTCTTTATGGCGTCAAAAACAACCTTTGTCACCTCTTGGTTTCATATTTACAAAGACGCGGTTTTCGACAATAAAACGACCGAATGGCGGTTTGAACATTTCGAAGTAATCTTGCAATCCGGAATCCAAATTTGCATCTACACTAGCTCCGAGTTCTACGACAAATTGTGCGAATTGTCCTATAAATATACGAATTTGAAGGTAATGAATCCGATCCAATTGGAACATACTCGCTCCTATTTCGTATGCAATGCCTTGAAACAGCAGGATATCGATTTGACATTACCGACCAACCGCCACCCGATCAAGGACAGCTACGAATATATGATATTGATGAGCTGTAAAATCGAATTTTTAAAAGACGCGATCTTGATGGATCCCTGGAATTCGACCCACTACGCCTGGATCGATTTTAGCATCGGCTATATTTTAAACGACAAGCCTCGGAGCATCGCATATTTGAAAATGTTGGCTACTCGCACATTTCGCCCCAAAATGTTTGCTATTCCAGGATGCGTCTCCAAGTTCAATGAGGCCGAATTCCCGATGTTATGTGAAATGCCCTACTGGCGGTTCTGTGGATCGTTCTTCTTGGCCGACAAGGATTCGGTTCTCGAATTCTACGACCTATATTTCGCCCGTTTTTCCGATTTCTTACAGGAACACAAACGGCTGCTCTGGGAAGTCAATTATTGGGCCTGGTTAGAAACGACGCAAGGATGGACGCCAGATTGGTACGCGGCCGACCACAACGATTCCATCTTCTGTATACCCCTAGAGTTTTACGCGAAATGTGTAAAAGACGATTCCTCTCGGATCGTCTATCCTTATCCGGACCTGTACGAAGGAGACAACCAATTTTTGCCTTCTTCGGCGTCCTACGTATTTTATCAGGGGCGGCACGTATTAAATACCCGATTTGTCAATTATTCGTTTACCGAAGAAGGTCGTTATTCGATCCGTGATCCGAACAAAATACTCTATACCAACAACGTCCGTTGTTATTTAGACGCCTCTTTTGTGCCGATTTGCTACGGTAAAATGTTGGAAGAAACGGTGGGTCTCCCCTCTTCCGACAAGTTCTCTCACGGCTTAGAAGATATGCGTTTGTTTGAACGCAATGATCGCCTTTATTTTCTTGCTAGTAACGTGAATTACAGTCCATCTGGCAAAATACGGATGATGATGGGCGAGTACCGTCCGGAAACGCTTTCTTACCACAACTGTCGGATACTGGATCCCCCAACCGACACTTGGTGCGAGAAAAACTGGATTCCTCTTCCTGGAACTAATGAAACGCCGGATTTTATCTATTCTTGGTCGCCCTTCCAAATTGGTCGCCTGAATGACGACGGTCAGCTGAACATTATTTATTCGCGTCCGATGTCTGCTCCCCATTTTCACAAGGTTCGCGGGTCTAGCGTATTTATTCGGGGCGATGACGGAAATCTGTTGGGAGTCGTGCATTTTAGCGAAGAATGCCACCCGCGGAAATATTATCATATGTTGGTATGTTTGGATGCAGCTACCTTCCTTCCCATTTCCTGTTCCGACCCCTTCTGTTTCCAACATTACGGGGTGGAATTTTGTATTGGTTTTGCGATGTATGATGACGATAAATATGCATTCTGGGTATCGAAAAAAGACAACGATTCGGCAATGATACTGATCGATCGGTCCCAACTGGTTCTTTCGAAAATCTAGACATATATTAGATGACCGATTACATTGTAGCAATCCCCTCGTACAAACGTGCCGAGGTGTGTCGCGATAAAACATTGGCGATGCTCCGCCATCATAAAATACCGACCAGTAAGATATTCGTCTATGTCGCCAACAACGAGGAATTGGCCGAATACGAAAAGGTTCTCGACAAGGGTTTGTTCCACAAACTTATCGTGGGCAAGAAGGGGTTGGTCCCCCAGCGCCAATTCATTATGTCGCAGTGGCCCGAGGGGAAACACATCGTCTTTTTCGATGATGATGTCGCCAAAATCGATTTGTCATTGTCGTCGATGTTCAAGGGGAAATCGTTGGATGCCTTTTTCAAGGCGGCTTTTAGCGAATGTGTAAAGCAGCATTCGTATATTTGGGGAGTATACCCCGTATTCAACCCCTTCTTTCGCAAGGGGCGCGACGAAATATCTACTTGTCTCAATTACATTGTCGGGGCATTCTACGGCATCATCAACCGTCCCAACCTCGGCGCCATCAAACTTACTATTACCAAGGAAAACGGTCAGAAAGAGGATGTAGAGAGAACCTTGAAATATTTTGTTAACGACGGAATAGTTCTGCGGTATAACCGTGTAGGGTTCGTAACTCGCTATTATAACCCAAACGGATCTGGTCTAGGTACGTTTGAACAACGTTTAAAACCAATGCAAGAAGCATCACAACGGTTGTTAAAAACTTATCCAGAATATGGATCGATAAGCACAAAAAAAACCGGGATGACTGAATTTAAATTAAAAAAAATCCCTTCAAAATTTGAAGGTAAGGGAGAACCTGAAGAAAAGAAAAACACTACAAAAAAGAATAAAACAAAGAAAAATAAAACGGTCAAGAAAGGTATGTTTTTTTAACCATATTTTATATACTTTTTAAAAATATATAAAAAATATTTAATAGAATATAAAGTATGGAGGACAGAATTAAGGCTCTTGAAAATGAAATTGTACTGTTAAAAGCCGAATTAGAAAAACAATCAAATAAACATAAAAAATATTATGAAGCTAATAAAGATACTGTTGTGGAAAAAGCTAATAATCGTTTAAAAAAATTAGCGGAAGATAACCCGGAAAAATTAAAAGAGTATGCAAGAAGAGCATATTTGAAAAGTAAAGAGAGAAAAAAATTGGTGGAAGAAAAGATTTAGGCATATTATATACTTTTGAAAAGTATATAAAACATCTTCTCTTTATAATTTATAAATATGGAAAAACAACGTAACATTCACATAAGACGTGATTCTAACTATTTATTAGGATTCTGCAAAGAAAATAATATTGAATTATCAAAAGACTATTCAAAAGAAACAATTAATAATAAGGCTGTTATAGAAGGTAAATGCATTAGTGAAAACTGCGAAAAATTTTTCAGTAGGAGGTTTGTAACAATAATTAAATTTGGGGCATATTGTAAAAATTGCACTGCAAAAATAAGAAGAGAAAATACAGAAAAAACGAGTATAGAAAGATATGGAGTTACAAACGCTAATAAAAGTAGAGAAGTAAGAGAAAAAATAGAACAAACAAACTTAGAAAAATATGGCACGAAACACGCATTGCAGAATAAAGAAATCAAAGAAAAAATGAAAGATACTTGTTTAAAAAACCACGGAGTTGAATATGCACAACAAAGCTCTAAAATAAGGGAAAAATCAAAACAAACTTGTTTAAAGAATCACGGTGTTGAATATCCCCAGCAAAAATTGGAGATACGAGATAAATCAAAAAAAACCTGTTTAGAAAACTATGGAGTGGAAAATCCGTCTCAGAGCGAAGAAGTAAAAGAAAAAATGAAAAATACCTTTTTAATCAATTATGGTGTAGAGCATCCCTTTCAAAATGACGAAATTAAAGAAAAAAATAAAAATAATTGTCTAGTAAAATATGGCGTAGAAAATCCATTACGTAGCGAAGAAGTACGATACAAAATAAAACAAACCTGCTTACGAAATAATGGAGTTGAAAACCCATTTTTTAGCAAAGTAATACAGGAAAAGGCAAAAAGGATAATTTTAGAAAAATACGGAGTAGAGAACGTTTTTCAAAATGAAGAAATAAAGGAAAAAAGCAAACAAACCTGCTTGATAAAATATGGCGTAGAATTTTGTCAACAAAATGCAGAAGTAAGTGAAAAAACATCGAAAAACGCGTACAGATCAAAAGGCTATACGTTTCCAAGTGGCAAGATAATAAGGGTTCAGGGTTATGAACCGTTTGGAATTGATGAACTAATTAATATAGAAAAGGTTGATGAAAATGACATTATTACAAATAGGTCTGAAGTTCCTACTGTTTGGTATGAAGATAAAGATGGAAAAAAACACCGATATTTCGTAGACATTCTTATACCTTCTCAAAAACGATGTATTGAAATAAAATCTACTTGGACAATGGAAAAAAAACGAGATAGTGTCTTTGAAAAACAACAAGCTGTCAAAGATGCTGGATATGAATGTGAAATATGGGTATTTAACGGAAAAGGAAAGAAGATAGAATGTCACAAGTAATGATTTATTTCTACTTATATTATAAGTAGACAACTAATTATAATATGACCATTGTTAAAAAAGAAAAAAAAGGTAAAATCGTTGTTTTTACCGTAAAAAAGGATTTTGACGACGAAAAAATGGAGAAGAAAATGAACACATTTATAAAGCCATCCGATATTGATACTATTATTGATTATGACGCGGACGTTTACACAGAAGATGGAAAATTATTATTGAGATTTAGAAAAAAGGTTCTCGACGATCAACATATTGATGCGTTCTACGAAAATATTATCAAGTTTGCGAAGAATAAGAGCGGTCTAAGAGGAAGTACTTCAGGAAGTAAGAAAAAGGATTATTCGGACAAAAAAGTAATGTCGAATATCTTCGGTTATTTCGACCGTTGGTCTCCCGCCCAAAAATCCATTTTCAAAAAACGTGGAAAAACACCTTCAATCGCCGTTCGCGAATGCCGTTTCAATATGGATTATCCAGAAGAATATAAAAAAACCATCCCTCTTATCAAAGACGTGGACGATTTGTACGCCAAATTGACTCCTGAACAATACAAAATACAACGAAAAATGGCGAATCAAACCCATTTTAAAATCCCCGGAACCTCGTTTACTACCGTAACAACCAACGTAAACTTCAGGACGTCGATCCATACCGATAAGGGCGACCTACTTCAGGGTTTTGGTAATCTTGCAGTGATCGAGCGTGGAAACTATACAGGTGCTGAAACCTGTTTTCCCCAGTACGGAATAGGTGTCAATGTCAGGAACGGCGATATTTTATTTATGGATGTCCACCAACCCCACGCCAACTTACCTATGAAGATGGAAGACAAAGATGCTATTCGCTTATCCATCGTCTGCTATTTACGCACGAATGTCTGGTTACGTACGAAGAACAAGACCCGCCGATTCTACGAGTCTCACAACAAGACTGTCAAAAGTTTAAGAAAACTTAACCAATAACTTTGCTTCGTTTCCACCTTATAATCTTATCATAATATAAAAAGAAATATATTATGGTAAAATCATCAAGATATTCATTTATTAAAAATAAAATTTGCAAATGGAGTCCAATCGTTTGGTTGTTTGCCCTACTAATATTGTTCACAATCATATTCTATTTTTTCTGGAAAAACCGGTATTTTAGACGTACACGAGAAGGAATGTCTCCAGGGAAACCGATGAATATGAACGTCACGATTACCAACAATTTTTCGGGAATTAGCGACGTAAACCCGAACGGGTATTATACTGCCTACGTGAAAGACGATCCTGACAGTGTTCCGATGACCCTGGATCAACCCGCCAATATACCTTTTTTCATTTCTAAGAACATAATGGACAGCAGTTTGGTCACCCTCACTGTCCAACCGATCACAATGCCGAATCAGTCCAAACCTCATTACGGAGATGTGTTCCCTCAACTTTACCAAGTCGATGTAACCATCGATTCTAGTTTTGTTGAATTCGATTATTATAGCGATGCATTGAAATATGACAATCGTATCACGGTCGATGCGAACGGAGTTCTCAATGCGAACCAGTTGGGTACCATTATGGATAGTAGCAACAATACATGTGGATATGTGAAAAAAGACGTGTATGTTCCCCAGCATTTCTATGTTAATATCACTAAGCCCATAGATATTAAAAAAATCATTTTTACGTGGAAATTGGGCGATTTGTCCAATGTAGCGCTTCCCCTAGAATTTGGTCCTTCTGAATATGGTGTCATTGGTAATACGATTATGCACTCACCTTCTAGCTATATAGGAAATACGTACATTGGTACCAATTATGCTGGTTATGTATCATTTACTGGACAGCCGTCTATTACAGGCAATGTTGGCATTGGGGGCAACGGACACGTTCAAGGCAACTCTTATGTTGGAAATTGTGCTCCTGGTTCTCTTTGTTCCGGAAATACCCAGGTTACCCCGTAGTTCTACGGAAAACCTCCGAACTATTGCTCCAGGAGATACGGTCTACGACCTCCTCCCTGTAGCGTAATAAGATAAAAAATTGATTACTCATTACGCTGATATGTTTATCGCATAAACGAATACAATGAACACAATATCCATCGATGCCCCTGCCCGCCGCCGTTTCGTTCTCGCATTTGATGTCGAAACCACCGGTCTTATCCCTAAGCAAAGCCGCAATGCTTTGCATCCCATTCCTATTACAGAATATCCGTATATCATACAATTTAGTTTTATTTTGTATGATATCATTGACAAACAGCTCGTACAAATGTACGATTCCTACATAAAAATACCGGATTTGGTTCCTATTCCCGAAATAGTTTCCGAACTGACCGGTATCTATAAACTGATGTGTCAGAATCGTGGTCGTTCTATTATCGATGCACTGATGGCATTTACCGAAGCATATAAAAATTGCGATTGTTTGGTCGCGCATAATATGGAATTCGATCAAGAAATGATATTGATCGAATTGGAACGTAATCGTGCAGAAATTACTGCCCGGTCTCCCCATTGTTTTACTCTATTTAATCCGGTATTCGAACGTGTTCGTAACATCGACAAATACTGCACAATGAAAAAGGGGACCGATATATGTAATATCGTGGTGTCGGATAGCGGCAGACCGCCTCGAAAGAAGTGGCCGAAATTGAGTGAATTGTACGCGTGCTTGTTCGACGGTGCCGAAGTGAAGAATCTGCACAACTCGATTGTCGATGTGAAGACTTGTTTGAAATGCTATTTAAAGATGCGGCATTCCGAAGATTCCGAGAACATTCATTTTTAGATTAGTTTTGTAATTTTATAATATTCGTTTTTTTATAATACGGCGTCTGTCAGTAGAGCTAATGGTATAAAAGAGTCATCGCTTTTATTACGACTTTTCGATCCGCCTTCCTTTATCGTCAACGTTGGTGACTTGCTCTTCATTCGCAATCGATTGTTGAAATGTCGCATCGAATGCAATAAACACCCTCCAGAAACAAAAATCATATGAACCGTACCCTTCACTTTACCAAATTCTGTATTCATATTCAACGTCAATTGACTCAACATTGTAGCAAAATCATTGGCCATTGTGTTCGTAACACACGCCGAAATGTTCGAATCTATCAACGACTCAAAACCGGATGAAACGTATTGTAATATTGAATTTGGATCGCTACTTACCTGGGTAAAACAGGTCATTTTCGCCTTTTCCGCGGACATTGACAAGGTGCTATATACTTTCTCCTTGACAATCTGCGTAACACTTGTTATGAATCGTGACTGCAAATTTCCCTCTTGACATCCCGGCAAAATCGAAACGAAATGCTCGAGAACCAGCGACAATCTACCATCAAACATACCCTTTGGCATCATTGATCTCAGTTCGGCTGCGCTAAGGGTTTCATATAAGTTGTTGAATCGCACATAGGAGATATAGAGCATAACGACCGATATTAAAAGGGTGATTACGGCGAAAACATCGTATTTAAAATTGGCCTTGTCGTAACTGATTAAGAAGCTGCCCCCACCCGTCAATTCTTCTACTCTGCCACTAGTTTCCGGTACATAAATCAATTTACTAGCTAAATCTAATAGCTTTTCTACATCAAATATCGAGTCTTTACCGAATAAAAAACGGTATCGCTTGTTGGATTTCAATTCATTCTCGATCATTGCTCTCCCCGCTAGATTGACATCGGTGTTTTCGAGTGCGGTCGCCATTTTCATAAACAGATGTTTGATGTCGCTTTTTGTTATGATCTCTTTGCCGCATTTTGCAGTCCGAGCCCTGCTTCTGGATCTCTTTGCGCTCATACTGCGACTCTTTGCACTCATACTTTTACTTCGACCACTGCTTCTGGATCTTTTTGCACTCCGACTCTTTGCACTTTCCATAAATATATATATATATTATATCCTATATTTATCTTCTCTCGATGAATCCAATCATAGGATGTTCTTTGGTATAATTACACGTTAAATCAACCACGTTTACCTCAACTTTTGTTTCTTTATACAATTCTTTTTCAATCAATGATGGAACAAAACGTTGGTTCGACAAAACGAAATCAGTAACGCGATTGATTATTTCGGTCAATGTAATACCTTGTTGTAATTCGTCCACTATTATCGTTTCTCCTTTTTTCAATAATTCTGTGTTATTACTCTTTAATATGCTATATATTTTTACCAATGGGCCATCCAATTTCAGGTCCGAATGTCTAAAATGTTCGGTGTCTTCCTTTTCAGTGATGCCCTGGTAATATTTTTGCGCATTTCGCTTTGTATAATTCGATTTAATTCCGAAAAAATTGTTCCCAATATCATATTTATTGCGTAGTAATTCCACACGCTTTTCTACGTCTTTATGAGATGATACATATGTAGAGAAAAAATCATTTAAATGCGTTATTAATGCAGTAAGGTTCGAGTTTTTTTTATTTGCTAAAGACTTTTCAATATTCTCTTCATAAGTCCGATTTACCAGGTTATTTATACCAGCATAACGCATACCTAATATGTTGGTATGTAATACATTTTTGGGCGGTTTGAACGTTTCAATCGGAACTTTGTTTTTAATACCGCCGTGTCCCATCACAATGAAACTTATGGTCAATCCCTTGAAGGTAGGATCTAATACAGGCGCTTCGACCCCGTAATCCTCGACTACGTCCATCGGGACAAAGGGGGATGCCGGATCATATTCCTCCACTATGTCCATTTTTGATGATGACGACTCAACCCCTTCTTCGACCACATCCATTTTTACTACTTTGGAACGTCTTTTGGAAGATTTGGACGACCGTCTCTTGGAAGCCGATTTTTTTGATAAACTATATTTTCGGATGGTCCGGGACCTAGATCGCGAACTTACCGTGGATTTTTTGTATTTTTTTGTACTGCCTTTTGACATTAATGTTACTGGTTATAATTTGTATAATATAAATTATAAACACATTTTTTTAAGGGAACCATTTAAGGGAACCAATGGTTCCCTTATGATCCCTCCTTTTGAAGGGAGAGGTCTTAGGAGAACCGCAGGTTCTCTTGGAGGGAGAGGTCTTAGGAGAACCGCAGGTTCTCTTGGAGGGAGAGGTCTTAGGAGAACCGCAGGTTCTCTTGGAGGGAGAGGTCTTAGGAGAACCGCAGGTTCTCTTGGAGGGAGAGGTCTTAGGAGAACCGTAGGTTCTCTTAAAAGGAGGGATCATAAGGGAACCATTGGTTCCCTTAAGCGGAGCACATCTCACATACCTCATCCTCCTCATAAATATGTGTCCCTGTATCTCGCTTCTCCGGTTCAATCGTAAATTGCTGGGCCTGATGTCTGCCTCTCCGCCTTAAATAATAAATCCCCGTCTTCAATCCCTTGGACCAAGCGTAAAAATGCATCGATGTCAACATACTATAATTGGGATCTTCCAACCACAAGTTGAGCGATTGACTCTGGCATACGAACGCCCCCCGATCCGCAGCCATATCGATCAAGGTACGCATCGGGATTTCCCAAACCGTCCTGTATTTTTCCCGGATCTCGGGAGGAATCGCCTCAATGTGCTGCACTGAACCATTGTTCGCAATGATGTTGTTCTTCACCTTCTCGTTCCACAAATCCAATTTCAACAAGTCCTTCATCAAATACTTGTTGGCTAAAATGAACTCGCCCGCAATCGTACGGCGATTGTAAATGTTGCTAGTGATCGGCTCAATGCACTCATTGTTTCCTAAAATCTGTGACGTAGATGCAGTCGGCATTGGAGCGAGTAGGAGTGAATTATAAAGACCGTCTCGGACAACTTGTTCCTTGAGAGCGGTCCAATCGTACCTCGGCTCCTCGCCCGCTAAGGTCGGACTCACATTCCACAAGTCAAACTGCAATTGGCCTTTCGATGCCGGAGACCCAGCGAATGTTTCGTAGGGGCCGAATTCCTTGGCCATTTCACACGATTGTTCGACCGCCCCGTGATAAATCGTTTCAAAGATCCGGTGATTCACCTTCTTCGCCTCGTCGCTCGTAAAGGGCAAGTTCAACATCATAAAAACATCGGCTAGACCCTGGATTCCAATACCGATCGGTCGATGACGCATATTGCTGCGCCTCGTCTTCTCAGTCGGATAATAATTGATATCAATGATCTTGTTCAAATTGTAGGTCACCACTTTCGTCACCGCGTGCAATTTTTCATAATCGATTCGGGGATGTTCGGGATCTGTCTTGCTGTCAATGAATGTGGGAAGGGCGAGTGATGCCAAATTGCATACCGCCGTCTCATTCGCATCCGAATATTCGATGATCTCGCTGCATAAATTCGACGATTTGATGGTTCCTACGTTTTGTTGGTTCGATTTCTTGTTGGCAGCATCCTTGTAGACTAGATAGGGCGTACCGGTCTCCATCTGGGCATCGAGCACCTGAAACCATAGATCACGGGCTTTCATCGTAGCCCTTCCTCTGCCTTCTCGCTCGTACTTGGTATAAAGCTCGACAAAAGCGTCTCCGTAAACATCAGACAAGCCCGGACATTCGTCCGGACACATAAGGGTCCATTGTCCATCCGCCTTGATACGATCCATAAACAGATCGGGGATCCATAGAGCATAGAAGAGGTCACGGGCTTTCAACTCTTCGTCACCGTGATTCTTACGCATCTGCAAAAACAATTCTACGTCGGCGTGCCACGGCTCCAAATATACAGCGAAACTACCATTTCTTTTATTTCCTCCTTGATCAACATATTTGGCTGTGTTATTGAAGACCTTTAACATCGGCACGATTCCATTCGATGATCCATTGGTACCACGAATGTGAGATCCGGATGCTCTAACATTATGAATATGGATTCCGATCCCCCCAGCCCACTTCGAAATGCTTGCACAATCCTTCAATGTATTGAAAATGCCTTCAATGCTATCACTCTCCATTCCCAAAAGAAAACAGCTGCTTAATTGCGGCCGTGGTGTTCCAGCATTGAACAATGTCGGAGTCGCGTGAGTGAAGTACTTTTGCGACATCAAATCGTAGGTTTCCTTGACCCTTTCTAAATTGTCACCGTGAATTCCGACGGCTACGCGCAACCACATATGTTGGACCCGTTCCACAATCTTTCCATCAATCCTCATCAAATAGGCACGTTCCAGCGTCTTGTATCCGAAATAATCGATCAAATAGTCGCGGGAATAATCACACATATCATTCAATAAAATCGCATTCTGTTGGATGGTCCTGCACGTTGCCTCGGAAATAATGGGTGAATGCTTCCCGTGTTTGTCTTTAAAATTATACAGTTGGCTCATTACCGTTAAAAACGATCCCGTCGTATTTCTATGATGGTTGGAAATAATGATGGATCCGGCCAACACATTGTAATCAGGGTGTATCGACGCCATCGATGCACATTGCTCGGCCGAGAGTTCGTCGATCTTGGTGCTCGAAATACCGTCATATAGCTGATCAATTACCTTCATCACTAAAGCTGTATAGTTCAACTTCATATTGCCTTCCTGCCCAATTTTTTTGATTCTATTCAGGATTTTATCAAAAGATACGATCTCTCGTTTACCGTCTCGTTTCGTAACATACATCTCCTCATTGAGAGAAACTGACCGATCCTGCTTCGTTGTGGTGTCGTGTTGTTGATCCATCCCTTTATTAAAGATTTATAGACGTTTATTTCTATATTCTTTTTGGGAGTTTACATAAATAATTATTTCCAAATAATTATTTTAGCTCTATTATGCTATCAGTATATATTTTATATTATAGGTATTATTAGCATAGTCCATTGTATTCTATAAAAGGTTGAATGATAGTTATCTTGATGATAAAATAAATCCAAATTAGGTTACTTACCCAGCACCACATACTCCCCCAGGTTCTGTCTTTAAAATAGGTTATAAAAGATAATGAGAATAATAGTATAACGAACCATAATAATTGATAATTTTTTGAATAATACGTGGAAAATACGTAGAAAAACATATAAACGAATACGTAAATATATTCGTAGCCCGAGAATGTAAGCCAGTTCCATACTAAATGACCATTTAGAGAAACGGTGGTTGGTGGGGTTTTAACATTAAATTTTATAATATTATAATAGATAATTGCAAATATTGAATATGCAAATAGAGTTATATATCGTATTCGTTCATTTATAATCATCATTATTAAAGGGACTGGTTGAAATGTAATCAAAGAAAATGCCATCTTAGAAAGCATGATATTCATTTTTTCATTCTTGAGGTTTTTCCAAATAAAATATTCGATCAATTGCATCGAAATCACTAAAAATCCAAATACGTATGCCCATTTGTTTTCAAAGACCGGTGTATGATACTTCGTATATGTATTGGAATAATAAATAAAACATAACGTTAATACTCCCAATATAAAGGTGTTTATCGAGATATCGGGGTTCCAACACATTATTATACTATATAATAAAACAAGATAAACATAATTCTTTATATACCAATATAAAAGGAACCCGTTTTCATAATGTTTGAACAGCAACAATTACCATCTGTCGAACCGGCATTGCCTGTCACTGCGCTCATCAATAACAAATATAAAAATATTATTCAACCTTATGCGAATAGTTCGGTCGAGGACAATTATCAGACCATTGATCGATTGTTGGAGCGCGAGAAGCTCCATAACAAGTCGGAAACTTGGAATAAATTGGATAAAACCGTTAAGATTCAGAAACTCCACCAATACGCGGAAACGTACGGGCGCGAACACGCCCTACCTTTCAAAGAGATCAAGGCGCTGAAAGCCTTTTTCATTTCGTGCATCGAGAAGAGCAAGTTGCAGAAGACCAAAGAGGTCATTTATGACAAGGATTCACGCGAAATTACGTCTATTCCGGCGCTCCATTTTAACGGGACATCGCATAGTTTTACGCTGAAGAATATGGATACCAAACGCGTTTCGACCATCAAGTCGCTCACCCCGAAACGGGCTACGGAACAAGAAGGCGAACCCGCGGTATAATAATAATATAATAAAAAATATAGATATATATTCGTTTTATTATATACGAATGGATCAAGACTATGTGCCAGAGAGCAATAATGATGATAGTAGTTATGATAGCGATTCAACGTCGGTCTACACCACCTGCACATCGACCGTAAAACATATCCCCTGTTTGTTGGCCGACTTGAGCGAAAACGATATTTGCGACATTATTGTCGACATTTACGATCAAATGGCCGATTTTCTGAAGAAAAATATACTGTCCTTGTCATCGGCCACCTTCTATCGCGATATGTTCAATACGATCGCCCTCGTCCTCTACGACGAATGGATCGATGCCGAGCTATACGGGGAAGACGCGGATACGGACGAAGAAGCCGAAAATATTGGGGAATTGATCGATTTCGTCGAGCAAGTATGGGACGTATATGCCGATTTTTGCGATATTCCGCTCCGCTCCATTTCTTACGAAAATATGCGGTCGGAGCGATTTTCATTTGACGTGGCCGATATTACGCGTAAAATTCGCCATTTAGAGGGGGTCGAACAACCTGCCCAACGGACGGTCGAATGGTACGAATTCCGGAACAACTTGTTGAGCGCGAGCAGTCTGTCCAAAGTGTTCGGATCCGAGGCCCAGGTCAACAGCCTCATCTACGAGAAGTGCAGTCCAGTCGACCGAAACGCGCCCAACTTTTCGAAAACGAATACTGGATCGGCGGCCCATTGGGGAGTAAAATACGAACCCGTTACGGTGATGATCTACGAGGATTTGTTCCATACGAAAGTGGGTGAATTTGGCTGCATCCGCCATCCGGTCCATCATTTTATTGGTGCATCCCCCGATGGTATCAACATCGATCCAACCAGTTCGCGCTACGGTCGGATGTTGGAAATTAAAAACATATATAATCGGGACATTACCGGAATTCCCAAGGAAGAATATTGGGTACAGACCCAGATCCAGATGGAGACGTGCGACCTGGATTATTGCGATTTTATGGAGACTCGGATCAAGGAGTATGCGACAGCCGACGATTTTTACGGTGATACTGCGCGCGAATACAGGGGTATCGTCTTGCATTTTATCGAGACGGATTCATCATCACCTACTGTGAATCATCCCCGCTACCAATATATGCCCCTTGATGTAGGTAAGGAGAAGAACGATCTCGACGCTTGGATAAAAAAGGTGCGCGAAGAATCGAAACTGGAAGGTCTCGTGCTTTTCAATGTGCTATATTGGTATTTAGACGAGTATTCTTGCGTATTGATTCCTCGAAATCGGCAATGGTTTCAGTCGGCTCTGCCTAAGATCGACGAAGTTTGGCAGACCATTGTGAAAGAACGTGAGGAGGGTTACGAACACCGGGCCACCAAGAAAAAGCTGCTCAAAAATGTGATTGTGACTTCTGATTCCGCATCGAATTCGTACCATATAGAGAACCTGAATACGTATCGATCGGTATGTTTGGTGAAACTCAACTAAGTTTAGAGAACCTACGGTTCTCCTAAGACCTCTCCCTTTTTAAAAGAGTTTTCCTGTTATAAATATTCAAATTTATAAAAGGACAAAATATTTTATATTTAATATATAGATAAATGAAAATATGTTTTAGTCCCAACGACGGAGCCGAATGCGAAGTTGACGAGACATACGTTAGAGATCAAAGTTCGAAGCCGTATGATCCTAATTCGGACCGCCAAGTTGGTGGAAAAATAACAAAAGAAGAAAGGATACAATATTTGGAATTAGTTAACCAGATAACTAGCAGAGACCCGACGCTAGATTATTCGGATATAACTTCAAAGTTAATGGATTATTTAAAAAAAGATGCGCTTCAAAAGATTGCGGATTTACATAATGCGGCTCCAACTATAAGTAGTACGTTACAATTACTCCGCTCTGTCAATGACAGTAGATCGTCGAAAGAGGAAAAAATGAAATCAGATTTAGAATATATTTTTTCAAAAATAGACCATTCAGATAATAATTACATAGGAAGATTAAACATTGTTTCTTTGCAAATTGTTATTTTATTTACCGAAAACTGCCACCCACCAGGTACTGTGTTTAAAGTAAATTTTAATAACGAGTATGAAGAATATCAAAATTTAAAAGAAGGTGACTGGAAAAGCTACGTTGTAATGAGGGATAATTTAATGAAAGATAAATATAGCAAGTTTATCAAAATGGGGTCGAGTGATATAAATAATACATTTAAAGTTTTGTATTCGTATCCTATAGGTAATCCATACACAACAAGCGTCCCTCCAGACAACCTAATTTATTTAATAACAATTTTAGATTATTTATCTATAGACGAAATAAATACTAGTTTTCTGAACAAGACGATAATATGTGGAATTGTAAATAATTACGTATATGCTGATGGAAGATATTTAACTCCATTTGAATTTCTTCAACACGATATTACACACGGAGAAAGTTACGAAGGATTATGTTATGAACGAATTGACAATTCTAGAAAAGACTTTATATCATTTTATAATTTTTGTAAAGGCAACATTGATGATAAAAAGAGATTATATTCAATAAAATTTATGTTTTTTTTACTAATTCACGAGAGTTGGTGCGATTTCTTTCCTACTAGATATAATCCTAATATTACAAAACAAGATGTTTTATCAAGTGTTTTAGATAATCAATTTTTGCATATGGATAGATTCTTAAATACAAACGATTTGGAACTATCACTACCGAAGGATTATAGAGGAAGCAAAGAAAAAATAGACGAATACTTAGCGCTTTGTGCTGATATATATCTAGAAGAGTTAAATAAATGGAAAGAGCCGAAAAAATTTCTTCCTGGAGAAAACCCATACAAAAGACGCAGACTAATAGGCGGTGGAAAAAAATCAAGAAGAAAATATAAAAAAAACAATATATTCAAGGGTTTAAACGAGAAAAAGTGTAAAAGGAAGTTCTCTCACAAGCGAAAGTAACGAAGGGTTATTCCTTTAAGGTCATTATGATATGCCACTGTCACACGACGACACTTTGACTTATACTCATTCACAATTAATTCCAAGAAATGGTCCTTATTCGTAAATGATACACGATATATATACATCATATCATTAGGAGACGAGAATGGCACACCGCTTTGTTTAAGTGTCATTTTTGGTATGTTTCGTAATAGGTTATAACGTTCATCTAATAGTGGAATTTGCCCCATATATTTCCCATTTCTGAGTTTAAGTACTCCAGTATAATCCAAAATACTATTAACCGTATCAATCGGCAAGGATGAAAGTAACATTGTTACATATTTACAGCCTTGAATATTTATATTACTTTGTCCTGTTATAAATATTCAAATTTATAACAAGAGCTCTCTTAAAAGGGAGAGGTCTTAGGAGAACCGTAGGTTCTCTTAAAATAAAGATATAAGATTAATATCATAAAATGCATATGGACGCCATAATCGAAACGTTTTTATCAATCTTTCCTGAAGATGTGATTCGCACCATTACTTCATACCTTATTATGAAAATTCCCAAAAACGACCTGCGATATAGATTATTAGACGTGCATCTATCCATTTCGCAATGTAGAAAAAGAGAACATTTTTATTCGGATGGGAAATTTCTTGGTTGTTTGATTCGATTTTCCAATGGCGATATTTTATTAAAAAGAGTGTTGCCTGCTACGTTCGTAACATATACGTACCAAAATATCATAACAAATGAGAGTAATTCTGTAAGAGGTTGGTTGTTTCTCACGGATAAATATAATACTCGGAATGCCACTCATTATTGGGATCAGTGGGTCAATGATCAATGGGTACCTAACCCCAATGGCTACTAAAACATATTTCTAATTTGCATAGGTAGCATACGAGCTATTACTACTACCAAATGAACTACCACTGAATGATCCCATTGGTTCATATACACCATTATTATTAGCCTTGTAATCTGTAACAGAACCATATGGTTTTTCAATGACTCTGTCGTCTACGAGTGCATCGAACAAACGATGACCTTTTTTAATATTTTCTACAAGGAAGTTCGATATTCTATATTTATAACCGTCAAAACACAAACTATCATACAGCTTTTTTTGTTCGGGACTTTCGCTCGGCTCCTTTTTGTATTTAATATTCATCGCCTTTTCCAAAGTATCTTTGATTGTTGCTTCTTTTTTGTAATCTTTCAGTAAGGAATTCACGAGGTCACTGTAAGGTGTTGTTCGGAACAAGCACAGTCCCAACATTCTTTTATAATAGTCTTTATCCATCTTCGCAATGTTCTCTTTACTGGTATATGTAAGCAATGCCTGTGTCATAAATACGTACAACACATCTTCCTCTATTTTTTTGTTTTGGTCGAACACTTTTTTATCGGTTAAAATGACACCATCCTTGGTCAATACCTCGAGAACCTTCTCCATACAATCTTTGGTGAAATATTTGGCTATTTCTTCGGTATAATCCTTTGTCATTAATTCATAGATGGTAGTATTTCCCTGACCAGCAAGGACTAAATTTCCAGAAGAATGTTTGTTGAGCTTGTGTTTTTCAATGACGCTTTCCAAGGATTCTTCCAATGCTACGATCAATGGGAACTTTTCGGCAAGGCTTTTCGCAAAGGTTAGGTAAGAATCTTGGATAAATATTTTGGTATATAATAGCGATTTGTAGTACGGTTCGATCTTGCTCTGGATACGTTCGATTGTGGTATACGTTGTCAAAACAGTATTCGTAAACACATACAGTACGTCGCCATTCATTCTTTCGATTCTCTTTGGGTCCAATGTTGTGGGAGGAAGGACTGATATAGTTTCGGTAACTTTTACAAGGTTCTCTTCTTTCGCAGAGAACTTGGGTTCTCCTGGAAACATCTCATTGTACCTAGCATTCACCTTTTCCATCGCTTGTTCAAACGTTTTTTCTAATTCTTCCTTATTTTCCATTTCATCTACGACGTTTTGAGAACTTTCGCCCTCCTCCTTATTACATTGAACATTTTCTGCCATTTTCTTTTTAGACAATTGTTCCATATGTTCAATCGTCGCCTCAAACTCCGAAAAGTTCTCAAACATTACTTTCGATAATTCGGCCGGGGTAACAATCTCTTCCTTGAGAACATTGATCCGTTCTCTATCTTCCTGTGATAACTGAATATCATAGAAAAATTCAATCATCTCGGTCACCGTCTTGTTCGAGCAATTCCGGAATTTCGCGATTACATCGATACGTCCGGGTCGGATCAACGCACTATCGAGCGTATCGGGGAAATTCGACGTCATTATTACAATACGCCCTGGGTTCTCTAACACTCCATCCAATAAATTCAATAAAAAAGATAGATCCACTTTGTGTTTGTCTTCGTAATGTTCGAGAACCTTCTTATCGATGGACGTTTCAGTCTCCGACTCCTTATTTTTCAGTGATCGCTCCATCACAATGTCGCTCTGGCAATCCACATCCTCGAGAACATAAATCCGTTGATCCAGAGGTATGCAATAGGTCTCATTTTGTCCGGTCGACGGATTCAATACAACAATGTTTTCATTGAAGAAGAGGTTCTCTAATTGCGTCTTCGTCATATCATTGTTCAAGTTCACATTGCAAATGTGCCGTTTGGTCTCGTTTGCCAAACATTTGATGGTCGATGTTTTCCCCGTCCCGGGAGAACCCGATAGCAAAAGTCCGAGTGTATACGGAATCCCCTTTTCGTCATACCATTTCCGATTCTTACAAAAGAAATTCACCCGGTTACGTATGGTTTCAATGTCTTCGCCAAACAAATTCGAGAACTTCCGGTTGGTCTGGAAATGCTTCATAACAAACGCGAAATTCGGTGGTAATCTCGACAGGTCCTTACGCTTATCAATGTCCATCGGTACATTCAAGGGATGCATATTAAAATAGTACCGCTTGTTCCCCAACTTGTTCTTCACATTGATCGTGTATTTCTGTTTGATTTCGTCCAGGAAATTGCGCAATTGGTCCGTAGTTTTCGTAAAACTATAGATCTCTATGACCTGAACAATCGCGCTCTGTCCCGCCCCGGATCCTGCCCCAGAATTCATATTGGTCGAAGTACTGCCTTGATTCCCTTGTTGATCGGTAGAGGTCGACTGCGTCATACGTGCGAAAATTTCGTCGTCGATGTTGATCACATCCTTCTGATTTAGGATGAAAGACTCGCGCAGATAACTCACGTGGGTCGTGTTCTTGTTGTTCGTGATAAAATCGAGAAGCGCCTGTCCCAATATATTTTCCGGGTTGTTTACATTGATGGTCACAGTGATGGATGCGGTCTTCTTCTTGACCTTGTTGTCCGTAATGTCCTTTGTCGTACTCGACAAGTCCTTTTTGATGTTCTCGATCTTGTCGTTGTATCTTCTCATAAAAAAGTTGAGGGCAAAAGGTGCATTCTTGAAAACAAAATCGACCACGCTCGTCGCAATGAATACATAGATCATCGAGAACATATCCTGGGATCCATTCGATCCCGATTTCTTTCCATTCATATTGTTGATCATCAACATCGTCATCATATTGGATTTCATCGATTCCATCATATTTCCGCTGTTCTGCCCCATTCCTTGGTTCATTCCTTGATTCATCATTGTTATTTGTTGTATAGTAAATAACAATCTTTATGTTTTTTCGCTTATTACATATTTTTACGGTAATTATTGGGGCTCGTTATCGTCGGCCACGGCCTTCTTCGTGCAGCAGCCAAAGAAGGAATATATGGCCGATGTATACGTCATATCATCCTGGGAACCGCTCTTTTTCGCACAACATCCGCCATTTGATCCATTCTTTGGCCCATTCTTTGTACATTCGCACTGGCCTCCGTCTTTCGTGCATTCGCAAGGGGACCCATCCTTGGTGCATTCACAACATCCGTCCTTGTCCTCGCATTTCGCAGGGACCGGACAGGGGCAGCACGTCACTACTAAAGATACCTTAATGTCCTCCTGACTACATTCCTTCTCCTGTACCTTCTTTCTTTCGTCGTTGGCCGGTTCCGAAGTATCCACGCTTTTGTCCGAATAGACCACCTTAGTCGGTTTCTGTTGAATGAGCAGAGATTTGTCGTTGTCAGAGGTAGAAGTCATTGCCTATTATATTATTAATAGATATTTTTTTATATCATTTTAGGTCCACTGCAATAGATTATTCATATCACTTACACCTGAAATGAAGTACCAATAGGCCGAATTGTTTAGGTCATTATTATCAAATATCGAGCCATCGTCGAACGTGAAAGTAAACGTCCCGTAATGCCACACATTGTCGGTGTCGAAATACGGATACGTGTAACTGGTGGATTTTACTAGACGCATATTTATATCATTTCCGTTGAAATCTTTTGCAAATACGGTGCCACTCGCATCTGTATAAATACTGACGACTAGCGGTCCGACATTGACCGCACTATTGATGTCTTTGATGAATTGAACATATTCGTCATCTTCCAAGGGGGGAATATGGATGCCACCATAACTCGCATCAATATGAGTTCGACTCATATCTTCGTAATTGTGTATCACGGTATACTTGCTGTCTTCTATCAAGGTTCTCCACATATATACATTTTATGCGCTAAATATTGTCGATGATCCCTGCATATTACAAGTGTGGCTATGTAGTTTTATATTCTATTTTACACTTGTAAGTTCGTTGATAAATGATTTGTCCGGTCCGTTCACGTGGACGAATTGCGGGTTGGCGTATTTATAATAGGCGACTGCATCTTCCACATCATACATAAAGAGCTCGGACGCGAACCCCGATGTATTCAGGAACAGCCGGTTCTCGTAATCCAGGGTGATTCGATCGGGATTGTTCAAATATTGGGTGGTCCAATACCGCTGGTCGTCATCCGTGTCGTTGTACTGATAATTCATAATGCATTTCCTCAGGGCGTCTACCGTACCGATGAATAGTCCGCTGTTCAAGTAGGGGAATTCCCGATTGGTGTCCGTGTATTCGGACGCCCTATGGGGATCAGGATGGCACTCCTTTTCACAGCCAAATACGATGGGGGTGTTGAATGTCGTATATCTCTTAATAATCTCCTGGTGGGTTCCGAAATAGGCGACGTCATATGCATCGGTAAAGAGAACCAGATCGTCCGCTTTCAAGGAATCACGTCGTAAGAACGTCGCTACTTCGCGCAATTTGACACCGAAACGCTGTTGGTTCTCCCATCCGATGGCTCGATTCTCGTGCTGTCCGAGAACCTCGATTTCCTCGCCGTTTTTCTGGACACGTTCGACCAATTTGTCGAGTATGGGATGATCGCGGGTAGAAATAGTGATATAATAGAGCATATAACTATTCTATATTATATTGGGTTTATGTCGATGTCAGTAAATTATTATTTCGTAAAACTATGTAATATATATTCACACATTCCGTCGTAGGAAAACAGGTGGGAATGATTGTTGTAATACGCCAGGTACGCAGCCACTTCGTCGTCACTAATATTCAATAGTCGCTCGTAGAGCCCGTCCAGTTCGTCCGTATGAACCAGGATCGCCATCTTCGACCAATCGAGGATGTCTTGGTAAGGGAGCCACGGATCGTCGTAGATATAGACGGGGATCGACCCCATCCTCAAGGCTTCGTAGAGACGGAACGACGTTTTTCCATATCCCCTCGGCGCCAAGGTGAAACGGCTCTTCCCCATTATTTTTAGATAAAGGGTCTGTTTATCTTCCTGGATCTGGTTGGTCCAATCGTCCACTACGATGAATACATCCGGTTTGTTAGCTAATGCATCCACCATTTGTTTACGACACGGATGGGTAAGAGAACCTACGAAACTACAGAACACTGTTTTTTCACTGTTTTTATATGTATCAAAGGACAGGTTCTCGTCGTAAGTGAGAGGTATAGGAATGTTCCCTAGCCCTCCCATTCCAAACGTGATCAAATTGGTGGGTTTGGAAGAAAACACAATGCCATCATCGTGTTGGACGACCGTGAAATAGGTTTTATGGGCTGGAAGATCGCGCAATAAATCCCACAGCGTCCACAAAAAATCATTGTCCTCGGTTTTTACCTTGGTCACTAAGGTGTCGTCGTACCGTTTCGAAATCTGGATCTCTGTCCAAAATACAGGAATATATCGTTCGTATATGGCTCGATCTATGGTGCCATTCCGGTAACCTCGCATCATATAATTGTAAAAATATTTTTCGAAATATATGGTACAAAAGGGGGGATAGTAAATTCCAGAATCTTCGCGGAATCGGGGTTCTTTGTGAAAGGGTTCCGACATATTTATGATGGAACGTGCGATCATTTTATACTATTTATCTGTAAGATTTAGTTATTGGGCTCCTTCGGAGCCCTCACTAAAATGACTTCTTTGAGAACATTCCGTATGATCTTTTCATCCATACGGAGTTGTTCGTCGTCATACGCAGATCCGAGAGAACTAACCGAAATTTTGTTATACTCGTCGTTGTCCTTGGTATTAGAACGTAAATAATCCGGGTGATTTTCACGCCATACGTGTATCATCTTCAGGTTTTTCCTCACTACCTGATTCAATGCCTGTTTCATTAATTTCTTTTCCGTGGTCTCTTTTTCCCATTTATCTTGATCTTTGATATACACGGTTTCTCGTTTAATGTCGGTACAGTGGAAAGGTCGCATTGTTATATCTAAGTCTTTCAGACCTTTCATAAAAATCCGGGTCATCCCCTGCACAAACCCAAGTTCTCCGGTTTGTTCGAGATCTTCTACTGTTAATTGCAATGAATCCATAAAATCATCAATATTAAGAGCGTTCTTGCATTCTTCGTTCAAAAACATATTGAGATTGAACTGATTGTTGGTGGTATTACTCGTATTATTGGTATTATTATTGTTATTATAATTGTTGACTATCTTGGGCTCCTTAGCCAGTTCAATAATTTGTTTCTGTAGTTCATTGTTCTGTTTCAATAATTCTGTTATTAAATCATAATTTTGCGGGTTGGTATTTACAGCATTTATGGTCAAAGTATCTACTGGTTTTATTATGCATTTTTTATTATGATACCACAGACTGTTACTGGTGTTATATTCCTTTTCGCAATTATTACATTTGTATTTTGCAGCCATCGGCGTATTTTTCGATTGAATTTTCAGATTAGTTCGGTGTTCTGCAGTAATTTTATGCATATGTAAATCAAACACTGTGCTGCATAATACATCACATAACATACACTTGTACTCATCGCCCTTTTTTTGATTGAAAATGGTTGAATTCCGATGTTTCTTAGTGGAAATATGACGGGTCCAATCACTCAATTTGGTTGCATAAAAGCTGCAAACGTCGCATTCGTATTTCTCAGTGGCTTCCGCGTTTTTTTTCATTGTATATATTATTCAATGAAAAAAAACGCCTAAATAATCCGCATAGAATTGTGTAAAAAATTACGCAGCCATTTTTTCTACGAAAAAACGGTTTTTGCTGCATTATGCTTTCAATAGACTTTTTACAAAATTTCTTCCACGAAAAAGTAAAAATGGACAAAAATAAATGTCCATTTTCAAAATCCGTGGGACTTTCTTAAACACGTTTTTTATTGATTCTTATTTTAAGTAAAACTATGCAATTTATATAAAAGCAAATATAGATACATACCAAGAAACGATGGATATTTTTGTAGTGATGATATTCATAGAATGTGAAGATCGGTATTACGGGTACAAAAAAGAATTACATTCTGTATATAGCACGTTCGAAGAAGCAAAGGCATTTGTAGATATATACGTAGCTACCAATAAATATTGTGGCGGAAAGAGAGGCGACGATTATTTGGAAATCTTTCGGATGAAAATGGGTGATATAAATAAGGAAGTCGTGTATAATTCTTTGAAAGAATTTCATATGAAAATGAGGGGTGATGGCGCTAAGGACGATTTGCCCGATTCCGAGGAACAATGGATCAAAGTTGGTAAGAAGAAGAATAACTCATAAATTATGTTTGATTAATAGAGGGAGGATTTCCATCTCTTGACGTTGACCGAACCGCCTCATAAATAGTATACACTAGATATACACTACTGCATATAAGCATTCTTCGCCAAAATGTCAATTGTCGATCGACTTGTCTTACGATGTCCTCTGATTCGTCCAATATTTTTCTTGATTCTTTCATTTCTCGGTTATACCGAATATTATCTTCGTCATATTCGTAATATCTTATAGGAGAGTTTCCATCACATACCAACAATCGAGTTGCAAATTGTACAGTTTTATTTCTACCACAGACTATTCCACTCACCTGTAGACGAATCGTATACACATCGAATCGATCGTCTTTGAACAATAATGCGGTAGAAGTAAAGTAGGTATATGGAGACTGTTGGCCTACTAAAATAACCTTGGGGGGTATTTTGTACAAAAGTGCATACCTTGGATCGTTTTTGGGGATTTGTCCCATATATTTCCCGTTGCGGCACTTGAATGTTGCTCCGGTATATGCGACTATTTCTCGGATGATACCATTCGGCAAATGAGCAAATAAGGACGTGTTATCCCTATTTGACATTATTTTATTTGTTGGATTATATTTTTTTCATAACATCGTACAATTATTATTCAATTTTATGATGTAAAAACCGGGAAATTTAAATCCTTGATTACTTTATTCGGATGGAAGTAAAGGGAATATCAATCGATCCAATACTTTTTGAAAAGAAAAAATCAAGGAAGGAGAACCTGACAAGGTCAGCGGAACCCAAAGTACCTAAAAAACGTATAATTACGGCTACAAAAAACTGGAGGTTCTCTCCGGACCAATTGAATCCCGTAAAACAATTGGACTATGTTCATCAAATTGTCGCAGAAAATGTGGTAGATGAGAATCCGTGTCGGTTCATCAAACAACAGATCCAGCAGAAATTGGGGGGGTACAAGTCCCAGGACATTAAGAAGGCGAAATATAATGAATTGTTGTTTATAAAACACGACAGGGTTCTCCAATTAATGATCGATTCGGAGAACCTTTGTTTTTATTGCAAGGGGCAAGTCCACGTTCTCTACGAAAATGTGAGAGAACCCCACCAATGGACTCTGGAACGAATCGACAATGATTTCGGACACAATGAGGGGAATGTGGTAATAGCGTGTTTAGCGTGTAATTTACGGAGGCGAACAATGCATTATGAGCGATATTTGTTTACGAAACAATTGAACATTGTGAAGATGGAAGGCTAGACGAAGGAACGTTTTTCCTGCGTGTTCTCCGTTTACGACCTTTCCCGCCAATTCGATACCCTGACCTACGCTTTATTTTAGTAGCCTGTTTCGGCGAATATTTGGTGTTGATTTTTTCTAACAAATCGTAGATACTTTTTTTTAGATCCTCCGTTGTAGCATTGAACCGTTGTATCATTTTCTCGTAGGCAGCATCGGATTCATCCTCGCGCTTATATCGTATGAGAGAGTCGTGGGAGCGCAATTTGTCAAGCAGTTTGCTCAAACGTTCTTGATCCTTGGTCGTTGGTGATGCGCTACCTCTTTCAATTGCCTCTTCGGTCGGACTATCCGCATATTCGTCTGCAAATACGGTTACCGAATGGTAGGGCTCGGGCTTTTTTTTCGCGAAGCGGACCGGGTGCGTCTACCTACCTTATACGAATGACGCGTCGCAAATGTTTCCATTGGTATATACTATTATATACTAAAATTGTGTAAATAAACATAAAAAGTTCTCAAATAGAATAATAACTATCAATGCAGAATTCAATTGTTTACAAGATTGAGCCCGATTTGGTCCAGCCCCCGACCTCCCTCATATCAAGGGAGTTCCGTAGCGGAAAGAATGGAGCGGAGGAACGATCAGATATTCCGAAGCAAATCGGAGGATTATTGCCAATCCATCAAAAGATCATCGCGAAATTGGACTATTTCCACCAACAAAACAAAATCCCCCATATTATTTTCCACGGGTCGTCGGGCTCGGGCAAACGAACCATCGTCGACCAGTTCATCCAGAAGATTTACCAGGGAGACAAGCACAAGATGAAGACGAATGTGATGATTGTGAATTGTGCACAAGGGAAGGGGATCAAGTTCATTCGAGAAGAACTCAAATTCTTCGCCAAGACGAACATACAGTCGAACAACGGCGCCATATTCAAGACGATTGTTCTCATCAATGCGGACTATTTGACGATCGACGCGCAGTCGGCCCTGAGACGGTGTATCGAGCTATTTAGTTACAATACTCGGTTTTTCATCTTGGTCGAGAACAAGAACAAGCTGTTAAACCCGATTTTGTCGCGATTCTGCGAGATCTATGTCCCCGAGTATTTCGAGAAGGGGGTTCTCGTGAACTTGCACCAGCATTCGATCCAGCGGAATTTCAACATTGTTTTGACGAAGGAGCAGGGCGACTATTTGGACGGGGCGATGCAAAAACTAATTCTGCTGCGCAATGGGGGCGATTCGTGCTCACATAACCATTTGGTCGACGTAGCCACAGATCTTTACGAGATGGGTCTTTCTTGCTTGGACCTCATACACTGGCTAGAGAAGGATACTACGATCAACCCTCTGCATAAATCGGCGTATTGCATTTGTTACGACAACATTAAATCGGAGTATCGATGTGAGAAGTTTTTGATCTTGTATATGCTTGATTTCATCTTTTTGCGTTCTGATAAAGCGGTAAAATGTGTCTTGGAAATATAATTAAGCGATAATGGACGATTTTGTCATTTCGAATTTGCAGGAATCGCGGAATGAATGGTGCAGCCGTCTAGTTACTATTTTCACGCCTTTAGTTGTCGAAGGAGTCCGATCGATATTTAGCGAGTCGTGGAAGCTATGTTTAGACAATGACGAAGTCAACAAGTATTTGATGACGTTCCAGAACTTGCTATCCCGTGTTCCCAAGTGGAACAACGAGATTTTGGAGGAAGAGCGGAAACGGATCGTGGAGCGAAGTGGATGCAATTATTTGGAAGATTTGATTACGTGTGTGCATATTATCCAGCTGAAAGTGTTGACGTGCATACGGGTAGGTAACCGTCAGAAGAAGATTGATATTTCGATACCGAAATTGGACAGTTTTATCCACAAAGTGTACATCAATGTGGCGCGTAAGGTCTACAAGAATGTCTATTTGTTCGAGAAGAACATCTCGCCGTTGCTAGTCCAGAAGAATCAGCGCGAATTGGAATTGATGATCCAGGAGTGTATTTTGGCGGCTATTCGTGACAGCATACCTACCGAGGACATTATCCGGGCGTATATGGACGAATCGACCGAACAAGAGGAGGAGGTGATTATCGAGAACATCGAAGTGGATGACAAAGAAGCAGATGAGAAGAAGGATGACCAGGATGGAAAGAAGGAAAGTACAGATGAGGCGGAAACGAGCAATCCGATCGTGCCTGCCATCCAGAATCTGGACAATGAAGACGTGGTGACCCGTCTCACATTCAACGATTCGGTTGATTATAGAGAACCGCCGAAGGAGGAGGAGAAGATGCCCCGATCGTTGGAGGAATTGGAGCGATCTAATACGTCGATGGTGATTCAGCGACAATTGGACGAGGAATCCGAGGACGATCGTATCCAGATTTCGGGGGACTTGATTGATTTGAGTGGGTTCGATGTACTGGACGAGGATGAACCCAAAGTGAATAGTTCTTCGCACGACTTCGTATTGGATGATGTGGAGGAATTGGTTTAGTAAAAAATCTACAATAAATACAAAGAATGGCGAAAAAAACAATGCGAAGATACAAAAAAAAGACGAGGAGAAATCGTAAATCGCGCAATTCGACGAAACGAATTCGGGGTGGAGTGATTAAGAAGACATTCAGTCCTTGCGATCTTTCTACAATTAGTGATGAAGACAATTTTAAAAACTTTTGCCTTAGAGCATTATTTATAGGAGATGGTACAGGAACAATCGATGCAACTAATGTAAATGAATTATTCAGTCAAAGAGATTTTTCGAGAATAAATAGCGCAGCGCCTTCATCCACATTGACCAAAGTATCAAGTATGTCAAATATGTTCAAAAGTAGTTCTCCTCCTTCGCCATTAGAAACCAGTAAATCGACATCAAGTTTTTTTAATCGTTCTAATTCAATGTCAAATATGTTCAAAAGTAGTTCTCCTCCTTCGCCATTAGAAACCAGTAAATCGACATCAAGTTTTTTTAATCGTTCTAATTCAATGTCAAATTCTCCGACACCTTCATCACGTTTAAGTAAAATAGGGTTTAGAGATGCTCCTGATTCTACTATTATAAAAAATATGCCAATTGTTCGTGCTATTCAGATGAGTGATGAAGAAGCAGTCCGATTATGTATAGATAGAGTGAGAGTAGTAAAAAAATTAATAGAATTAGGTTGTAAAATTGATGGTTTTACTGATGAAGATAATGTTTCTACTTATACCCCCAATATACTTATTTTAGCATCAAGAGAATTTATTGAAGATCCATTCGTTAAAAAAGACGAACCAGTAAATAATAAACCTATAATTGAATTTCTAATATCAAATGAACGTTGTAAACAATTATTTGAATCATTCACTAACGATAGAGATAAAATTGCATCTATTATTAAAAGTTATAACGAAGTCATACTTCCTTATAGTTATGACTATAGCAGTTCGGATGATAAAAAAATGAAAATTATTGAAAAAAATATAGATAAATCTGATAATGAACGCGACCCCAGTTTTTATTACTTATTTAACTTGTTGAAAACGTGTGGTTATACTTTTACATGTTCTGAATTTTAGATAAACGCGTAATAAAAAGTATATAAAAAAAGATATTTTTTATATATTTAGGCACAAATGGAAAAGGTGTTTATGATTGCTATTATTGTGACAATTCTGTTTTTAGGGAGCAAGGTGGTTGAGATGAAGTACATTGACAAGGAGTGGAAACCGATGAAGTTTGTGGTGCGTGACGGAATTACCGTCTTCGCTTGTGCCGCCCTAGGATCGTTTTTGTATTTGCATTTGGACGGATCGATGATGGATTTTTTGAACGTAGTGACCAACAACAAGAACTTTGATATGCAAACGACGCAGGTATTCACCGATGAACCAGGTTTTTAAGGGAACCTACGGTTCCCTTAAGATCCCTCCCTTAAAATGTTATCATATGTTTATTTTCTAAGGGAACCTACGGTTCCCTTAAGATCCATCCCTTAAAATGTTATCATATGTTTATTTTCTAAGGGAACCTAAGACCTCTTATTTAAGGGAGAGGTCTTAGGAGAACCGTAGGTTCTCTTAATAGGGTTCGTCATTGTAGATGATCGTCGTGCGTTCGTCATCGTTGTACTTTTGTTCTTCAATCGGATCTCCAAAAGGTTCTTCGTAAGAACGATCTTCACAACAACAACGAATGCGATCACATAAAGCAAAACGCGCATTGCTTACTTGAACATACCCCCCGCAAAAAGAGCAATTGACCGCTTGTAACTGCAGATGTTCGTCGTACGAATTGTTGGGGGACCACATCCAATGTTCGCTGATCGTATCTTCTTCCTCTTGCATATTGAATCCATTGCGGCGTGACTGGGATAATTTGATTTGTTTTAGTAGTTGTCGGCGCTTGCAGGCCAAATATTTACCGTATTGCAATGCTACTTCGGCAGTTTCTTCTGTAGTAGCGAATCGTACCCATTTCGACTTGACTATCGTATTTTGTACCTGAGACTGCTTAGTGCAAAACGAAGTTGATTGGTTTGATCCCATTGTGGTGTTGATGTTAGTAGTATTGATTTGTATTTTATGGAAATAAAAATCAATTTTTAAGGGAACCAAGGTTAAGGGAACCTAGGTTCCCTTATGATCCCTCCTTTACACCTTTTCTCATTTAAAACACCGAATAAATATTTTGTTGGTGGGGTTTTTAAGGGTTTTTATTTTGAATACATAATTTTCCGGTCTGGAACCTTGGGTTCCAAATGTTATTTTTTTTTTCGGCAAATGTTATTTTGTTTTTAGTAATATTATTTATTTCTAATATATGTGAATCATAAGAAACCTCAAATTTTGGTATTGTAGATTTATCAGACATAGTAATGATATTGCATACTTTATACATTGTTTTATAATTTGTATCGTAGTAATAACTATCCATACCAAAATAGTCACATTTAAGTTTAATAAGATTGTTATCATCAACAAATTTTTGTATATTATCTTGTCTTGTTGTGTGTTTTGCGTGTTCTTCTGTTATTTCTTCATCAGTTTTTGGTAACGGTATAAACTTGGTGTATTCCATATAATGTTTTTCATATTTTTTCTCTAATTAATTTTATTGAAATATACTAATAATAATTATCGGTCAGAGACCCCTACGGGGTCTCAACCTTGAACGGCTTTGCCGTTCTTAGGCGTTTGAAATGAGAAAAGGGAGAGGTCTTAGGAGAACCGTAGGTTCTCTTAATCCCTTAAACGGTTCAAGAATCCCACAGAATTGTCTCTAAATTCCACGAAAATGTTCGTGATTTCCGCTGGAGAATATTTTCTATCAGGAATCTTGGCCAAGAAGAGGGGATTCGCGGTACACCCGTAATAATGCTGGAACATTTGTCCAATCGTCTCCTGAGACACATTGTCCAATTTCATCGTAATGTCGATCCGACCCGGTCGCACAAGGGCCGGATCCAGTTTGTCGTAATGGTTGCTGCTAATCCCTAAAATACGCCCCGGGGTTTCCTTCAGACCATCCCATAGATTCAAAATGTCGTCCAGTGTGATCGCGTCTTCATCCGTATCGTTCATTGTACTATTTTTGTCAATGATCGTCAACAGCTTGCTCAGGGAAGACTTGGGCGACGAGGGTGGCGAGGGTTCGTTAGGGACCGCAAAGAAGGTTCCATCCGGCGAACATTCGTAGGTATTTTTGACGGAACCCGTTTTCTCTTTTTCCATAGCACGTTTAAATGCCTTGATTTGATTACGTTCTTTCGATTCTCGGTCAAGGACCACGTCCCCCATACAATCAATGTCTTCGATCACGATGATTTTCTTGTCGAACCCGATCGACCCCTTCGCGTTCGTTTCGTTGTACTGATTCTCAAAGAAGAAATCTTCCAATTGTTGCCGTTTCTTTATCAATTTTAATGAGAGTACGACCAGATGTCGTCCTGTCATATTGGCCAAGCACTTGAAAAACGAGGTTTTCCCTGTACCTGGTGGACCGTGCAGTCCAATTCCTAACGTATAAGGTATCCCGTTAGCATAATACCAGTCCCGATTTTCCAGGAAAAACCGGATCTTGTCGAGGGCACCGTCCTTCCCTTCGAAAAACATATTGTCAAAGGTACGCGAACTTTCAAACAAGTCCTCTCTCCAACATTCGAGCCGGGATTTCGAGAACGAATTGCTGCACAACGAATAGATAAACTGTTTCTTGTTTCGCTCCTTTTCGATCTTGTCCAAATACTCCTGTTTGATTCGACATACGCATTGGTGGATACCGTGTATGGATGTTTTGTGCGAATAAAGTGTTACGATGATGGTTTCCGTCGTAATAGACGCCTCCGAACCGCCCTTTTTTTCCGAATTGTCTTCGCGATAGGAATCGACAAGGGCGTAGATCTGGAGATGGTGGTCAAAGAGGAATCGCCCACGTTGGCAGATGATGAATATCTCTTTCCCCTTGGATTCGGTATATTGTTTGGTCATCGTACACTCTTTGACTTCATAAACGGTAAGGTTGTTCGATATATCACCCATCATCTTTTCGAAAATGGCCTTGAATGAATCGGTAAAGTTCCCGGTAATGGTGGAATGGATGTCGAAACGGTTAATGATGTAACTGTACTTGCCTTCGAACCGGATCGAATATCTTTTGTAGAAGAAAGATACGATATTGTCCCATACATTGTAAAACTGGAAATTGAACAAATATAAATTGTTTAGAATGTAACTGACTGCGCCGAGTAGTAACGCGGATACGATCCCGTCGACGACCGGGTTCCCAGTTCGCAGGTAGGAGAAAAGGGAGAATCGGACGGTATCGTGAAACATATTTTGCATTATTTGATGGATCGGGTTGTAGAATAAAGCGGTTTTATGTTTATGCCTTTTGTATTTATTACTTTTAACTAGTCTAGATAGGTATAACTTTTGGTGCCGGAGGATAGGCAGTTGCACTTGGTGCTGGCGCTGGTGCTGGTGCGGGTGCTGGTGCAGGTACAGGTGGGATTGTTTTATCTACCATATTTTTAGCGGCATTTTTCATCCCAGGCAAGTTTTGTTGAATTAGAGGGACGACTTGATCCGATTTTTCAATTACTGCTTTAAATAGACTGTTTAATTCAATGCAATTTCCGGATACATCTAATTGGGTTGTTGTACATCCTTCAATGACATTATTGATAGAATTATAATAAAACACAACTCCTACAATTATTATTACTAAAACAACAATTACGAACCAATATCGTAAAAATTTTGTGGGGATTTTTTTAGCCATTGTATATATTTTATATCTTATTAAAATCTATACAGAATGGAGGATATTCCTCCGCTACGCTTTGGAATATCTGATCGTTCCTCTTCTGCGCTACGGAACTCTCTTGAACAATCACAAAAAGAAAAACCGGAAAATGTAAATAGGCCTGGAAAGCGATGGAACGAAGAGTTCATTGAGGTTCTCGAACAGCTGACCAAACTGTTGGCGAGCCAGGGAGAAGTATTCAAATCGCGTGCCTACAAAAAGGCCGAGGAGACCATTCGCGGCATTGAAACTGACATTGTCGAAGTGGGCCAATTGAAAGGGAAACCGGGAATCGGGACCACCATCTTGGAAAAATTGCAGGAGTATGTCAATACGGGGACGTTGCAGCTCTTAGAACGTGAGAAGGGGAAACCGGAATATTTGTTTTCCGAGATTCATGGTGTGGGTCCGAAAAAGGCCAAGGATTTGGTGGCAAAGGGTGTCAAAAACATCGCGGAGCTGCGTGAGCGCCAGGACGAATTGTTGAATGATGTACAGAAAAAGGGGCTCAAGTACTTTGAAGACATTCAGGAGAAAATTCCGCGGGCAGAAATCGACGAATATAAGGCGATTTTTGAAGGGGCGTTTGAGAAAGCTACCAAGGGCTCGGATGCCCAACTAGAGATTGTGGGAAGTTACCGGCGCGGAGCCAAGTTTTCGGGGGACATTGATGTCATTGTTACGGCATCGGATCCGAAAATGTTCTCCGAATTCGTAGAAGAGTTGCAAAAAACCGATATCATTGTGGAAACGTTGTCGTACGGAAAGACCAAATGTTTAGTGATTACCAAATTACCAGGGCACAAATTTGCTAGACGTGTTGATTTTATGTATACGTCGCCCGAAGAATATCCATTCGCAGTCCTGTATTTTACAGGGAGCAAAACATTTAATACCGTAATGCGAGGAAATGCGCTCAAACAGGGGTTCTCTCTCAATGAACACGGAATCTATAAGAAACAGCCAGGAAAAGAAAAGGAAGAAAAAATAGACCGTATATTTAAGGACGAACGTGATATTTTTGATTTTTTACATATGCCCTATCGAGAACCTGAGCAACGGCAGGGAACCGTAGGTTCCCCTGCGACCCCTCCCTTACCTATGTTACCTCTGAATGAAAAAAAGAAAGAAGAAGTGGAGGGACCTGTTACAATGAAAGAGCAAAAAACTAAGAAAATAAGAGAACCCAAAGTACCGAAGGTACCAAAAGAGCCAAAAACCAGAAAAATTAGAGAGCCCAAGGTACCTAAGGTACCAAAGGAACCCAAACCTCCAAAAGAACCGAAGGTGCCAAAAGAACCCAAAACTAGAAAAATTAGAGAACCCAAGGTACCAAAAGAACCCAAACCTCCTAAGGAGCCAAAAGAACCCAAAACTAGAAAAATTAGAGAACCCAAGGTACCAAAGGAACCCAAACCTCCCAAAGAACCCAAACCTCCTAAGGTACCAAAAGAACCAAAAACCAAAAAAATGAGAGAACCTAAGGAAGCGAAGGATGGAACTATCAAAAAACGCGGGAGACCTAAGAAAACAAAAGAACCTGCTGTCGAATTAATACAACCGGTGTTCCCAGATAAGATATCAAGTTCTCCTAAGAAGGAGAAAACCCCCGAACGTGATATTATTCCTGTAATTCCTATGGAATCTTTTAAAGAAGAAAGAGAACCTGTTAGAATGACCATCAAAAAAAGGAAGGATCTTAAGGGAACCTTGGTTCCCTTGGAAAGGAAGGATCTTAAGGGAACCTTGGTTCCCTTAGAAAGGAAGGAAGGGGTCGCAGGGGAAACCATTGGTTTCCCTGCAAAGGAATTAAAAACAAAACACGATATAACTGTAAAGAAGATGTCTGCAAAGAAGAACATTACTCTTTTTAAAAAGGATGGAATCAAGGTTCTCGAGAACCTTGGTGAATCTGACATTGTAAAGATGGTGGTAGCTGCCAATGATGCCTATTATAACAAAGACCCCCTGCTCACTGACAACGAATTTGACATTGTCAAGGAATACGCCGAAAAGAAATACCCGGATAACGAGGCCATCAAACAGGTAGGAGCACCGATTACCAAAAACAAGGTGACTCTACCATATAATATGCCGTCAATGGACAAGATCAAGCCCGATACCAACGCACTCAGCAACTGGATGCAAAAATACAAAGGACCTTATGTATTGTCGTGCAAATTGGACGGAGTGAGTGGTCTATATACGATAGAGGGGGGAGAACCTAAACTCTATACCCGAGGTGATGGAAAAGTAGGACAAGATGTGACACATTTATTACGAGTATTAAAGCTTCCTGAGAAGAAAGAAGGAGAGAAAGGTTTCGCGGTGCGCGGTGAATTCATCATCCCCAAAAAAATCTTCGAAGAAAAATACAAGGCCCAATTCGCGAATCCGCGCAACCTCGTGTCCGGCATCGTCAATAGCAAGACCCTCGACGACAAGACCAAGGACCTCCATTTTGTCACGTACGAAGTCGTCAATCCCCCGATGAAGGTCGGAGACCAGATGGATACCCTAGAGAAATTGGGTTTTGAAGTTGTGAAGAATGAGCGTAGAACTACGCTCTCCAACGAAGAATTGTCCAAAACTTTGTTGGATTGGCGCGCTAACTACGAATACGAGATTGACGGGGTCATTGTGGCGGACGACAATATCCACCACCGGAAAGACGGCAACCCCGACCACGCTTTCGCATTCAAGATGGTGATCTCGGACCAGATGGCCGAGGCCAAAGTGGTCGATGTGCTCTGGGAAGCCAGCAAAAGCGGGTATTTGAAACCGCGTGTCCAGATTGAGCCGATCAAGTTGGGGGGTGTGACCATCCAGTATGCGACAGGATTCAACGGCGATTTCATCGAGAAAAACAAGATTGGTATTGGAGCGGTCATTCAGATCATACGCAGTGGGGACGTGATTCCGCACATCAAATCGGTCACGACACCGGCAGAAGCAGCCAAGATGCCAGACCAGGCCTATACGTGGACCAAGAATCACGTCGACATTGTTTTGGAAGATGTGGAGGGCGATGTTACGGTCAAACGTAAGAACATTACCGAGTTTTTCACGAAGTTGGAGGTGGATGGACTTTCGGGGAAAACCGTGGAGAAAATAATGGACGCCGGATTTGATACGGTGCCGAAGATCCTGAAGATGACCAAGGCCGATTTTGCCAAAGTCAAAGGGTTCAAAGATACCTTGGTCAACAAGATTCACGATGGTATCCAGGCCCAGGTGGCCAAGGCCAGTCTCTTAGATATTATGGCGGCGTCGAACCTGTTTGGTCGCGGCATCGGGGAGCGCAAGATCCGCCCGATCCTTGAGGCGTATCCGACGATCTTGACCGACCCGGGCTCGCAAGAAGAGAAATACCAGAAATTGATCCAGATCAAGGGGATCGGCCAAGAAAACGCGAAGAGTTTTACGGAAAATATCGATCGATTCTTGAAATGGTTGGGAGAGTGTGATTTAGAGGGGAAATTGACAGAACAACCGATCAAAGAGGTGAAAGCGGTGGGCGATCCATCGCATCCGCTTTACCAGAAGCATATTGTTATGAGCGGAGTACGCGATGCGACCATTAAGGAGAAGATGGAGAGTGCGGGTGGAATCATCGATGACAGCATTGGCAAGAGTACGTTTGTACTGATTGTGAAGTCCAAAGGGGACAAGGAGTCGAGCAAGACCAAATATGCGAAAGAACACGACATAGAGATAATGGAGCCGGCCGAATTTCTAGCGAAATATTTTGCTTAGGATAGTATATAATATTATGCCATTCGTGATAAGTAATACCACAGGGACATTTAAATATGCATCACAAACGAATTTTGACAAATACAATGGGGTTATATCATATCCTTACGCTGTTGCAAACCTTATTGCTAATACAGGAGCCACACAAATTAGTGTAGGTCCATCATTAACTGCATTCGTTTATAATAGTAGCGGAACATTCACTGTAACATCAGGGGGGCCAGCGAGTGTTTTAATAGTTGGAGGTGGTGGTGGAGGCGGATATAATTACGGTGGAGGAGGTGGTGCAGGAGGATTGGTATATTTTGATACAACTGTCAAACCAATGACATTAGCTGCAGGTAAATACGGAGTCAGTGTAGGTGCAGGTGGTCTAGGTCCGACAACTTCGGTTCCGAATGGAGGAACTGGGGGTGATTCTTCTTTTAATGGGTTTATTGCCAAAGGTGGAGGTGGCGGAGCTTATGACTATAATAATGGTCAATACGTAATAGGTGCAAATGGTGGTTGCGGTGGTGGTGGTGGTGGAGTTGGAGCAACGTCTATATCAATACAACCATCATATTCAAACGCATATTATGTTGGTGGATACGGAGGCGGAAGTGGTTATACAGGTTATCCGTCTGGTGGTGGTGGTGGTGCTGGATCAGTAGGCGCTAATGCTACAGGTAATGGGTATGGTGGAGCTGGTGGTATAGGTTATCAATGCAATATTACAGGGACTCAAACATATTATGCAGGGGGTGGGGGTGGGGCACAATGGGCTGGCACTGGCGGAAACGGAGGATTAGGTGGAGGAGGAAATGGTGCTTGGAATAATAGTGCAGGCACTTCAGGAATAGCGAATACCGGGGGTGGTGGTGGTGGCGGAACTTCGAATAATGGTGGTAGTGGAGTAGTTATTATTTTATGTTCATCTATAAGTGTACCTGTTTGGGCAGACCTTATTTTACCTAATCCGATCCTGTATTTCCCTTTCAGTAAAGATTTGTTAAATTATGCGAGTGGCGCCGGATTACCCTTCTGGTATGATAGTTCGGGGTCAATCGGAACTGGATCTATGGCGATTTCCAATGCTTTAACGATCAATGGGAGTGCGGGTAGTCTTTATAAATCGACCGGATCTCATTGTTTGTGCGCAACCAGTAATTTTCCTAACAATACGTATACACTACCAGCAAATCAAAACGGATATTCTGTTTCCTTTTGGGTAAACAATCCAGGAACATCACAAAACGTGTTCATTTCAATGCTTCCTGTTCCGAATTCCGTTGCTTGGCCATCTTCGTATGTAAATGAAACGGTTGGTATAACCATATTGACTTGGGGAAACACAGGATCAAATGTTGGTTGTTTTGGAGCGACATTTAACACCGGATACAGTTTCACAAATAACGTATGGCATCATATTGTTTTAACGTTTGATAAATCTGGATCGGCAAAATTGTATATGAATCCTGCATCTACTGCATCATCTAGTATAACCGGACCGTTCCTAACGAGTACCGGAACCTATGTGTCTAATAGCGGAATCAATGATATACGAATGGGGGCTACTGGTGGCGCAGCAGGTGTGACTACTACTCCGTCATATGGCGTAGTCAATAATAGTTATGCACAAGGTGCATTTTATATGAGTGATTTTTACTATTTTGATGCCGTATTAACGGTTGCCCAAATCCAATATCTTCATAGCACTCAAGTTTATCATTAAATTTTGATGATATAAATTTATTTTTATAAAATGACATATGTTTTATGCATATATGTCATTCGACAAACCAATACCCGCGCCATTCGTGTATAATAGTGATACTTGCTGCAGAACTCAATTTAACATTGTAAGCACGGAAATCGCAGAAATTAATAGAATCGTACGTACTTGTAGATAATGTAAGTAATTATACGTAAGAATGTACTATTTATCAAATAAACCAATAAAGAGTTAACTTAATATTACTATATTACTATTTTGTTGCATTATAAATAGTAGCAATTTGGGTAGGTGTCAATACACTTCCATATACACGGAAGTCATAAATATTTCCGTTAAAATTAGTTTCACTTAGTCCTAAACTTGAATTAGCTCCACCCCAGTATCCAGTTGTTGTACTAAATTGGCTTCCATTAAAATACATTATACCACTTCCAGCAGAACCAGTACCACCTCCAGTAGTATTACATAAGTTAGTAAATGCTACGTGATACCAAGTTCCAGTAGCGGAAGTAGCCTGTACCTGATTGTTCGCGGCATTATTTAAAGCAAAATATAAAGGCGAGAAGTTCCATAGATAGACTGAGCCATTACTGCTATTTTGAAATGCATTGTTTGCGTCATTAGTTCCGTAAGATGGCGACATTTGAAAAGGCATAATATTACCAGTAGAATTATATCTTATCCAAGCACAAAGAGTGTATCCTTGTCCAGATGTACTTGGTAATGTAAATAACGGTGTACTGACTACATTTTTAGAAGAATTAGAAGAAAAGGAAACACTATATGAACCACTGGTTGTATATATAGAACTAGATAGTGAGGCAGTACCGTTTGCTGTCCAGATAGATCCATTTCCAACACTCCCAGAAGCTGCATTAATAAATGATGATCCACTAATTGTTGTATTATCACATTTATACCATATTAAATCGGGAGTGGGTATAGCATTCATAGTCGTAAGTGCATTCGCGTTCGCATTCGATTTTCCACCTAAAACCTCTGCAATTATCGTAACAATGGTATTGATCGAATCAGTAGAAGATAACGTGATCGTGGTCGGATTGGTACCCGATGTCGATTGGATCGTACCCGTGGAAAGCGAATACGTATATTTAACTTTATTACCTACCCCTCCGGTCCAAGTGACGACGATTTGTCCCGCCACGGCCGACGTCGCAACAATGTTGGTAATAGGAGTCGTATATAAATTCGAATGAGCGGCAGTAACAGCCTTTAATTGATTATTGGTCGAATTACTTGCGAAAACGTAAGGCATATATATAGATTGTTAGAATATTCTCTTCTAAATTACAACAAAATCTTTTGGTCATTGGAAAAACCAGGTAAAATGTAGGTTTAGTATATATGCCATTCATTTTTGGTAGCAAAGGTACCCAAAACCAATGGGGATTTCAAACGAACGTTGACAAATACAATACACCAGTAATAGTGAATCCAACTGCTTCCTATTATGCACAATCGAATTGTGTAGGAGCATTTAATCCGTCTAGTTATAATGCTATCACCGGAACGTGGACAAATTTGGCACCTGCAAACGCAACTATGGCTTCTTCCTATACATTTACTACAAGTACCGCAAATACGAACTTTCCAACCGTCGTTACCGATTCAGCCAATGTATTAAATAACACACTTCCTATTACCGCAGTTAAGGGGTTAGCAGCCGGAAAATCCAGTATCACCTTTTACACATTTACTATTGCTTTTAATTGGGCAATTATTTGCGTAACTAGATATGTGAATACTGCATCTAATAATAATATAATTATAGGAAACAATGGGTTTTTAGGACATTTCACTGCTTCATACTTCGGAGTGTTTGCTCCAGGAGGAACGTGGGTATCACCCCAATCATCTTATTCGGGAGGAGGCGCAAAAAATTCGGTGAATATGTGGCTGATAAATATTGCTTACATAGATACAACAACTGGTTATTGGGTATACAGAGTAAATGGAGTAAAGAGGAGTAGCAGCGCTGGAGGTACTTCTACAGTTACTGCACCTTATGGAAATAGTAATGAAATGATTGGTCTAAATTTGAATCAATCTGCCAATACCGATTATGAAATTGCGGAATTAATGGTATTCAATACAGGGTTAAGTAACGCGCAAGCGACCGAAATGGAAACCGCATTATTAACGAAATATGGTATAGCTGTGAATGGATAATTATAATTTTCGAAGGTGATCTATTGAAGATGCAATCGGATAAAAATGTTCGAGGGTATATATAGAGGTTTCTGTAATGCCATCCTCCTTTTTATTTAGAATAAATAATGGGCAAATGCAATACGGAAATTCGAATTTCATTTTTCCTCCTTCACTGAGTCCTGTAACAATTAGTAGCGTGGCGAATTTTCCGTCAGGTGCCGATGTTACTGGAACATCCGTGACAAACGGTATAACCTACAATGTCTATGCTTTCCGAACTACTGGCGTGTCGTATACGGTGAATTATTCGTGCAAGAGTGCTACCCAGATCTATGTGCTAGCAGTAGGTGGTGGTGGAGGGTCAGGAACTTATTACTCGGGAGGAGGTGGTGGTGGAGGAGTGATAATGACACCGGTATCTGTGCCGAGCGGATCTGGATCAATCAATATATCGGTTGGCGCAGGTGGATCTTATGGAGCAGCGACTTCGTCCTCTCTAGGAACACCAGGATCGAATACGACAATATCATTTGTTGGAAATGTAACAACTCCGTCAATAGTTACTGCAGGTGGAGGTGCACCAGGATTTCCATATCAATCTGGCTCCCAAACTGTTCCATTAGGGAATGGCGGAAGTGGAGGGGGGGCAGGTTACCAACAAACTCAAATAAGTGCCAATAGTTTAAATAATACGGATTATACTTTTGCCAATGTTGGTGGTGCTTGGGGTGCATCAACCGGTGGTGGTGGTGGTGCTGGAACGGTTGGTACGACTGGGATTGGTATTAATAATGCTGGTACTGGCGGAAACGGAATTCAATGCTTTTTACCAGGAATAAGTACATTTACTCCGTCCGGAACACCGTACGGAACCTATTATTGGGGTGGTGGTGGTGGTGGTGGTTGTTCTATTGGCGGTGGCGGTGGTGGAGGCCTAGGTGGAACAGGTTATGGTAGTAACGGCGGTAGTGGTGGTGTCGGTGGTATAAGTGTTGGAGGATCTGGAAGTGCGTCGACGGGAGTAGGAGCAATTACTGGTGGATCGGGTGGTGCCAATACTGGTGGCGGTGCTGGTGGTGCAAATTATCAACAAACATCGAGTGTTGGTGGTTCAGGTGGTTCCGGTATTGTCGTGATCGCTTTCCCCAGTTCTGCCACTATCACTAGTAACATCGCTGCGGTTCTCCCCGCTTCGATCTATAGTAGCAGTCTCTACAACGCAGTCCTCAACAATGCCTCCCTAAGTCAGGCTGCTTACAGTTCGATCAAAGGGGCTTACGGATGTCGCCTTCTCAATTACAATTATTTTGGCCCCACGTTCACCTTGCGACATAGCTTGGATACGACGGGTGCATATACCCAGAATTTCTACTCGGACATTTGTGGCAATTTAGGTACCGGTTATTTGGGTACCGGTCAATCAATATCGGCTTGGTTAACTGCCAATGGCGCAAATACTACGTATGCATTTGTTAGTAAATGGTACAATCAAGGTATGGATGCATCGTTCAACTGTGCAACTCAATCTACGTTGGCATCGCAACCAGTCTATGAAGTAGCAAACGGTGTCATCAATTTTAATTATATAGGAGCTACCACGATCGGAACAGCTCCAACCACCAATTATTTCAACTTACCGACAAATACGTTTCCTTCTACGAGTCCTACCACTGCCATCGTAAGACGTGGTGGAATGAGTACGAATTCACCGTTTTATTTTGTAGGTCTATCCAATGCCACTTACTTCTCTATGTATTATATTGGAGGTGGCGGAATAACCACTTATAGTGTGAATGGTTCTGCATCAACATCACATTCTACAGCAGCAACGGCATCTGGGGATGTGATTACCGTAAATGAAAATCGCACAGGAGGTACAGGATTTGGATCTTTTACAACATATATCAACGGCACTTCCGCAGCCACAACAAATCATAGTTCATATCCAAACATTCAAGGGACAGGTTATGCAAATTATATTGGGTTGAACACATTTGGTACGCAATATACGACAGGCCAGATGTACAATTTCTACTTATTTACTTCATCCTTGGCAACAGGTGCCGGTTCGGACCAATCCATTATTGAAGCAACACCATATAAGTACTCCGCTCTACCCTCAATGACCCTATCAACTTCGTCCATAACATCGACCACGTTTGTTCCGACTTGGACCGCAGTATCAAACGCAACCACTTATGTTATGTATGTGAATAGTAGTGCCTATGGACCTGTAACTTCTGGACAAACGATTACCCCGGGATCAAATGGTCCTTGGAACATCAATGTCTACGCCTACAATGCGACCAACAACCTATTGGCGTCTGGATACACATCTACACCTGTGCCTTATAGTACGACCACTCTCAGTGGAAAAACCGCAACAATTGCCTATTCTTTCCGACCTCAATATGTAACTAGCAATGTCGTATCCAATGCAGCAACCCCTGGAACCGATAATTTATATTTATACAACACGGCAGCGTGCACGACGATTGGAAATTATTACGTATTAGATTTGAGTAATGGTGCTAATGTTACTTACGCGTCCAAAACATCTTCGACTTATACTGGTAATAAGGCTATGATAAATAGTCCATCGACTTCCGTACATTCGGCTATAACCTCATTTACAGGTAGCAGTGTTTTTACTATTACTACATGGGTATATATCACTGCGTTTTTTGATTGGACAGTAACAACCAATAATTATTCTATTGTTGTTGCTACAAATCCAGGCTATAAATTTATTCAAGGAATATATAGTATATCATCTGCAACTGCTTCTAGTGGGGGGTGGTTTAATCAAAATACAGCGACATCTTCAACTAGTACTACTTTACCAGCGTTCAATACTTGGCAGTTTCTAACAGTTACTCAGGACGGAACCAACTACAGATCAACATTTACTCCATTAGGAGGCACTTTCCTATCTCTTGTAAAATCAACGGCATATCAAGCTTGGACAGGCAGTATGTGTTTAGGTCTCGGATGCGCAAATGAATCAGGTTTTCCTTTTATGAAACAATACTATGCGGATTGGCGTATGTATAATAGTGTACTTACTGATGCTGATCTAGCCGGTATATTTGCAGCAGGACCACAGTAATTGAATATTTATTTGTAGTAGGTCGATGGATGATTTCTCGGTAAGGTATTGACACCTAGTAATATTTGGTCGATTTATTCTTTCTCCAACATATATTGTTGGTCTTAATGATCAATAAAAAATATAATGACATCTATTAGTATATAGACATAAATAATATAGTACTTATGTCTGCAAATTTGGGAAATGTCGTCGTAATAAACACGGTCGGTGGAAAATTTCATATGAAGACCGCTAGTTGGTCCAGTATTCTTACTACTGCACCTCCCACAGCACCTACATTGACAGGGACATATTCGGCTACTCCTATTTCCGGATACGCTAGTGCATATACGTTTACTGGAAATGGATCCATTACCTTACCTACCAGTAAAACCGTCCAAATACTTCTTGTCGGGGGCGGTGGGGGTGGAGGTGGTCATTCGTCACAAGCAGATGGAGATGGTGGGGGCGGTGGTGGTGGAGTCGGTTATGGTACGCTAACACTGACGAGTTCGACCACCTACAACATTACCGTAGGTGCAGGTGGAACGGGTAGTAGCGGGACTGCTGGAACTCAGGGAGGTGATACGAGCTTTGTCGGCGGTTCTATTTCCGAAACTGCCTACGGTGGAGGGTTTGGTGGTAGTATTTATGGTACAGGTGCGAGTAATGGCGGTTGCGGAGGCGGTGGTGTAATTACTGCAAATTCTGGTATAGCAGGCACTGCTACCAAAGGTACAGGTACACTTACTTATTTAGGAAACGATGGACAAGGCAACGGAACGTGGACTGGAGGAAGGAGTGAAGGTGGTGGTGGTGGTGGCGCAGGTGCCGCAGCCACAAATAACTTAGGAGGAAATGGATATACGTGGTCGGTTACGGGTCTTACGTATGCAGGTGGTGGAGCGGGGGGTCCGAGTGGCGGGTCCTCGACCCAAACGTCGCCTATTCTTGGTGGGAGTGGTGGTGGTGGAAACAGTTGTCGAAGCGGTTGCACTACGGCATTTTGCAGTGCAACTTATTACGGTGGAGGGGGCGGAGGTACGTGCACAAGTGTTATTCCTGGTGGTTCAGGATACAAAGGCGTAATAATTATTGCATATAATTAGATTTTATTTATCATAAAATGGTAGTATATAGATGCCATCTTTTTTATTTAGGATAAATAATGGGCAATCCCAATTGGCAACAGATACTCTTCTTTTGCCTCCAACAACCATTTCATTGCAATCGTTTACCACTTATAATAATTCATTTACTGATTTGAGTGTTTGTGCAATACCGTCTACGTTTACTCCTGGGTTGCAAGGGAGTGTGGCAGTTAATACTGCTCAAACTAAAATGTTAGTATCAATATCTGGTCAAGGTGTATATTACTCTACTTATACAGCAGGTGCGTGGGCTTCATTTACAACTTTATTTACTTCTGCTACTACAAAAAATGCGGCATTACTATCATCGGATGGTACAAAAGGGGCGGTTTTTGTCACTAACATTGCATATTACGTCAATTGGTCTGGGACAATACCTACATATACATCATTTGATACAACGACAAGAGCATATACGTGGTGCGGTAGCATAACACCTAACGGATCTACTATAGTTATGAATACTGATATGAATTCTGGTGTATTATTGTCTACTTGGAACGGTACTACATACACTACGTTCAGTAGTATAGGTTTTAATGCTCAACACGTAGCTTGTAATATATCACCAGATTTAAAATGGATTACATATGGTGGGGTATGGGGTCAACAAGCATTAAAGTATGGAACCGGTGCATTGACATCATCGTCTTCGTGGACATCCCAAGCTATAAGTATGATATGTGATGATCGCCAAGTCGGATTTATAGGTGGAGGTACTTCGGGCCCTGCATCGTATATTTTTACGACAGTTGCAAGTCAACAAGGTGGTGGCCTTCTTAGAGGAACATATATAACCCCTTGGAATAACACTACAGGTACTTGTGGAACCAGTATTTCCCTTAATAATACGTATGCTCTTGAAACCACATATTCATTATGTCCAGGAGGTAGTAAAGGAAATGTTATTTATTATATACGCGACACAGGTACAACTAGTACTTGTTGTATTGCGGCCATTACATTAAATGTCACATAAAAGAAATGAAAATATATCATAAAAGAGTATAATGGTATATTTTGTATTTAAAACGGAAAATGGGAAATCGCTCATTGCGTCCAATTTAACTCTCTTTGGACCTGGCAAGACCCCCGGTATTACGATAAACAGCATCACCAACTTTTTATCGACCGATGCCAGCGGCGCCGCGACCACTAACGGCGTAACCTACAATGTTTACGCTTTCAAAACTACAGGGACATCGTATACAGTGAATTATTCTTGCGCAGGCGATACCATAATTTATGTATTAGCGGTTGGTGGTGGCGGCGGGGGTGGGGCATACGGATGTGGTGGTGGCGGTGCAGGGGGGGTTGTTATGACGCCGGCTTATATCTCGGGTTCAGGAACTATTACTATCTCAGTTGGTTCCGGTGGTTCAGGCGCAAGTGGTAGTCCTGGAGCAGGGACAGTCGGTGGTAGTACAACTGTTACAATGAATTCAACAACTATAATTGCTGGCGGTGGAGGAGCTAGTGGTACCAATACGTTACAAAATGGAAGTGTAAATGGCGGAAGTGGTGCTGGAGGATTGGGTGGTGCCAATTATAACTATGCTGCAGGAAATGCAGTAAATACCAACAATAACTACGCAAATAAGGGGGGTGCTCCTTGGCCTACTACCGGAGGTGATTCGGCCGGGGGTGGTGGTGGTGGTGCGGGAACGGTCGGACTCCCGGGTTCTGTATCCTTGGGAGGTGTCGGTGGAAATGGCATTCAGTGTTTTTTGCCAGGAATCGCGCAATTTACCCCCTCAGGGACCGCTTATGGTACCTATTATTGGGGTGGAGGGGGTGGTGGATCCGGAGGAAATGGTAGCGCTGGCGGGATAGGCGGCGGTGGGGGCGGAAGCGGAAGTGGCGCGGGTGGCGCAGGTATAACCAATGGTTCGCCAGGAAGTACGAACGCTGGTAATGGCGGTGCAAATACTGGCGGTGGTGGTGGCGGCGCATTTACCAGCACTGGTGGGAATGGTGGGTCAGGTATTGTCGTCATTGCATTTCCTAGTTCCAGCACGTTAATTAGTAGCCAAGCCGCGGTTCTCCCTGCTTCGATCTTTAGTAGCAATCTATACAATGCGACGTTGAATAATGCGGTTCTTAGTAAAGCTGCTTACACTTCGATCAAAGGGGCTTACGGGTGCAGTTTGTTAAATTACAATTATTTCGGACCGATAATGACCCTACGTCATAGCCTGGATACGGTCGGCGCATATACCCAGAATTTCTATTCGGACATCTGTGGAAATTTGGGAACCGGATATTTGGGTACTGGGCAACCGGTATCAACGTGGTTAGCAAATGCCGGGGCGAATACTACGTATGCATATGTGACAAAATGGTATGGACAAGGTATGGATACCTCATTCAATGCAGCGACCCAGTATACTTTAGCGTCGCAGCCAGTATACGATGTATCATATGGTCTTATCAATTTCGGATATACTACAAGTGCAAATGCACCGAGTAGTTGGACATCTAATGCGGGAAATGCCTATTTCGATTTGCCGAATGGGGCTTATCCGATCGGTGATAGTTCGTTCTGTTATTCGTTTTCTTACAAGTATGTTGCTACGCCAACGAATATTCCCTATGGTGCAGGGGTAGCGTCTGCTACACCATTTGCAGGAGGTCTTACAACACCTGCCAGTGGTTCAAATGCGTCAAATATAACACCTTGGATGCAAGGTTCTCAATACTATTATAGCTTTTGGAATTATGATTATGCAACCGGCCCCGCGCCTTTGTTCAATAGTTCTACGATTACTACAGCTACTATAAAATATGTTAGCAACAATGGAAACGGTACGAGGTACGCTTATGTAAATAAAGCACCCGCTACTACTCCAAGTAGTGGAATGACGGCAGTTCGCACACAATCTCCTTTAAACAATGGTATTGGATCGTGGCCTCTAACATCTACTGATTCATCCCGTGTAAATAATTATTTCAATGGACAAATGATCAACTTTTTCGTTTTCAGTAGTGCACTTACTGCAGGATCTGACCAATCTATCATTGAATCTAGTCCAACCGTTTTCTCACCTCTGCCCCCGATGAGTCTAACCATAACATCATTAACTACTACAACGTTCGCTTTAACGTGGACCGCAGTGACAAACGCGACCACTTATGTAATGTATGTGAATAGCACTCCATACGGAATCGTGAGTTCCGGGCAAACCATTACTCCTCTTTCAAATAGTCCTTGGATCATCAATGTTTACGCCTACAATGCGACCAACAATTTGTTGGCCTCTGGATACACAAACACATCGTTCCCTACGACCAATTTGCTTTTCGATTTCTATGCTGGTTCGGGAACTAGCACAACTACCAACGGATCTAGCATTACTAGTTGGACCGATTCTCGTATGGGAGTAGTTGCATCGAATACCGGCACTGCTACGTTCAACACAACGATTCAGAATGGATTGCCAATGATTTCCGGCGGAATCTTGAAAACGCCGTCAATTGGTACGGGCAATGTTCCCAATTGGACTCATTTCGTGGTATTCAAGACTGGATCCACGGTGTCTTCTTCTGGAACTCAGGGAATTTTCGAAAACCCTGCAACGAATGGTATTCAGATAGGATTCAGCGGAAATATCGATACTTCGAAATACTCGTCCTGTTATAATTTTACGGCTTGGGCAGCGATAAACTCGAATGCCACATATGCAGTCAATACGGTGTATTTAGCAGTGACCAGTTTTTCATTGAGTGGTACCACAGCTACTTATATTTATCGTACAAATGGAATAGATACCACGACCGGAGGTAGCGGGAACAATGGTGCGACAACCACCACTTCAAACAATTATGTATCTGGACAATATATTGTGACATTGGGATCGTTTGGTGGATCTACTCCGGCAGCCAATAGTGGTTACATTGGTGAACAGATTTTATTTAATACCAAATTGCCCCTAGCAACTATTAGTCAAATCGAACAATATTTGGCATACAAATGGAATATTGCTATTGGTTCGACACCGGCTGTCCCGACATCTTCGTCGTTTACTAATTAACCTATACACCCTTGAACATTATAAACCGGACACCCACGCTTCGCAGAGGGCGTCCCAAGGACAACGTTACCGATAAATCAATTGAATCAGATGGCCATCGAAGATGCCCGTCCGGATTCAAATGTTCATCGGTGTAATGCAATAATAATATTATATCAATATATAATGCCATTGACGTACAGAAGTTTAGGTAATAGATACCAAATATCGTCGTATAGCAATTTGATTCCTACACCAATTACGAATGTTGCAGCAACCTCGACAGTGGCAGGACAGATTGTTGTCACTTGGTCGGGAGGCGCCGGTTACAAACCAATATATACGTATTCGGTCTACAACAATACGGGTTCGGCGATCGTGAGTCCGTCCGCTTATACCATTTCGGGTACAAATCCGACAACTTTGACGTTGACAGATACGACGTCGAATTCTTATACGGTAACCGTCACGTCGAATGTGCTAGATGGAAGTGGAAACGGACTCTCGAATGCTATTACGAGTCAATCACCTGGCGTCATATTATCAAAAGCATCATTGAACTTGCAGAATTGGTACAATCCTGACAATGTAACAGTAACCGGCGGATATGTTACTTCTTGGTCGGATTCAATGGGCAACTATAATTTAACCAACGTAGCTAGTGGTGGAACAGGTAATACAATGACAAAGACAGTAGCAAGTGGAACAACATCGAATGTTATCTACCAGTCCACTGTGTCTGCTACCGGAAACTATTCGTATCTTTATGGTAGTACTTTCTCTGAAACTATTTACTCAGTAATGTTTTGTTGCAATACGCTATTAACAAACGGTGGTTTTGATGAAATCTTTGGAGATCTAACTAAGGTAGGTAGTATTCGTTTCACGGTAAGTCCAAATGTTCCACGATCATTGAACAATGGCGATTTGAATTATGCTGGTTCGACCTTTATAAATGGAGTAAATGTTCAAGGTGCTATTAATTCCGCCCAATATCCATTAACTGTTCCTACCGGATACACAATTTATTGCTTTTACATTACTGGTTCAATGAGAACAGTAATAACCCAGCTTTGCATACTAGGAGATTATGCGTCGAACAATCGTTCATTTAATGGTTACGCAGGAGATTTCTTTGTTGGAAATGCAAGCTTCGGAACAACGGAACAGCAACTATTGGAGGGATATTTGGGGTACAAATACAAATGTCAATCGTTATTACCAACCAATCATCCTTACTATAGTGCCACGAATAATAACATCGTATTGTTAAGTTAAAAAATAAGTTATGTTATCCCGGGAATAACATAATTTTATGCGAAATATTTACTTTCGGCGGGTGTTGCGGTTCTTGCGGCAATATTTGCGCTGGGTGCCCTTGGTCATTTTGCAACTACGGCGAGCGCGCTTACACATTCGGCGAGTACGGCCCTTGCACGGTTTCTTCAACGAATACGACATTATATATATTTATACAAACATAAATATATGTAAGCTATTCTGGTTGATCAGACATCGTTCATTTTACCAAACCGATGCGATGCGATTCGTCTACAAATGCACCTTTCATAAACAACCGCAAAAATTCCCTACTTTTATCTAAATATTCCGAAGCATAGTGGAGGAATATTCTCTACACATAACACGGAACTGCGTCCAGATCCATTATTTTCACTTCTTTCACCGCCTTCTTCGCCAAGAATTGTTTGAAAAAGGGGAATCGCAATTGTTCTTGCGGAGTGTGCTTTTGACAGGTTTTCGCAATCATCTTGTATAATTTGAAATTGGGGTACCGTTCTTCGCCATTGCGTTTGTACAAAATGTTCTTGTCTTGATCGTTCGTGCACCACCTATACACCGTCTTTTGCAACTCACTGAACGAAGCGACCGTATCGGGATCATCATCATCAATGATAAAATCGTAGATGGAGCACCCTAAACGACTCAGATCGAACCCGTAATTGGGGTCTAGCCGCGGTTTGTCCTCGTTCAAATAGGGCTCGGTATTGTATTGGGTGGACGCGTCGCCCCCTGCCGAAAAACTGTCACTGCAAAACAGCTGTCCATTGAATTTATAAATACTACGTCCGAAATCGATGATTTTGAATACCCTTCCGTACGTAGGAACTTTGTAGACCTGTTTCTTGTATTTATAGAAAAGGAATTTTTGATCGGTCAATGAGAACATTATGTTGTTGGTATGGAGGTCATTGTGGGTAAAATGGAAGGCTTGTTGGTAGGCAATCAATGTCATAATGACTTGGAAGAGGGCACTCGCGGCTTCCTGATCGCTGATTTGTTTTTTGATGAAAAGTTCGTCGAACGTGCCGTCGCCCTTTTCTAGGCAGATGAGCTGTACCGGAAAATCCTTGATATAGGCGAACTGGTTGTTCTCGTCTTCTTCGTCGGCTATACTGGATTCGGTCTCCCAATCCTCTCCGTCGTCATCACTACTGGCACCTTCGTCCTCGTCGCTATTCTCTTTATTCTCGATATCGTCTTCCACTTCCGCCTCATCATCGCTAACGGATTCTTCGGAGGAAGAGGTGGACGAATGGTCGGATCCGCCTTTTCCGGAGATCTTGCCCTCTTTTTCGTAGACAATTTCGTCGATGTTCTCCAACGGCGTCTCTTCCTGATTATCATCTAAGCATTCGGTCAGGTTGAATGCCGTGATGTTATGGGCCTCCCCCGATATTTTCAACTTTATTTTGTTGGATCGAGAACCCATATTCGAGTATTCGTTACTTGTTAGATTCATCATAAAGGATTTGTTCACGTTCTCTAAAAAGTAATCGGAAGCCTGCAGGAATTCGAGATCGTCGGATACATTGACTTTGAAACATTTCTGCACCCCTAGAAAGGATCCGTAATAGTCGAGACAATGGTTGATACCGTGCTGGTGCATCAATTTGCTCGCCAGGAAACTGAAGAAATTGTCGACGTACGAGGCATTGTTGGGATCGCGCAATTTGGCAAGGTCACTTTCCTCATAAGAAGAGAACGGATTGGGGAGAACATCTAGACCCGTGTTTTTCTTGTATTTTCCCGTCATAAATCGGTAAGGATCGAGAAGGGGGGAATATTTGATAAATATGGGGTGTTCGATGGATTCTTCGGACGATGACAATGTGTTTCCCCCCTGGTAATGGTATTTATGGTTCAGAGCAATACTGTCGTAATTTTTTTCATTTAAGATGAAGAATTTGCTATAGATCGGGTTGTAGTTCTGGAGTTTTTCGATAGCAAAAGGATTGTATTCGAATTCTATGTCTTCCGGCGTATGTATGTAGGTTTCTTCTAAAGTTTTCCAATCAATCGGCTTGGTTTTGACATAATTAATTACAAATTTAGGGGGATCCATCTAAATGAAAATTGTATACGTGGTTTGCACATTTATTTTCTAATGAAAAAACGTACAGAAGTGTGCTAATTTTATATTTCATAAAATATATACATTACAGTCAATGACCTTGGAATTGAAAAAATTTGATATGCGATCCATTACGTTTAAACCGGATGAGAATAAAGGCCCTGTGGTGGTTCTCATTGGTCGCCGTGATACTGGTAAGACGTTTTTGGTTCGTGATCTCTTATTTTATCACCAGGATATTCCCATCGGCACCGTGATTTCGGGGACAGAAGCCGGTAATGGGTTCTATTCTGCTCACGTACCGAAATTGTTTATTCACGAAGAATACAATACGGTGTTGATTGAGAACATTTTACGTCGGCAAAAGACGGTCTTGAAACAGGTGAACAAGGAAATTGAGACATATAAGAAGAGCACGATTGATCCCCGCACCTTTGTTATTTTAGACGATTGTTTGTACGATCAGACGTGGACCCGCGATAAGATGATGAGGCTCCTCTTTATGAACGGACGTCATTGGAAGGTGATGCTCATCATCACGATGCAGTACCCCCTCGGTATCCCCCCAAATTTGCGTACAAACATTGATTATGTTTTCATTTTGAGAGAACCCTATTTGACAAATCGAAAGCGTATCTGGGAAAATTACGCTTCGATGTTTCCTACGTTTGAAAGCTTCTGTGCAGTTATGGACCAAACAACAGAGAACTTCGAGTGTTTGGTTATTAATAATAATTCCCATTCGAACAAACTCAATGATCAAATTTTCTGGTACAAGGCGCAAGACCACCCTGCTTTCAAATTAGGATCCAAAGAATTCTGGGAAATATCAAAAGGCATGGCAGACGACTCTGAAGATGAAGCATATGATCCGAGTAAAGGTAAGAAACGACAAGGACAAACGATCAATGTCAAGAAGACAAAGTGGTAAACAGTGTTTTTTATTTTCTAGAAAAATGAATATAAAGAAAGGTCGTCTATTACGTTAAGACACCCTCTTAATATGGACATTGTGAAGGCGTTTACTACTAATGGTTTGCATACTGATATTATTATTAAGGGAAATATTGATGACCCGTTATTTAGAGCTAGTGATATTGGTGAAATTTTAGAAATGGGTAATATAAGATCTACATTACAAAATTTTGATAATACTGAAAAGGTAGTCCATAGTATGGACACCCATGGGGGAAAACAACAGGTAACATTTTTAACTGAAAAGGGGTTATACAAAATTTTATTTAAATCTAGAAAACCTATAGCCGAACAGTTTCAAAATTGGGTATGTGATGTAATTAAAGAAATAAGAACAAAAGGAAAATATGATTTAGAAGAGAAAAATAAAAAAATAGAAGATGAAAAAAAAGAGTTGGAAAATAAATTGATTGAGATTGAAGAAGAAAATAAATTATTGCAAATCAGAGAAACAATTCCTATCATTTATATTTACAACACTACTCCATTAGCAGAAAACCCGATATTAAAAATAGGTTACACAACGAAAAATATTCAGGAACGAATTAAACCATATATTACTCCTAATGGAAAAGGTAAATTAGAATTTACAATTGAAGTTCCTGATAACAATGTAAATAATTTTGAAAAATTTATTCATGGCGTATTTTCAAGATATCTTATAAGAAGTGAGGTTTTTCAAATTGGGGTAGAAGAAGCAAAAATGATTGTTTATCGAATTGTGAATACATTAACTCTTATGAATTTGTCAAATGATGATGAACGTAAATTAAAAATATCAAAATTGCATAATTATGAATTGGAAATTATCGAAAATAAGCCAAGAGAAGTAAAAATAATTAGGGATATGTCGACACAAACCGATTTTAATGAAAATGTTTTTGTTCCAATAAATAATAATGAAAAAAATGAACTTACTAAAAAATTCGATAAATTTATTGAAGAACATTGTATCGTTCGTGATGATGTCGAAGTTTCAACTACAGATATTATTGGTCAATATAGGATTCTTGCAAAATCAACTTCCAAAGAAGTTTATAGTTCATTGAAAGATTACTTAGATAAACGTTTTAAACAATATAGATTAAAAATCCAAGATAAAAATCAAGTAGTCAATGGGTATGCTGGAGTAATATTGAAAGAAATAAGATATGAAAAATTAGAAATATTAAGCAACCCTCAAAATTTTATCTTCCACTCCTGCAATTTTTCTCCAAGTGGCAAAGTACTATGCTCTGACTTATATAAAGAGTATAAAAAATGGAAGGAACAATTAAAAATTCCAATATTAGATAATGATGAGGACGAATTAAAAGAATACCTAAAAAAAACAAACTATGTATTACTTACTGTATTATGGGCAAATAATGGAAATGGATATGGATATTATGGTATGAGTTTGAAAAAGGATACAGAAAGGCATCGTTATACTTCTTCTACTGGAAAAAAAGTTGAAAAGCGTTCCAAAAATGGTGACTTGTTGTTAGGTACTTGGGAAACGATCGCGAAAGCTGCTGAAGTTGAAAAAATGTGTGCAGCAAAAATGAGTCGTAGTATTAAAAATAAAGTATTATTTAATGACGATTATTACTATTGCACATAATTAAACAGACCGAAAAGAAGACAAAGTGGTAATATTCCAGATAAAAAATTGAAAAGATATAATTCTATTGTTAGACTCTTAAACAACTATGGACATCGTGAAACAATTTACTACGAATAAGGCGCATACCAATGTCATCGTTCGAGAAACGACGGACGGATTGCTATTTCGAGCAAGTGACATTGGTAAGGCATTAGAAATGGAAAATATAACAACCTTACTACACAACTTGGAATATAGTGAAAAGCAGGAAACATTCTTGACCGAAAAAGGGGTATACAAAATAATAGTTGAATCGCAAAGTCCCGTAGCAGAACAACTGCGCATTTGGGTATCGGACACAATTAACGACATACGAGTAAAGGGAAAAAAAGAAACAATTCCTTCGTTTTATCTGTATAATTGATTACACCAACAGATATTGACTCATTCTTAGATCTGTCGATTTTATTCCATCATAAACCCCCATCCCTCGAAACAGTGGATGTTGCGTGGATGGAACCGTTCCTGAATGAGTTCTTCATGCAAGGCACATCGTGATTCTTTCATAGCTAAATAATCCAAGACAAAGATTCTGGGATTAATGGACAATACACTCCAGTTGATTTTGTCGGGATGTTTTTCCAAGAGAGCCATCGCGGCCGGATTTCTGGACAACTCCAACCAGTTGATTTTGTCGATGTTTTTTTCCAAGAGAGCCATCGCTGCCGGATTGCCGGACAACTCCAACCAGTCGATTTTGTCAATATTCTTTTCCAAGAGAGGCATCGCTGCCGGATTAAAGGACAATGCACACCAATTGATTTTGTCGGGATGTTGTTCCAAAAGAGGCATTGCCGCCGGATTAAAGGACAACGCATACCAGTTGATTTTGTCGATGTTTTTTTCCAAGAGAGGCATTGCTGCCGGATTGCCGGACAACCTAGTCCAGTCGACTTTGTCGGGATGTTGTTCCAAGATAGGCATTGCTGCTTGATTTCTGGAGAACCTAGTCCAATCGATTTTGTCGCGATGTTGTTTCAAGAGAGGCATCGCTGCCGGATTAAAGGACAACTTACTCCAGTTCAACTTTTCTTTGTCAATCCAGTTAAGTAATTTGTACATAGTTTTGTTGGATTCAAACCGCATTGAATTAAAAAACCCAAATCAATTTTATTTGTACTATTTTTCTTTTCGGTTGGTATAATTATGTTAATGATAAAATTAACATAATAGGTGTATAGTAAATGTGCGATGCACATTTTATGAATCTGTGGAATAAAGCATAGTGTTATGGTATCTAGTTTTATTTTTTATATTATTATGATTATATCTTTACCTTACAATTAAAATTTGTTATTGTAAGTGATAAGGATTGTAGTACTTTCGATGATTATATATTTATGATAAGTAGATTAACACTTTTGATGAAGTCTATATTTGTGGGCGAAATTGGTCAATGTCCAGTAGATACGTTGAGATTCGTAAAACTCTAAAAAAAATGTGTTCTTGACCGATTCCGATAATTGTTGGTTACGGAAGATGGTATCGTAGTAGTCGAACTTGGTTCTAGCATTGAAATCAATGGGGGATTGGACGAACATATCAAAATACATTGATAAAATGAGTTTCGAAAATGGGTCATAAAAATCGAGGTCGTGATCTAATAAGTGATTACGTGCAGAAATGATTGCAACGATATCACAAAAGGTCTTCATCTATATTTCGGCTATGTGAAATAGACTACTTATTGGTATAACCCGTAAAAGTTTTATATCAATTATTTGAAATATCTATCTCTAATCCTTCTTATCCTTGTCCGAGACCTCTACCGTAATGTCTGCATCAGAAACAGACTCTTTCATAGCGTTTTTCAACAAGGTCTCGTTGTGTAGCTTGACCCCCTCCTCGTCCGCCACTTCGCGATCCTCAAAGTCCACTGTCTCTTTCACACCAATCAAGTTTCCCTCGTCATCAATGGTCTGAGTCAATACATTTCCACTCTTTCTGGCCAATTTGACGTTCTCCTCAATCGCCTTGCGCTTGGTCTCGAGAACCCGCTTGTCGAATTCTTGCTTCGCAAACGTCTCGTTCTTGATCTTCTCCTGATGCAACTGGTTCAATTCCTCCTCCAAAAATTGGACATTTCCGGTCTTGTATGCATCGGGATCCCACGGAACCCAGATGCCGATAGGTCCGACGAAAATATCGTGGTTCGGGTCCTGCTTACGCAGTGCGACGCACTTGTTTTGCGCCTCTTCTTGTGTAGCAAACACGCCCCGGATCTTGAGACCTCGGGTCGACGTCTGGAAAGCGTGCTCACGATTGAACTGCTCATTGAGCTTCTCTTCATTCTTGTCCAGGAAGTTTTTGTAGTCATCGTCCATCGTCGATTTCCTCAACTTGTCCTCTTCTTCTTTAGTAAAATCTTTGAAATCGGCGACCACGTCATCGACCTTTAGGTTGTATTTGTAAGAGATGAAATGGATAAAATCGTTGTACCGATCCATAGATTTAGAGAAATCCCATTGCTGGATAAACTTGTCAAAAAGAAAGGTTTCGCGCTTCTTCAAGATCTTCTCTGGACTGACGAAGGACATACAACAGAACTTTTGGCCGGCAATGGCGGGGTCTTCATCGCATAGATCAATATATTTAGGATTAGTTTTCCCATTCGGGAGAGTCTTTTTCTCAAAGGTTCCGGGTTTTGCCATCTTTAGTACAATTCTAGGTAATGTACTATTTAAGTGATTTCTGTATCATAATATATTCCATTATATTATATAATAAAAAACAGAAATGGCTGCTACGTTCGATTTTAATGAGCTCGTGAAGCGCGCAATCAAATACATCATCGAAGGTCTTGCTGTTGCATTGGTGGCCTTGTTGATCCCCCGCAAGCAATTGAATGTTGAGGAGATTGTTATCATCGCCTTGACTGCCGCTGCGGTGTTCTCCATCTTGGATGTGTTTATCCCCAGTGCTGGTGTTACCAGCCGCCAAGGTTTGGGCGCAGTGGTTGGCGCCAACTTAGTCGGTGGACTTCGTTTAGCCGCTTAAGTCCGATACTTTAGGTAATTAGCGTAGAAATATCGAAAATATTATGTAAGTTCTCTTATATAATATTAATGAACACTCGGCTACCCACAATAGAGGAATGGATCGATTTCAAGGAAACTATGGTGCAACTTCGACTCCAGAATGACAATTACAAGATCCAATTGGAAAAATATACGAACAATGAACGGCACAAACGCTATTACGAATTGAACAAAGATCGGGTCAAAGAGAACGCAAAGATGTATCTGAATCGCCTGAAGACGGAGAATCCGGACAAGTTGAAGGAATACCGCCACCGGGCCTATTTGAAGCGCAAAGATGGTAATGGATCGAGAATTACGGGTTCTCAAGAGGGGGATAACGTAGGGGCAAAAGATTCTTGAGAGATTGGATGAATTCGCTTATTTGGTAGGGGGTTTTGTCCAATGACTTCATATGTTCGTGCGCGTTTTTCAAACAAACGGGGTTCTCTAACAATTTGTTAATATCACTAGGATTCTCATAATAGAGCGGATAATCCCCCCCTAAAACCTCGACAACTGCAGGATGCAGGTTTACGAAGACCGGGGTATTTCGCACCACACATTCAATCAATGTATTGATGGCGGACCCATCTACCAAATTCAAAAACACCACATTATTAGTTAATAATTCGTCATACGCCTTATTATCTACTGCATCTATCACGTCCATTCTTTTAATAATATCATCTAAATACTCGACCATATGTTTCAACCAATTGTTCTGCAGATTGGTCTGGGAGCAGAACTTTTCCCCGCATTCTGTGTTTGTTTCTATCATCGTTAGTGCTTTTAATAATTTGCTGCAGAACTGGTCATACGGATAATAATTATACATACATTTTCCCTTCAGTGCGACTTTTCGTATTCTATGTTCGACGGGTTGGCGTTCGCGCTTTAATATTTCGCGAAGATTCAAGAAACAGCCTTTTCGGGGTAAATCGACCAGTTCATTCTTTTTCACTAGGAATCTAGGATGCAATTCTAATCGATAGAATGAGAAAATGTTACGTAACCATCCCCCAATATGTATGAGTTTCTTGTCGGGGTTGTCTAGAAATGCCTGCATATCAAACCGGGGGACATTTGTCTCGGTCGGATGGGCTAGATAATAGATAGGACACTGATCCAAGCCTCGTTCTCTAAATTCGTTTTCAAATTGATACTTCAATGTCTTGGAGAGAACGATGAGACCTTTGCACATTGGCAGGCTTTCCAAAAATTCAGGGCAATCTAACAGGGTTTTGTTGTTATATTCGCTGAACGTTTCGTCAAACGTATGATGGATGAACCCGATCCAGGGGGTTCGGTACGGAATGACCCCGATTTGCTTGTAAATCTCGCGTTTCCAATGGAAGGTGCGGTCCACATATAAATCCAAGAGAACGGGGGCATTCGTATTGTTGAGATGCTTGATATTCTCGAATACGTGGGCCCAACCGGATCGATGGGCGCCCGAACGGTCGTTTTGGTCAATGTACCCAATGTTGAAGATCCCTTGGGGGCTATCGGGAATACTTATCGCACCCTTTTCGGTCGCATTGTAGTTCTTGAGAACCCATTTCCATTCGCTCTCGTAGTGGTAGGAAGGCGAGAACATTTTCTCCATCAAGCCGTGGTGGTACGGCGAATCGATCTGTCCGGTCAAAAAATAGCTTACAACACATACCGCCACGTTTTTGAGGGTAGGATCGGTGATTGCGCGGAAATCGGAATAATGGTGTTCAATAGCCAATAGTTGCAGTTTGCTCGCGATCATTTCGATCCGCTCTTTTTCGGTACCACTTATTTTTTTATCGTACAAAGGGTTTGTGGAGAACTTCATAGAATGAGTAATGGGGGAAATATAACTATCATATAGGTCGGTTGCCGGCTGGGGTGGCGGAATTACATCGTTGTGATCACTATTCATACCTTTTGTATTTATTATATTCGGAGGAGAAAACAAAATTTCGCGAAGGTTCTCTCCTTGTTCCAAATAGTGTTGTTTAAAATGATCGACGGCATTCTTTAATAAAATTTTCCCTTTGGTATGGTGGCGAACACATTCTAAAAAGGTCGTCATCATCTGTTTTGCATTGAATCCGGTCGGCAAATCCTTTTCGTTCTTTTCAAAGACGTATTCGTAGGTCCATCCAATGTCGAGCAAAATGTTCCGGATTTTCTTCGTTGTGTAGATGGGAATCATTGGTATAGCTGCGTGAATGCTAAATAATGTGCCGTGAAACCGCATCGGTATCGACATATAAAAGAAGGGGTAAAGGGAGAGGGTTTCGGATACGGTAAGTTCGTAGTTAATGTTGAGAATGTTCGCGTGATTCTTGATATGTTTCAGTACGTCAATGTGAATCAAAATGTCGTTTTCGTTGTTGGTATCGTCTTCCATACCCATCGGTGTAGGTTTGGTGTTGAATGGGATGAGAATGATGTAATACCCCTTTTTCGTCAGATCTTCCAGGAATCGCGCAAGTTCTCGAACAATGGTATCGTAATTCTGCTTGTACGGGGGATTTTTGTTGTGGATGTGCCGACACAGATTCACGTTGATGATCTTCTTGGTTTTATGGAGACTGTACAATGCGCTATACAATTTCTTGTACATATCGTTGTTGGACGGTACCGATTTTGGTGCGGAAAATGTCGTGAAATAAGAGGGGGGCTTGGGAATCGTGCATACGTCGGGTAAAAAACAGGAGGCGTCGGGCAGATAAGACAGCCGTTTTGCGTCGAAGAACTGGGAGAACAGGGGGATGTCTTGTTTGGTTCGTAGGTAAATGTGGTCGAATATGTCGAGCTTTTTGAGGTTCTCGGGATCAAGGAAGATGGAGTTGTAGGGGATTCCGACCGAGAAGGCGACAATGGTTGGTTTGTCCGATTTATTGGGGAACTTTTTATTGATTTTATCTAGGAAATAATTGTTGAGGACATCCCCGCCACCTAACAATACGACGGTATCCGGGAGAACCTTGTACTCTGCGAGTTTGTCACAATCGACGAATACGACGGATTTGGGACGCGTATTGGGTAGATGGGTCAAAATATGTTTTATAGAGAGCTTGTATTGTTCATCCCCTAAATTGCAATGGTTGTAATAGCCCACGACGAGAACATTCATACTATTATTATATATGATATAATAATAATAGTATTAAAAATATTTCTGTAAACGCTATTTATCTATATCTTTTCTGCAAGGATTTGCTCCTCACACATCAGAATCTAACATTTCCTATGTGCTTCTCCGGGAATTCTTTACACTTGATAATCTATATGATCGAGAGTTTTACCCCAAAGTATTAGGTATTAGTTTTCCATTTATTTCGTCTGGTATTTCCCCAACTCTCCCACCTCCTGTTCTAGATTCTATAATTATTGATATGATACTACTCGAGTTACTCATAATTGATGATAAATTGTAATAATCATTAACTTCAATATCTTTATCTAGAGATTTAAACGTACTTAAATAAAAATTTATTGTGGTTAATAAAGTTAATATATAACTTAATTCATCTTCAGTTTTAATTTCATTTATCTCTATAAATGTATTTAGTTTAAATAATAGAAGTATTCCGTAAGAATATAAATCAATTCTCTTTAATAATTTCTCTTTTGCTAAGTCATATTCTGTACCTAGAACTTCCTTTGAAAGTTTAAAGAACCCTTCCAAAGTATATTTATCCCAATTATAAATTGGTTTTCCAAATCTAAGAATCTTATCTTTACCGAGGTACTCGTAAGAGTAAAATGTTTTTTCTAAAAATATTAAATGATCATACAGTCTATCTCTTAATCTTTTTTCATTTATATTGACTTCAATATAATTATAGATTAAATCAAAAGTATTTTTTATAATATATTTTAAAGTATCAATGCAAAGTTGATTTAAATCTTCGTTTAATTGAAATTGATGATAAAATAAATCGTTGGTCATATTAAAATCTAAATGTTTCAGATAATCAATTCGGTGTTTTTTTACGCTTTCTATGTGTTCTTCAGTTGGGAATATTATCTCCGAATTAGCATTTATTATTCCAATAATTTTTTTTGATGTTATAAGTAATATGGATGCACCTTTAATTTCTGTATCACGACTTTTTAAACCATCTATTAATTCTGAATATTGAATAAACTCAATTTTACCGTCGGAATTAATGTATTTTAAAGTCATATTATATAACGAAGTAATATCTAATTCTTTAAAACTTTTCCCCACTTCGTTACCTCTATTATAATATTCACCAATATATTCGTACTTTCCGTCTTTATAAGACATTCTTCCGGTTATTACATTTTCCATTAGAAAGTCTTCTAAAATTCTATCATAAGTTGTACCGTAGCCATTATTTATTAATTCAAATATTAATGATGGTTGATTACCATTTAATGTCATGGATTTAATAAAAAAACTTATTTCATCTGGAACATTTACATTAAAAAAATACGTATACACCGTTATTGTTGGCCATATATAGTATCGAAAAGAAATCGGCATTTTATCATAATAATACCTTTCTGCGATATGCTCAACACTCGCCATATCAATTATTCTGAAACCAGTATCACCAGCTTCATCTCTACTGAATTCAACACAATTTCCTAATTTTATATCTCCGTGATTAAATCCATTTATATGTAATAATTGTAGACCTGATAATATATTTTGAGTTTTATTAACAAAACTTTTCAAACCTTCTATACTCCTACCAACATATACGTTTACCAAATCTTGATTTCCTTTTGGATAAGTAACTTGACTCACAATACTATAATATTTTAAATTACTATTATACATATACATAAGTCTCTGTCTATCCTCTTCTTTATTTTTGAGCAGTTCACTTTCAAATGATTTCTTATCAATGATACATTTTTGCAATGGTAATACTGCGTATTTCTTCAATTCATTTAGTTTTGAAGTATCAAACCCGTAACCTTTTAATCTTTCCAAAACCCCAAATTCCTTTTCAGCATCTTCTTCACTAATAAAAAGTTTAGAAACCTGTGATTCTAATTCGGTGATTTCTCCATTAGTCTTACTATGTCCATCCTCCTGTATTTTACATTTTAACCTTGGATTCCCTATAACCACACCATATTTACCTTTACCCAAAACAATTCCTCCTTTCATACTGAACCGTCTTTGTATTCTCCTGGTCTTCCTATTTATCCTGAGTCTGTTATTTTTTCGACGAATGGTTCTCTGTTTACCATTTCGACCATTTTTTTTAGTGGTACCAATCGTTTTTTTCTTATTCATATTATATTATATACACACATTTTTATCGGACCCTGTATTAAATGCTCGGAATATACAACCACCCCAAGGTATTACATACCTGTTGCCATATTTGGTCTTGTGCCCGCTGTTTTTCCAGATCCTTGAGGAGCGGTATATAGGGCAAATACTGAGTCTGGTCCAAGAGCACACATAGCTGATACAATGTATACGTATAATTGAAAAAATTGGTGCGGTTGGCCGGACAATGCATCGCCCACGGCTTCTGAATTTCGATAAAAAGTACACACAAGGTTTCGTGCAATTCCTCATTCATAATCGGCGGTTTGATCCCAAAGAGCGAATTGATGTACTGGATGTGTTCAAAATACTTGTTGAAGCCCAATTTCCTCAAAATATCGCGCATCTTATCGTAATTGATCTGGGACATATCCTCGATACGCTCTTTCTTGATTCGGGCTCGGATCGCCCCGATCACCTCTTCCGGGATCTGGGTCGTCTCCTTGGCCTGGAATTGCGACAGGATCTCCTTGAAATGGTTGAGACGGATGTAGGCCGTATAGGACACCTCGTTCGGTGGCTCTTTGTTCGTGGGTTTGCTGCTATCAATGATGTAGGTGATGAACTTACTGCAATCCTTGTTGTTGCATATGAGAATGCCCTCTTCGTCCTGGGGGATCATCTCACCACGCCTGCAGAACTCGCAGACGTCCGAGGCCTGGATGAAATCATGGATCGTACCGATCTCGCCATTGACATTGCGCCAATATTGCTTGTAGAGTTTCTTCGACTGATCGTATTTCTCGGACTGGGGATTCGTGGTATCCTTGTTTTCAGAACCGGCCGCCGCCTTTATTTTGAAAAAGGAATTGATGGCATTGGACGAAGGGTTCGGAACCAGGCTGTTGCTGCTGCTCGATATCTGCTGTTTCTGTTCGAAATAGTGGAAAATGAATTTGGAGTTGGCGAGTAGATATTGTTTTTTCTCCTTCTTTAGAGAACGTATCCTCTGCTTGATTTGGTGGATTTTGTCGCAAATGTCCATATATTCGTCGATCTGATGATCTTTCAGGGCGGATATCTGGGCCTTTAAAGCCGATTTTTCGAGGAGAAGGGCGGGTATGGTGGTCGATTCTGTGAGTTGGAAATATGCGAGCATTTCACTGTGCTTTAGGTCGATGGTGGTATGCAACTCTTTCTGTGCATTTTTTTGGCTATTGGACATATTTTTTGTTTAGATGGGTTTATGATTTGTAATAGTTGCGTCGGTGTTTTTATATGTTTTTTATGGATTTTGTTGTTTTAATTTATGATTATATTATAATAGTAATTGTAAAAATGAGTACTCGAACTAGACAAACTGCCCAACCTCGAACATCAGCCAGAATAACCCAAAAAACGAGAAGATCTGCTAGTAGAAGTAAATCAGCAAAACAGGCAAGAACCACGTCTTCAAAGGTAGCGGTTCCTTCTAGTAAAAGTGTTTTAAAGATAAAACCTGCTACAGCTGCTAGACCTTCCGCCAAGAATAAAACGATGTCTAGTCGAAGAGTATCTGTAAAACAAGAGGCAATAGCAAAATCGTCTTCGAAAACTCGTAGCAAAAGGGTCGAAACAAGTAGTAAACGGCAAAAGGAACAACGTGCCGATATTATTCAAAAGAAAAGAATGCCTACTATCGCTGAAGAAGAAGAAGATCCTAACGTGGCACCTAGAATTCCTATAGAATCAGCGGACGTCTTAATGCAAATATTCGGAAAGATTCCTGCTGATTTCGGTGAATTAGCGAGAGATTTAACAGAAATACAACCCCCACAAACACAAGGAACCAATGCTTACCGATTATCAAAATATATTGTCAATAAAGGGAAAAAATCGAAATACTATGATCGGGCAATGTTTTTCAAGAATCTATACGACAGCAATAAATGTTATATATGTGGACTTACCATAGAAAAAGGGAACAAACAGGAAGAATTGGAACACGTTTTACCAATTGGCGAAGCGCTAGCCCTTACCGGTATTATACAGGAAAATAAGAAAGATTTTGAAAAAAAAATTGAGGAAATTGCTGATCATCCTATTTCATATATGTACTTATTGGAGTATGCGCGCTCCCATACTTGTTGCAATCAAGCAAAGGGTCGTCATTCGTTCTTAAAATTCAACGGTTCACCACCATTCAAACAACCATATTCCATTGATCAAGTCGCTATCAAAACAATATTAAAGAAGATTTGGATAAACGCTGGACACGGAGGGGATTTCCAACAATTTGACTACGCTTGCGCTAGTAAGAATTTTGTAAAGGATGTGGGAAGAATACCTATGGACAAGTTTATCGAATCGCGTAAAGAAGTTATTGTTCGCGATTTTATGACACCGATACATAAAAACATCGAAGAATTCATTGGTGCGAACGGTGCAAAATTTGCCCAGTTGGTGTATTTAGCGAACCAAGCTGTGTCTGTGGATGAAAAGGTATGGAAATCGCTTGGAACCCGCTGGACAGGAGATATAATTCCGTACAACAAAATGTTTTTTAACGTTGTTGAAAATGTGGTGAATGATAGTTACAAAGGTACTAGGGAAGTAGTTGCGGACCAATTATTTAAATTATCACAGTCGAATTCTGAATTCAATAAGATATTAAATAGTTATTACAATAGTAAGAAATCAGAAGGCCGCGTGTCGAGGGTACTGGATTTTAAGGTGTTCAAGACGTTTATTGATGTTGATTTTATACTTTTTAAAGAATTGCATCAAAAATACTTGGCGTCTCGAACCAGCGAATTTGAAATATATTACGGTAGTGAATCGCTTTTTGGTATTGAATATTTCTATTATTTGTTGACGGCACAGGACGCAAAATTCAAGTTTTTTGAATCGATGGAGGACAGTATGGTAAAAATGTTGCGAAATATAAATTTGTATTCAATTATGTATATGATGTTGTTTATTATCTATTATGATCCACTTTCTAAAGGATTGCCCTCGTCGGTCGAAGGATTAAATAACGAAATTATCCTGAAGATCAATGAATACGGGATCGTCAATTATGATATGATACAGGATAATTTTATTACTTCGGTGTTTCAAGATTTCAATTACGTAGTGAAGCCAACCGGGACAAGTTACTATTTGAATATTCAACAAATGATGAATTTTACAAGTCATATTGCAATGACTCCTACCGAGATGGAAGTGGCTAATATATTGATTGGATTGAAGAAGAAAGCCAAGGAGGAATACGGTGATATAGGTGATTCCTTATAAAATAATCCACCAATAATATAACTATGCAAAAAATACAAGCCTACGTCATATCCATCATCACGGGATCGGAAGAGCACACGTCTGAACTCCAGTCAAGTTTCGGAATCTCGTATGCCCTCGTCCGGTTTGAAAAAAAAAAAAATACCAACCAAAGAAGACAAGAAATATAATA